TGAGCATTAACCTTGTCTGTAGTAGCTTTACCTTTGTCTCCTGGGTAAGCTGTACTAGACGTTTCTCCAAGTGCAAGTGATTCAGAAATTTCTACATACTGAGAGCCTGACCATCTATAAGTCAAGTTAGTATCCTTAGTTACATAGATCTTACCAGTTTCACCAGTTTCAGGAAGTAAGTCAAATGAATCTACTTCGATTACATCATCTACGAAACTAGGTAATTGAGATGAAGGCACTTTTCCGGTTGCATCAAGTGTAGCAACTCCTTCTGGCATACCCATTTCGGAACGCTTAACCTGTGCATCATCTGTAACATTACCTAGACCTACCTGTTCTTTAGTAACTTTATGAGGATTACTCTTATCTTGGATGTGTGTATTAAGTGCTTCATTAGAACCAGCAGTAGCCTCTTCGATTTCTCTTCTAATATCTTTCATATCATCATCATGACGATGAGATAGGTTATCAATATTAGTTTGAAGCTCTGTCTTAGTTGCTTCAATCTTAGAATCAGTTGCTTGGAATTTAGCATCAGTCTTAGTTGCTAATTCAGTGATCTTAGATTCTAGATCAGTCTTAGTTACGGAAATACTAGATTCTAAGTCAGCTCTAAGAGTAGAAAGATCGGATTCTGTTTTAGTAGCTAATTCAGAGATCTTATTATCCAACTCTTTTGTTGCTAAACTAAGATCATTTTCTGTCTTAGATGCTAAACTAGAGATACTGTTTTCTAATTCTTTCTTAGCTTCAGAAAGAGCATTATTAACAGCAACAATATCAGCTTCTTCTTTAGCAGTTAGGTCTGATATAGCTTTTTCAAGTTCTGATTTAGCAGTATTAAGATCATTTTCTGTTTTAGATGCCAATTCAGATATACTCTTCTCAAGCTCTGTTTTAGTTACAGAAATACTAGATTCTAAGTCAGCTCTAAGAGTAGAAAGATCAGATTCTGTTTTAGTTGATAATTCAGAGATCTTATTATCCAACTCTTTCTTAGCAACTGTTAAATCATTTTCTGTCTTTGATGCTAAGTTATCAATATTATTCTGAAGTTCTGTCTTTGCTTCCTTCAGACTATTATTAACAGCAACAATATCAGCTTCTTCTTTAGCAGCAAGTTTGGCTAATTTATTCTCAAATTCTGATCTAAATACTTCTAAGTCTGCCTCAGTATTAGTTTGTAATTCAGAAATTTTATTTTCTAGTACGGTTCTTGTTTGATCAATTAATGCCTGTGTAGCATCAGAAACAGGTTTATCCTTATCTGCTGTATTATCTACATTACCCAGACCTACTTGATCTTTAGTAACCTTGTGAGGATTCTTATAGTCTGTTAAGTGTCTATTGAAATCATCATTAGTTGCTTTAGAATCTAGAGTTTCCTTAAGATTAGGAATATCCTCTATACCTAATTCAACAATTCCGATCTGACCATTTACAGACTTAACTGAATCTACATTATCAATTTTAACCCATCTACCATTACTATTAATTACCCAATCACCTGGATCAAAATCATATCCAAATTGAGAGCCTTTATTAATAGCTATATAGTAATGACCATTGGAATCAAAATCGTTAAGTTCAAGTTTAGGAACATTATTAACTGCATCCCAAACTCCTTGATATTTAACATTTCCAAGAACTGAATCTGGAAGTTGTGATTCCGGAACTTTACCATCTTCTCCAAGAGTAGCAACACCCTTAGGAACACCCATTTCAGAGCGTTTTATCTGAGCGTCATTAGTAACATTTCCAAGACCGATATCATTTCTATCTAAAGATGGATTTGTGGAAATTTTATAACCATTCACAGTATAGTTATCGATTGTCTCTTTAACTTCTGCAATCTTATCATCTACATCTTTATTGATAGTTTCACTAATTCCATCAAGTTTAGCTTTATCTTCTTTTGACATTACTCCATTTGATTCTGGAGTAGCTGTTGGAAGATTTTCTGTAGCTAATTCAGTGAAGTCATTAGAAGTGATATCATAACTCCAGTTTCTACCATCCAAGAAATATCCACCATTGAAAGTGAAAGTTCTCCAGTTACCGTCTAAGTTAATAAACTTAACTTTTATACCTGGAACTTTCTTTTCAGCTGGAAGGAAAGCATCTAATTTAGCAGCAGCATATTGGATGTGCCACTGATCTCCATTTTCTCCCTTACCTTCACCTGGAAATATTTCATTGATATTATAGACTACATCAGATTCAAGTTCTACTCTATCAGTTAATTCACCAACTGCTTCATCAATAGCATCCTGAACACCACTAAGTTTAAGACCTGTTTCTTCGATTGTAAAAAATCCTTCAGACTCAGGATCACGAAGAACACCAATAGTAGGATCGTTATGAGTACCTTCTACTATGATTCCTTTTCCCTCAGTAGCTGTTACACTATCTACTTTTCTTTCCTCTAATGAATCTACGAGTTCTTTAAGTTCTTTTCCTTTTTCAGCAGATAAAACTTGCTCTTTAGGATCACCACCTTCGAATGAATCTACGATGTTTTCCTTCTTTACGTAAGTCTTTTCTGCATCTTCTATTTTAAGATAGGGAGCAAGTTCAATAGATAAATCATATTCACCGATCTTTTCCCATTCTTTTATTTCTTTCCCTTCTTCGTCAACCTTAATAGTTACTATATATTCAGTATAACTCTGAAGTTCTCCGATATTATTTTCTTTTCTAAGAAGATAAATTTTATTTGTCTCTGCTTCCTCCAAAGAAGGTAGCTCATCCACCATTCTGAAAAGTGATGTATCTATAGTGCAAGAAATTACATTATCCTCACTGATACTAATCCCTTCTCCGGCTATCAATTTATCTTGCTTAGTCTTTAATATCTCTTCCAGTGCTTCATCTGTAATTACTCCAGATAAGTATGGTTTCCATCCTCCAGCTTCATTTCTTTTTTCCCAATTAACAAGCTGATAAACTTCTTTGGCATCAATTACATACCACAATTGTCCAAGAGAATCATTACCAGAATTATCCCCTGTATCAGAAAGAATACAGTCGGGAATTTTATACAATGCTGAAAGAGAAGATACTGTTTTGTGTCCACTAACTTCTATAGCTCTAACAATTCCATATGCACTAGGATTGTTGGACACTAATCTATCTGCAAAATTTAACGCCATTGTACTATTTATTTAAATTCTAACTCAACATCAGTAAAAGCACCTGGATTATTAGTAACATAAACTATATAATCTATTACTACACCAGCACCATTAGTGATTTCTAATTCTACTTTGTTAAATGCCTTAATTACACGAATTCCATCCTGATAAATACTATCTAACTCACCAAGAACTTTAGGATAAGCAAAAATAGCATATTCATCCATTTCTGTAGAAAAATGTTCTAGAGTCTTTTTAGGATGTTCAGTAATTAATTCAGATGTTTTCAGAGATTTAATATCATACTCTACTAAGTCTTTTCCCTTAGTAGATACACCATAGAATAATCTATGTGCGAATGTTACTGATCTAGTATCTTCTGTATAATCATAAACGCCAGTACTTCTAACAACATCTTCTCCTCTAACCATAAAACCAGTCTTAGGAGCTTCAAGTTTAATAGAAATAGTAGCATCTTCTGTATAATAAGGACTAGTTACTATATCAGAACTAACATCAGTACCTGTAAGAGTATCCCAGAATGAACCCTTAACAACTCCAGTAGGATCTTTCTTTCCATCTTCACTTGTCCATGTATAAACTCCTTTGAAAACAGCCTTATATCCATTTTCAATTACAGGATTATATTTATTTGGACTTGGAGTAATTGTTATAGGTTCGAATGCATTATTATAGAAATCCCAAGTTCCATTAATCTTAGGTTCTACAAGTTCTAAGTTTGTATTAAAAAGCTCATCTATTTTTTCTACTACCTCAATAAAAGTAGATTCTGTAAATTCTCTTTCAACTGAGAATTCAGATGTAAAACTATTCAGGATAATCTTTTCTGAATAATATTTCCCTGAATAAATCCACTCTAGAACTAATACATTTTTACACTGAGTTTCACACTCTATAATACTAGATTGAATAGATACAGGAACTATCGCTTTCCCAGAATCTACTCTTAAAGACGCAATTGAAATCTGATCTTTAATCTTTTCAGTAAGCTTAACAAAATTCTCTGCTCCACCAAAAATTTCTGCTATTTCTTCAGATGTACTTTCTGATGTTAATTCAGAAGTCATACTTGGGAATAACAATACTTTACTATCGATCAGTTTATTTATTTCTTCCTCCGATAATGCGAAGAAAGTTCCTTTAGTCCAAGCCTGTCTAGATCCTTTGATGAAAGCTATCGAAGTATCACTAATTTTTCCGGCTTCTAGATCTGCATTAAATTCCTCAAGAGTTTCATATTCAAGGAGAAAATCACCCCAAAAATTATCAACTCTAGGAACTCTAAGATCTACAACTACACCATCAGAATTTTTGACCCATATACTTTCCTCTCCGGCATGAAGACCTAAACCTAATTCACCTACTTCAAGCTGTTCTGGAGTAGGCATCTTTCCCTGTTCTACCGAATTTTTAAGAATAATTACGGTTGGTTCAGGAAGTTGATTTTTTACAATTATATCACTCATTGTCTTAGACATTTTGTACACTCCGGAACATCATTATTAGTTCTCCATTCCGTATTGTTTACTTCTTTATAATTATAGTAAGAATAACTTTCATCTTCTGGATAAACACCAGAACTCCAAGATTCGTAATCCGCTGTAGTCTGTCCTCTTCCACATTCATTATTACAAGGGCAGTCATTAGATTCGGGTTGAGCTAGAAGATTTTGATACTGGAATAAAATTCTAACTAACATAGCAGTCAAAACATTACTCCATGCATAAATAAATCTATCCTCATTGTATGGAATCTCAGAACCTTCAACGTATATTTCACCATTATCGATTCCAAGTTCACATCTAAGTTCATCTACAGCATAAAATACAATCTTAGCTTCACCATGATCTCGAATATCAAAAAACTCTTGAATATAAGTTTTGACATCTGATCCTTCTGGAAGTAAAGTTAATCTATCTGATATATATTTTAAGATATATGTGATATACGGAGCTAATTCACATCTCATGGAATAATCTATCTTAGCTATCCCTAGACATGATTTAATATTTTGAAGAGCTTGTTTATATGTAATGTATCCGTTTTTATCGTTCCATCTCATTATTATTTCACTTCAAAAATAGTAACTCCGTTTATTACCATCTTAACCAAAGTTTTTCTCTCTGGATCTAAGAATAGGTATAATCTATCCTTTTCAAATTGAAGGATATCCAAGGTATTTGTTACAATATCAACACCTTTACAAGAATCAGATTGCATTACACGATCTGATACAGAAAATTGAATACCTTTTGTAGTATTACCGTAACAATCTGACTGACAACTAGTATTAGTAATTCTAATACCATCTCCTTCTAAAATTTCAGAAGAACTAAGAGCGTTAGTATAAAGATCTGATAAAGCACTCTCGATCTTATTTAAGTTAGCTGCATTAACAGGAGTTTTATTATCAATCCATGTAGTTTTTATATAACTATTTTTCATAATTTATGTTATTATTTAAACTTACCACTCTCCTCCGTCAATAATGTTGTAAGGAGATTTCCAATTATCTTCATTAGCCCAATTAGATTCATCAGCATCTGGTCCTTTATAGATATATTCTGAATATGCACCTTCACTACTAAGAAATCTAATTTTCAATCCGCTACGTCGTCTTGCTTCTGGTACTAATCTAATTGCTCCCGAAAGAGTTAATTTTCTTTCATAATTATTTATTTCAGCATTAGCATTACAAAAATCTTTTAAGTTTTCATTTATATAACTAACTGCAGCATTAACAGTATTATTTATACTATTGATATCAGCACTAGTTAATGAATCCCCAGGATTTTTATTACTAACATCAGTTCTATCAAGCAAGTCCATAATATTTTTCTTATTTTAATTTCATTAAATCTAAGAGATAATCATTAAATATATCTCCTCCTGGAATATTACTCTGCTTAAATTTTAGAGCCCCCGGATTAAGAGGTTTACCAAGTCTTCCAACAAAAGGAGCTGTATTTCTAGCAGAACGTCCGGAGATCACTTTTATATCTTTCGGGCTTCTTACTTTTTTCATTTAGAATGTTCCTCCATAGATTTTATTAATACGAATTCCATCAACCTTCTCATCATAAATCAAATTATTATTATCCAATTTTACATCAGCGGTTAATGTTTTCTTAGATTCAGTAGGACCAGGACTCATTGTAAAATCGATGGTATTAGAATCTTCAAATATAATTCCAAGTCCATCTGCAGTAGTTCCACCAGTTTTTATCCACTGTCCTCCGATCATTGTATAAGTAATGGAAGTAGTACCATCATAAGAAGTCAGGATTACTACATCTCCATTCTTAGGTTTTTCACCAAACAACGCAATCAAGATACACTCCTGATCTGATTGTTCCTCTGACTGTTTTTTTGCTGTAAATATTCTAGGACCTTGACTTAATTCCATAGTATCTGAAACAATGTCAAAATCACCTAAGTCTGCACTCTTAAAAATTACTAAAAGAATACAAACATCTTCAACTTCATTATAATATCTTACAGCAACTAATTCAGCATATTGTCTAGATGCACATGAGAGAGCCTTAAGTGCTTCATCTCGATTGGCATAAATACATTCAAATCTTGTTAACTGTGATTGTGCCATTTTTATTATCTTTTATCTAGTATATCACCATTGAAGTTTACATCTATATCTGTAATTTCATTTGTATCGGTATTAATATCCTCTACATTTGCTCCAACGATTCTCACTATACGATTAGTTATTATATTTCCCTTTTCATCGATAAAAGCTATTCCATTTGACATATCTTTTATCCAAGAAGCTTCAGTATCAACTCCATATCCACAAATTGATTGATTAGATAAGAAAGTTCCACATACAGCTTTAAACTTACTAATAACATTAAGCTCGATAATTTCCAAATCTTTCCAAGTAAATATTTTCCCTGGATACTCGGTTAATTCGATCACTGTTATAGTTTTTCCATCAAGAGATATTCTAAAATAAATATCTTTAATAGTTAATAGATCATTACTTCCTCCACCTGAGAAACAACCAAAGAAATTACTAACAGGTAATGAACTAACTTTTACCTTAGCACCGATCAACTGTTCATATTCCCAAATTCCAGAAGGACCTACAATTCTTGAGTTTCTACAACTATTCAACATTTTATCCTTTGCCTTTAGCTAGAGAATCTACATAGTTATTCCAGTATATATCGGCATCAACACCATTATTTTTCTGATGTCCCTTTACCCACTTATACTCAATTCTTCTTTGTAAACCCTGTTTAATTATTTCTTTATCAATATCACCTTTAATTCGAGCAATGTATGGTTCTTTTACTTTCCAATTACCAGTCATCCATTCTCGAACACCAAGATAATCTGCATGGACTACTACAATATCATTCGGACCCCAAGAACCACGAAATTCATATAAAGCATGTAAAACTGCTACTAACTCCGCACTAGGATTGCTACACTTCTGAGCTCCAAAAGATAAATTCATATATTCAGGAGTTAATTCAATTGAGAATTTATTAAGCATAGTTCCCATTCCAGGTCCGGTAGGGTCAATAAGAACTCCTCCGATACCAAGTCTTCCATTATTTTGTTTGTCTAGGTGAGATCCGTCAGTATAAATATCAAACTGTTTCATCTCATCAATTTTAAATATCTAAATTTTCATCCAAAGAACGATATTCGAATGGATCAAGTTCTAATCCAAATTCTTCAAGGCACCATTCTCTAAATTCTTTCGTACCAATTACACTTATCTCTCCAAGAACATTCAAAAGCTCTTCTCCTTCAATTTTAGATAAACTCTTATCTAGGTGACAAATTAACCTTGTCATAAGATATCCAAAATGACTTAAAGATCCATCTACATCACTATCATAACACTCCAAGACTATAAACCCTGAATGAGTATTAAAACTTGAAAATAGATCAATCCACTTTTCTGGAATATGAATCGAAGAGCCATTATAGAGATAATAAATAACATCTTCTGTAGGTGTAATTCTTAGGATAACATAATCTAAAACCTTATGATCACTAAGTCCTTTCAGAACGATTCTCTTAGATCTGCCTTCTCGTATATAAGATAATTTGTAAAACTCGGTAAATACTTCTTTAAACCAGGCATCTTTCATAATAGTGTATATAAATTAATTAAAGCCAACCCTGAAAGAATTATCGTATTATTATCTTCCATCACTAAATATCCCGTTTTATCACATTGACTTCTATAACTTAAAAGATCAAGAAACTCGGATAAATCTTGTTTCAGGTAAAATGTAATTGATATAATTCCTTCTCCTATCGCAAAAGAACATATTATTGAATAAGGATGTATGTCAAGTCTATCTAATTTAGCTACTATGTCTTCCTGGATTTCAATTTCTCTAGGATTACTTCTCATAGTATTATTTCTGTTATATGACTGTTTAATATTCCCATACTGTTAATTAGGTTAGATAAGATAGATCTGTGACATATTTTATCATCAGAACCATAACCCATTAATATAACTCCTCTTGCATTACTAAGTTCAGCCAAGTAATTAAGTTTATCAATAACCTCTACAAAATTTACATTCGACATCTCAATAATATATCTCTTAGAAAATTCTGTAAAATCAATAAGCCCGTCTCTCTTTGCTCTAAATAATTCTGTACTTGGAGCTAAATTTCTAAAATGTACTGCCGTTCCATTATACTTACCAATTAATTCTGAATTACTAATATTTCTTATTATAAAAATAGGTAAATATCCATTCTCTGTAAATATCTTTAATGTTACCGGAGATACAAATGATGTTTTAACTTGTAATTGGTATCCCATTTTTTCTTAGTTTTATTAATAACTTTAAAATTTATTTATTGTCCTCCAAATTTTTTATTAGATGTCTTAAATCCTGACTTCCCTGAAAAACTAGAAGACTTTTTCCCACTAAAACGTCTATCTGCTTGATAAGATTTATTAAAACCATTACTATCAAACCCACTTTCTTGTTTCTTAGGTTTGATAGGAGATGTAGTAGAGCCGCCAAACTTCTGACTACTAATCATAAATCCTGAAGGAGCTGTTTGTAGACGTTTAAGGAGATTTACATTACTCTCTATCATCGACTTTACTGTATGACTGTCGAAATGATAAGATATTTCTGGATAATTCAATATGTCGCCCTGAATTAATCCAGCTGATGTTAAGAATACAGAAAGATTAACGAACGCTTCAGTCAGGTTACTAGATATCAAAAGAGTATCTGTCGTAGGTTCGTAGATCTTATATTCTTGTGTAGACTGATCATAATTAATAACTACTTCTACCATGACTTTTTAATTACTTATGGCAAGAGCACCTAGGATTACTGCTACACAACCTAAAGCACCTGCCCATAATTTACGTTTTCTTTTTTCTTTCTTTAAGCTATTTTCTAAAGCTTGTATAGAGTTAACATAATAATCATCTTTTTTCCTCATCATCATAGACTGATAAATTATAATTGAGTCTAGATTCGCTGCCTTAATCGAATCTTCTTTTATTATATCTCCTTGAAGTTTTATAATTTTTTCGGAAGACTCAAGATCTACTATTATGCTATTAATTGTTTTCAGATTTTCAGGAGATATAACTATCATTGTATCTCCACGATGCTCTATTATCTCTTGTGAATATCCTTTAGTGATAAAAAATAGAGATAATAAGAGACAATAGATTATTTTTTTCATTTTGCTACTAATTTAACGATAAAACCTAATAAGTGAATCTAAAAATTGTATAAAGTTATGAAAGATATTAAATTTTTCCTTAGAAAGAAGACTAAATCACTGGGAGGATTTAGTGATTATAAAAAAGATACATATAAACTCTTTGCTATAATTCCCAAAGATAAATATTCAATAAATGATCAGCAATTATTAAAAGAAAGCTCACTTACAGAGGATGATCTTTACTACAACAATGATAATTTAGAAAATAATTTTATCATAGAAATTCCATATTTTCCAAAAGTACAAAGATCTCGATGGTCTTCTCCAACCGAACTATCAATTAAGGAAAACATCTCATCTGAAGTCTTTAATGAATTTATAAATCCATTTCTAAAAAATTTTGTCTCAAATCTGGATGAAGAGAATTAGGATCTCCACCAAGTTTTTCAATATGATTTCTAATTCTATTATTAGATGAAGATCTCCTAGAAGGTATTTGAATCTTTTTCATTATTGGAGTCTTATAAAATACTTCTCCTCCATACTTATATGTTTTTAAACTATCATCTAAATCTAATTTAGAATTATTAAGTTTATCTTTATTCATACCTGATTTTTTCAGCAACCTCATTGCTTTTTTGGAAGCATTTGATTCTTCATTTATTAATGCTCTTTGCTTAAAGTAATTACTTATCCCTTTAAGTAAACTTCCATTTTCATTAAAAGAATCATAATTAGCTACTTCCTCCGAATATTTATTAGCAACCTTATTATTTACTTTAGTAATAGGGTTTTTACTTTCATAATTCTTAACATGACCGATTTCATGAGCTAAACCAGATGTATTTCCTCTATGATGATCAATATTATATTTTGCTTTAGATGCATATTCTTTATATCGATTGATATCTTTTTGTTTTGGATATTTTTTAGTATTTCTAAGTACTGTAAAAGGTAAATCAGGATATTTATTCTTTCTAGAATTTAAAACAATTAGATTTGCAGATTTCTCAATATCTAAATCTTTAGTAGGAATCATACTCTCTTCTCTCCCAGTAAACTTTCCATCCCACACTTTAGTATTGTATTTTCTAGACGCTAAACTTTTTAGCTTATTTTCCACTCCAAAATCAGCAGTATCATATTTCTTACCTTCTAATAAATATCCATTAACTCTAGCAGAAGCAATATCTTTTTCTAATTTATTCGCTATTGATTTTCTAGTTCTTCCAACATATTTCTTATATGTTCTTCCTAGTCCAGAATGATATAAATCTGAAACTAATCCATACTCTCTTTGCTCTTTTTCAATAATATTAAATCTCTTAACAGCAAAGTGTTCTATTAAATCTCTACCATTACTTCTGGAGAAATTTTTCAATTTTCTTTTAATAATCATAACTAAATATTAAAAATAAAAAACTTAGAGAACTTGACAGTAATCGTGCTTTTTATCAACACGAAAGTAAGTTCTCTAAGTTCTATTTTCTTTAATACTTACTGTCAAATTCTCTAAGTTTAAGTCTAAGAAATTCTACCGCTTCTGTTGTCGGTAATTCCCTAATACTATCTACTTTATCAGTTCGAGTAGATTCTATCCTATGAATCTTTTCTCTGAGATAACTGATAATACTATCCCTTGATATTATCTCTACTTCAAGGGAATCAATTTTATTTTTTTCAGGTTGTATAATTTCTGGAGGAGGTAATATAGTTTCCCCCTTAGATTTATCTTGAGAGGAGTGGGAGTAATATAATACCCCCAATCCAAACCCAAGTAATAACAGTAATGAAATTAAAACAGCCTTCTTAATCGTTTCCAACATCTTCTGTTACGAATATTCCTACACGATATTCCAATTCGCCTTCCTTTTTATAATTAATATATTGATGGAATATTCGATAGTCTCCGGAAGCCTCTTTTTGAATCAAATGAGCATCCCAACCATGTGTAGAAGTTAATTTATCTATCAAGTCTTGCAACCTGGAAATCTTAGGTGCATACTCTTTAAGGATATCTAAATCTTGAGACGGATTCATCAAGTTCTTCATTCTCTCCAATTCTGCCTTAGACTCCTCCTCTCCCATAATATCCTCTGAAAGATTTGTAATTTTATATTGTTTAGGTCCGGTAGTACATGTAACAGTATTTAAGAACTGACCTGCTACCTTCTTAGATTTAATCTCTGCCAAAGTCGCACTATAACCTTCACTTCCGGAAATAATGTTCTTGATATCTTCTAAGACCTTCAAAGACGTAGTTATTCCTAAACTTACAAATACACCTACAGGCTTTACAAATGTCTCTCCATCTACTGAATTAACATAGAAAGTCTTAAATGATGGTTGATAAAATACTTCAACCAATGAATGGACTTTGTCTCTATTTATGTTTCCATTATTAATAGTTGCCATTGTTTTTAAAATTTTTCACTTTGAAATATTTAAATTCTTGATTATAATTACTATATCCATAATTAAATCCGTACATGGTATAGTTAGGCATCTTTAGTTCTTGTTCATGCCATTCTTCCAAGTAATCTTCAAAGTCTGATATTAAGATCAAGATAGCTTCAGGTCCATAATTCTGTCTGAAATATTCCATACCTATAGCCATTCTTGTTCCACCTCCCATAGAGATTCTTGGAACACCCTTTCTCGGGTCGATATCTTTAATATGATCTCCAAGCCGTGTAGACCATGAAATAATATTATACTTTAATCCACGTCCAATCTTTTTCATTTTATTGGCAATAGTATTCAAAATTCTATCAACCAATCGTGTATCCATAGATCCCGAAACATCAATTAAAAATACAATAGTTGGTTCATTAGACATGGTTACCTTTCTTCTAATAGTTGGAGCAATAACAGAACGATTAATACCACGATTATAAAGATACATAAGATCTTTCTTTGTATCAACTTTAACCACTCTAGATTTATAATTTAACATTACTTCATCTAGAGCCATATCTACTTCGTCTGTCTTATCCACAAGTCTCGTTGCATCTGGAGCTCCACTAGAACCACATCCAACGCCACCTCCTGAACGAATTTGTCCAAGCTCACGTTTTTTATCGGCATCGTCTCTAGAGTCTGTTCTGTGATCTTTATGAGTTCCACCCTCATCTTTACCGTTACTGTTCAAATCACCTGAACCAGAATCTCTCTTTCCTTTATATGGACAATCTTTTGGATCACCTTTACCTTGCTGATTACCTTGTCCAGATCCTGAACTACTACCAGAACCATCAGTCATACCCATTTCCTGCATAAGATCAGAAAGACCTTGCATTCCACCACCTTGCTGATTACCTTGTCCAGATCCTGAACCACTACCTTGAAGTGCATCTTGAATATCTTGATTTGTAACTTGAGATGTATCACCGTTTCCACCCTTTTTAATAGAAACCAACATCTTAACAAACTGATCCAAGTGTTGAACAATTAGCATCAAGTATTCAGGGTAACTAAGTTCACTCGGGAAAGGGTTACCTTCGGATATATAATATCTTTCTGGAACAATGAGTTTAATTTTAGCCTCATTTTCCATCTTCTTTATCATATCATCAAGAGCCTGTTTTGCTTCTTCATTATCAGTGTGATCTCTATTATATTTCAAGAGCTCAAGTTGATAATTAGGAAGAACTGATGAAATATCTGATTCCATCTCCTCTACATCTTCAGTACTTAGGATTTTAGAATTTACTTCCATATCCATAGCAATATTATGAAGACTGTGATTAAGAACTGGATCATCTATTACTCTCTCAATCAACTTCTCTGCAAAATCAATTCCACACTCTTTATTAATTCGATCAATCAATTCGCCTCGATAATCTCTGAAGGTATTACAAATCTGAGTATCAAGCTCTTCATGAATACCATCAAGATGTCCTAAGTAAATATGTCCGTACTCATGCATAAGAATACGAAAATCAGTACGTGGAATCTTAATCTCTGAGCAGACAATTTTATAGATAACATTTCCTGAGATATCATCTTTATATTTAAAACAATATCCAAGTTCAGGATTATCAGGATTAAATGGTTTTTCTGTATTAACCATCAACATATTCCCGAATCTACTATAAGTATTGTCAATGAATCTTTTAATAAATTCTAACTCTGTCTGATTTCTCATAATTTTAAATTTTGATATTTTTCTAATAAATTAACCTTAGAGATCCACATGATCATTACATATTTTTCTCTAAGGTTAACACTCATATAATAGTATAATTATTTAAAACTTCTAATATCAGGAACCATACTTCCCATGCTCGGATCTTCCTGAAGAATAATCTTACGAATTGATCTGAGTTTAAATCCAGAAGTTCTAAGGTCTTCTTGAGTATTCTTCAACAATGCCAAAGTATCATCCTTATAACCCTTAGAAGAATCTGTAATCAGACTTTGAATAGAAGTCATAAGATCTGAAATTGTATTCCAATAAGATACATATCCGATGAATGTCTCTACTGGTACTTTATCCAAGAATTTATCAGTAGTAGATACTTTAATCTTGGTAATAGAAGAACCAGAATCCTTACTCAATTTAAACAATTTCTCGATGCAAGCCGGATCAATCGGACGTTCGATTTGTTCTAAGTCCTTATCTGATTTAAGTTCTGATAACTTATTGATTATTGCTTGCATTTCAGGAACTTCGAGCTTTTTCTTTCCATCTATGATCTCGTTGAAGAACTTAGTATACTTAGGAAGTTTATCATTCTTCATCTTTTCAATATCATTAACGATATTAACCATAGTATCATAGAAATCCTTAGAGATCGGTGTTTTAATCAAGTTCTTTGTTTTTGGATCTCGAGAAATACCAATACCACAAAGACCATCGATCATATTACGATAGTTATCTGAAGTAATACCGCTCTTACCAAAACACTTAAAACTTGCAATTGTAACGTCTCTAAGATAATTCAAAGTTCGGAAAGTTGTAAATCCATAAAGCTTAGTCTCATTTTCGGCATCAGCATAGATACCATTAAGTTCTGTAATTGCTAAGTCTACAGGTTTACCACCAGAAGTCATCAATGCTCGAGCAGTTTGTTTAATACCACGTTCGATATACTCACCAATCTTATTATATTGATCAGCCGGAATTTCTACTTCCTGAGCATCAAGTTTTTTCATCGTATCTCTAAGACTTCCCATGAAATCTTTAACCTTACCTTCTGATGATGCAATAGCTCCGTCATATTTACAAAGGAATGTATCCAGGTCTGTATGATCCGGAGTAATGTTGTAAATCATAAAACGATTCATTAACGGAGGTAGCATTTGCATAGAATTCGAAAGATTCTGTGCATAATTACCTGCAGAAACAATCAATGTATTCTCTGGAAGTCTTTCTGAACCCACTTTACGCTCAAATACTAAATGCAATAAACTAGCCTGTACGTATTCGTTTGCTGTAGTGATCTCATCCAAAAATAACAGTGATTTACCTCCTTTTTCTGCAACTTTTAAGATTTCAGTATACCAAGAAGGTCTAAGATGTCTAGTTGTTGGGTTTTCTTGATCACTCGTAGCCACATCATATCCCATAACTTCTTCTGCAGTTGTACTATTACCTCTAAGAAGGACTAGGTGATAATCCCGAACTTCTGCAAACATTTCTACTGAAGTTGATTTACCAAGACCTGGATTAGACATAATAAGTACTGGTACTCTTGAAATCTCACTAACTTTCAATGCTGTAAAAATTGAAATGTTAATGTTGTCATTTTTTGATTTTGCCATTTTTCTAGCTTTTTAATTTGTTTATTTTTCTTTATAACTTTAATCATTGAGGGGAGTTTCTATATAATATCCCCTCATTTATTAGATTTTGAGGGTTTCTGAAGTGCTATTTATTATACTTCAAAATTAAAAAGAACACTAGATTAATCTATATTTTTATAAATTTTTCTAATGTTCTTCTCAATTGTAAGGCTTTAACCTCTCTTAAATAGCAAAATTCACTTTTTTAGGTAATCTTGAATTATCTTATAATCTACTGAGAGAGTTGAAAATAATTGTTTAGCTTCAGATAATATTTTCTGGAGTATAGGTTTAATAAATTCATCTTCAAACAATCCTGAATAAGCTTGATCATAGAATACAACACTTTTACCTCCATCCGATAAGAAAAATGTAGTAATTCTCTTAGCAATAATTCTAGGTGTTGTTCTTTTTAGTGAATTATAATATCCTCCCAGAACTAAATACTTATCTTCTATTTTAAATTCAAGATCTGTTATATATTTAATTCTACTTTTAATATTATTCATTATGCAATACATGTTTTAACTTTTCCTCTAAGTCATCACATCGTTTCTCGGTTTCCTCTAGCTTTTTCCTCAAATCTTTAATCTCTTTCAAAAACCAAGGATTATCCATAGTTTCCTCTAAACAACCTTGAAGATATCTAATAACTAGCTTTAAATCCTCTTGAAGGTCAGTATCTTTAGAATGCAATATTTCTTCTAAGATAGCTTTTGAATTTATTTTTATACTACTATCCAAAACTGCTTTAGTATGATCAACATAAAAAACTTCTCCGATAGGCATTAATAACGGATTTGAAATTGTACCTTTACTACTACTCATGATTTCTAAACATATATAATTCATTAATATCTAAACATTTATATATAGTATCCTCAAGACTTGATGTGATTGAAGTATGAAAATGTCCAAAGAACCAATACTTACATCTTACTCCTCTAAATACCTGATCTAAGTATTTTCGATTTTCTAAGTCTCTGAGGTAAACATCTTCTGCTTCCTCTTCGTGACGTGTAATAATTGGTTCAAAACATAGTGGAGCAGTATGAGAAGCTATTATATCAACCCTCCCTGGAAGATCTTTAATAGGCTTCTTAATTATATCTTCTGTCTCCCACCATACTCTTTTAGACGAACCAACTCTCTCCATCAATCCATTATAATTCATTCTCCATTTATAATCTACTGAAGTTGCTCCCCCGATCGGATATATTGTTTTCCCCGAGAGTTCTACTACTTCATGATCCTGGAGAAATTTAATTCTGGGGAAATCATTTATTAATTTTTCATTCCAATACTCTAGGTTATCATGATTCCCTCTTATAAAATAATATGTTATATTATTTTTCTCTAGTCTAGTATTAATTCTTTCAAACTCCTGATTATAATACCCTGGCTTAGAAAAACCTAATCCTACATCTCCAAGAAAAATAATATTAGCATCTTTAAGTTTATAACGTTGAGTTATAATCCATGTAATTTCTCGAAAACTTCCATGAATATCTGCACAAAAGTATAAATCTCTTTCTTGTTCATTTTTCATAATTTCTTTTAGGATGGAAAGCTTTGATTCTCTTTCCATCAATTATAAGGTTTTGCATTTTTAAGAGAAGCAAAAAGAAAGAACCACACTCATCGCATAGTTCTTTCATAATAGTTTTAACCCTAATAACTTTTATCTTTTTTCAGGGTGATCTTGATTTTTGATTCATTATTACTTTGTTTTAGTTCTCACATAGTTTTAATCCACATTAATAAGGAATTCAAGGGAGAAGAAAAAAAGAGAAGGAAGCATTAAGCTCCCTTTTTCTCCCTTGCTACGATGACATTATATTCATCATCAACTTCTAAAAAATCCCAACCTTCTGGAATCTTAACCAACTTCTTAGTCTCGAACTCATTCATCATTTTTTGCATCTCCGGTTTGATAGATTTTACACTATCAATATGAGACATCAAATAACCTTTAAGTCCGTTCTGAAGTTTCATTAGGTTCTCAATAGATTCCATGAAATTATCTATCGTTTTTCTTATAGTCTTCTTAACGGGATTTTCGTTTTCTCTTGATTTCTTAAGCACCTCGTCCATTTTTGTAACTGATAACATATAAAATTGTCCAAGGCTTCTCAAACTTTCCAATCTATTATCTAGTAGATTGTAGTAATATTCACATGCAAAAATATGTTCTGGACTACCCTCATCTAGCTCCATATTAATTTTTTGCAATCTTGTGAGATGTTCTTTACATAATTGTTCATACTCACGATTAAATTCCTTTGCAATTAGATCTAATTCATCTAACCAAAATTTTAACTTTTCCATAATCTCTCTTTTAAGTTTATTTTTACATATATAAGGCTTTGAAAGATTATTATACGGAAAAGCTAAAATCTCTTCCAAAACAAGACAACTAACAATGCAATCGGTAAGAAAGGCATAAAATTAACAATAGTCTGTCTCATCTTCCTATATTCATCTTCAGGAAGTATATTTTTTATATTATCTAGAGTATGAATAAAGAATAATCCGATAAATATTGCAATAAGAAAGTAATAAAATAAAAATGTTATCATAATTGATTGTTTATTATTTTTAAGTTGTTATATGTTCCTTGATATTCTGGTTTTACTCCTATAATTTCTAGCCCATCTAATCTTTTCACGCCATCTGATATCTTACATTTCTTAATTTCAAAAAAATCTAATAAATCTGTTGCTTTAGGAGCTGCAGTATAAGAAATTGAAGTATATAAAGATTTTAATTTCTCTTTTATTTTGGAATTTATCATACGATCTCCTATTTTAAAATTAATAAAAATTGTATTAATCAAAAGTTCCTTACTAAATATAACTATTCCAAGTTCTCTTCTAACTTTCGTCATATTATACCCTAAAGCTTTTATTTTTTCTGGTCCAAGAGCTAAGAAGTGAGATTTAATATCATCCTCTTCTGATATCTGAGCTAAAATTAACTCTAATGCCTCTTTAGATAAATTAGTATTACATAATAATTTCATTTTATCATAATAAGTTGTTTTCTGTTCAAATTCATATAAAACAGATGAAACTTCTTGATTAATTAAATCTTCTGTACTTAAAGATGAATGAACACTAGAAAATACAGTAAATCTATCCTTATAATCATATTGCTGTATTCTAAATGCTCTAATTTCATTTACTAAAACGAGATTATTAAACACTGGAATTAAACTTGACCCTTGATGTTTATTAACAGAAACATAATCATCTTTATAATTAGACATCTTAGCATCTTTCTGATATTTTTCTGCTAAAGTTAACTTAGCATCATCTGGTGCAGAATCAAAAGATCTTAATAAATCACTGGTAGCCTTCTTCTTCCTTTCTAATTCTTCATTAAATTTTTCTTGACTAATTTTTCTATAGTCACAGATAGATCTATAATAAAATACTGCATCATTTTTCCAGGGGTTTTCAAACAATCTTTGTCTTCCTAGGATTTGTGGAAGGTCATCAGAAATATCAACCGCTAGAGTATCAATGTTGCTGTCAGAGAAAATAAAACTACGTGCACACTCTGAATAGAAATCTGCACCTAGGTAAACAGTACGCGTGCAAAAGGTAAACATTTTAGGTTTAACTCCTTTCAATGGAACTTCCCCTATAGTAAACCTTTTTCCAAGTTTTTTCTGTATACGTTTAAGATTTTCGGGAGTATTACTACATAGAATATTAACTTCTTCAGGTTGAAGATCACACTTCTTAATCATACTAACAATATGATTAACACTGTTTACATAAAATACTGCTTCGTCTGATATTATTTCTCTGGGATATCCATTAATTATTCTAATAGCTTTCTCAAAATTTCCAGATTTATAAGATTGAATAATTTCTGGAAGTTTTGCACCAACACTTACCATAGATGCTACTTTAAGATTAGGCTTTATAATTCTATTAGGATCTTCTTTCCCCCAATTCATATCTATATAAGGTAAACCATCAAACTCATCTAGCATGTTTAAATATTCTTCTAACATTGGAGTAGCAGATACAAATAATGCACTGTGTGATTGTCTAAGATGATAAAGAAATCCTAACTCGGTATCACTTTTAAATCTAGCATCATGTAGGATAGTTTGAAATTCATCAATTATAGTATAAAAGGATTGAAATATTCCTAAACTTTCTAGGATATCTTTTACAATTCTATATGAATCATAGGTAACTAATATCTTATAAGGTTTACCATAAGACTTTCTAAAATTAATATAATCCTTTATTTCATTCATTAATCGGTTATAGACTGTATCTTTTCCATTAACTATCTCATCTAATTTTTCTAAAAATTGATCACTTTTACTAATAGATTTATTAATTTTTGACAAATCTTTATCTACTTCAATCTCTTTTTCAAGTTCATTTACTACGAGATAAACTTCAAATTCATGTTGATCCTTTTTATTTTTAAGTAACATCTTTCTGGGACTACATAAAATAACATTTTCTGGACCATTAATACAATATTCTGTAAATCCGCAGCCAGGTAATTGCTTATTTATTATACATTTTACAGGTAGTTTATAAAATCTAAATAAACTATCCATTTCTGAAATATATCTAATACCTCTTGGTACTATGATATCAGGTAATTTATTGATCATAAATATTTAATATTTTAATTGTTATTTTTTAATTCAATACAGAATCCAGTTTTAATAAAATTGTCTTTTAAAATTGAAGACACAGGAGGATCCCTTTTTCATTAATTAGAATTTGAAAGGATAAGAAGAGCAAAATGTAGATTAAAGTTGAAAAGTTTTATTTCTCTACTATATAAGAATATATCTAAAATAAATTCGACATTTTTTTAATATTAAAATAAGATCCGCCTCTTGAAGGCGGAAATATGAATAAAAATCCATATACTTAAATTTAAATAATCGGAGAAAAACCTATTATCATTCCCATATATCTTATTCAAAGTTTCTTCCTTAGATCCCCTCAGCGGTAGCGATCGGAGGGGATGGATAACGGGAAACTCCTTTGTCTTCGAACTTTAAGGACAATTTTGCTCTCTATAGTCCTTTAAATTCTAATATATGAAAGAAAAACCCCAGGCACATTTTGCCCAGGGTGTATTTGATTAATTAATAACCAAATTGAAAATAGCTATCAAAGCCTTCAGTAATATTTTTACTAAGACTGAAGCTACTAGGGATATCACTATGATACTCCCAACTACCCATACTACAGCGAATAGTATGAATAGTGTTACGTTAAAAATCTCAATGTTCATAATAAATATTTAATTGAGTTTTAGTTAAAAATATTAGAGAATAGAACTATTATATCCAATTTCTTTCAATACTTTAGGATTCTATAGTTTAATTTCTATTCTCTCATATATAAGGCTTTTAGCATTTTTGAGACGGTTAGGAGAAAAGGGTGGTATATGTGCTATCCTTTTCTTTTTCTTCAAGAACAGAAAATAAAAAGAGGGATTTAATTTCCCTCTTTTTTCAGTGCATCATTGATAGATTTCTTAATTAGTTTTTCAAGTTTATCATTGTCAGTTATTCTCCTTCTTACCTGTCGTACCATACACTCATTTATTTTTATATTATACTTGAACCCTAATCGGTTCCTTTCATAAATTGCACAACTTACTATTCTATCTGTAACAATTTCTATAAGTTTACCTGAATCTACTGTTTTACTGAGATCATAATAGAATAAACTACGATATTCTTCGAAGTTTCCAATACCATGATACTGTTTACTTATTGCAGTAATTCTTAACATATCAGACTCTTTCTTTACTATTATTGTGTATCCTAGAGTAGTATTTTCGCTGTATAAATTTTCCGGGTATTTAATATTTATCCCTAATTCATTTAATCTTTGGGTAAAATTTACGGATCCATAATAAGTGTTGTAATAATCACTAAGTCCATAACAAATACCTTCTATACTATAGTTGCTTTGATCTTCAAGCCTCTTATCTAATTCCTCCAGCGTTATTGTTTCTCCTGGAGTAAATTCCATTATAATTTCTTGTATTCCTAAATCTATTTTTCCAAATCTATCAAAATAAACTGTTTCTGTTCCACATATATTGCTATCCTCATCATACTTCATAGCAATAATATATCCCCCTATTTCCATAAGTAGCGGGACATGTTTTTCTGAGTTGTATCTAGCTAGTACAACTTTAGGTTTTTCGAAATTTACTACGTTTTGTAAAATCTGTTTCATATTCTTTTTCCTTTCTTTTAAGTTTATTTTATTCATATATAAGGCTTTTAAGAATTACTACCAGGGAGAAAGAAAAAGGGGAGATTTTACACTCCCTCTTTATTTTTTAATTTTTCATTGATAAGTTTCATTAACTCTTCATCACGTTCATCCCCTAGTAAATCCACACTAGTACATGTTATATCGTAGTCATGTAAAAATCCAAATATCTCTTTACGCATATTTATTTCAGATTTTAGTTTTTCAACGAGATCTCCGCAAAAATAATCATATCGTCTGCTATAGTCTTCCTTCTCCGAGTAAGGATAGAAAGAATTGCTATCTAAGAATTCAACTTCACTTACTAAATGATCAAAATCCTTAGTTTCTATACTAGCAAGGCAATAATCTTTATCCTCTCTGTAAGTAACTACATTTAGATCATATTTCAGTACAGTATTTTTGCAGTATAAGTCCTCTGAAAACTCAAAATTTATATCAAACTCTGTCTTCAATAACTCACAAACCTTTGGAGAATTAATTCGATATCCTCTTAGGTAATTAAGTTCTTTTACGTCATCCTCTGCTACTTGGCGTAATCTTTCAAGAATATCTATTACTTGATCTACTGTTAATGTTCTAGGGATATATTCTATAACTTTTTCAACCCCTGGATTTACAGTTTCAGACTTGTCAATGAAAAATGTTCGTGATTTTATAAAGGCGCCATGTTCATTATATACCATCTCTACGATATATCCATTAAGTTCCACAAAATCATATCAGCCTTTACTGTCTTTTCTTGATACTAATGCAACTTTAGGTTCATTAAAGTTGTACATGTTTTGTAAAATTGTCTTTTCCATAATTCATTTTTTTTAAGTTTTTATTACACATATAAGGCTTTGAGAGGGGAGAGAAAAAAGGATATAAGTTTTTTATACCTATATCCTTTTACGACGTTAACTAAAATCTTCAGCAATGGTGAATCTTAGACCATCGCTATAAAATTCTCCATATTTATTTGGTTTATATTTTTTTAGTTCTGGAGGGGTTATCTGAGAATAGTCAAAATATGAACAGATTTCGCTTTGGTGTTCATTATAGTAGCTCTCTAAGTCATATCCTTTATCCAAGATTCCTTTTAATTCACTCTCCCAAAATTCATCGGCCGTATATTTACCGCCATATTCATCTTTTATTATGACATTATTTTTCGCGAAGAACTTATTTATACCTTCGCGAGTAAGTTCATAATATTTTCCGAGATTGGCGTTGAATAAAAACTTCCACCCGGCCGATCTTTTTCCTAGGTGTATCTCTTTTGTTATCTCCTCTAAAAAATCAGCTGCTTCACTAAATTTGTTTTCGTCAATTAATTTTTTTGCTTTTTCTTTATCCCTTTTTTTCACTGGAATTACTGCATAAAAATTCGTTCCCATAATATATTTTATTAATAATACATATATAAGAAAGTCAAGGGGAGAAAAAGAAGTAGAAGAACTTTTTATCGTCCTTCTACCTTTCTTAAATTTCAATAGCCAATAAAACCTATACTAGCTAATGATTCTTTTTGTTTTTCATTCAGCAATCCAATGTTATTTTTATTGAACTGTAGGATTGCCCATCTAGAGATTTTTTGAGATTCATAATCCCCATTCTCTAGTGTTTCTTCTAAAAACTCTAGATTCGTCATTGAACTAGGTTTTTGTCTTAGCAGGAAGAAGAGATTATCTACTTTTTTATCCCATTCTTCCAAGCTTTGTTTTTCTCTGAACTTTTCTTTATATTGTTCAGTCTTTTCTGCGAGACTCTGGAACATATCAAATATTTCCGGAGATTTCTCAAGTACCAAACCCACAAATTTTCCAATGTTTTCTAAGGTTCGGTTTGCTCTTTTTTCTGCCAACTCATCCAATTTTTCTTGAGCGGCTATTGATGACGTTACTGTACTTGTCACGTCAATCTTCATTTTCACTTCTCCTACCTTTGGAATAGGGAAGGTTGTTTCAAAATTTGATGTAGCATGTCCTGTAATTTCTGGCTTAATCAAATCAGCTGTTATCTTGCTGTTTACTACATTCAATTCATTCATTTTGTTAATCTTTTTCATAAGTTTTTCTTTTTAAAAATTAAACTCCTTTAAGCTTTTATCATTGCTTAAGGAGTATTGTTTTACATTATTTTTTCTCATATATAAGGCTTTCAGTATTTTTGAGATGGAAAATATTTTTAATACAGAATCCAGTTGGAAAAAATAAAATAATTAACTATTATAAATCTAGAGAACTTGATCAGGATTCTAACCTGAGATTCTAAGATAAACAATTATCTTAGTGTTTTGACCCGCTAAACTATCTTGTCTATAGATTCAGTTAATTATTTTCTTGTGTTGTTGTGTCGTTTAAAGTTGTTTAATTTTGCACCTCATAAACGTAGAAGTTCTGAAGAGATTAGTGAGATTTAAACCTTACATGATTTTTCAGTTCTTCACAAGCTCAAGCTATACATTACGCATTTCTTGAGACGCCTATGATGTCTTTTTTGTTATTGTGTCTTCTAATACATTTATAAGATTTTCCCGGTTTCTCAGACGGTCAAATTTTTTATTAAACAGAAAAAAAATAACCGAAGGGAAAAGAGTTTTATATATTCAATTCATCTCTTTTGGCGCCCCTTCGGTTGTCATTTAATTTTTGAGTAGGTTTATTTATACCATACTCTTTTTATTTTATAAGAAAAGAATAACAGTTATTTATTTTATTGGCAATAGTTATATATTATTGATTGATATTCTTTTCATATATAAGGCTAACAGGTTTTTTTGGGCGGTTAATTTCCTTAATATTGTAATTATTTAAAATTAGAAATATGACACAGGAAGAAGTTTGTAATTATTTTGAAAAGAATTATCCAGATGTGGACCTGTATGAAACTAAAAAAGGAAGTTTCTTTGGAGGATATGGTGGAATGGATCAACTAGAACTTTTTGAAACTAACCTAGTAGTGTTTTGTGTAGAAAAAGTTAAAGGAAGGTATGTACCCAAACAAAAAATATTTTCCTTTGTAAACAGTACAGAGGAAGAACTAAAAGAATTTCTGGAAAAATATCTTTAAGAAATAAAAAGAGAGGTTTAACTTGACTTTTAATTAGTCAAGACCTCTCTTTATTTTTTTTATTCTGTATATTCTATTATATGTATCTCAGGAGTATAATTTTCTCTAGTTTGTTGAGATACATTCATAAATTTTATTCCAGACACTTCACCTCTTTCCGGGTAATGTATGTGACCAAACACATGATACCTTGGATTGATCTCTAATACTCTTTGTGATAATGCTAGATTCCCAGGTTCATCTTTTCCATACCATCTTTGAGACTGTTTTATACATTTAAGTTGATATATCCTAGGGGCTTCATGAGTTACCAAAATATCTATCCCTCCTGGAATTTCTAAGATATCAGTATTTCCAGGTTTATGTGGGAAAGCGTGTAACCATAAAGAAGTTCTAGGATTTCCATATATCTTTACTGATTCTCCAGTAATTCCAGAAATATATTCATACCCTTCATCAACCAGAACTTTAGTAGAGTATCCAAATATCTTTCTAAGCGTGAGGAAGTCATCATAGTGTCTCTCAATCCAGTAGTCATGATTTCCAGGAACTATTATAATTTCTTGAAGATCCGGAAATATTTTCTTATTCATGAATATATTCTGATAATTATATTCAAGCCACTCTTCTTGATACATAACTTCATCAGTGGGACACAGATCTCCAGCAATAATTAGAAGTTCAATCTCTGGGTAACATTTTGTCTGTAAATCATAAACATAACCATGAATATCCGATAAACAACCTATTTTTATCATTCTTTCTTTTCCTCCAACATAAACTTCATAATTTCTATAACATCATCTCCAGTGGTTATATTCAGTTCATCTTTCAAGCGTTTATATACATCATATCCCATAGTATCATCATCTCCATAATTAAATTCAACTGGTCTGATTTCTCCTGTTACATATAGTATTACTTTACAGGGTCTCCCAGGATTAAAAAACGATCTCTTTGGTTCTGAACGTTGAAATACTACTCCGTATATAGCAGATTTTCTAAGTAATGATTCTCGAATTTTCATACTATCTCTTCTTTTGTGAATTCTACTTTATGAGTACCTCCTTGTTGTGAAGGTAGTATTAAAAGTCCACCATTCCTTAAGGCTTTTCCAAGAGGTGATCCAGAAGTAAACCATTCTCCTAGGGGTTTAAGTTTTCCCTTAAGTACTTTGATTTCCCTCTCGAGTTCTTGATACTTTTTATTTTTCTTATTATACTCAGATTGTTTCGACTCTAGTTCTTGAATCTCTTTCAGAATTGGTTTGACTTTTTCTTCGTAATCTTCTTGTGAGATTAAGTTTTTAGTCTGATTCATTCCTTCTTTTACATACGTTACCTTGAATCTTTCATAATACTTCTTTTAATAAATCTTTGCCAAATACTAATTTAACTTTAGATACTACACTATATAATTTTGCTTCAGAGATTACTGTTTTGTCTGGTTCTTCATAATATATAATATTATTTTCGAAATCAAGTTTATATACTCTCCTTAAGTAGAATTTTCCAGAGATACTAATAACAACTTGATCACCTGGTTCTAAAGAATCAATCTCTAAAACTAACTCTGTTGCTATTATCGTATTCTTATAGAATTCTTCTTGACCCTTCTTATCTCCAATAGGGTGGAAAAATAAATAATCCCTTTTGTCGTTCTTATACTTGATTAATTCTTGATAATATCTTTCTTGGCGAGTAACACATTCTGAAAGTTTATATACCTTCATAGATTGTAGGATGATATCAACTTCGGAAGTTTCATCTATCCAAACATCACGAACAAAAATTAGATCTCTTCTTCGTTTTACTAACCATACATAAAATAATATATACCATATTATTACTGTAATTCCAATAAAACCTAAAAATAGTAATTTGTCATTTTCTATCATAATTTTTTATATTTTTATTATACATTAATAAGGAAAATAGAGTCAAAAATTACTCCATTTCAAAATCCTTAAAGGCCTTATATATGAAGATAAATAGATATCTTACTAGAGAGAATTAATTGATATATAATAATGTCAGTTAGTTCTCTTTTTTTACTTTGAAGAGACAATAACAATAAAAATATAATGGAAAGAGAATTTAGATGTAGTCATTGTCAAAAAGAGCTTCAGATTCAAGGTAGTCTGAGGAAACGAGCTGATTGGTATATGATAAAATCGGAACTTTGGGATTTAGTTATAGAGAATAATAAAATTCCAAAAGATAAATGGGGACATACCTATTTATGTGTAGATTGTCTTGAACAGTTATTAGGTCGAAAATTATGTTTAGATGACTTATGGGTTAAAGATGGTAGAGAAATTCCAGCTAATTATTGGTTAATCAGGGAAGTTATGGAGACGGATCCTGAACTGGCTAAAACAAGAATAGATAACTTGAAGAAAGAGTTGGAGTATTTATTATTATCTCCATTTAAACCCAAAAAAGCAATTAAAGAAACAAGAGATCTGATTCAAGATTTAGAACAACTACCTCCTTTGTAACAGAAGAGGAGGTTTAGAGACAATTAAATTAACAAAAGTGCAACGTCCGAAGCAATTAGAGGACAGAAAACAATTAAGAAAATGAAAAACTTAAAAGAAATTTGGTCAGAAATTCGTTTAGATGCAGAATTGATCAAACAAAATTACAATGCAGAACTCTTAGGTATAGGAGTTCACGGAATGACTAGATTGGCAGTAAAACTTGAAGATGCTGATCTTGAATTCATACAAGGCTCGCTTAAAGAGCTCTATGTATCAGAGAACGATAAAGATTATACAGTTAGATCTTTCGTTCGATTTACAGAAAAGAATGAAGAAGGAAAATACGGAACTTATTATATGGTGAAAATTGAACACCTTAGAGATAGTGACAACTTTCGGTTTACATTACAAACGGGAGGTCCGGATCCAAATAAAAAGAAAAGACTTGGAGTGGATATGTTTGAATGTACATCAACCGAAATGAAGAATATAAGATCCTGGAAAAGTGTTTTATCAGGGTTTTCTTGTTTAGTGTAATTCTTTTTCCATTCTTGGCCGGGGATATAAAGTCTCCGGCTTTTTTAAACCAATCAAAAGAGATTTATTAACAATTTAAAAGAAAGGAATAAAATTATGATTACAATGAACATGAACAGTGATGAGATCTTTAAAGAATTGAAAAGAGATTATCAGACTATACTAGATGTAGTTAATAGAGAGGTAGATAAAAATAAACATAAAATATTAAAGATTTATCAACAAACGAAGTCTCCAGTTCCGTTTAAGGAGACGAAAATTATTAATGTATCAAGAAATCAATATCGGGCAATTATTAAAGCATGGCCTGATAAAGGAGGATTTTCAAACGGGACTACCATTTATACTATTGTAGATAATGGAATAACTGGAAAAAAGAATGCTATATTATTCCCATCACTTGATGTTAATTTGAGGAGTATTGTAATATTCGAAGCACATTTTATGAGAAGGTATCGCGAAAGATATCTAAAAATAGATAATATTAACTTTGAAAAGATTGTAGATATTTATCTAAGATCTAATCCTGCAATAATTACAACAATAATTTCTGAAGTTCAAAAAGAGGGAGAATGGAATTTAGAAGGAAAATTGAATGATGGAGTTGCCTTAGGAATTTTTCAGAAAGATACAGAATTTTTCCGTTTTATTACATATGTTAGTAATGAAATGTTAAGAGAAAATCAGATACATTTAACTGATGATTCTCCAACAGGACAAATACTTCAAATGTATCAAAAATTAAAACAGGAGGATAGATTTGCTTGGAGTAATGCTGTTTTATCAGCAGGAGGTCTTGAAGGAGTAAATGAATATTTTTAATGGAGGGGATTAATCCCCTTCTTTTTTCTTTCCTTAAAATTCTTATTAATGTATAAAAACTTAAAAGAAATGGAAGAATATAATGAAACATTTAATTTTCCCGAAGATATAGTAAGGAAAGTAGAGGAGAGTGTAGATGAAGAACAATTATGTAATGACTATGCTTATCTAATTGATTAAAACAAAAACAGGTTTAGTGGTTGAAAATATCGCTAAACCTTATTTTTCTTATATATGTAATAAAAACAATAAAATTATAAATGAAAACATTAGAAGAAATTTATAATAAGTATTTAACAACGGATCGTATAGAAAACGATCCAATAAAAGAAAAATTACTTAATAATTTTGCTCCAAAAAGTGAGGAATTTCTTTCAGCAGAATATATAAATACTGTAATTAATAATCCTTTAATTAATAAACAAGGACTTAAGAAATTATATAAACCGGGAATACCAATTATTCCCATTGATAGGTTTGATTTTTCTATTGTGGATTATTCACCTATTTTTCTTACACGAGAATTAGAAATTACTGAAGATTTAGGGAAATTAATATTTTCTGAAGTTATCGAAAATAATCCAGATACTTATACTTATAAACAGAAAATTGGTGAGTATGAGTGGGAGTGTACGATAGATCGCTCTATATCTTATTATAAAGTTATTTATAATTATGAAGTTCGTAATAAATATAAAAAATATTATGATGATTATATGAGAACCCAGAAGATATACATATATTATCTTCCTTCTTTTAATATTTTTAATAATAAGCCAATTGTTAGGGAAGTATATAAAGATCAATATAGTAGAGAATTTAAAGATTCTAAAGGAAAACGTATAACAATAGAGTGTAATTATTGTGTAGCGTTTTCAGAGAAGATGCTAGAAGAACAATTTAATGTTTTTAAACGTATTGGAATTAGAAATATGTCAAAGAGAATTACAAAGATGGAAGATAATATAAAGTCCTTGGAAAAAAGAATAGAGGAGCTTAATAAGAGTAAAGATGAGCTTTTAGAGAAGTTTTTCTACGAAGAGGAGAGGTTGAATGAATTATTTAAATTATAATAAAAGAATATGGAAAAGTACTTAGAATTATCAGATGTTATGTTAGTTCCTGATAATCTTAACCTAGGATGGACTAACTCTGGGAAACTTGATTATTTTGTTCTAGATGATCAGGAAGTTACAGGGGTCCCAAAGAGTTTACCTATTTTTACAAGTCCGATGGAAGCTATTGTTGGAGTTGATAATTGGAAAGTATGGCAAGATTCTGGAATTAAACCTATCCTCCCCAGAACTGTTGAACTTGGAACTAGACTTGAAGCATGTGGATTTATTTTTTGTGCATTTAGTCTTCAGGAGGTGAGAGAGAATTTTATAAATATAGATCAAAGAGGTTCAACTCAACAATTTCATATTTGCATTGACTCTGGAAATGGTCATGATGTAGCTCTTATGGAAATTGGACAAAGATTAAAACAGCTCTATGGAAAACAGGTTATCTTGATGGGTGGAAATATAGCTAACCCTAAGACCTACGAAGTGTATAGTGGCGCCGGATTTGATTATGTACGTGTTGGAATATCATCTGGTTCTTTAGTTGATCAAGATAAGTATGGATTTCATTATCCTATGGCATCTATTCTCGGCGCAATTAATTCACTTCGAAAATCAGGGAAAGGTAGACTTCGAGAAGTTAAAGTTATTGCGGATGGTGGTATTACTTGTCATTCAGATATCTTAAAAGCTATTGCACTTGGTGCTGATTATGTAATGATTGGTCGAGAATTTGCTAAAATCTTGGAAGCATCTGGAACAATTTACAAAAGAACAGTGAAGTCAGATCAGGATATTATCGAAGAAGTTCAAGAATTAGGGGGTTTAGTTAATATGTCTCCTATCGAATTATCTGAGTTAGATTTAGTTAGACAATATTTCGGAAATACTACCCCTGAGATGCAAGCACTTCGAGCTGGTTATTCAGATGTAAATTCTTGGAGATCATCAGGAGGAAAGCCAAGAGTAAAAGTATCGGATTCAGAGTGGACTTGGGTAGAAATTGGAACTACCCTGAAAGATTGGATACAAGGTTTGAAAGAATGTATTAACTATGGATTTATGATGTCAAACGCTAAGTCTTGGAAGGAATTTAGAGAAAATACTTTAGTTATTAGAGTAAGATGAAATTAGGTGAAGAAATAGATAAAGGTGTATGGGGAGAATATCTGAAATTAAACTCTTCAGTTCCGATAGTAGCTATTCGAATTCTTGAAAAATATTCGTTAGTAAGTTATAATTGGGATGATTGGAATGATTTTTATACTGATCTTAAAGAACAAATTATTTGGATGAATAATAAATACTTTCAAGATAATCTCCTTAATCCTCCTAAGATAATTTACAAAGAAGCACAACTTATAAAAACTATTAAAGAATCAGTTGAGTTTTATTTCTTTAAAGGACGTAGAATTTATACTGCATCTGAATTAAATATTATCGAATTGATATCTCATTGTGGAAGAAGAGGTATTATGTCTGGAGATATGTGGGAATTTTACAGAAAGGAGTGTATGCCTGTTAAGTTTGATGACCTAACTCACTTTGTTAAATGAAGACATATCTTTTTGTAAAAGAAATATCTGATTTTGATAAATTAGGAAATCCTATATTTTTCAGAGAATTTATGACAATTATTGCATCCTCCGAGAATGAAGCTTGGGAAAAATTTGAAGAACAACTAAGACCTAGATTTCCGAAAAGAAAGAATTATGAACAAGAATTCAAAAGATGGAAAATAACAGAGGAAGATATATTTTAATATTAAAATTGGATATACTTATTTTTACGAGTGAAATGAGCGATTGGTTTCCAATAACACTTAATAATTCTGGAGAGATTACAGATGAAAAACTTAAGGAGATTAAAGAATTTTTTCTATGTAGATGGAAATATAAATATCCACCTATTTTAAAACAAAAAGATTTTATCAAAGAACTTAGGAATACTATATCTGAATCTCGAGTGTTTTATGTTCCTTGGGGAGTTACAGCAGAAATAGTTATATCTAATTGGATTGATTATTTTTATCATAATAAACCAATTTCTCCTGAGATTGAAAAGATTTTTATTAACTCAAAACCTATAGAAAATTTATGGCAACTTTTTTGATAGACTTCGATGGCACTTGTGTTCCTAATCTTCCTGAACCCGGTTTTTCAGAGGTTGATACAGGAGCTGAAAGGGTTTTAAAAAGGATAGTTTCTGCTGGACATAGATTGATTCTTTGGACTTGTCGGAATAATTCTAGAAATAATCCATATAATTATATTGGAGGAAAATTTAGAACTGAAACATCATTAGAAGAAGCTGAGAGATGGTTTCGAGAAAGAGAAATTCCACTGTATTGTGTAAATGATAATCCAGAGGAAGAAGGTGTAATAGGATATGCAAGAAAAGTTTTAGGAGATTTCTTGATAGATGATACAGCTCTTGGAATACCTCTTAGATGGGGTGAAGCCGAGTATGTAAATTTCGATACTGGAGAAATAAAAACTATATATACCTCTTGTGTTGATTGGGAGGCTATTGAAACAATTTTAGAAAGAATGGGAATGTTATAGGAGTTATGGAAGTTTATAAAGTAGAAATAGAGGCGCCGGATATTGATTTTTGTTGGTATTTTATATTTGCTAAATCTAAGGAATCAGCTATTAAAATTTATGAAGAATATTCAAAATTTATTATATTACCGGCGCAAGGTACTGATATTCTAAAACTTGGGGAATATAGAGCCTTCCTAAAGAAATTTGGAAGGTTAATAAGATTCCCTGAAATAACTTCATCGTCAAAGATAGAAGGAATAAAAGTTGATTTAACTGATAGATCCTTTTCTTGGAAAAAGTCTTAAAACCTTACTTTTGAGATAAACCAATAAAATCCAAGAATCATGGAAAAAGAATTAAAACAAAAACAAGGAATTAATTATGTCAGAGAAGATGGAATCTTAAGAATTGGGGTTAAACTTGTAATATCTTCAGAAATTATCGGTTTTCCTGAAATTGAAAGAGAAAAGGAGTACAAAGTTACTAATGTTGAAAAAGTTATAAAATTGGATTCTCCTAAGCCAATTTATTACATAACTCTTGATGGGTTAGGTGAAAGAGTATATACAGATGGAATTTTTTCAATTGTCCCAACAAATTTCAATGTTTATAGATGGAAAGGATATTACATCTTAGCACTCTCTGAAGAACAAGCTCAAAGAATCTGGAATACGTGGATAGATAATTTAGAGATTGTAGCAGCTGATGGAAGACCTAAGATGTATAAGTTTGTAAATAACTTACAAAATCGAGGAGATCAAGAATTATTTCCTAGAATCATCCGACGGTTACATTCAGAATATTTATTCCCTTGTATCGTTGAAGACTTAGGATTTGAAAAAGAACCTGTTTATGTTTATAAATTTCCAGGTTAAAAACAAAAAGAAGACTGTGAGAAATCCGGTCTTCTTCTTTTTTGCTCCTTACAACGATTCAGAATCTTATTAATGATAAACACCGATATGTGTTTTGTTTGTTAGTATTAGTTTTTAAGGTTTAATAGGAATCCCTAGTCTGTGAAGATTGGGGATTTTTCTTTTTCTAAGCTTCAAAATCTTATAATTGAATAAAAACATTTAATTATTATAAATTATGGAAAATAAAACAATTAAAGATTTTAGAAGTTTTTATAAATCTCAGAATCCTTTTAAGATGACTAGTTTTGATGATAAACTTCATAAAATGTCAGAAGCTAGAGGAGGTTATATCAATCCATATATTCTTGAGGAGTCTGAAAGAAATATGTCTCAGCTAGATATTTTTTCTAAGCTTATGAGTAAACGTCAAATTTTCTTTGGTACAGATGTAAATTCAGATAGTGCAAATATAGTAGTTTCTCAATTATTATATCTAGATTCTGTAGAAAATGCAGATATTACTATGTATGTGAATAGTCCTGGGGGTAGTTGTAGTTCTGGTGCGGGAATTATTGATTCTATGGAATTTATTGATTCTGATGTTAGAACAATAAATACTGGATTATGTGCGTCTTATGGTGCTATGATTCTAATGTGTGGAACTAAAGGTAAACGTTCAGCACTTAGAAGATCTAGAACAATGATTCATCAACCACTCATAGGTCAACTATCTGGGCAAACTACAGATATTATTATTGAAGCTAAGGAGATGGAACGTCTAAGAAAAGAACTTTATGAAACTATTGTAGAGCAGACAGGTCAAACCTATGAAACTGTTGCAGATGCTTGTGAGAGAGATAATTGGATGACTGCACAAGAAGCATTAGATTTTGGAATTATTGACGAAGTTATCAGAAAGAAATAGAAATAGTAATCAAGAGAGTTGTTTGGAATTTCCAGGCAGCTCTTTTTATTTTTTATTATGGAAGAGAATAATATAATAAATATCCTATCAGATCCTGAGGTTTCATTGGATTAAAAATTTTATGAATACTGTAAGTTCTATCAAGAGTATATTACAACACCTTTTAATGATTCTCTTGAGCCTGTAGTTTCTGATGCAGTTCAGGAATTTTATCCAGAGTTTCATATTTTTCGAACTGTTTTTGCTTTAACAGGAGGAAAATTTAGTTATGAGATTTCTTTTACTAGACTTAAGGGGATATATAGATATTTTTCAAGTAAGTATTCTTTTGGCGGTAGAGAAATAGAAACACAGGTTAAAACATTCAAACATGATTTTACAAGAAACCTAGAAAAGAGTTTTAAAACTCTTTTGAGTAATCCTTTTATAAGTGATGGGAATGATGCAAGAGTAAATATCTCCGGGTTAGATAGCTTTTATAAAGGAAGTCTACCTTATGGACATAATTACACTACTTTTGAAAATAATGATGAATTTCCTTTACCACCTGAGAGAGATTGGAGGATCAAGGTTTTAGATATTTCGCTGTTTTCTTCCGGCCGTTTTGTAATTACTCCATATTTAACGAATTATATTATACATGATAATGAAGGATAATGAGTTTTTATTAAAAGTCTTATGTTCTGGATTAGATTTAAATAAAAAGTTTAGACAATATTGTAAGGTTCGATGGGAAAATAATACGGCCGAACTTATAACAGCGGATCCTAAGATAATTGAAGAGTTTTATCCTGAATTTTCTGAGCTATATGATTATTTCTTTAGTTTAGGAGAAGTAAAAGAACCGACACATCCAATTAATGAGAAATATCTTAATGTTTCGAGGATGCTATCATTAAAGAAAGACCTAGAAGAATTAGTTATGCCTTTTGGATTTATTTCAGGAAGTTCGATTTCTAAAAAGTTTATAGAGATTGTTAATATATCTAAATCATCTATAATAACTAACTTTTATACTAAAGATTATTTAATAACATCCTTTAGAAAAGCTTGGAAAGAAGTTGGAGTTAATAGGAATGAATTTTGGGAAGGTGATTTATTTTATATGTCAGGTGGTAAAATATGTTTAGTATTAGTAGATCTAGATAATAATAGATATATAGCAGTTAGTAGTAATTATGATTAGTTATATTTCAATTTATACTTCGGATGTAAAAAAAGGATTACAGTTGTATGAAAAATGTTTGAAAGTAAATCCAGAAAAACCACCTTTGTATGGAAAAGACCTAGAAATTTTAATTCCTTGGGCTGATTGGAATAATTATACTAATATTCTTTTTCCAACTCTCGGAGAACTTAGGTCTCTTGAAATTAAAGAGTATTTATGGGAGACAGATCAGAAATTAGAAATTTTATCTTCTAAAGCAATGGAAGGATTATATAAATCTAAGTATTTTGATCTCTTAGGTAATTTTATTGGAGTAAATCAACAGAATGAGTTTTGGTTTTTTGATGGAAATAATAGATTAAGAGATGTTTTTTCTATTCGTTTCAGTGATATTGGTACTGGTATCGTTATGGGTTATTCTTTAATAAATTATTTTGAATTAGGTTACGCTGTAGAAAAAGAAATATTTTATAGAAGATTTATAAATAGTGATCCGAAAAGATTTGAATCCCTTAATAATGTAATTAAAAATATATAAAAAATTATGAACGAACAAGAAATGGACTTTAGAATAAATTGTATTTTAGCTAGAGCTAGAAACATAATTTATTATAGAAGAATTGATAATCGTCCTAGATGTCAATATATTCACACAGTACGAGGACTTAGACAAGATACTAGAACTTTATCTCTAAGTCTTCCTGATACTGAAAAATATAAAGATATTAAGGAATTATTTGGAAGGATAGTAAGAACAATTCCTCCAAAAGTAAAATCGGAAGAGTGTGAGGAAGTTATTATGAAAATAGCAGAAATCCTTATGACTCCAGAAGAAATTCAGCAACTTCCAGTATTACCAATCTCAGAAGAACAAGTTTTCGATGAGTAAAAGTACAGATATAGAACAACTTAAGACTTTACTCTTCATTTTAAATAATGAGGGTTGGTGTATTCAGACTAAATTTGAAGCTTTTGTTGATTATCCTAGAAAATCTGAGATCTTAGATATTATTGATGATTCACCTTATTCTGATTTTATAGATATCTTTTATCAGTATGGGGAAGAATTATGTATGAACATTAATTATGATGTTTTATATGCAGCCTATGATCTTAAGAAATCTTTAGGGTCAAAAGAGTATAAGGAATATGTTAAATCTATACGGAAATGTATTGAAATTATGGTAACTGATTATAAAGTTAGTAATATCACTGCTTCTGTTAATCCTGTATTAAAAGACCCTCGTGAAAATTTACAAGGTTATTATGGAACTATAAAAATATCTTCAATTGATAAAATATTCTTAAATGGAATGAAACCTCAACTCAAAATCGGTTTTTCTGATTATATTGATTTCCTTAAAGTAATATTTCGGAAAGACTGGAAGTTTGTAATAGATGGCAATAAAAATAAATTATTCATATATAAAAGAACAGCATGACTAGTAGTAAAAGAAAAAAAGAAAGACGTCATCAGAGATATCTTAGAAACGTTAGAAAAGAAGTAGAGTATAAAAAAGAAGCTTGGGAATCTGGAAAATTAATTGAAGAAAATCATAACCAAGGACCATATTCTGCTGGTTATAGTATTGAACTTGGAGATAGATTGTATAATATTATTCAGTCTTACAAGGAACAAGCTTATCAAAATCCAGAATGTCCGAGTGGAGATAATGATTTTATGCTAAAGAAATTTAGAATGTATAGAATGAAGATTCGAGATTTCATCTTACATTATAATCCAGATATTCCAAAGACTAATGCATATGAATATTTGAAATCAGCAATAGAAACTTATTGGGATCGACCAGAAAAACTACTTTTACTATTATGATAACATTAGAAAAATTAAATTTTACAAAAGAATCGATTATTTCAGTATCAATTGAAAAATCAATTATTGTAGAAGAAAAGTATCGATTTTTTCCGAAATATACAAAGAAATTCCTTGGGTTTATCAAATGTCATAAAAAGAATTATATGAAAGATATGATTTACCCACAAGAATCTAGGGAGTATAAAAATGTTGAACCAGGACAATCTATAAGACTTCCAAATTCAATATTTTATTGTAATGTTATGGATGGAATGATTGGAGAAGATATGTATTCTGATGGATCTTATAAAGTATATAGACTTCCATATATTATAATAAACTATAAAAAGGATGTGTATGGGAAGAGTATAGGGAGAAAGGAATATACATTTAAAACAGAAAAAGAATTAAATGAATTTCTTGATCTATTATATGAAAAAGGTCTACTTACTAATAAAGATTTATTTTATGATAGAACTTCAAGTAAATTAATAAAAAATGTTAAATTATGATGAAAATAGAAAAATTATTTAACTTACCTTACTCGATTAAAGATTATAGAGTTACAAAGATAGAAATAAATCCAGAATCATTAAAACTTGAAGATCATAAGTTCTACTTTGTTTATGAAGAAAAGTACACAACAGAGAAAAAAGTTTTTGGATTCTTTAAGAAAACAGAAACACAATCTAAGATGCATAATAATGTAGTGGTTACTGGAGGAAGTTCGGACACCGAAATAGTAAAGAATTTTAATTATCTTAAATGTATTCCAGGAAAAACAATTCTTGATCTTTACAGTTATACTAATATTTCAGGAGAATGTTTGATTTCAGAGTCTCAAAATCAGGATGGTTCATATGATTTAGTAAGACTTCCATATGTCAAATTAGCTTTTACATATATCGGAGAGTCTCATTATCATCATACAACAAATATAGTCTCATTTAGTAATAGTGATGATATAACAAAGCTTTTGAAAGATTTAGTAGATAATAATTTAATATCTGATGAATTATTTCAAGATAAAGAGACTACAGGGTTAATTACAGATGTTTATAAATATATTAAAAACTATATAAAAAATGGTAAATGATGATATTCTTATAAAATTCGCTAGAAAAAGAGGTTTCTCTAAGACTTGGCCAGATCAAGTTAATAAAATGAAGTCTAGAATGACAGAAATGAAACTTGGATTTCCAGGAATAGGAAATGATCATCTTAGTCTTATGGAATATCAAAATCTAAAACCTGGTGAGATATTTATATATGATCCTTATGTAGAATCAGGTGCAATTGGAGATGAAGCTCCTTTGATGTTAAAGATTTTAGATAATGGATTGTGTTATATAGAAGGTATTGGAGTTGGTTTAGATAGTCAAAGAGATCCAGAACGTATAAAGTTTAGATGGAGAGATACAATTCAGCTTCCACCACTTCCACCGGAATTTTTAGTATTTAGAGTAGATCCAAGACCGACTTTAAATGGAGGTCCAGGGTATTACTATTTTTACAAATCTTATCGAGATTTTAGATACTAATGGAAAATAAAAGAATTACTAAGATTTTCGAAAATATATGTAAAGAGCTAGGGAAAGGGTCATTTCAATATTATTCTACAGTTGTTAAGACTCATTATCTACAACTAACTGGAGTAAGAATTCCAACAGTATTCTTAATTCATTCTGATGAGATAGGACCTGATGCTTCTAAAGTACCTATGTATATAATTAGAACTGAACCAGAAGGTGAACTTCCAACTGAAGAACTTATCACCATATCCTATGAAGATATTGAGAATTATATATATCGTTACTTAGCAGCATTATGATAAATCTGAAGAATATAGTTAAAGAAATATCAGATGTTTTTGGAGATCCTTTGTATGTTGCTAATGATTATCCTGATCAAATAACTTTAGTATATTCATCTATGGTTTTATTTGAACTGAAAAGAGAATCTTCAGATATTATCGAATATACTATAATTTATTTAGGTACTGGTGAATATAAAATGAAGAAAATAAAAACGACAACTGAAAAGGTGATCTTAGATTCGATTCTTAATTCAGTTGCTGAAGGATTATAAAAATAATAAGAGAGGTCTTGACTAATTAAAAGTCAAGTTAAATCCTCTCTTATTTTCTTTTTTTATCCCATTACAATAGATGTATGAGCTACTTCTTTTTCTTTATACTTCACTGTATTTTCTACAAATGTTTCCAACTCTTTCCGATAAGCATTTTCTGCTTTTAGTATCATTCTTCCTCGTTGAATTCCTTCTGAATAAACTAAACGTTTAGCTTTAGATTCAGCGATACGTCTTCCTTTTGTCTCATCGAATTTATCATCTTTGTGACAACGGGCAACTGTTATAACTTCGAAAGGTTCCAAGAATCTCTCTTCTCCTTCCCATGTAAATCGAAAATTGTTTTGACCAGACTTTTTGTCATCTAATTTTGCAGTCATAACACAAGTTACTGTTCTTCTTTTTTCGCTCACATAAAATTTTGTAGATAAAAATCTTACTTTCATAGTTGTTTATTTTTTTTATTAATACATTTATAAGGAACTCGGGGTTAGTACTTTAAAGTAAACTCTCCATGTCATTTTCCATTTCACGAATTTCCATACTCTAAGTTTTACTCCAAATTTCTTAGCTCTTCTGATATAATGTTGTATTATTTTTCTTTCATCATAGATCCTACATCCATAACGTTCTTTTGCTAAGTTTTTATTACTCATTATTCCTCGTTTATCTCCGAAAGTCATGATTAATCCCCTATTACAAATCTTAATTGCATTATCAAAACATTTCATTGGAGTATTAAATGGATCTAGATCTACAACGTCAAATCCATATTCTTTCTCATATAATACCCTAACAAGATCTTCAGCAGGAAAATGTAATTTAGCTGGATAATCTTTATTTATATCATTCGTTAATACTACTCTTCCCTTTTCATATTTTGTCCAAAATGACTTACTCCCTGAATAAGCATCTAAGATAGTCATTACTCTATCTTCTTTTTCAAGATATTTTAAGAATTTATCGTTAAGATTATATTTTTCTTCTATATGACCCTTATTATAAGTTCCATTTTCTGTTCTAAACTTAACACATCTATTTCTAACAGATGTTTCAGTTCTAGATATAGATTTAGCGATTAATCTATAAGATATTCCTAGGTCATTAAGTTTCATAATGTATGATAACTCAGAGTGGGTGTATTTATCATTTCTTTTCCTCTTCTCAAATAATACTGGAAGTTCTTTGATAGATTTCCCACTAATTTTACCTTCTTTTAGATTTTTAATACTTCATTTTCAAAAATTTGTTCTAATCTTTCCATTCTTTTAAGTTTTTATTTCAAGTATAAGATTCTCAGGCCAAAAAAAATAAGCCCGATCTTCGCAGACCAGACTTATTGACTAAAGCAATTTTCATTAACAATAATTTCCATATATAAGGTTTTTAAGGGAAATGTACATAAGAAAGATATAAAACTCTAATAGCCTTAACTATGATCAAAGAAAATTAAAATGAGAATAAAAGATTTAAGATTAAAAAATTTTTTCGCATGTAAAGAAGAAATATCAATAGGATTTTCTCTGACTGGACTTACAGAGTTAATAAGCAGTGATGTTGATTACAAAGTAGATATATCCTTAGATGAATTTCTCAAAGGAATTGGTAAATTTTTACTGAAAAAAGTTAGTAAAGTAGATTTTAGACCGTATGATCCTATAGAACCTATTGAGATGTCTATAACTCTTTGTTCTGAAGATTATGATATAGGATATAGTGTTATCTTTACGTTAGATGAGTTTATATCTGAATCCCTTGTTGTAGATCAAAAATTAGCTGTATATGTAGATCAATATGAAATAAGTATAGGAGCAGGATTTAAAGGAACTGGGGAGGATGAAGAAATTTTATTAAATTTATATGAAGTTTATAAATCAACAAAATTTATTACTTCTTTTATTTCTAATTTATCCTATGACTATCCTAATATATCTTATGGAATAGGTAAGTTTTTTGAAAAAGATTTAATAATAGCTGATTCAGGTGAAGGACTTAAATGGGGTATTGATCCATTTATTGAAAAACTCATGAAATATCCTGAATCAGTTCAAGAGAAAGTAAGAAATATTATTCCTGATTTAGGTTTTGGAATAAATAAAATAACTGAAGACTGGAGGATAATAACAGATCATGATCCAACTGGATTATTAAGTATAATTGATCATGGATCAGGATTTAGAATTCTTATGTATATGCTTCCTATAATATTTAGTATTATAGAGGATCCTGAAGAAAGGTGTTTATTTATAACATCAATGTCGGGTCTTCATCCAACTCTTAAAAGGGGTTTGATAGAAAATATTAGATGTGAACTAGGAAATAAAAACTCACAAATATTATATAGATTATGAAATTATTAGAAAAAGGAAACAGAATTACATTGTTTGAAGGTGGTATTGTAGTAGATGAAAATTTATTAAAATATAAAAATCTAGTAAAAGATACAACCGAAAAAGTAACTTTAAGTTCAAAGGAAGACCTTAAGGAATCTGAAGTAAATATAAATTTTAATAGAATAGTAAATACAGATCCTGATTCAATAACTCCAGGACAATTTCTTTTCTTAGAAGGTGAGAAAGAAATAGAAGCTACAGATAAAATTCTAAAAGGTTTATCTAGAGTTAAGGAATTTCTTGGAGACTCAAATGCTAGGAAATTTAATATATCAATTTCAGAAAAGCTATTAAAAATTCTGAAGGAAAATAATTCTTTAATCTCAGGTAGAATTCGGAATCAAATTTTCGTAAATAATAATGATGATTCTGTTAAATATGTTAATACTAATATGAATTCTTCGGGGAATAAGAAAGAGAAGAAAGGTTTCTTAGAAAAATTATTTGGAAAGAGAAAAAAGACAATTACTGAGGATAAGATAGAGGAACCGAAAAAGCTGTATGAAATAAATGTAATAGAATTGTTTGATCAAGTTAAGATATTAGCTGGAAAAGAAAAAGAGTTTAAAGAACGTACTGAAGCTTATATGAGCTTAATTCATAAAGCTACTGTATTAAATCAACAAGCTCAACTCGAAAAATTAATTTCAGAATTAGTTATACATATTTATGAATCAGTTCTAGCAGTTTCTGGAATTAATCATTATATTACAATGTCGGATCTAGTAACTCTTCAGAAAAAATGTGAAAAACAACTTGATATTGATTATATTAAGAATTTCACAAGAGTAATTCCAGATTCAGTTGCTGAAAAGAAAGTACTGGCAGATAATTTACAAGTATTTGATAACTACGTAATTCTGTACTATGATCCTACCGGAAAATCATTCAGTTTAACAGAATATGAAAAAGCTGAAGAGGAGAGAATTAAAAAGGATCCAATTCTATTTGGTGTTATTAAAGATTCGGATAAATTATATTATATTGATTCCTGGATAGATGATCTTTGTGATTTAACATGGGATCAAGTAGTAGAGAAATTAAGTGAAGATAAAACACTATGATTGAAGATAAAGAATCTTTGCAGAAAAGTTATAATATGTTTTTTGATGAACTTCCAGAGGATGTTAAAGAAGTTCTTGGAGAAATGGGTTTATCTGAAAAGACAGCTATGCCAGAACTTTTGAAGTGGCATAAGAGATACTTACGTCTTAGTGCTCTTTACAGTTCTATGAAAGAATCTAAACTGCCCTTAATGAATGGAACTTATATGCTTGTGTCGAAACGATTAGCATTTGTAAGATCCATTTGGGGTATTTATTATGATATCTTGGATGGCATCTCTCATAATGATCCTACTTTGTCAAAAGAGTTATTAAGATTAAAACAAAAAAAGAGAAAAAATGAGTTGTAGATTACTTGAAAAATACTTTGCAGAAAAACATGGAAGTAGTATTGACAAGAGTTTTAGAGGAATACCTATTGGAATGAGTCTATATGATTCATTGAATTTCGTGTATGGATCCCTTAGAATATCTACTTATGACAGTTCTTGTTTAATTATAATTAATGATAGTCGAGTTGATGAAGAAGAGAGATCTTTTATTTGGAGTAGAGTTTCACATAAATCTGTTGGTGAACTTATAACTAGTGGAATTTATGAAGGTGATATTTTAATCCATGAAGATTATCCAAAGTATCTTTTCGAACTTCAATATATTAATGGAGGATGGAAACCTTGTGTAATTTATGGAAGTGAAGGAACTCCAGAGTTAGGTGGTTTTCCTGGAGATCTTAGAGAATATGAGGTTCATTCATGGAAATATGAACATCACCTTTGGTATGCAGATTCCTCAATGGGAGTTAAGAAGCCTAGAGAAGATCTTATTTTCTTAGGGTCTATTGAAAAAGATACTGATAATCTTTTTTTAACTCCAGGAGATGATGGAATATTTAGAGACTCTTTAAATATATTTTTTGAATCTGATATGGGTGATTATGGAAAGATAATTATTACAGAAACCATTTTTGCAGAAAACTTTCATACCTGTACTTATCCAGAAAAGACTATTAAAGATGCAATAGAATGGAATCCAATAGTTGGAGATTTGCTTAGAAAAAGAAAATTAATAAGTTTTTAAAAAAGCCTATGGAATATTTATTTATAACTGTTGTAATACTGTTATTAATAACAGTATTTATACTTGTTAAAGTTAAAAATCGATTGAAAAAAGATAAGCCGAATATATTTTTCGTCTTACCTTCAGTTATGGCTATATTTATTGTATTTTTTGCATTTACTTTAAATAAGCCAGTAGATACGAAAATAGTTGAACATTCAGCTAGGTATATAAAACATTACAGTAATTGGATAGAGAAAGTAATTGGAAAAGATATTACTCATGAAGATGTTTATTACTTAGTTTATGATGATTTTGATACCGGTGAAGAAGTAGAAATTGAAATATCAAAAAATACTTTTACATATTTTCAAGGATTATGGAGAAATAAAGAAGATATCACACATCCACAAAATAAAAATTGGCATATGTGCAGATCTAAATGGAATAGTAATCCGGAAACTGCATTGATATTTTCAAAACCTACTAGTTACTATAATTATATGAATAATATTTTACCGATCTATAAGTTATATGATGTAGATATATCAGAAGCTTTGAAGAAAAGATTATTTATAAGATATAATATTGGTAGGATCGTAAATTCAGATAATATTTTAGAACCTAGACAAAATTTCGTATATGGTATCAATATTCCTGATTCTCTAGAAAGAAAAATTGGCTATATATGTTCCCTAGATCCTATGTTCAGACCTATTCTTTTAGTTTGGCAAAATAGCTATAAGAATAAAACAGAACTTCAAAGATCATTCTGGTCTGGAGGAAAAGAAAATGAAGCAATATTTTGTATAGGTATTGATGAAAATGATACTATAACTTGGTCTGGATCTTTTAGTTGGGATAGAGATAAAAAGTTTGAAAAATATATTTTGGAAAAATCTCTTAAGCCTGGAACAAAGTTAGACATAGAAAATTATTCAGATTGCCTACTTGATGGGTATCAAAAAGATTATTGGAATCATATTGAATTAGATTCTTATAATTTTATTCAAATACCTTTTATGAATTTAATTACTATAATTATATCTGGATTTATAGTAATTCTTAATCTAGCAATTATTATAAGAGTGTATAAGAAAGCTGAACAACAATAAAATATTACTACCTTGGAGAAAATAAATCTTCCAGGGTAGTTTATTTTCCTTATATGTGATAAAAACAATAAACAATTATGAAGAAAATTGATTACGAAAAAGCAGTCGAATTATTAAAAGAAGTAGTTCAAGATTGTAAATTCAAAGAAAAAATCTATCTAGTTGGTGGATGTGTTAGGGATTTAGTTTTAGGAAAAACTCCAAAAGATATAGATCTTTGTATTGATTATCCAGAAGGAACAGATCTTTTTATAGATTTCCTAAAAACAAAGCCTGAATGTTCTGGTTTCGTTACTTATAATAGATTTAAAACTGGGAAATTTTCATTAGACATAGGGGCCAATAAAAAGATAGATATAGAGTGTGTTGTACCTAGAGTTGAAACTTATAATCAAGGACCGAGAAAACCAGATACAGTACAACAAACTAATATCACAGAGGATGCTTCTAGACGTGATTTTTGTTGTAATGCATTATATAAAAACCTATTAACTGGAGAGGTATTAGATCCAACAGGGAAAGGTTTAGATGATTGTAAGAATAGAATCTTAAGAACACCTCTTGATCCCGAACAGACTTTTAAAGATGATCCTCTTAGAATGTTAAGAGCAATCAGATTTGCTTGTACTAAGATGTTTACTATTTTCGAGGAAACATACTCTAAGATTGATAATATTCCAGAATATTCATCTCTTAGCATGGAAAGGATTAGAGATGAGTTTACTAAGATTCTAATGTCAAAAAATACAGTATGGGGAATTCGAGAACTAATTGGAAGATGTCTTATGTGGAGAATTTCTAAGATTTTTCAATTAAATATTGGTTTCGTACAGAATAATAAATATCATGATAAGACTTGGGGTGAACATTCTCTTGCTGTATTAGATCATGTAATTCAAGGTGGAGCGGATCTTGAACTTAGATTAGCAGCCCTTTTTCATGATGTTTCTAAGCCAATATGTTATCAAGTAAAAGAAGATGGATCATTTTCATTTCACGGACATGATAAAGAGTCAGCAGAAGAAACAAGAAAAATCCTGATTAATCTTAAATACCCAGGAGAAGTAATTGATAAAGTTGTTTTCCTAGTTGAGAATCATATGTGCATTAAACAACTCTATGATTATTCTCGAGGACTATATACAGGAAAACCAAAGAAAACTCGTCAACTTATCAGACTTCTAGGAGATAACTTGATAGATGAGATGAAGTTAATTGAAGCTGATAATATGAATCATCGACCTTGTTGGAATATGCCTGGTCAAACTGAATCATTTCTCTCTGAGGTAGAAAGAATAAAAAATCTTCAACCTACTACGAATTTTACAGTTCCGATTACAGGAGAATGTATAATGACAGAATTTAGATTAACCTCTGGAAAAATAATTGGAGAAATAAAACAAATTCTTCAAGATTATTTTGATGAAGATCCGGGACTATCTACGCCGGCCGATTTATTAGAGAAATATAAAGAAGAATTTAGCGGTGAGTGTTTATGGTTTGTTAAAGAAGGAGATAAGTATTTATGTTTTTCTAAAGAACCAAAGAAAAGTGAATATGGATACTGGAACACTCCCGAGTATGAAAAACTTGAGGTAGATCCATCCGAAGTGGTTATAACAGATATATCCACCGCTTCTGATCACTTTATATATATTCCGGCCGTATTTTGTCCTAGAGTATGGAGAAAGAAAGCTAGACAGTTAAGGGCACGAGAAATCATGAAAGAAGTAATAAATAAAGTATTCGAACTACCTCAAGAATTCAGAGAAGATTTTAAAAACTTAGAATTGAGATTAGATAATGCCCCAGATGTATATGCTAGGGTGAAGTGGAACGATAATACTATAGAAGAATGGATGTAAAAGTTTATCAATGTGTTATACAAAATGTATTCACAGTATATTATACAATACTTACAGAATCAAATTCTATAGAAAAATTTACAATACCTTATGTAGATTATGGTAGATTTGAATTATTTGCAGAACCCGGATTTAGTTTTGAAATTGTACAAGATGAGGTAAAATTAAAACCATACTTAGAAAAATTCGAGAAAGAAAGACCAATACAATTAATGGATTTCTCTAAAGTAGGATTAGTTTTAGCATCCCCAATTGACCGTCCAAAAATTTCAAATCTTAATTCTATGTCAAAAAGACTTTATAAAGATCCAATGATACAACTTTCATTTGTAATGGATGTAGAATCGTTGAATAAACAACCAGGAACCCGATTAATCAGGGAGTACGAATTAAACTCATTTACTAGAAAAGATATTCTGACTTCTGTGGTTCCTATCCCTGAAAAGAAATTTAAAACTGTAACGGGATTTCTAAAAACTATAATCTTTCGAAATTATCTTATAGATACTGGAAAAATTACTGGAGAACCAAAAATAAATTTAAAATGGGGGAAGTAAGTATATTATTAAGTTATATAAATTTTAAAGGAGCAAAATACACTTACTTAGAAATTTCTTCTTCAAATAAAGAAGATTTATTATATACTTTTCCATTTTTACACTCAAGATATATTTTATCTAGGAATAATTATAAAAATCTTTTTGATAAAACTTATGTGTTAAAATTTTTTGAAGGAATTCAATTAGAAAAGGATGTACGTCTAGCTTCTTTATCTGAGGTATTTTTATATTTTGTTACAGAAGGGTATATCTGTAAAAAACTTTCTAATAGAAAAATAATAAATATACTAAATCGAGAGAAAAAATTAATCTATACAGATTCAAGATTAAATATTGCAGATAGAAATAATAGCATTTGTTGTAGGAAAGAATATTTACCTGAAGTTTCTTTATTTGAACTATTGAAAAATCTAAAGATAGTAGATAGAGAATTTTGTTGTAAATCACCTGAATTTGTTATAAATCTTCTTTATCGAAACTATCTAATTGACAAAGGAATTATTAATGAACCAAGAATAATTTAACATGAAACCAGAAGAATTAGTAAAGAAAACAAAATTAGACCGAATTACTGGAACTAGATCTGTAACGCGTACAGATGGGTATATGTTTGTAGAACTTTCAGAAGGAGATAAAAAAGACTTAGAAACTATTGATAATCTAACAGGGAAAACACTTTATATAGTAGAACATGGTGCATCTCAAGTTATGGATCTCTTTGAAGAAGGAAACTCTCAAGTAGTCATAGATGATTCTACTGGAAAAACAGGTTTAGCTGTAGATGCTATTGATATTTCTGGAGATTTTATGTTATATCAAGTAAAAGATACAAATAAACCAGATACTTTTAGATGGTGGAATACTAAGGTTTATATAGATGCCAAACGAGTCGATCTTCCATTTCTTAAGACACCGACCTTAGGAAAAGAATCAAGGATTTATATAGTTGTAACTGAAGATTATGAGATTTATGAGTTTCCGAAGTTAATGTATCCAAATCCTATAAAAGATTTCTTTAAATGGTTGAAAAAGAAAAAGAAAATTTCGATAAAAGTAAAATCAATATATGATCGAAATGAATCCTTTGAGAATTGTTCGGGGTGGGTCCCAAAAAGAAATATTAAAGGAGAAGGAGAAATTCTTGAGTACATAAAAGAACTTGAAGGTGATACTAGTTGGAGGAGTTGGTGTAGTAATTGGGCTAACAAATTTAAAAACATAAAAGATATAACTATTACTCAAGAAGATATTAATGATTATATCTCTGAAGCAAAAAATAGATATAAAATTTACCGATGATTTCCTTAATAATGTGATGATAAACATAATAAAAATTAAACAAATAGAAAAATGAAAGATTCATCAAAATTTGAATTATCTCAAGAATTAAAAAAGTTTTTCGAGAAAGCTCATGAAGAAGTAGTCTCGTTTATGGGAAAAGAAATATCATTAGATCATATAGTTTCTCAGATAGTTATAACTTATCTAGATAATGAAGGTGATATTCCAGAACTAAGAGATTATCTAAAAGATCTGTTTATCGGAAAACCTAGTACAGAGGAAGATCTTAGAGAATTTATAATGGATGTAGTGGCCGAAATTAGAGAAGACAATAAATTTACAGCGCCTTCTGAATTGTATACTGGCGCTGATTCAATTGTCTTGTCTCCAGCCATTAATTATATCTTGGATAAACTGACAGATATAAATTTAAAATCTGAGATGACTGATGATATTGATACACTAGCTTTCCTTATGTGTTCACTCCCAGAAGCAGAGTTCAGTAAGATTGCTAAGTATCTTGTAAATGAATTAGACGCCGATGCAAGAGACCTCACGAGTTTATTTTGGAAGATAAATGACTTCGATACGAAACTTGGAATAAAAGATCAAGAAGATAACCGTGAGGAAAATAACGGCGGCGAACTAAAAGAAAAAACTCTCGATTATAACCAAGGCGACGAAGACTCAGAAAAACGTCGTGAAGAGGAAGATCGAGAATTTGAAATGGCTGGACAAGGAAGTAATGAGCCTCTAGTTTCAGGTGATCCTAATTCAACTACACCATTCTTAGATCAATACTCAACCAATTTATCTAAACAATGTAGATCTGGACAATTTGATCCAGTTATTGGAAGAGAGAAAGAAATCTCACAAGTTATTGAAATATTATCTTGTAGAAAAAAAAGTAACTGTGTATTACTTGGATCCCCTGGAATTGGTAAAACGAGTGTAGTTGTGGGATTAACACAAGCAATAGAATCTGGAAATGTACCACGCGAATTAAAAGGAAAAGAAGTTCGTACCTTAGATATCATGGGAATGGTCAGTGGATCTACCTTTAGAGGAGATTTTGAAAAGAAGCTTCTTGAGTCTCTAAGAGAGCTTGTAGAACATCCAGAAATAATCGTATTTATAGATGAAATGCATCAAATTTTTGGGGCTGGATCCAATACGCCCGGATCAGGCGATGCAAGTAGTTTACTTAAACCTTATTTAAGCGGAACTGCAGGTAAAATAACAGTTATAGCAGCAACGACCGATGATGAATATCGAAAATTCATAGAAAAAGATGGAGCTCTTAAAAGAAGATTTCAAGAGGTTCAAGTAGAGGAACCTACTCTAGAAGAGACGAAAATTATCTTAGAAAAAACGGCTCCTAAATATGAAGAGTATCATAGAGTTAAATATACTCCGGAAGCCATAGAAGCTTGTGTTAATTGGAGTAATTTATATATTAATGATAGAAATCATCCAGACAAAGATATTGATATTATTGATATAGCGGGATCTCTTACTAAGCTTAAGAAGGATATAGATACTAGTTCTATAGATAACTTAGAAAAAGCAATTGATAATATCGTCAAAGAGAAAATTGAGTTAGTAGAAAAGCAAGATTTTGATGAAGCTCAAAAAAGGAGAGATACTGAATTATTATTGAGAGAAGAGCTTAAAAAGGAAAAATCTAAAATTGATCAAGAACTTAATGATCCTTCTGGTTGGTCTAAAGTAACTGTAGATGAAATAGCTTCAGTAATTTCTAAAATGTCAAAAATTCCTATTGACAAAATTCGTAGTACTTCTCGAGAAAAACTTAGAGAAATGAGAAAATCAATGGAAGCAAAAGTAATAGGGCAAAATGAAGCAGTTGAGAAGTTATCTATAGCACTTAATCGTCAGTTCCTTGGATTAAAAGATAAAAATAAACCAGTATCTTTCTTATTTACAGGGTCAACTGGAACTGGAAAAAGTTACTTAACAAAAATATTAAATGAATCACTGTTTTCAAATCCTAAGAACTTAATTAGAGTTGATTGTAGCTTATTTACTCAAGAGACTAGTGCAAATTCTTTAATAGGTGCTTCAAGTGGATATATAGGATATGGAGATAAAACAGTATTTCATGATGTTAGGAAAAGACCATTTAGTGTGATTCTTTTTGATGAAATTGAAAAGATGCATGAAAATGTAATTAATACTGTATTTCTTCCTATTTTAGATGAAGGTCAGATTACTTTATCGGACGGAAGCTTAGTATCATTTAAGAACTCGATCGTGATTTTTACATCAAATATTGGAACACGAGAGCTTAGCAATAAGACAAATCTTGGATTTTCTAAAGTATCTGGAATCGAAAGTGATAAAGAAGATGAAAGCATTGTTATGAAAGCTATTAAGAAGAAATTCAGACCAGAACTTATAAATCGATTAAGTGATATTGTATTTTTTAGATCACTTGATAAAAATGATCTTTATAAAATATTTGATCTTGAATTAGAAAAACTTAAAGATAGACTCTCAGAGAATAAATATACTTTAGAGGTTTCTAATAAGATGAAAGAATATGTAGTGTCTCAATGTGATCTTGCTTATGGAGCTAGAGATCTTCAAAGAGAAATTGTAAGGAATATAGAAAATCCAATTTCTAATGAACTTGTATATTCTGATTCTACTGGAAAAAATATTATAGTAGATATTGATGAAAATAATAAATCAATTATAAAATTTAATACAGCAGTAGAATTTGATATTAAGAAAAAAGAGAAAGTGATATCTTGAGATAAATAAAAATAATAAGACTTAGGTGTGAAATCCTAAGTCTTTATTTTGCTTCCCTGAAAATCCAAAAACCTAATATATGAAAGAACATTAGAAAAATTTATAAATAAAATTATAAATCGATCTAGTGTTCTTTTGTTTTCTAACATTTTAGGTTTATTAGGGAAAAGTAGGAATAGTAGAGATCCGGAAACTTTATTATCTTCGAAATTCCCTTCTTGTAAAATCTAAAATGTAAATAATAATTAAACTATTAAAAAATGTTAGACGACCTATTAGACACAGAAAACAGAGCTATAGAATCCTCTGTATCACAGGATAAGGTGAATAATAGTAACCTAATAGGAAGATGGAGACTGTTACTTATGTATTTTCTGAAGATAAGAAAACTCTATTAGGTGCTTACTTTAATGATTTAAATAAAATGAGTGAAAGATTTAAATTTAGTAAAACGTCTATTCAGAGTCATATAAAATCAGGAAAACCTCTTAAAACGGGAGAATATATTTTAAAAGGACCAGAAGCAGTTAAGTTAGTTCTTAGTCTAGAACATGGTACTGCAGGAGATTACAAACCAGAAGACAATAAAAATAACACAGAATCCGCTTAAAAATCTTATATATGAAAAATAAATAAGAAAACTATGAAAAAGATATTAGGATTTATCGCAATTATTCTCGGTTTAATAGGATGTTTAGTAGCCTGGATGAAGGAGAATAAAAGAAATTGCTACAAAGAGGCGGGTTTAATTGATAATGAAGAAGTTATTAATGATGACTTTCCTCCTGTAAATGAATAGAAAAATAATAAGAACTTAGAGTAAAATCTAGGTTCTTTTTTTTATTTGTATCAGAGAAGAAAAAATAAAACTACAGGATTTCTCTTGTAGTTTAGAATTATTTATATTTTTTAAATTACGTGGCGGTGATCGTTACAGTAAATCGCATAGTTTACAAATCTATAATTTAGTAGTAACTAATAACATGAGCCGCCACGTATTTAAATTTAAAGTTCGGAGATCAATGCAGTATTAAGCTTGCATTCCATATAATAATTAGTAGTAACTAACATTGTAAGCCGAACTCGTTCTTTATTTAAAAATATAAAATCATCTTTTTCTTTAAAATTCTTTTTCATACATTAATAAGAATTTCGGGGTTTCTGAGATTCCCTTTTTTTACATAGAAAATAAAAGTAGTAAGCTTTGATGTCTTACTACTTTATCTTTTTTATTGTCTTTTAGATTCGTTCTCTATATGATTAAATGTATATTTATATCTTCTTTTGAACGTATCCCAAGGAGTATGATCACGATAGGCATAACCTCCCCAATTATTCTGAAAATCTAGGTCTGCGCTATGTATTGCTTCCCATACTTTTCTTGGATTAAATCTAAAATTATAAATAAACACTAAAAACACGATTGGTACTACAATTACCATCTCAAGAAGAATTCCTATAATAACTAGAATTCCCCAAATTAACTTGTGTAATCTTAGTAGTTTAATCATCGTCGTCCTTTCTTTTTGATTTTCTTTTAATAGACTTACCGCTAAGAATTTCTAACATATCTTCATAGTTAGGAATTCTATAATTAATAAGAGCTATCGTTTTTCTTCCTTCTTTCAATAATTTTTCGAGAAGGGCGAGTTCTTCTGATTTGTGTTTATTTTTCTTATCTTCTGATGTAGGATGTTCTTTTCCATAACACTTAACTAACTCTGCATCATAAGATTTTTTCCGTTCTTCCATGACTTTTTCCATTTCACTAGAAGATTTCAAGCAATTTTCATATTCTTCTTGAACTTCTTGCAGTAATTTGGCTCTCTTCATTGAAAGTTCCTCATATAATTTCTTTTGTGAGGGTAATTTTTCATTGAGCTCACATAATATCTCTTTCTGAGATTTTAATACTGTTCCCCTAGATTCTTCACTAGAAAATGTTGCTTGATGTGACTCAATTCTTGATATACTATTTTCCAAAGATTTAATTTCTTTTTCTTTGGAATTGATAGATTTTTTCAGGTAATCACAGATTAGAGTTAGATGTCTACAGTCGATATAACCTTTTTTATTCTTTACGATTACTTTGAGTGTAGTTCTATTTATAGCGATATATCCATTCTCTAATCCAAAATCAAATATGTTGGAGTGCTTTTTCTTACTTTCCATTAGCGTTATTTCATGTTCTCCGCTATTTACAAACCCCATATAAACACCATCTCCTAATGATGTATAATTCTTAGATTCCCACTTTCCAATTACATTCAGTGAGTCATCTATTACCAATTTTCCACCAGAGAATTTAAACTCCTCTGTCTCTTCGTCATCAATATCGATAATATCTACAATATTATCCTTGATTTTTTCTTTCTTAGTTATTAATTTGTTAACTTCTAATGTTTCTTTTTCTTCTGATTTTTCTTTCTTCATAATTTTTTATTTTTAATTTGTTATAGTTTCAAACGGTTGGTACAATCGGTCCATCTTTTAGTAGAGTCCATCCATATCCATCTATTACTGTTATTGTTTTTGGAATATTTTCTTGAACGATACCTTTTAAGAATGTGAAGTTATAGACCTTTCCTAAATACTCTATCATTCCAACATGTCCACCAAATTTTCCTTGATATACACCATCAGGAACTTCAGGAAATGAATTTGTTGATCTAGTTTGCCCAGTTACATCATATTCTTTTCTGATTTTATGAGCGGCCGGAAGTTCTAGATAATGAGTCGGCCGGAAACATTCTTGACATCCTTCACATAAACAAGTCATCCAACCTTTCTTTTTATAATTATAGTATCCAATAACATATCTGTCAAGTTCTCCATTAACGGCCGGAACAAAACAAACACATATCTTAGAATGGCCGCCTTTATATTCTTTTGGTAATCCATCTACAGCGATTTTCTTGAATAACTCGACCATCCATACTTCATAATCTTCCTTATTTCTTTCATCCGACACCCCAGCATCATAACCCTCAAAATAAGAAATATCAGATAGTATTTTTGCATCTTCATAAACTACCAGATCTCTAACTTTCGGATCATGACCTTCTTCTAATAAGTCATTTATACTATTCAGGTGTTTTCCTAAATATTTATCTCCTTCTTTACTTTTCATCCTTAAACTCTTTTATAGTTTCTTCAAGTATAATCTTTATAGTATCTTTTGTAGACCCATTTTGAAATTTCGCTAATATACTTTCCTTAAGCAGATCTATTACTTCATTTTCAGCCTCTTCTACTGCTCTAACTGCATTACTATAATCAATTATAGATTCATCTACTTCACAATAACACGGTTCATAGCTTAATGTAGATAAAATTTCAAACGCTCTATTACTTTTCATAACTTCTTATTTATTATATCATATATAAGGTTTTTAGTCTTTATTCCACAATTTAGCACTTAAAGATAGAGCAATACAATATAACCCAACACTTCCAAGAATTAATGTTTTATATGAACTCTCTGGAATACCTACTAAAAGATTAGCAAACTGATTTCCAGAAAGACCAGCAAAAGCCCAAGCACTAAGTATTAATCCATGAATCTCAGATACGTCTTTCATTCCATACCTATCAGCTAGAATAGAAGGCATTATTGAAAACATTGCCCCATACCCAGCATTACATAAAAGTACAGCTACCGGAATAAAACCTGGAGCCATAAAAGCTGTAATCCCCGAAAGAACAGAGAATGTTAAGATTATTCCAAAAAGTTTTCCACGATTTTTAAAATAATCAGACCACCAAGCAACTCCAAAACGACCTAGAGAATTAAAAATAGCTGAAAATACTAATCCTAGAACTATTCCAATTCCAGCTGTTTCATAGTAATATTTCTCATAACTTATAATTGCTAATCCAGAAGAGATATTTAAATAAAAAATCAACCATATAGTAGTAATTGCTGGTAGATTTAGGAGTTGTTTTTTCCTATCAAACCATTCCTTAAGTGATTTAAATTTGGGTCTTGATGTATTCTCTATTTTTCCTTCTTCTATTGGTTTTTTAAGAAGTATTGCAGCAAGTAACATAATCAAAGTATACCAAACCCCAAAAGAGAAGAAAGTACAGTATATTCCACATCTTTCTATACTCCAATTAAGAAGAGGTGTTGCTATTACTTTCGCTAATCCAAATCCCATAATAGCAATTCCAGTAGCAAGACCTTTATTATTCTTGAACCACATCATTAGAGTTTTTACTGGAGTGATATATCCAATTCCAACTCCAGTACCCATAATTGCTCCATAACTAAGATAAAGAAGTGGCATAGAATTTATATAACATGCTACTCCAGATAAGATCATTCCTGAACCAAAGAGGATAGAACTTATGGTTGCAGCTTTCTTTACATTCTTTTCTACTAAGGGACCGAAAAAAGCTGCAGAAATCCCTAAGAAAAATATGGCTAAGGAAAATGCCCAAGTACAATTACCAGTAATAGATTCTTTTATATAATCATACAACAAGGACCAACAATAAACAGTTCCTATACAGCCATGAATTAGTAGAGCAGGTATAGCTCCATGTAACCATTTTTTACTCATAATTCTTTGATAAAAAATACTAAGAGGTTTCCCTCCTAGTATTCATTGTTTTTAATTACTTTTTCCTTCTATATTTATATAATTTACACTCAGATGTACATTCCATAATACACTGACTTCCACAAAAAGTATCAAGATCTGATACACTATTAGTTGAATAGTTGAGATTATTCTCCTCTATCTTTAATGGTGTTAGATAGCCTCGTTTAATATACCTAACTCTAAAATTAGAACGTCTTTCATTCTCTAAACCTCCAATTACTCGAGTCACTACTAACATTGTAGTATTTTTATCACTTACTTTAGCGTTGTGTGATAATTTAACAAAACTATCCGTATTAATATCTCCATACATATTAATTGGCCCAATTACAAAACCAATTTCATTATCTCTAGTATCAAGAACTAAGCTTCCTGGTTTAAAATCAGAATATTCTTCCGATAAAATTCTATCTCTAGCTTAAATACATTGATTGATATAAGGAATAGCTTCATCAACGTTATCTAAACCTAAACAAGTTTTTAGATCTTTAAGTATTTCTTCCGTCATGATATTACTAGAGTTTCTTTCCTTCAAATAACAATGCAACCAAAGAAACTACATCTTCAGTCTCTTTCATAATCTCCCATGATTCTTGAACTTTCCTAATCACATCTTTAAGTACTTCTTTTGTTGTTTTAACTCCAGAATAATAAGATGCAATTAGGTGAGGAATTTTTCGATCTAGGCTTGATACTTCTGAAATATCTGTTTGATTTTGGATAATTGCTGGAAGGATATACTCTTGAACGAAATCTACTGAATATTTGGGGAATTTTTTTGATAATCTCCAAGACATTAAGATAAATTCAATTATATCATCATAAGTTTTAACATACCCTTCAAGATACCCAAGAGTTTTTCCTGTATTTACGGCAACTGAATATATATTATCAGACCAGAAAGACTCTTCCTTATTAAGACTCTCCTTAACAGTTTTTATTGCTTCTTCTATATCAGTTACAGGATTTACTGATTCTTTCATTTCATCCTCTGTTTTATCTTCTTCAATAAAATCCCATTCCAAAACTTCAGGAGATCCACAAAGAACTTGATAATTTTTCTTTGTGTCTTCAATATCAATACTAAGAGTTAACGTAGTATTCTCTTCGAAATCTTTACTCATCTCTAAAGAACTTAATACTTTTCCTAAGTCTTTACTTTTTACTGTTAATGTTACTGTACGATGCATGGTAAAAAATTTTTAATGTTATTTTCCATATAAACTATTTCTTTTTCGCATGATGGATCTAGATTAACTACTCCATCATATTTAAGGAAATCAACGCCATCTGGATACTTACAGTGAGCATGAATTGACCACCTTCCTGTAGGTTTCCATATATTTTTTGAGAAACATTTATCATAAACATCCATATCTCGATTTCCATAGATAACATTTCCTATAAATTTAGGACTAAGTTGTTCAAGATATTTAATTCCAGCATGTGTACAATAAAAAACAGTATCGTCTTTTTTAATAATTATATGGGTTCTTAAGATATCATTTAATCTCTTCAACCATGTCAATGCTTCTCCTGGAGTTAAAGATCTAAATTCATCAGCTGTTGTTGTTAAAAAGTCTGTTGGAAGTGAATTATAAAGCATCTCAGCAATAATAGCCCTACTTCCACCTGAATTACTACTTGCAGCCCATCTCCAGAACAAGAATTTTCTAAGTCTACGTTCATGATTTCCTTCTAAGAAAATATTATAGTGTGATGCATTCTTAAAGATCATTTCTATAAGTTTCCTAGATCCACCTTCCTCTGGACCATCAATATAATCTCCCAAGTGTACTCTTATTGTTCCAGGAGAGAGATTAATTTTTTGATAGAGAGAATAATTAGAATGAAGATCGGAGAAAAAATACATCGTTTCTTTTCTTGGAATATCTAGAATTACTTCTTTCTTCTTCCAATAATCAGTAACATCAGAGTATTCTATAATTTTCTTTGTATATCCAAGTTGAAGATTTAGAAATGTAATAACTTCTGCTTCTAATTCCTCTTTTGTTTTTCTTTTAAATCCTACCGGACTATACTTTTCTGGATTCGATGTATAGTCATGAGGGATATTAAAGATTTTATAGAAACAGGTATAACCATAAATCATACCCATATCCTCTAAAATCTTGGTTTTCTCTTGGTCATAATCAATAACAACTAGACATCCAGATTCAAGTTTATTATTAATCGCTTCAAACCATGACTTAAAGATGAGATTAATATTCGTTCTCCCCAAGATATCAGTTGTTTTATCTCGATCTAATTCTGGCATACTATATAATCTCTTGAAAATAGAATAATCCAGGAAAAAATTTTCTAGACCTTGAGATTTAACCCATTCAAGCTTTTCATTTTTTGCTAATCCCTTTAAAATAATAAGTGTTTTCATTTTCTTTTATTCTGGTAATGTATTATTTCCTACTTCTTGAAATTTAGGGATAAAACTAAACATAAGACTGAGAATTTGATTTACAGTTCCCATTTTACTACCAACCAATGGAACTGAACTAGCATCACAAGCCATTCTAACTAAAGAATAGTATTTATAATTCTCTGGACATCTTACAATAAGTTTAGATGAATTATTTAAATACCCCAACTGGTAAAGAGGGATAGGACTCTGAGATCTCCCCAAGAAGTTTATAAAGATGCAGTCTGCAGCAGCCATTGCCATTCTTTCCCACTGAAACTTATTAGCCATTTCTTGATTAAAAATACTAGCTTCTTTGTTTTGTGGGAAATACCAGTTATTAAGAATTATGTAATTATATTTTGTAAATAAATTCATTAACCCTTTTTGTGGATCTACTGCATTAGCTAATCCAGCTACAAATTTGGACTGCCAATTCATCTCACCTGTAGGACCTAAGTCAATACTACCTAACAATAGTATTTTTAGTGCATCTTCGGTACCTGGAGGAATCTGATCTCCTACATTCAGTACCATTACATTATTACTAATTTGTTCCATATATTATAATAAATAAAAAGTGTTCCTCTGATATAAAAACCTGGAGGAAACACTATAAAGTTAATAATCATTTAAATCCATTCGCAATAACTCAACTGCGGATCTAACCATCTTCTAAGTTCATCCATCTTTCCAGAATTAATTAGAAGAGCTACATCTGCATATTCTGAGGTACCGTATTTGATTAGTTTTTGGGTAAATTGATACTTTCTCTCCTCCGACATTTTTTGATACTCTTTATAATCTCTGAGAATGCAAAAGTTTCGTTTATTCTCTATTGCAGATTTAATATCTTCCTGAAGTCCCGATAATTCATAGTTGTTAAGTGGAAGGAATTCTACTGTTTTTAATGTTTTCCGAAGTCCACAATTAACAAACTTATTTATTACATCATTTAATTTATCTACAACCTCTGGAGGCATAGAAACTAATGCTTTATCTCCATGATTTATCATTTGAGAATCTGATGGAAGTGGAAAAGATACCATAGCTGAATCGGTGTTTACTCTTTCAACATTAACCCCCTCAGAAATACTACTACTATTATTCCGAATCATACCGCTAAAATTGTTATAATATTCAGCTAATAATGGTGTAGTAACTGTAATTTGTATCATTCTACTTTCTGGGTTTACTCCTCTTTGAATTTTCATGATCTGTTAATTTAATAAAGTTTCTATTTTATTATATACTATCAATAATAAGATTCTCGAGGGTACTAGGAAGCGTTTAATCGATTTTCCATAACCCTGAACTATCTCCTCCCTGTTCTCTTTTTCTTAAGTCGCCGAGGAAATCAAAGGGACGTGGATTTTGAACAGGAACTTTAGATTTGAGAAGAGCTATAAATTCTTTAAACTTACCCTTCTGTGTTGTAATTTTCTCTAAGTTATATATTCTGAAGACTTCTATTCCAAGCTGTTCCAAGTATTCGTCCCTAAGGTTATCGGCGTCTAAGTTATGATAGTCAGAATCCAACTCTAAAGCTAAGGATAATTCATAAAAATAAAAATCCAATAAGAAAAAACCTCCAGAAATGCCAGGAAGTCTAAGAGAATTTTGAATAGGTACTAGAAATTCCCTATAAACAGTTAATGGATAAAAATAATCTATGTTTATTAAGAAATCTACTAATCTAGCTTGTTGAGATCTCCATTTTAATTGTTTTGCACGAGTAAATTTTTTAGCTGATTTTCCTGGATATACTATATTTTTCAGAGAGTATAAGTTTCCAGATTCTGATATTGAATACACCGGATAAGGTTGAGTTGGAATATCTGAGAAGTAAAATGTCTCTAAGTGATTTATATTATTTTCTTTCTTTTTTGCCATCTATTCTACAAAAATCAAAAACCAAACAAGAAGATTTATAAGTCCTCCTGCTTGGTTATAACGTTCTACTTTACTTTTTTCCCTTTCTTGCTTTAGGAGCATTAGGATCAACTACTGTAATTGTAAGAGTAGCTACTAGTGGATTATTAACATCTTCACTAGTTGTTGCAGTTACTTTAACTGTTCCAGGACAACAAGCAAGAATAACTCCATCTTCAATAAATCTAGCTACCCTAAGATTACTAGATTCATAAGTTACATAAGGGAGATTTGAAATAAATGGCTCCTGACGAAGTTCTAAAAACTTAACTTCCCCGATTTTCATTTCAAGAGACTCACCAACTACAAATTTAATACTTTCTGATTCCTTGATATTAATCTCTTCATCAGTCGGAAGAGGTTGAGGAATAGTAGCATCCTTTTCCGTAACAGGAAGACCAGCTTGGGGTCCACCATCTGCGGCAGATCCACTTAATAATGCATCATTAATCATAATCAAAAACGTTTTTAAATTATTACAAATAAATTCTATAACCTATTATTTCCTGTATCTCATCTAGGTCATAATAATTGGCAGCATGTTTTCCTAAAGATTCTGCCATTTCTTTATATACTTCCATTCCAGCTCCTTCAATTTTTCCTAGAGCTGTTAATCTGGTGTAAAGTTTATTTAATTCGGAGTTCTTTTCATCTCCAGAAATATCTCTATTCATAAATGCCCATATTCCAGAACATCCACAATAAAGACTAAGATCGGCGAAGTATAAAAGTTCGGGCCGGGTCATTGTCGGGAGCATATTTAAATGATTTCCCAAGTATTGATCAGTAGCTTCATAGAGACATGAGAAATAAATTTGATCTTCTCTAATCCAATCATGATATTCTCTCCCGGTAAAATCGGCCCAAGAGTAGTTCCATTCGCCGTAAGTTCCATCTCCATAACAAAATCCATAGAAATCAGGATCCCAAGAAGAGTTCATGAAAGGTTGAGAAAACACTGGAAACTTAATATTCCCACTAAAATACCTCTCAAAAACTTTCATTCGCTTTTCCATACATTCCTTAGCATCCTCTAATTCTTTGCTCACTGTACAACCCCAACCTATAGAGTTCATAATTAATCTACGTCTTAAAACTTCATAGGCACAACTTAGGTATTCCCCAGTATAACTCTCTTCAGGCAGTAAATTTCCATGAGCAATATCTAGTTCAAATCCAAGAAGTGTTCCAGGCGTTGTGATTTTTCTAGGATTTGAGATGAGAGTATATCCAAACTGTTCAGCTATCCAAGAATATGTTATCTCATCAAAATTTTTAGATAATACTACTGAACATGCTTGATAATCCTCAGTCATATCTTCTAGGGTTAGTTTGTATTTAAGTATATTTTCTAAGATTGATACTCTAACTTCCTTATCTGATTCTAAAAAATTTTCAAAACATTCAGATAAGATTTTCCCCAAGTAATCTCCTGGCTGTGGATTTGTTTTATACTCAATGTAATCTGTTTTACTATATAATTTCATTGTTCTTTTATTTTACTTATATAATCTAAAATTCCTTGGACATGAAGATTAACTATTGCTTCTTTTCCTTCGGTTGATAACAAGAAATCCACATCTTCGCGGTTATCTTGAAAGAGATTTTCTGTCAAAACTGTACTTGGTTTAGTGTTCTTACAAATATAAAATCCACTAGTCCAATAAGGAACTCCAGGATACTCATAACGCACTCTAATCCCTTCTTTTTCAGCCGCTTTCGTTAAACATCCAGCAAGTTCTTTTGTTTTCTGTCCAGCTCCTCTATAAATAAACGCACTCCATCCTTTAGCATTCATCCATTCAGAACCATTTCCTGCTGCATTTAAGTGAGGCGAAATACAGAAGCAATCCCCAGAACATTCATCGTAGATTTTATTAATTATTCTACATTGTTCACTAAGAGATAATTCTTTTTCTGTTTCAGGTATAGGATTAATAGCTTCATATCCTAAGCCTCCCAATCTTTCTATCATCTCACTAATAATTTCTCGAGAATAAGAATACTCTCGTAAAATCCCATCAGGACTTCTTTTTCCTGGAGTAGTTTTATGATGCGCTGGTATTAATAATATTTTTGTCATAATCTATTTTATTTATTCTTCTGGTTTAAAATCTTCTGCTGTTCCATGTCCTAGACTGAGTACGAGTCTTACAGCTTCTGGGACACGTAAAACATATTAATTTCTGTATAAAAATTTAGTCCATTGATTTAGATTTGGCTCTATATTTTCTAGTTTTAAAGCTTTTTGATATTCCTCATTATATATAATATCTGAAAGATTATCTATAAGATAATGATTAGTATAAAATTTATTATCTCTATTATAACATAGAAATAAATTATCTTTTTCATTAATTAATTCGATTAAATATTCTATACTCCTAATAAAATTATAACCACACTTATTCAGAGTTTCTTGATCGAAGTTAAAATCATTATTAATTATATGAGAATATATAATATCTCTATTCAGATTTTCATTTTTAATTTTTTCAACAACTTCATCCACTTCCCTACTGGTTTCTGGAATAGTATGAAAAGTTACATTATCTAAATTCTCTACTAATCTTTCAAGTCTTTTTACATAATCTTTTAAATAAAATAACTTATGATTAAATATCCCTAATTTTTTCTCTAAAGATATTGTATAATTTCTAGAATTACTCATTATTATTATCTTCTACATCTAATAAACTCATATAACGAATCTCTTGCTTCTTGATCAATGAAGTAAGGTCCTAGATATGGCATAAGATCCTCTGCACTATAATTACTTGAATAATAATAAGGTTTTTTTACAACACGAGATAAATTTTCTTCCCAATCTGACAATATTAGTTTATCTGAATCAGATTCTGCAATTCTGTTTAACGCCCTTAATACATCATAAGCATATCTTATAGATAAATCATATAGTAAGTTAAAATTTATATCCATTAATTTTAACTCATTATTTTTATATCTCCCAATATAGTCTAGAAAAATATCTCTTGCTTCATGATCTTTCAAAATTCGATTCTCTATTTCATCTAAATCTACAAGATTAGCGGATGAATAAGATCTAAGTGATATACTTAATTCATAGTTTTTATATTTTTCTTCAAGATAGAAAAATTTATGTCTAACTTCCTTTAATAAATCTTCAAACTCAGTAGCTTCTTTATAAGATGTTTCTACCTTATAGTCTCCATAGTTATAAATTCCAAGATCTTTTCCGATGAATCTAATTTCCTCTTCCAAAGATTGATACATTAGATCCTTTTCCTTCTTTCTTTTCCAACCAAACATGATTATTTCTCCTTATTTTTCCTAAATGATTGAAGTTTATTAATAAATGGAGACTTATAATACATTTTATGTTCTTCTTTGTAACTCTCCAGGGATTTATCTAAACTCTCTTTTGCAAGTTTCAGTTCATTCTCACTTGCTCCAGATTCCTTCAATAGCTTAATAGCATTTTCAGAGGCATTCTTTTCATTATTTACTACTTTCTTACCTTTGAAAAATCTTTCTACTGATTTCCACAGACCTTTAGAATTATCTCTTCCTCCTGGAGAATCTGCTGGTTTATGAAATTCTTCTATTATATTTTCAGCCTCTCTATCTATTTTTGCGGCCTTTCCTTTAGAATTTCTATTTATTACATGTCCAATCTCATGAGCTAAAGCTGGATTACCTGAAGATTCTTTAAATAAAATTAAATCATTACTATTATTAAAATGTTCCATATCTTTTCGACCATCGAATTTAAGCTTTTTTCTAACAGCTTTCTTTATTTCTGGATTTCTTATATCAATAGTTCCATTTTCAAAAGATTTTCCTGAAGTATTGCTTTTATCTTCAAGTATATATGCTTTATTTTTAGCAGCTTCATTTTTTAAATTATTTTTGATAGATTTTGCTGAATCTTCATTAGATAAAGATAGATCTTTAATGGATTTATCTAATTCCTTAATCTCTCTATCCAATTTAATTCTTTTATCTAACGAATCTTCAATAGAATCTTGCGTTTTATCGATAATTTTCTTTCCCATTTTCGACCTACTAATCGGCTTTACTATTAAATTATCTCCTAAATCACTAATAGCATTAATTGCTCCTTTTGATAACTTTTTTACTCCAGAAAGTAATCCATATTCTCGTTGTTCTACTTCCCAACCTTCAGAGTATAGTTTTTCAATTAAATCTCTGCCAGTAAAAACTCTTACTGCTACAATATTATTTCTTTTTACTCTCATCACGTTAATATTTCTTTAGATTCTTTTATAAGCTTTGCTCTAATTCTACTATTTCCATCGGCGATATTGTTAATTAGATCGAGAGTTGCTTGAAGTGATTTGAGTTGATGAGGTTCCCAAGATTCACTTTCGAGAATTCCAATCCATACAAAACCAGTACCGGTCGATAAACATTCCCATACCGAATTAACCATCTCTGCTATACTATATACACCACTCATCTCCGGGGTTATGATATAGAGATGTGTATTACAAAGTTCGGATTTTTCGATGTTTTCTTTTTCTATACATTCAGGAGTCCAATCAGGTACAACGGGATTAAAATATTCAAATCCAAGTCTATCAAGTTCTGGAATTAATTCATCTCTCCAGGCCGATCCACCACAAGTACCTCCCAAGAAAATACGTTTAGGTTTGTCTTCTTGATCAAGTCTTACGTTAAAAGTAGATTCAGTTAAGTATAAACATGCATATTCTGAAGTAGATTTAGGGATAATACTTTTAACTGCAGAAATCTCAACATGAAGATTGTCGTCATATCTCTCAATACCCAGATCCTCTTTAACAAATCTGGTCCAAATATCCTCTATATTCTTATAGTACTGAATATCTATATATTTAATATAAAAATAGACTATATCATCTAAGGAACTTCCCCTTAGTCTTATATTTAGTCGTTGAAAAATTATATCTTAGTATAATTTCTGCTGATTTATTCTCCATCACTTTTTATAACCTCCCTTTATATTATGGGCGGAAAATATATGTGATGTAATTTTCCAGCATTTTAATAAGATTTTCCTAAACAACATAGTATCATTTAGGCAACTACTTTTTAATTGGATGTATCAGAGTTAGTTATATTTTTCTTAAAGATAAATTGAATATGAAGTTTGAATCCGGGGGTGGTTCGGAGCCATTCTAGATAATCAGAAAAATCGATTGCCCTGAGTTGATCTCTAATTTCTCTCTCAATTTCTACTGCTCTCGGATTTTTATAAGTACTGGGGACTGGTCTACCTCCTACATACATAATTCTTGCTTTATACAGAGAGTTAACACTGACAAATCTTTTTTTAATTTGTACTACTACCTTAATTTCTTTCTTATTGCTCATAATAGATTTTAATATAAATTAATGGATAAACAAAAAGAAAAATATTAAAATCAATTCATAAATTTTACTTTATAAAATTTTTCTAATATTTTTCTGCATATATAAGGTTTTTACTCTATAGAAAACGCAAAAACTTATTTATAAAAGGTACGATAACTCATTTACTGTATCTTTTTCATCTTTCTTCTATCTGTAACATTTTTTCGAAGACTAAGGAACCCATGTAATACCCCTTCCACTCCGCTATTCGCTACGTTCCAGGTCGCTACGCTCACAAGACTGAATAAGATATATTAGGAGTTAAAATAGAAAATGGAATTCGATCTCCTCCCAAAGGGAGATCGAATAGTGAGAACTTTTTCTTTATACAAATTATATATTATATATTACCAAATAAGCTGAATTCAAGTTCTCATTTTGCTTCTCTAGTAACTCTAAACCCTTACAATTGAAAGAGGATTGTGTGGGTATCCCTAGTCCTCGGAATTATATAACTGGATTCTGTATTAGGTCTAGAAAGATTTAATAATTAATTTTTTAATAAATAAATAAAAGATGGATAAACAAAAAATTGTAGTACCTAGAGGAATTAGGTATATTGGCGAATGGAGGGATTTTTGTTTTTCAAATTTCTCTAGTAAATGTATAATAAATAAACAACTTCCTGGATGTGGCTTTACTGAGTATTGTATTAGAGGGCCAGAAAATATTATTTTATGTAGTCCTAGAAAGATGTTATTAAAGAATAAAAAGGACCAGCATATAGATGATGTTTATCTAGTTGTAAATGAAATGGAGAAAGAGGTTGAAGTCGATAAAGATCTTACTAAGGAACCTAAGAATGTTAAATTAGAAGATGTTGATATTAAGAAAAAGGATAATTCAGAGATCTATCAGAGACTCTATAATGAGATTTCTGACTATACCTATAAAAGATACTTAGAGAATAAACCAGCAAAAATATTAGTTACATACGATTCCTATAGAATTGTAAAGGATATATTATCTAAATTAAACATTTTTGATAAGTTTATTACGGTTGTCGACGAGTTCCAATCAATACTTCATGATGCGCGTTTCAAGTCTGATACAGAATTAGGATTCTTAGTACACCTACAACAATCGCCTACTGCATACTTTGTATCTGCTACTCCTATGATGGACGAATACCTAGAAATGTTAGATGAGTTTAAAGATTTACCTTACTATGAATTAGACTGGTATAGTTCAGATTCGACGAGAATAATTAAACCATCTCTTAAGGTATTGACAATGAAATCAGTAGGAACTAAGGCAGAGGAGATTATTCAGAAATATTTATCGGGAGATTTCGAAGAAATAGTAGTCCTTAGAAATAAAATCCCTATAAAGGTAGTATCAGATGAGGCAGTTTTTTATGTTAATTCAGTCAATCATATTACATCTATTATTAAAAAGAATAATCTTACTCCAGATCAATGTAATATATTGTGTTCAGATACCTCAGATAATCTTAAGAAAATTCAAAGAAAACTAGGGAAAAAGTTTAAGATAGGAGAGGTACCATTAGAAGGAGAGAAGCCTAAGATGTTTACATTCTGTACTAGAACTGTATATCTAGGAGCAGACTTTTATAGTTTATGTGCTAGAAGTTTTATATTTTCGGATTCTAATATAGATAGTTTAGCAGTAGATATCTCTGAAGACTTACCACAAATTCTAGGGAGACAGAGATTATTTGCAAATCCTTGGAAAAATAATGCTACTTTTTACTATAGAGTCACTGCAGATTATAGGGAGATGAAGCCAGAAGATTTTCAAAAAATAATAGATAGAAAAAGTGAAGATACTAGAAATTTATTGTTAGCATATGGATCTGCAAAAGACAACTCAGTTAAGTTTACATTAGCGAAAACATATCAGAATAATGCAAAAGCTTACAATTATAGTAATGATTATGTAGCTGTAAATAAAATTATTAATTCTCAAACAGGAGAGGTAATTCTTAAACCTGTATCTAATAAATTAGTATTAGTAAATGAAATACGAGCTTTTAGGATACAACAAATAGACTATAAAGATAGATTTAGTGTATTTTCTAGTATAAGATCAAATCTAACTCCTGATGATATAATAAATAGAGATGTAACTAAATTCTTATGTATTTATGAGACCCTTACTACTATTCATGATAAACTTAAAATGTTATGTGAGTATAGATTTATGTCTGAAGATATTATTCAGATAGTATTAGGTCAAATTCCTGATTCAGATGAAGTTAAATCCTACTATCTAGCACTTGGACCACAAAGGCTTAGAGCACTATCTTATAGTGTTACCTTTATAAAAAAAGAATTGGGGATAGTTACATTTAGTCCGGAATTATTGATTAATACTATTACATTAAATTTTAATCCTGGAGAAAAATATAGTTTAGCTAACCTTAAAACGAAACTTGGAAACTTATATTCCAGTATTAATTATACAGCTACTCCTAAGGCTAATGATATTCTTAATTATTTTGAGGTTAGAGAGATTTCGATATATGAAAGAAAAGAAGATGGATCTAGAAAGAAAATTAGAGGATATGAATTATTAAATAGAAAGGAAGTAAAGTTATGATATATTTAATTAAATCAGCGGGGTATGATGAGAATGAGAATTTAATTCATTTTCTTAAAATAGGATATACGGAAGATTCTAGTAAGGATAAAAGATTCTCTCAGTATAAAATGCATAATCCTACTTGTAAGATTCTTTATGAAATACCTGATCTCCCAGAGGATATAGAAAAGAGAATACAGTATAAGTTTAGAGATTTACTGTATTCTGAATATGGTAGGGAGTGGTTTTATTATTCTGATGAAATAGTAAATTTCTTTAAGGATATAGATAATATAGACTTAGAATCTCTCCCTAAATCTCCTATGTCTGAGAAAAGAGATTATAAAAAATTTAGAAGGATGGTTAAAGAAATTGTGCCTTGGGTTACTGCAGATATAGAGGATAGAGATAGTTATATACAAAAGATAATAGATGAACTTGGTAGTAATCTTAATTCTACCCAAGATATTTTAGATTATATAGTAAAGGATTATGGAGAGGATTCTATAACTAAATACCTGGAGGCTACTAAGAGAAAAGAAACCGGAGTATATAGTGAGGATGATATAATAAATAGAGATGTAACTAGATTTCTATGTATCTATGAAACTCTTACCACTATTTATGATAAGCTTAAAATGTTATATGAATATAGGGTATCTCAGGAGGTTATTCAGATTGTCTTAGATCAGATAGCCGATAGTGATGAAGTTAAATCTTACTACCTAGCACTTGGACCCCAAAGACTTAGAGCATTATCTTATAGCGTAACGAAAATTAAGAGAGAGCTGGGAATAGTTACATTTAGTCCTGAATTATTGATTAATACTATTACCTTAAACTTCAATTCAGGAGAAAAGTATAGTCTAGCAAATCTTAAAGAGAAACTTGGAGAACTTTATAGTTCTATTAATTATACAGCTACCCCTAAGGCCAATGATATTCTTAATTATTTCGAGGTTAAGGAATATATGACCACCGAGACTATAGAAGGAAAGAAGAAGAGAGTAAGGGGATATGAATTATTAAGCAGAAAGGAAGTAAAGTTATGATATATTTAATTAAAAGTTCCGGATATGATGAGAATGATAATTATATAGATCTTCTCAAGATAGGATATACAGAAGATAATAATAAGGATAAAAGATTTCAATTATATAAACTTCATAATCCTACCTGTAAGGTTCTCTATGAAATACCTGATCTCCCGGAGGATATAGAAAAGAAAATACAGTATAAGTTTAGAGGTCTAAAATATAATGGATATGGAAATGAATGGTTTTATTATAGTGATGATATAATAAATTTCTTTAAAGATATAGATAATATAGATTTAGAATCTCTTCCAAAATCTCCTAGAAGACGAGAGATAGAGTTTACTAATTTAAAAAATGAGGTAATAGATATAATAAAATATTTATTTCTGACAAAAGAGGAGTATATGAATTACCTAGAAAATCTTATTACTACCTTAGGGGATAAGTTTAGTGTATCCAGTGTATTAGATTATATAAAAACAGATCCTTTAGTAAATAAAGACCTGTATTCTAAGTACCTAGAGATAGTTAAATCTAGAGAGACCGGTATGTATAGTAAGGATGATATAATAAATCAAGAAGTATCAGAATTTCTTAGGGTATATACAGGATTAACCACTATATATGATAAATTAAAATTATTATGTGAATATGGGTTATCTCAGGATGCAATTCAGATTGTTCTTGGTCAGATAAATGATTCTGATGAAATTAAGTCTTACTATACTTCTTTAAATCCAGATAGATTAAAAACTTTAGGATATAATGTAACTCGAATAAAAAGAGAATTAGGAATAGTTACATTTAGCCAAGAATTATTAGAGGCTAAAATTTATTCAGAGTTTAAAGTAGGAGATAAATTAACACTGTCTAATATAAAGGATAGATTGGATTATTTATATTCTAGTATTTCTTATACTGCTACTCCTAAAGCAAAGGATTTAGAAAATTATTTTAAAATTAAATTAATATATGTTACAGTTTTTGATAAAATTACTGGAAAGAAAAAACAAACAAAAGGTTATGAATTATTATCTAGAAAGGAGGTGTGTTAATTATGGAATTAGGTAAATTAATTTCTAAAGCAATTTCTTGTGTGGATTAATATAAGAATCCACCAACAGAAAAACAATTAAAGGATAAACGTAAGACTGAGTTTTATGTTTATATATCTCAATTTCCTGAATTTATGGCAATGAATATATTAGATGAGATTGAAAATATGAAAGGAAATATATTTGACAAAATAAGAAAAGCATCTAATAAATACATAGAGTATATGATTGCTTGTGATGATGTAGCCAAAGAAGCGCAAAAATATATAGATTGGGACGATAACGTTTCATGTGAATATTATCCGGCTGATGGAATATGTATAATGATAGAAGAACATGTTTGTTATGCCGCAATATTTTTTGATTTGGTAGAAGAATCGGAAAACGGTATGATTGACAGGGAAACTTTATGAGAAATTGTATTTGACATGGAAAGCTATAGGATTGTGAAAGAAATAAGGTATAGCGGCTGTATTCCGATAGTCGTGTATTGCGTACAAGTAAGAAAAGACAAACGTCTTTTGTCTGAATGGGTGAATGTAAAGGGTTTTGATACCTATAGAAAAGCAAGAGAGTTGTTGAATGTTTTAAATGGTGATTGATTATGAGTAAATATAGATACAGAGAAGTAAAGAACTATATCCACAACGAATTAAAGTTGACTAAAGAGGATATAAAGGAAATTATGATTCCAATCGTGAAAGAAGAAGTAAAACGTGTCTTCCACAATACCTACGGAAACGACGTTGATATAGAGAGGTGGGTTCGTTGTATGGTTTCTGACGAGATAAAAAGAAACGGTGATTACTCTATGATAAGGAATTTGTGCAGGGAGATAATTAAGGAGGAAATTGCCGATAGGTTGTCAATTGATATAAGCCTTAAAAGAGAAGGAGATAAAATTATGTTGAATGAACAAGAACCATAAAACACATAGGGTAATTATGAAATATACATTTTCTAAAATTCATATTTATAGGTGCTTACCACCATATAGTAAATGGTACAGCATAACAACTGATAGTGGAATAACCAAAGACAACATTGTAATTGTTGGTAAAAAGCGATTATTGAAAGTCGCCTTTGCCTTGATACTTATGGTTTTATTTAATAAAAGAACTACTATAACCAGATGATTATGGAACAAAAGGACATAACTATTGAATGGCTTAGATTGGAGTTTTATAAATGCAATCATGCCAAGTACAGAAAGTATGCTGATGAATGGCTGAACAACCTTACTGACGCACAGATAGAGGGATTTGAAAGACAGCGTATAGGACAAATTGATAAATCGAAATGTGTATGAGTGGGAAAGATGTACTAAGGCTATTACTTATCAGTTATGGCTTTTGCCGTAATATTGAGATAAATACTTATATGGGTAACGGTGGATGGATTGGTTATGAAGTATCTGCCAACAATGACGATGGCGTTGAATACTACGCAGTAGATTGTGAAGGTTTGCTTTTTCATATATACGAACTACAGAAATTTATGAGAGATGAAAATATTGAACCTCGTATAATGTTGGGTAATTTTAGTAATAAGCATCTGCTTTCAGACGAACATTTGAATAATATTTTAAAACTGAAAGAGAATGAAAATTATTGTAAAACAAATCCGAATAAGTTATGAAACAGACAGTAGAAGAAGCTGCAAAGAAAGCAAGAATGGCAAGTGCTGAAACATTGACTACCTATGGTACACATAGGTCACTTGATGATTTTACATATTTATCCCATGATGAAATTGCAGCAGCTGCCATTCCGATTGCAGGAGCTATTCTTGGTGCAACTTATGGATATCAAAATAACCTTAAGAAGCAGCGGAATAAGATAGAGGATGCGGCAGGAGATAGGGTTGCTGGAATTATTAAAGGTAAGAAGAAAAAGGAGTAAATTATAAAATGTTATATTTATTTGGATCTGGCGCATGGAAAGGAATAAGGAAGGTTGTAAAAATTGGATATACCGGAGACTTAGAAAAACGAAAAAATCAATATCGTCTTCATAATCCTCTTGGAGAAATAATATCTACACGAGAGGGTTCAGAATTAGACGAACTTAGACTTCACCTTAGACTATATGATTTTAAAGTTGAATTCTTAGATGAATGGTTTTATGATGAGCAACCAGTTTTTGAAGTCTTTGAGCAATCCTTCGAAGAGATAGATGAGTGGCTTTGGAAACATAGAAGTGAGACGTTGCTGTTTCCACAAATTCCTCTCCCTGGAACACTAAAAAGAAAATTACTTGACGAACTACAAAAGAAACATAGGACCATAACTGTAGAAGGCGAGAAACTCTTATAAGTGTAGAAAAATAAACAAATAGAAAAATGGATGAAATAAATGAATTAATTAAAAATGATTTGAAAGATAGATCATGGAAAAATCATTATGATAAACTGGACCTATCAAAACAACCTCATCTTCCAAGGATATATTTCTTTGGGAGTGTTTTTGGGGTAATACTTTTCTTAGATGGTGATGGGAAAGATAGAAAAGATACTAGTTTTTCTATTATTATGAATCACTCAGCAGACATTCCAAGTTCATGGATATTAGTTGAGAAAGATTGTACGGCTAGTACTTGGATAGATGATCTCATAAAACAATTCGAGAGAGCAAAAAAGTGGATGAAAATTTAATTTATAAACCAAAAAAAATATGGCAGAAATGAAATTAAACAAGGAAATTATTGCATTTCATAGAGGATGCGTATTAGTAGAGAGCAAGGAGTTAGTAGATCCTAGAAACATGGAGGAAAAGAGTAAGAGAGTATTAATCTCACTTCTTCAAGAATTAAAGAGATATAGATATTTTCTTTCTCCCGAAGTAATATGTAGGATGACGATTAGTGATATGGAAAATCTCCATACAAATCTACTTCCATACATCCACGAATTGTATCATTCTGGGGAAAAGTTTAAACCTTTGTATCCAGGATTTCCAGAACAAGTAATTTCTAAGGATAAATCGGAATTGTGGTTAGATCAAAAAAGAGTTTATTCTGGTGATCTTGAAGGATTTCTAAGAGATAATCCTTGGACAACTAAAGAAGAGAAGGAAATAATTGATGATGAACCAGATCGACAACTTAAGATTATGACTCCTTCTGAATTTATGGATATTCCTCGGCAAATGATGTCGGCCGGAAATTCACTAACAGGAGAAACTAGGGAAGAGTTGGCATGGTTCTTAGAGAATTATCCAGAACTTAGCATCCCAGAACGTATACCATTTAAAGAAACAATGTGTATAGTAGCTAAACATCGGCCGGAATATAAAATTGCCGAGATTAATGATGTTCTGAGATATAGTTTGTACTTAATGGGAGCTGATCCAAGTCTTCCACATGTTCCAAAGAAAATACAAGTTAGCTCTTGGTCTAATAAAAAAACTGATAATCCTGAATGGAGAAAATTAGATACTCTTCCTAGATCAAAACGTAGAGAAATTTGTGGAAGAATAGAAAAAATAATTGAGGCTAAAGGAGTAGAAAACTGTATACGAGATGCAAAACTTTTCTATGGACATTGGATATTACTATCAGAACGTGTACATCCGAAGGAATATGTAGTAAATTATCCTGAGTGTGCTGATTTCTTTGTAAAACTTAAGAGTAAGGGTTTATCAAAAGAATATCGTACATTTAATTCTCAAGTACAGAATATGTATGATACTGGTAAAGATATTCTAGAAATAGCTAAATTTATTTCTACTCATCCAGGGGAATTTATTAGAAAATTTGATTCTCTCTTAAGAAGAGCTCTTGAAGAAGGTAAAGAATCTGATATAATGGATATCTTTATAAATACTTCAGGGATGAAAAATAAAACACTCTTAGAAATTCTTAGCTACTACGATATAAGAGATCAATCAGAAAGTACTCCTAGAGTGGTAAATATTCCTGGAAAAGGTTTATATATACTAGATGGATTAAAACCAATTAACCCTGGATTCTTAGAAACTATAAAAGATAATATAATTCGAAAAATATTTCTCAACATAGATTCTAGAATTACTGAGAAAGATTTAGTAAACGAGATTGTATATATCGATCCAGAAATTAAGAGAATACCTATTCCGAAGGGTATGAGAAATCAAAATGTATCTATCCCCAAAGGGACAAGATATAAAATCTCTGGAAATATTGTTAGGTTTTTTGTTCATTGGATTCAGAAAGATAGAGATGAAGACTTAGATCTTCATGCATTCTTATATAAGTCTAATGATGATATTAGCAATATAGGATGGAATACTTCACTTAATTCTAATGTTGCTGTTCATTCTGGTGATGTATTAAACTGTCCAGGAGATTGTGCAGAGTATGTAGACGTTGATCTAGATAAGTGCAAAAAGAATGGATATAAATATGTGGTGATGGATGTTTGCAATTATAAAGGTCGAGGAATGGATACTCTTCCTGTATGGTTGGGGTATTGTACTAGAGAAAAATTACAGGAAGGTGATAAAACTTGGCATCCGCAAAAGGTTGAATTAACAGTTCCCGTTACATCTAAGACTGATTCGATAGCAGCAATGATGATTGATATCGAAAATAGAGAAATGATTCTCTTAGATTGTGAGACTTCCGGACTTCCAGTTAATAATAAAGATAATTATTCCTTACAGAAAGCAATAGTTAACTTTTTCTCTAAACAAGAAAAATACTCATCTTATGATATCATTAAGCAACATTATGAATCTAGAGGTGCTGAAGTTGTAGAAATATTACCGGATGATCCAGATATAGAAGTAAAAGAAAAAATATTATTTGAAGATATATCAAAGAATTATGTGAAAATACTTGATATTATCGGCGAATAAAAAAAAATAAAAAGATAGGTCTTGACTAATTAAAAGTCAAGTTAAATCCTATCTTTTTTTTATTCTTCCTTTATTCTTCGATTATCGCACCGAAATCTTTAACAGCATCTTCATATACTTTCAAAGATTCAGAATTTTTATCAATCGAAGCCATACATTTATTTAGGAACACTAATTTTCCTGATAATCTTTGTTCCTTCATCATATCTTTCACCGACTCTGCTACACAATAATCCTTTGCAAAACCAGCTATATAAACTTTGGTATAATCTTCTCTAGCAATTTTATCTAGGAATTCATATCCCTCAGATTTTTTAGCGCCGTTTGCATAAGAAAAGGCAGAAAACATCTCTAAGTGTGGATTTCTTCCCTTCTGAATTAGCTCATATTCGGCGCCATGATTACTGAGGGACCATAAATTTAATTCCTCAACTAGATTTTTGGGCAAACTCCATCCCCAAGAACCAGCGATACAATGTTCAGGCCAAATAGTATGAACTTTTCCTGTCTTCTCTAATTCTTCAAGGTAGGCGATAGTATTTTCTTTATTATAAAAAGCTGGAGTATATTTTCCCGATTTTACCATCCCTGAAGTAATAGTTGTAAATGCTTCAGGAGTTTGTTCCCAATACATAGAATGCCCAATATGATAAGACATATGAGTATCTTGTGTAACTATGATTTTTTCCAAGATTTTTCGTTTCCCAGATATCCATTTACACAATTCTTTCGTTGCTTTCTCTGCTCCAGGAACATAGAGAGTTCCTTTGGGGTTACAAAAATCATACTGTGGGTCTATTATCAGTAATAGACTTTTTTCTTTTTCTTCCATAACTTAATTCTGATTTTAAAATTGTTCTTATTATATCTTCATTATCTCTAAATATCTTTTCATCTCTCAAACAAATTTCCCAATGATATTCATTAACATAATCATTAGCAGAAAACATTAAATCTCCAATATACTCGGCAGAAATCTTAATAGTTATTTCCTTGAGATCATCTTTTTCAATATATTGATGTTCTTTAAAGTATAGCGAATGAATGTAAGAACTATTAATTGTGCATTTTGTTTCAGAAATTAGATCATCTTCTGTAATATTTTCAAGATCAGTTATTAATCCAAAGACTACATAATTTTTTCTAGTTATTTGAAATTTCTCAATCCTACTAATATCATATTTATCTTTTATATTAGTAAAAGTATCTTCCATCATAAAATAACTAAAAGCTGGATCTTCATCTTCTTTTTCTCTTCTAATGACTGCTCTGAAAAATCTTGGATCTCTTTTGAATTCTATCATAATCCTTCAAATAATTCTTCTCGGGACACTTTTATTACTCTGGAAGTTCTTCTTTTAAATTCTGATCCTTGAACTCTATTCCAAATCTTCATTACAGTATCCATCCCATGAATTTTAGATAATTCTGAAATAGCTCCCGAACCTTTACAAATCAAAGGAATCAAAATTTTATCTACTTCAGTATAATCCTTTCCTCCAATTTGTTCAAGATCAGAACTAGAAATTCCATTACCATCAGTGGGTGTAATATTAATAGCTTTCTCTAGAGCTACCATCTTATCGTACGAATTTTTATTTATGATTTCAGTATCTAAATAAGATTCTGAATAATACTTCGCATGTAACCACTTAAGAATAGAGTATACTTCTGTTTTCCAGAGACCACCCATAGGATTAAAATCTCCTTCATCTCCGTGAATAGTCCAAAATCCAAGATAATGTTCAGTTAAGTTATCAGTATCAATTACAATACCTTTCTTAATACCAGCTTGATTATATAGGTACATCATTCTAAGACGTGCCATAATATTTCCGTTAGCTATTTTTGTTTGTTTTGGCATCATTCCCTCTATCTCGGATATACTTTTTCCAGACAAATCACAAAGAATATCTCGATCATCATCACAATAATCATAGTTATAAAGATTCTCTATATAACTTTTGTAAAAATCATATTGTGCAACTTCTCGATAAAAAGTTTTAACACAAAAAGCATTTCCTGTTAGATCAGAAGAGGTAAGTTCATCTGGTTTATTTTTTATTGGAAGTGAGTATCCATAAAAAGGAATTCCAGATCTATTTCTAACTTCATTACATACAGCAGCCATAAGAGTACTATCTGCTCCTCCTGATATACCAAGAATTAATGCTTTTATGTTATTATCTATCACATATTTTTCGGTTTTTTCAACCATTTTATTAAATATGGCTTCTTGTTCTCCATATTTTAATTTTCTTTCGTAAATGTTTGTTTTCATATAATTATCAATATTTTATTATTACATTAATAAGGATTTGTCGGTTATCTTAAGGAGAAAAATAAAAGGGAATAAATCTATTCCCTTCTACTTAAAAAATTTTATAATAGATCTAAGTTTCCTCTAAGCATCTAAATATATTAAGAATATTAAAATAACATAATTTAGTGTATAAACTTGGAGAATAATCATGATCATAAAATAAACCAGCCTCTCCTGCAAGTTCAAACATTAAATCCATCATAAAATCTCTGAATTTATTCTTAGAAATTCTAATATTTTCTGATATTATCCTAGTATTGTTAAGATCTCTTAAGTTTATTTCAGAATCGAATTTAATTTCATAGAATAAGCATAAGCCTTTATCAGATGTGCGCTTTTTCAAGAATTTTGTTCCAGGATCAATTAGAAAATATACAGACTCTGTTTTTAGACAATCCTTATATTTTTCTTTTAAATAGTCATCAATATTTCTTAGTTCTGAACCATCTTTGAAATTTTTCTCAGAAATTATTTTTTTATCAATAAAATCTAAATTATAAACTGGAAGATTTTTAATTTCTAAGAACTTAGATACCCAGTATTCTTTATTATTATTTGTATAAGAAACTCTAACTAAAATATCACCTCTTAATCCTTTGGATCCGTAATCTCTAATCCATTCTTCTCTATCCATTTATATCTTATATATTTAAGTAATTTGAATTGATTCTTCTTAGCAAAAATCTGTATACGTTCTGGATATAGAGTCTTTACTTTAAATTCCTCTAAAAGAACTTCAAAAGGAATATCTATAACTTTAACATAAGAACAGTTACTATAATCCTCAAAGTGTTGTCCTGTTCGTTCTGATCTTATATTACATGATCCAGAGAATCTAAAAGATTTTCCAAGTCTTTTATATGGAGAGGAAGTAAGTGATATTGCAATCTGAATAGTATCATTAGGTCCTCCATAATAAGATTTGAAATAATTATCAATATCTTCATTATTTTTTATAAGATCTAGATTAACATGTTTTAGATCTCCGCATTTTGCATAGAAGTAAATAATGAAGATAGGTCGTCCAAAAGAATAAACTTTACGTACTAAATATACTTTCATCTTTGTAAAATTAAATCCCCAAGAATATTTTATTATCCTTGAGGACTTTTATTATTATCTTCTACGCATTCTATGTACTCTATGAGCTCTAAATTTCTTTCTAGTGTATTTCTTTTTTGATGTTTCTCTAACTATTGGTTCTTTAGTTAGAGTTACTTTCTTTTTAGGAGACACTCTAGCTTTTACTCCTTCTGAAATTCCTGAACTTATAAATCTGGGTGGAATTACAGTTTTTCCTGATCCATCCGTATAAGAATTTGTTTCAGGATAATATCTATATCCTCCAGAACCTAATACCCATGCCCCAAGTGCTGCATTATAAGCCCAAGAATTGTTATCTCGATCACGAAAAATTTGTCCTTGGGTTGGTTTCTTTGGAAGTGAATCTGAGGTAGTTGTCCAAGTTTTTCTTCTTTCTGAAGATTTATTACATCCTCCAAAAATCAATAATAACCCTAGAGTAAAGACTATTAATATAAAATCAATTGATCTCTTCTTGTTCATCTTTCTTCCTTTCTAATGGTTTAACTCTTCTATAATTATCATAAAACCAAGATAAGAGTTGTTTTGTTGCATACTCTACTTCGTCTGGTTCAAGTTGAGATGACTTATATTTCACCGACCAATCAAGCATGTAAAACTCAAGAGGCATAATAAAACTATCCGACTCCATTACTACTTTCAAACATAGTCCTGGAGAAAGAAATCCTCTACCTGAAACAAACCTCTCTTTCCAGATATTATAGAGGTTGTAAGGTACTTTATAGGTTTCATCATATTCAGCTGGAATTTCTCCTGTATCATCTACTTCCCATTTGACATCTTCAATTTCATAATCATTAAAGATCATTTCAAACTCTGTCTTGAAGTTTTCCTCATATAATCGATCAAGAGCTCCGTAACCAGTTTCAGAGACCACGAGAATTAATCTATCGGCCGAATCAACTGCTATTACTTGACCTTTATATAAGAAACAATTTCCAGGTTTTAATTCAGGATCTTCACCTAAGAAATCCTTAAGCTCAGTTCTTACCTCAATTTCTTCTGAGTTTTCATCGGCCGGATCTTTCTTCTCGTGTTTAATCTCTTCTGGAAATCTACAAAAATCCCATTCTATCACTGCATTAAGTTTTACTAAGATTCCAGGGATAACTAAGTCAGCCATTCCTTTCTCACAACCACAGCGATATTTCTGTGCTAATACTTCAATAACCATAATATATTTTTATTTAACTATATAATTACCACTTTCAGAAACAAAATCAATTTTTATGGCAGGATAAGAACCGCCCCATATATTAATCCCTCGTTCTTTCAAAATTTTCCCAAGTGAATTAATCTTAAAACATGAGAATTCCATTTCTATTCGAATATTACTAAGATCAAGAGTAGAAGAATTAGGTTTATTAAAAATTGTTCTAAAGATTTGTTTAATATTCTCTAGAAAATCAATCTTAAGTAATTCTTCTGCATAATATTCAGCTAAAGATTTATCATCAAATACTTCATCCGGAATTTCAAAAGATCCAATTTTCCGAAGCATTGAAATTATTTGACTTTTAGAAATTACATCTTCAGCTGATAAACTCTCAGTACATTCATGGATTACATTATTAATATTCTCAATAGATTTATCCACTACTATTTTTGTTATTTGTTTCGTTACCATAATTTAGTTTGTTAATATTATACATCATATATAAGAATCTCAAGGGAAAAAGAAAAAAGAGAGGGAAATTAAATCCCTTCTTTTATTGATGACAAAACTATATTATATAACTCAAATCTTCTTCTATTACCATTGTCACAATCAATGCTACTTGAAAGAATATTATTTTTCTGCTCTATAGTATGTCTGTACTTACCATAATTAGTTTCTGTTATTTCAATTTTAAGATTTTCTTCGATTATTTTTCTTAGTTCGCCTGGAGTCAAAGTTATTTCAATTTTCTTATATCCACCTATCTCCAATAATCTAAGTATTCCTGCACTTAGTCTAACAGATACCATTTTCTTAAGATAATCACAGTCTAATCCAGTAGAGTCGCTTATGTTTATTAATATATATAATTCTTTCTCTAGATCTTTTATAGTATAGTTTTTGTAAATTTTCAAGGTGCCTGTAATATTTCTATAACACCCAATTCCATAGCTTAGCCAACAAATAAATCTAGTTATTGTTGCTTTTAATTGTAATTTAATTTTTCTAATAATTTTTTTCATATTCTTATTATTTTTTTAATAAAAAGTCTACCCGAGTTTTTCTTCGAGTAGACATTTCACTTATGATCTATTATCTTTTCACATATAAGGCTTTGAAGGATTCTGATCTGATGACATTAATAATTTTTTAGGGATATCATCTTCTGGATAAAGATAGGATAATACATCTTCTTTTTGATATTTCTTTATCATTTCTTTCCACGATGTATAATCAATTAACCTAAATCTTATAAATCTATCTTTTACTGGATATTCTCCTCCAATTATATATTTATCATTCTTTTTTACATACCAAGACGTTAATGGTCTTTGTAAAAAACTTTCCAATTGACGATGTAGATCTTCTCCATAACATGTATCTAGTATAATCTTATAATGTTTATCTACATGTTGAAGAGGTATAATATCAGGTCCTAAACTAGTTATCATACATATAGACATGTAAGTATTAGGAACTGTACAACCTGATTCTTTAAGCGTTTCTATAGTATGTATCTTAAGAAAATTAGTAAAAACATTTTTATAATCTTCTATATTTATTTTATATCCTAAGTATAATCTTTCAGACGGTTGATCATTTAGGATAGATCTTGGATTTTGAATTTCTATAATACTATCATATATCCAAGACTCTTTATTTTTCCAGTAAGTATCAAAAATTATATTAAATAAATCAACACTAACTTCAAACCATTTACTAATCATATATAGGTATTTTAAATAATTCTTTTTCTGTAACTCCATCCAGAAATAATAATTCTCCAAAAGATATTACAAATATTAATTCTGGATTATTAAAACCTTCTCGATAAAATGATAAGTCCCCTGGATAATTTCTTGTTATTATATGATCGGGAATAAAGAATTCTACTCCATCATCAAATAAGAATCCCATTTTTATTCCATATTGAAATAAGAACTTATCAATCTCAGATAATTCAATGTCAGGATAAATGTTTCTTCCTAATTTTATTTGCTTCATAATGATAGAATGGACAATCTTCGCTACATTCATCAGATAAAATGCAACTATTATTACAAAATGTTTTTATATCTTTATACATATCTTTTACTGTATATATTCCTTCTTTCCTTTCTTTTTCTTCTTTAATACCACAAATTGTATAATCTTGAGAACTAATTTGAAAAACTTTATTCAAGTATTTACGACCTTTATTAACTTCATAATACTCTGCATAAATTAAATACGTTATATCATTACCTGGCATTGCTTCTTTTTTACTAGAAATATAAGACCCAATTACTGTTCCAGTAAATTCAGCGCAGTCAAATACCCAAGCATTATTTATAGGAACATATACTTTAACCTTAGCACCGATCCTATAAGTTATTTGTGGATAAAAATCAATTTCTCCAGTTGATATGTTTTTCTTAGTGATATTAATCTTTTCATTGATTTTAATATAATCATTATCACTATCTTTCTGGCGATTTATTATCCATAATATATCCTTTAACCATTCATAGATCTTTTTCGTTCTTCCCATTTTTCTTTTGCTAATTTTTGTAAATCTTCTACAGTATCAGTCTCATCTACTATTTCTATTCCGAGTAAATTTTCTATAACATCTTCGAAACTAGCTACTCCAACAAATGTTCCATACTCATCTACTACTATTGCTAAGTGTTGTTTAGTTTTAAGAAATTTTTCGAACAATACATTAACACTAGATGAATCTGGAATAAATATAATATCAGAATCATAATCTGTATGTTTTATTGTTAATCCTGGTTGATAAACATCATAATCTTGATATATATCTGACTTATATGCTATTCCGACTATATTATCTTCAGTATCTTCCCATATTGGTATTCTAGAAAATTCAAATTCATCTGGAAAATCCTTAAGAAAAGTATTAGCATCAAAAGATTTTACAACAGTTCTAGGAGTCATTATATTTCCAACAGTTAATTTATCAAGAGCAAGTAGATTTTTAATTATTTTACTTTCTCTTCCTGTAAATATCTTCTCTCGCTCTCCGATTGTTGCCATACTAGATATTTCTTCTCGAGATATAGTAGCTTCTTCTGTTTTTGGTGAGAATATAGCCATTATATATCTTGACATCCAAACTATAGGATATGTTATATAAATCATCCAAGTTAATATGTTAGCTGTAATTGAGGTCATTCTTTTCCAATAATGTGCTCCGAGTGATTTTGGTATTAATTCACTAAGTACTAATATCAAAAAAGTCATTATTCCAGAAATAATTGCAAAATTTTTCATCCCAAAAATCTCAACTGCCTCTATACTAGCTAAACTCGTACCTACTGCATGAGCAGCAGTATTTAGTGTTAGAATAGCAGAAATAGCATCATCCACTCTTTCATTTTTAAGCTTCATAAATTTTATTGCTGCCTTAGAACCAGAATCGATTTTGGACTGAATAAAAGAAGTTGGTGTGCTTAATAACGTCGCCTCAAGAACACTACAAATAAAGCTAATTGTTATAGCTATACTAAAATAAAAAATCATTCCAAATAAAGGATCCATAATTTTCTGTTTTAAATTTATTTTTATTAATAATATCATATATAAGAATCTCAGGGAAAATCTAAAAGCATTATTGATTTCTTTCAAAACCTTCAAAATCTTATAAGTGTAATAATAACCTAAAAAATTTATAAAAATGAAATTGAGTAGAAAAGAAAAACAAGTAAAGAAGAAATTAATTGGTGTTTATAAACAATGTATCGATGTGATGACTAGATATATGGAACCAGTTGCTATTCTATCCACTACAAAGAAGGGAGGAACTCAGATTACAAGTATGAGATTTCCCGATTATCATTATAAGAAAATTATTAGGGAGAGAATTCAAAAGGTTACTGCAGAATTAAACAGTAGCCAAGATTAAAAACCAGAAGACTTAGCACTTAGAAATAGGTGTTAGGTCTTCTTTTTGCTCTCCTAGAACCTTGAAGAACTTATAGATGTAATCATTAAACAATAAAAAACAATATGAAAATCGTAAAATCAAGTGTATCCATTCTCCCTCAACAACCTGGGGTGGATGGATTAATGAAACATGTAGAGAAAATTGGAAGATTGGCTTATAAATCTGAAGATAAAATCACAGAAGATTCATGGGAAAGGTTTGACAACATGCTTTTTTCTAGAGGTCATTGGGCGGTTTTTAACTCAGGAACTGTATATCTCAGTATCCCAGAAGAGGATAGATACTACTTGGAGATCTTTTTCAAAACTGTTCCTTACACTAGATGGTATCATAACTCAGTAACTGGAACTTATGAGGTTACTACAGATCTAAGAATTATTTATCAACATAATCTAGAAGGAGTTATGAAAAAATATTGGTGTGAACCTACTGAAAACCATTATCACAGAGTCACAACTAGATGGATCTGTAGTAGAGGTATATCTCATGAACTTGTTCGGCATAGAACGTTTTGTGCCAAGTAGTGGAGACACTACAAGAATAATCTAGAGAATTGCTGAAAAGTATTAGATTATACTAACCAGCATCCAAATCAATCAATAGAATTGAATGGTTCAGAGACTAATAAGTACTAGACATCTTATTGATAATAAAAGATGATGATATAGTCCAATTTTTCTTGAAAAAGAAATAAGTAATGAGAGCGTTTTCATTTCTTCAAGAATCTCAACGTTATGTAAATTATTCAAAAGATAGATTTGGAGGGGAACTTACCTTTATTCTTCCTCAGTGGATATATAGAGTTAGAGAAGATATTGCATCAACTATAGATTCTCAAACAGGATTATCTCGAAGTTATATTCATGACATAGATGGGCAGGAATTATGGGAAGATCTTACAGTATGGGATAGAACTATTGCAACTTTTGATAGATCATGGAGGAATACAGAGATCGATTATTTATATGCAACTTCTACTGACGAAGGAGAAAAACTAAAACCAGAAGAAGCTAGAGGATTACTTCCAAATGATATAAAAACCGAACTATGTATGACTGGTTACATTGAGGATTTTACATATATTCCTTCTGAAGATACTCCTGAAAAAGCTGGATTCTTTTCATTAAGGTGTGCTAAAGATGCTCATCCAGATATGCAAATTTTAGCAAATGATTTAAAGCAACAATTTATTGATACAGGATTATATAATTTAAAATAAATGGAATGTATTTGGTGTGGATTCAAAAGTAATGATCCAATAGAATTTGAAAAACATCTATCCGAAGAGCATTTTTTAAGTTATCAAGAGTATTGTGAAATTGAGTTAACACATCAAAAAGATCTTGATAATTTTTGCTTCAGATGTAATAAATATAGAGGTCCATTATCTACATTAATTAAAGATTTTTATTATCTTCCTTGTAGAATATGTAGTAACTCTATTACAAAGAAGACAGAAAAACAAGAATTAATTAAAACTATTATAAAGAATATAAAATCTTTTTATGATTATATTCTTAGTGATAGATATTTACAACTATTTTTGATTGATAGTATTTACCATTTAGCTACCTATTCTCATGATTACTTAGAATTCAAGAAAGTCCTAAGTAAACTAGATCTCCCGAATCGAAATGATATATGGTTTTTAGATTGGGTACCAGGATATCCAAAAATTATATCTATTCCGAATTTGACTGGTATAAAAATAGTAAATCTATCAGAGAAATATAGAATAGTATCAGGAAAGAATAATATAGAGATTAATAATTATAAAATTCTTTTCCCTGAAATCGTTCCTTACGATAAACAACATTTTAGTAGATATAATATTCTTAATCTTAATTCAAATAGAAAAACAAAAAGATTAAAATTAGATAATTCTCCTAATTGTGTTAAGTTTTTCAATACTCAAGGTTATGATACAAAATCAATATTTAAAGTTATTGATACTAAAACAGAAGAGCCAGTAAATCTAAAAGAAATAAGTTATCAAGATTATACTATAATAAAATTAATTCTTCTAAGAAATAAGAATTATATGAGATTTGTATTTTCTATTTTCTTAGAATTACTTGGAGCTTGTAAAGTATTTAAGGATTCAGTATTTCTTAAGAACAGTATTAATTTAAATTCTGAAAAAGAACCAATAATTAATATCTCTTGGCTCCCTGAGAAAAATGAAACATTATCTAATAACATAATTAATATATCTATTTTATGACAACAACATCAACAAAATTTAAAGTACAAGGGGTAGGGTTAGATACTTCGAATATGACCATTAAACCGTGGGTAGATCCTGAAGATGAATACTCTTTTGATTATTTTCATACATCTATCTCAGCTAATAATGATTTTTTGATTTCTGAATTTATAAAGAGTTTTTCAGAAAGTAGCTTAATCACTTCTATTGATTTTTTAGATAATCCTGAAAGAGCACTCCTTGGGCATCTTCTTGAACTTGGAAGAAAGAAAGTCGACTTGTTATTGATAGATTCTGAAGTAGTTCTTAAAAATCTGGAAACTATTAAAGAAACTATTAAACAACTTAGGGAATATAAAATAATTGGAGAGTTTGGGGTAAAGAATCCAAAGACCGCCGAAGATCTCAAAGCCATAGAAAAAGCTATTGAAGAGAAAATTAAATTCGTCTCTCTTGATTTATGTCCTTTGAATTTTAATTATGATATTGTTAATTACTGTAAGGAAAATGCAATAGATTTACTTGGCTTTAATCCTCTCGGCGGATATATTAACTCAGCATCTGTAATCTCTAGCTTTACTATTCCTTATCTTCTTGGTTTTGCTGGAAATTATTGTTCTGTTATATTCTTATCTGGACGTGATTTGATTTTATCCAAAGAATCAATGTTGTATATAAAGGATAATATAATTGGATCTGAATGTTCTAGTAAATTTTCCCTTAAAAAGAATGTGTCTAGACTTCATAGACCACTTAAGAAAGTTGTGGATACTTCATTAATATTTAATAAGAATCTAGTTTTAAGTGTAGATTCTCCTGAGTATTTATTTCCTTTAGAAGATATTAATATAAATCTAGGTTCTCCAGTAAATATTGTTGATGGAGTTGATCCGAAATTAAGAACGGAATTAGAAATGTTTGTGGATGATCTTTTGGAGGTTACAGAATTTCCGAAAGATGCTACTCTTCAATCTAAATATGCTATAGTAAGGTATCAAGTTTTATCAGCTCTTCGAATGAAATTTCCGGAAACTGATGGATGGAATATTCATATAGTAAATACGGGAAAACTAATCTCTGGAATTTTAGTGCATAGAGTAATCGAAGAAAAGAAAAGATTCTTTAAAAAGAAAAATTCTCAAAAAACTGAATCTAAACATTTTCTTTGTGCACTTCCTAAAATTGATCTTCCAGTATTTATAGAAGAGCCCGATGATAAAAACACAGTCCTTGAGAACTCAAACCCTAATAATTGAGAAAATCCGGAGTTAGTTGTGTACCCCGGAAAATAAAATAGAAAACATTAATAAATAAAAATTATGAGAGTTTATAACGGAACAAAATCACAAATTAATTTACCTTTATCAGGTACTCAACGAATTACTATCCCAGCACATTCTGTTTCTGGTGATATTATGCCTAGTAATGAATTTCTAAGTTTACTAGTAAGTTCTTATGATTACAATGAACTAGCATTAATTGTATCAGGACCATTTGAAATAAATATGTGTGCAGGAGTATCAGGATCAGTAGGTTTTGTAGTTCAATCCCTTGATGAAGCTATTGAACGTTTTGCACCAAAAGAATGTCCGAAGTGTAATCAAGATCCTTGTGTTTGTAATAAGGAAAAAGAAAAAGAACCGCAGCCAGTAGATAAAAAACCGGCAGCAACTCCAACAAAACCGGCTGAAAAAGAGAAAGAAAAATCAGTACCTGAAACTAAAGAGGAAAAAAATAAATAAAGTATTATAAACTATTGGAATCTCATAGAATTTTATCTAAGGGATTCCATTTTTATTTCAAGAGTATAATTTTTTATGGAAGATAAAAATTTTATATTTAAATTTGATAATAATGAAATCAATTTTTCATTAAGAGGAGATGGTAATGGAACTATGATTAATGCAACCGAAATGGCTAAACCCTTTGGAAAATTATTTGCAGATTGGTATAGACAAAAATCAACGAAAGAATTTCTAAAAGCATTAGAAAGTGATATGGGAATTCCCATATCACAATTAGTAGTAGTAATTAAAGGTAATTATGGAAATGGAATAAAACAAGGTACCTGGTTACATGAAGATGTTGCCCTAGAATTTGCTAGATGGTTAAATCCTATATTCGCTATTTGGTGTAATAAGAGAATAAAAGAAATAATAATTAATGGTTATTCTGTAATTAATTCAAATAGAGAATCTTTTGAGAAAGCCTATACAGATATTCAGCAAAAATTAATTGAATCTAATAATGAGATAATCTACTTAAAGAATACATTAGATACTCAAAAGGATTTAGTAAATTTTGCAAACCTAGTTATCTCCACATCTGAGAATTTATATACGATGACAGAAATTACAAAAGGGCTAAACTTATGTAAATCTAGTAAAGACATATATAATATTCTAGAATCAAAAAATATAATATTTCATCAAGGTAATAAATGGTTTCTTAAAGCCCCTTATGATACTCTTGGATTAACAAAAGATATAATGATTGCAGGAAAAGATGGAAAACCTCACAATCAAAGAAGATGGACTGAGAAAGGAAAGTATTTTATCATGTCAGTTTCATTATAAAAATTATGGTAGACTATAAAGAAGTAAAATTAAAAGATGGACGTGTATTAGTGTTTTGTAACTTCGAAGAACTTCTTAAAGATTTTTATGGAGTATCTAGTATGGAAGAAGTAGAACCTCATGCAAATTCAACAGGACACTATATTATTCATTGTCCATTTTGTAGAGATTCTGGACATACAAAACATAAATTATATATAAAAACTGACTTAACTGTTGGTACTTGTTTTGTATGTAATCGAGCCTATATACATGTGTCTGATGAAGTTGATACATCATTTAAAGTACCTGATTTTATGTCATTGTATTATGGATATTCAGGTCATCCAAATGTAGTTAAACTTACAGAAGATCCTATATGGACATTAGATAAATACTGGAATGAATTTGATAATTTTGATCAAAGAGGCTATGATTATCTAATGAGTAGACATCCTTTTATGAACGACATCTATAAACTCCTAGACTTTAAATTTGTTGATGGAAATGTAGTAATGCCATTTAAATATCATGGGGAAGTATTTTATTACCAGATTAGATTTTCTGGAAAGACAAAAATTAGATATCTTTTCCCACAAATATCAGCAAAGCCTCCTTATGTAATAGATCATGGTCAAGGTCTAAGAAAAATAATAGTAGTGGAAGGGGTATATGATGCTATAGCTGCTTTAATTATGGCACCTGATTATATACCTTTTGCAGTTTTGGGAAGTTCTATATCAGATTATCAATTAGATTTTCTTAGTGAGTACGTTCCTGAAAAAATTTTATGTTACTTAGATGATACTGAAAAATCTATGAGTGTGGCTAAAAAAATAAGAAAAAGAATAGATTATTGCCCTATTAATATCATAAAATCTAATGGAGAAGATCCAGAAGAATGTATGAAACGAAAACTTAGGGCTGGAAATAATTTACAATGGATTAAATAAAATGATAACAGCATCGATAGATAATACTATAAATAAAATAGTAATAAAAACTGATGACCCTAGTGTAAAATGTCTTTTAGAATTTAAAAGAAAAGTAACTAAGTATTCCCCTTGGTTGAAATCTTGGAATACAACTGAAGAAATAGCAAAACTTTATGATAACCCTAGATCATGCGGACCTAAGAAAGGAATATATACTTTTATCTTAGGAATGGGATGGGCAGCTTATATTGCTAATGTATTTAAACCTATCTTAAGTGATACAGATTATAATACAATTCTTAGAACAATATTTGCAGATTATTATCGAACCTATCCATTTCCAAATCTCAGAGATTATCAAAATGAAGATATGTTGCATGTGTTAAAATATAAGAGAGCGATTATTCAAACTAATACAGGATATGGTAAAACTGAAACTATAGCAACTCTTATAAACTATGCACATAATGAACTCGGAAAGAAAGTATTAGTTATAACTCCAGGAAAAAAAGCAAAAGATGAAATTGTTAAAAGATACGAATCTAGATTTGGTGGGGGTAAATTGCCAACTTCAATAGATGGAGATCTTGGATGTATAATTACTTCAGGGTTTCTAAATCAAAAGAAAATAAAAGATCCGGATTTGTGTATCTTAGAGGAAGAGAAACTTAAGAAATTCGATTGGGTTCTAGTAGATGAAGTAGAATATACTATTAATCCTTCTGGTGAATGGATATATGATAGACTAGTGAATGCTGAAGTTATGTACGGATTTTCTGGAACTGCAGATCGAGATTCAGGAGTTATGATCACATTTGCACAGGGAATTACGGAAACAGTAGTAAGAAACAAGGACTTAATTAAATATTTCGGACCAGCATTAGTTTATAGAATGCCTACTAGTCTGAAAATAAATAGTATCCACATAAATACTATCGCTTTAAATAATATTAAATTTACAGAAGAGGATTTTAATGAGGATAATAATGTCTATAATACAATAATGTCAAAAATTTGGGTTGATCCTGGAGTATGTGAATTGATTGTAAAGATAGCAAAAAAATATCCTAAATTATATATCCCAATAAATAATTTAAATAATATTATTTCAACTTGGATAGATAACTTTTTTATTGGAGTATTTAGAGTGCTCTTAATTTGCGGCGAAGGATATATTTATTATGACTTGTCTGGAAATAAAACAAACCTAGATCTTCAACAATCATGCGAATATATTAAAAATGGAATGGTAGATATAATTCCTAGTACCGCCGCAGGATTTAGAGCACTAGACCTTCCTGGATTAGAAAATATATTACTAGTTTCTAATATCAACGCTGGATCGGTTCTTCAACAACTAGGACGAACAGCAAGAGGAACTAATATGAACGTTCTTGCACTAAAACCTAAAATACCGAAAAGAATCCCGGTATATACAAAAGGATTCGAACAAAGAGATGAACTATTACATAACTACTATAAGTATTGTGATATTCAAGATATAGTTATTAATGAAGAAAATCTTTAAAAATATAGTATGGATAATGGTAGTGTATTTGATTTGATTTTTAGCTGTTTTAATCAATATTTATTTCAGGATGCTAAAAATAATATATTAGATCTTCAATATTATTTTCAGACTAATCCACAAACAGCCGGAAATGGTATGGTCTCTCAACTCGTGGATGCTATAAAGACTTATCCTCTAGAAAATATAGATGAGCCTTTATTTAGGAGTATCTTATTTAGATCTCAGAAAACTCCACAAGAGACCCAAGAGGTGATGAATGAAATTATAAAATGGAAAAAATATACAAAAAGTCAAATTGAACCAGCCAGAAAGATTTTAACTGATGTAATATATTCAGTTAATCTTCAAAAAGCAAACAGACTCTATTCTCAAAATCCAGAAGAATATGTTAAGTTTGTGAAAAATATAAATGTTAAAACTACTGCTGATCTAGATAATTTTAGTGAGATTGGATTTACACAAATAGATATTAATTCAATCATCGCTGAACAGGCAGAAGGCGGTGCACCTAGTAAATTTGAATGGATAAATAATTGCTTTTCATGCGGAGCTTATGAATTTGGACAACTCGGGCTAATTGCGATTTGGAGAAGTCGCCTAGAATAATATCTAGGAAAATTCTATTAAAATGCTGGAAAGATAACAAATCAAATCAGCATCAAGGAACGTTAGTTACTTGTTCAACGACTAAATATAGAACTATGAAGGTAACATTCATAGATGATATAGTCTATAACATATTGAATATCAATAAGTTAGCTTAGGCCTCCAGGAGTTGGAAAGAGTTTAATGGCTATGCAGGAAGCATTGAATATGGCAATACAAGGTTATAAAGTACATTACTTAGCCCTTGGGGATCTCAAAATGAAAGATTTTATTATCAGATTAGGAGCTCAATTTAGTGGTTGCTCTTTTAGTGAAGTATCTCAAAATATAGGGCCAATCTATAATAGTATGTGTCAGATAATTGGAAATAATCTTAGCATAACTATATTACCTGCCGGAAAAATTTCAGTGGATGAATATATAGAATTCATGAAAACAAAAGATTATAAAATCCTGTTTATCGATTAATTGCTTAGTCGCTTAAATAATAAAATTTAAGAAAATTATACTAAAATGCTGGAAAATGTAAGACATAAATCAGCATCAAGGAATATTAGTTACTTGTTCAACGACTAAATGTATAACTATGAAAAATAGATGATATAGTCTAATAATTTAATACCATATTAAATTTAGTAATGTATGATGCGGGATTTAAAAACGCTCACGGTGGAGAGGATGGATCTATGTATAAATCTTTCGGAGATATTTATGATAAGCTTACAGAGTTAACTGCAATGGGAAAGTTAGTATTTATATTGTCTCAGTTAAAAATTGGAGCATATAGTCAAGAAGTATTAGATATGTCTTATATAGCTGGGTCTAGCCATAAGGTTGATGTGGTAGATTTTATTATAACACGCTCTAAGGGCGGTGAGAAACCCAACCCTAACAACCTAGGAATATCAACAATTACGAAAAATCGACGTGGAGAAACAAATATAATTGATTATAATATAAGACTTCAGAATGGTAGATTTAGAAGTTTACCAAAGAAAGTATATGACGATATAAGAATGATTCAAGAGAAAAGATGTTTTTCTGAGGCAGATATAGATTTAATGATTAATAACTATAATATTCAATATAATCAAGCTCAACAGAGTATATACAAACATGGAAGTGGGCTACAACAAGGAAACAATATTAATATACGACAGACTGTTTCTGGACCAACTCCATTTAATAGACCTTAAAGTGAATTTTTGCGTTTTAAGGAAGATTAAAACCTAATATATGAAGAACATTAGAAAAATTTATAAATAAAATTATAAATTAATCTAGTGTTCTTTTTATTTAGATTTCATAAGAATAGGGAAAAAGTAAGATTAGTAAAGGTTGCAAACTTTATTGACCTGAAATTTCCCTTTAGTAAAATTCTTATGAGGTTTATAATTATTTTAAATATTTTTTAATTATGAAATCTAAACCAATAGAAGGTATAAAATCTACCGAAAATCCAGGGATGAAGTATAGTAGTTACCTAGATGAAAAAGATTTTAATGAGATGATTCTAGATGGGAGAACTGAAGAGGAATATCTAGAAGATTACTGTAAATTAATAGATTAAGCCCTTCAGAGAGGATTAAAACGAGGAAAAATCGAATTTTATACAGAGAAACATCATATTTTACCTAGGTGTATGTCAGGTGAAGATGAGAACTATAATTACGTACTTCTTTCTGCTTTAGAACATATAATAGCACACGTTTTATTATATAGAATTCAATCAGATAATAATAAAATATTATCTGCTCTATTTTGTATGATTAATGTAAATTCAGTATATACATCCGAGCGAAAATTAGTAATAGAGAAATATAATATTACCCTTTCTGCTGAGTTAAGAGAAAAATATATACGCTCTATCTCATATCCTGTTGTTTGTCATGATTTAAATAATAAAGTTTATAGAGTATATAGTAGTATTTCAGAAACTGAAATGGATGGTTTTAATCACACTTCTGTTAGTAGTACTGTAAAAGGAGATTACAATACTTCTAGAGGATATAAATTTTCTTTATTAGAAGATTTTAAAATTAATTATCCAGAAAAATTAAATGAATTTTATTCATTAAAAGATCTACCAAAATTAAATTTAACACCTTTAGAAAGAAATACTGTATTAGAATATAATGATTCCGGAACAAAGATAGTATGTTTTGATAAAAACTTCAATGTTTGTAAAATATATAATACAATATCCTCTATTAAAATAGATGGATTTAATCCAGAGTATCTTAGAAGGAGTATAGAGAATAAAACATTATATGGAGAATATTACTGGATGTATTACAACGATGCTATTAATTTATATTCGAATAGTATTCAAAAATTTTATGAAAAAGGAGCAATTTCTAATATAATAAAATATATTCCTAGAGAAACTAAGAGAAGTAAAAAGATTATTTGTCATGATAAAGACTATTTAATATATAAAATCTATGATTCAGTAAAAGATGTTATAAAAGATGGATTTTCTGAATCTTCAGTATCTGCTGCAGTAAATCGTAATAAAACAAGGACATCTTATTCTGCTATAGGTAAATACTTTGATTATTATTGGACTAGCCTAGATGAATGGGAATATCCAGATAAATTAGATGAATACTATCTTAATAAAGAAACAAATAATTTACCAAAGTTAGTTGTTAAGTTATTTAGAAATGAAATAATAAGAACTAATCGGAATCATGAGATTATAAAAATATATAAAAGTATTGGAAATGTTAGAGAAGATGGGTTATTTCACCAGAATGTATGGAGAATCTTAAATAAAGATAAAAAATTAAATACTGAATCCTTATATAATAATTCATATTGGTTTAAATTTTCAGACTTTAAAGAAAAATATCCTGATAAACTTGAAGAATATTACAAACAACAAGAGCAAAAATAAATTTCATTTCTTCTATTAACTCCAATTGGTTAATAGGCAATAAATTTAATAAATTCATAATAAAATTAATCCCAACCTCCTGTAGTGATTATAGTGGGTTGGGCTCTTTTTTCTCCTCCAAATCAATAAAAAGGGTGATTTCTAAGGGTGATTTTCTTATATATGAGTAAAAATTTAAAATAAAATTAATAAAAATGAAAGTAATTCAATCTAAAGTATTGGTCATAGTAGATAAAAAAGATACTATGACTCAAAAGATAGGAAATTTTGTTGTTCCTGCGAGTGAATGTGAAAAAGCTGAGGTTATTGGAGTAGGTGAAGAAGTTAGCGAGGGAGTATTAAAACCTGGTGATACTATCTTGATTTATCCAAACACAGGAAAATCATTTACTCAAGATGGAACAGAATATCGTGTTATAACTTTAAATGAAATTATTGTAGTACTTTAATTAAAACGAAACATGTCAGAAGGAAAAATTATTAATCACGGCTTTGAAACTCAGGCCGAAATTATTGAAGGTGTAAAAAAATCAGTAGAGGCAATTAAGAAAACACTCGGCCCGTCAGGTAAAGCCGTATGTATTTCAGGATTTACAGGTCCAGAGGTGTCAAGAGATGGAGCTACTGTTGCTAAGTCGATTTCATTTAAGAATCAACTTCAGAATACAGGAGCTATTTTTGTAAAAAATGCTGCCGCTCAAACAGAAAGATTAGCAGGTGATGGTACAAGTTCGACTTCACTATTAATCAAAGAAATGTGCGAAAAAGGACAGAAAGCATTACGGACTGGAGCTAATGTAAATGAGGTGAAATCTGGTATGCTTAAGGCCGGAAAATGGATGGCTGAGTATATCAAAAATAATTCAATTCCAGTAAATGATGATATGGAAAAGATCAGAAAAGTGGCAACTATTTCAGCCAATAATGATCCGGCCATTGGAAATCTGGTAGTTGAATGTATGGAGAAAGTTGGAATGCTTGGTATTATTACAGCTGATTTTTCTAGTGGTCTTGAAACTACTATTGATGTAACTACTGGAATGAAACTTGATCGTGGTTGGGCTTCTCCGCAATATGTTACAAATCCTACTGATGGAACTTGTGTAATGGAAGATCCTTATGTAATTGTAGTAGGAGAAAGATTATCTAGTGTGCAGCAAATTCTTCCGTTAATGGAACAGCTTGTACCTACTGGACGTCCATTCTTGTTTATAGTAGATGATATTGATGAAGTAGTAAATACAACTCTTGTCATGAATACTCTTCAAGGTGCAATTAGATGTTGTGTTGTGAAAGGTATTGATTTCGGAGATTCAAGGAAAAATATTATGGCAGATATTTCAATTTTAACTGGCGGTAAGTATATTTCTCCTGAGAACGGATTATCAGTCACACAAGCAACAAAAGAAGATCTTGGAGTAGCTAAGAAAGTTGTAATTTCTAGAGATTCATGTATTATCTATGAAGGTGGCGGTGATTCTAAAGAGATTGCTGAAAGAGTAGAAATTCTTAGTACTAAGCTTACAGATCCAGGAATATCAGATTATGATAAAACTAAATTTGCGAAACGAGTAGCAAATCTTAGTGGGGGTATTGCAGTAGTGAGAGCTGGTGGTGCTTCTGAAACTGAAAAACAGAACCTTAAACAGACCATTGAAGATTCTATTCTAGCATCTAAAAGTGCTATCGCCGAGGGATGTTCTTTAGGAAGCGGTTATATCTATTATAAAGGATCATTAGAAGCAAAGAAAGATAAAACATTCTGGAAATCTTTAATCGGAGACGAAGTAGAGGGTGCAGAAATTGTATTCTCAAGTCTTCCAGTAATTCTTAAAACAATTGCGGATAATTCAGGAGTCTCAGGAGAAGTAGTTCTAGAAAAAGTTAAATCATCTAAACCAGGAATTGGATATAATGCTAAGACTCGAAAGTATGGTAGTTTACTTGAAGAAGGAATTCTAGATAGTTCTAAATCTCTTCGAGTAGCTCTTGAAAATTCTATTTCAGCAGCATCAATGATTCTCTTAATTGATTGTACAATTATCGATGATAATATTTCCGAAACTAAAATAGAAGGTTAATAAATAATAATATACTACACCTCATCCTGGTTTTGATATTTTATCCCAGGGTGGGGTTTCATTATTTTATGACAAAGATAATAATTAGTAATACCAATTCAGTTTCAATTGGATTTAGTGACGAATGGTTATATATGTCTTTAGCAGATGGTAGATATCAAGATTATATATCTAGATTAGCATATCTTTATCGAGAAAAATATAGATCAGATACCTCAAAACTTCCAAATTTTGAGAAAATTTTAAAATTAATTAATTCTCAGGATTCTTTAAGAGGTTATAGGTTTGAAGCTAAAAGAGAGAAATTATTTTATACGATTACTCATGGAGATAATTATAAAAGGATTGGAGTGGAATTTGTTAATAAATTTTTAAAAAGTGATTTATACAATTTCAATGGAATTTCTTCTGAATCTGAGATATATTACTATAGAACAATTCAAGGAGCTTATGAATTAACCGACAAAATTTCTATAAATTTTCCTGATTTTATAGAAAATATATTATCAAAAACAAAAGATGATATGATCGATCGTTTTGGAATAAGTTATATTATAAATTACATGCTTAATACGCAGCCGAGAAAGCTTGATTTTCTAATTAATGAGGTTAAATAAAATAAAAAAATTATGAAAAAAGAAGATGATAACGACTTTCCTCTCTATGATGGGGAGGAAGGAAATATTAATTTTGATGAACAAGAAGATGATTTCGATTTTGAGCCGGAAGATTTACCAGATTGTCCGCTTACTGATTTAGTTATTAGTAATATGATGATGTCTAAACCTTTCGGAATGCACTGGGATTATGATAAGATGAAAGAATTTTTAGTAAAACTTGGATATAAGATAATTACTAGATATTCTGATCGTCGAGAAGTTGAATATGAAGTTGCAATAAAACCTAACTCATCTTTTATACCAGAAGATGACTTTAGTAATATTAAAGAAATGTTTGACTTAGAAGTCCAAGATATAATGATTGGATGGCTATTAAAAAATAAATAAATTTATGTGTGTTACAAATAATATTACAGAAAAATCATTAGAAAAATGGAAAGACCTTATTCTTGCATGTAAAAACTATTACATTGATTCAGTACCTACCGGAATGGATGATGCTGTATATGATATGTTAGAAGCTAGAGCAGCGCAAGAAGATGGATTTTTTGTCAGAGATTATGTTTATCAAACATATTTAAAAGGAACTAAGACAAAAAATTCTTATATAGAAAAAATTAAAAAGAAAAAAGTTGAAGAAAAAACTATGTTAAGTGCTCTTTCTGAGTTTATGAATGAAAACTCTGGAAAATACTGTGATTTAAAGTATGATGGATCCAGTATAGCAATTTACTTAGATTCTTCAACGGGTATTCCAAAAAGAATAGTTACAGTTGGAAATTTAAATTTGGATAATTATGGAGTAGATCAAACTTGGAAATTGATAAACTTTCTTCCAAAAAGATTTCCAAAAGGTATAGTAGCAATTCAGGCAGAGGCATTAGTTGATATTAATCGACTTTCTGATACTGATCCTGAAACTGCTAGACAAAGAGCCAATGGATTAATAAATTCTAAGTATTGTGAATCTGAGGTAAATAATTTATTAACTCTTAGAGCTTATAGATATTATACTGATGATTCAATAGAAGGACAAATACTAAGAAAAACAGATTATCGAGAAGTTTTAAAAATGTTTGAGACTGTACATTCAAAAACTGATGGACATATCTTATTCTCTCCTGCTGATGTATGGACTATAGAAGAACTTATGAGCGCCGGAAATAAAGAATATACAGAAACAGATAAAACAGTTACTTCAACTGGTTATTTCTTAAATGATGGTTGGGTAGTATATAATGAGTTTGGAATATGTCTCGGCGCTCTTAAATTTGCTGGTGCTGGATCAGGAACTGAAGCTTTAAAAACTACAGTGAGAGGTATACAATGGAATTCTCAAGTAGCTAAAGGAAAAGATTCTTGGTCAGCTAACATTCTAATCGACCCGATTCAAGTAAAAGGATGTACAGTAAGAAAACCAAGTGCTGGAAGTGTGGGAAAAATGGTAAAAAAGAAAATTACCCCTGGAGCGATAGTAAGTATTATTATGGCCAATTCAACTATTCCAATGGTAGGAGATTCTTTTACTGAAGGTAATGGAGATTTTATGTGGCCGACTTGTAGTTGTGGTTATAGTATGTCGGAGAAAGATGTTTATGGAAGTCTTTTGAAATGTGGGAATCCTATGTGTACTGAAAGATTAGATCGAATGAATAATTATATAGGGTCTCTTAGTAATATTAAACAACAACTAGATCTTAATAAGTTACTTGTTATAGATCGATTTAAGTGGGAAAGTACTGGGATTAATATAGATCAATTATTAGGAAGTGTTGAAAGAAATGATCCTGATAACTACTATAATCAATTAAGATCTTACCTAAAGACAGATCTGCAAGTGAGGAATTTAGATTTAGTCTGGAAAGCAAGTTATACAATCTTAAGAAGTTATTATGAAAAGTCTATTGGAATTTAAACAAGAAGCAATAATCGTAGAAAAACCAAAAGAAGAATGGAATAGACTTTATCTTGAACTCTTAGACTTAATAAAATCTTGGGGTTTGGAAGATAAGGTTAACTCTTTTAAGTATGAATGGAGAGGATCAGGGAACTCATTTAATAAATTATTCGAATTATCTTTTATTCGAGAATTAATACTTTACGTACTCGATATAGATTGGAGAGATCCAATTTGGGGAGATATATTCGATATTGAAAAAACAAATAGTACTCCTAAATCCTATCATGGTTCAGGAAATGATATTACTATTGAGACTTACTTATTTCAACTTGAAGATAAATCAAAGATATTAAATAGTCTTAATGGAAATTGGGTATTTGATCATTATAAAGAAGTGAAAGATTTTATGGATCAATATAATGATAAATATTTAAAACTGTTTGAAATTAAGAGATTATTTCCATTAGAAGTAGAGATAGAAAATGTTTGATTTAGAGCGAAGAAAAAATTATATAAAAACAAGAAATGATACAGATTATACTGATACAGTAAAAGCAGTATATAAAATCTTAGTATCTAAATATTCCTATCGAGCAAGAATTTCAGATATTTTTCAACTCCTTAAGGATGCATTTGGAATTAATGAATTTATTATTCTTGATTACCAGCAAATGAATAATGCACCTTTTGAATCTTGGTTAGTTGATCAGTATATATCTTGGAAAAATGGTAAGGAAATAGATTTTATAGAGATATATAAAGCTATTTTAACTGTTGGAGATTTTACTACGTCTGAAAAAGAATTGTTTGAATCAGGTTTAGTTGAAGAGCGTTTATGGGCTATTTTCTTACTAGTTGATAGTTCCGAATTAAATATTATATAAAATAACATTAAAATGATTGAAGTAAATTTGTATTCTATTTCGGCCCAAGAAATGAATTCTATGGTAGGCCGTTGTGTTGCTCGTAGCCGTTTTGATAAAGAAGGTATGGGCGTAAGTGTTATGGAATTTGTTAAGGGTTTTTTAAAGAATAATTTAGCAAATTTCGAAAATAGTATTGGTAATGCTGAATTAGTAAGCTTTATTAATTCAGAAACTACAATGAGTACCAAGGATTTTTCTTGCATTAATTATTGGTTAGCTCAAGTTGGTTATCTTGTTCAAATCCAAAATGTAGCTGACGATGAAGAAAATGCATCTGGTATTCCGACAGGTGATGTGGTAGAGTGGAATGTGATCGATTACAATTTTATGCAATATGATTACCCAACTGCAACTAAAATTATTCCTGGTGAAGGTCTCGAAATTCCAGCTGTTCTCAGACAAATTGTAGAACAGTCTGGTTTGTTTGATCCTAATAAATTAAGTGGTGTTAAAAATCCATTTACATTATTATTAAATAATATGGATAAAATTAAGAACACTACTGGATCCGTATCACCAGCTATTACTACTCAGATTTATAATCTTTTAGATCAGATGGGTATTAAAGTATTTTGTGCAACTTCTGAAGATTAATTACAATGACTACTCTACAAAATGATATTCTAGAAATATATAATTCCTTAGTAGAGTTTTCTGATAATACGATAAAAACAAACTTTCCGATTCCAATTAAAGTAAGATATGAAAAAGAATCTAGATTACTTATATTTGAACAGAAAGGTAAAACGGTATATCTAGGTCTCCCAGTCTATTATTGTTTAGCACTGGAAGACTTAGAAAAACCAACTTATCTATTACCAGAAGATTACGATTATCTAATGTCAACTCTTCAGTCTCTAATAGCATCTGGAGAATTGATAAAACCTAGAACTTGTCTTGGCCCTGAAAACTATGGATTCAATGTTTATTCAACTAATATTAATGAAATGTATAAAGGACCGGATGTAATTGGACAAGTAAAGTTTATTTCTGGAACATCTTGGTTATTTAAGTTTAGAACAAGAAAAAAGTATAAATTATGAATTTTAACGGAACGATTATTATCACAGATCCTTGCTATATTGCAGAAAACAAGGATTGGGGAAACGGATTTAATTATGATAATATGACTATCTCTGAAGAAGTAGGATTCTCTGATAATTATATTTGGGAAGATACTGGAGTTGGAGATGGAAGATGGAAAGTATCAAAACTAAAAGATATTCTTGGTTTACTTGAGCTTGAAAAATTTGTAGATAATATTGAAGAAGCTTACTATAATCTTTACGATAATCCTTCAATTGAAAATCAGATTAATCTTGAAAAATTAGTTAATCAAAGGGAAACTATTGGAAGATATTGTGTAGATTCTGGAACTTTTGGAGTATTTTATCTTGACGAAGTTTTAAAATATAAGCCAGATTTTTTAGTAGAATATGGAGATTGGTGTTATACAATTATTGAAGATTTTATTGGGGATTTAAATGTATATACTGATTCTCGTGAACAAAAACATTTTTTAGGTATAGGTAATAAAACATTTTATAGTAATACAGTATCATGGTTGTAAAAATTATTAATAAATCAGGTTATCCCCTTCCAAGTTATGCAAAACCTGGAGATTCTGGAATGGACCTTAGAAATATCGGTGAAGAATTTACATTAAAACCGTTAGAGAGAAAATTAGTTCCTACAGGCATATATGTTCAACTTCCCCCTAGAACTGAAATCCAAGTTAGAGCTAGATCTGGAGAAGCCTTAAAAAAAGGATTAGGAGTTTTAAATGGACCAGCCACTATAGATTCAAACTATAGAGGAGAAATTGGAGTAGTTTTAGTTAATCTTAGTCCTGTAGAGGTAACTGTAGAACATGGAGAAAGAATTGCTCAGATGGTTTGTGCAGAAGTAACTCATATGGAATTAGAGGAAGTTAATAAACTTGATGAAACAGAACGAGGAGGATCAGGTTATGGCAGTTCCGGAATACAATAACGATATAAAACGACTTCTTGGATTAAAAGGAAATACTCGATTAGAGATTCAAAATCAATTAACCCAACGAATTTTAGAATATGATTATACAGATAAAACTCCAGGAATAGGATTGAGATTTTTAGAAACAAAGAAAAGAAATCGAGAAGCTGGTGAATGGATTTATTATAATATTCTATTCGAAGCCAGAAAATATCAAGATACTCCTGAATATTTAGCACATATTCTAGGGTCATTGTCAAAAGTAGTAAAGATCTGGGGAGATTATTCTAATATTGATGTAGTTGGAATTCAAGAAGTTGATTGTGAAGAAGCAGATTATTATTATATACTAATTTATATTTTAAGTGATGGAAAAGACAAAGAAAAACTCGAATCCGATGGAGAGTGAAAAAATGTCGGAAAAAGATTATGAATTTCTAGAGAAAAGAAGAGTATGGGGATGGGATAATGCAATGTCTGTAGCAAATGATTTATGGGCTAGTATTCATAGTTCATTACTCGCTGGAGATTTAGTATTTGCTTATAAAGATACTACGGGAGAGTCAGGATTAACTCAGATTGTCGTAGTAGCACTTAATCAACCAACAGAACACTTTTCGGTTGGTATGGTTACATCTGGATATACTGCACTTCTTCCACATGTACCATTTAATTTCTTAACCAGTACTGTTCTAGGGGATCTCAAGAAGTATAAAGTTGATAAGAATATAATAAAGGCTTACGAACAAATTTTAGAAAATTATAAAAGATGAGCAATTTGAGAATTTTAAGTGTTGATGTTGGTTTTTCTGCTATTAAGTGTTCTTTTAAGGATTCCAACGGTTTAATAAAATTTGAAAAGTTTATTAGTGCAACAGCAAAACTCCCTGAAAAACCACTTGAAAGTGATGATGATATGGTATTTCCATTAGGAGGAGATTATTATGTATTAGGACCTGCAGCATTAAAAGTACCTAGATCTTATTTACTTAAGCTTGAAACTTTTGAAGATTTAAAAGCAGTTTATGCCCCATGGTTGTCATATTTAATAAAAAAATATGGTGGAGATGAAGGAATAAATGCATTTGATAAATTAGCTATTGGTTTATCAATGGCTTTTAATACCAACGATAACGTAGATGAGTTATTAGATTATTTATATGAAACATTAAATATAAATAAAGAAGATTATATATATTGTTTTTGCCAAGGCTTATCGTGTAAATATACCTATAATGAATATGGGTTAAATGTTCGTGAAGCTTCTAGACGTAATGATGTCAAATTAAGAAATGCATTAATACTTGATGGAGGATTTGAAACTTTAGATTTCTGTAGTATTATCAATGGTACTTCTTCAGCGGGTGCTGCTGTAGGAGTAAAAGATTCTGGCGTAATTAGAATAGTTTACGATCTTGTTGATTATCTATATAAAAATTACTCAATATCAATTTCAATTAAAGAAGGACAGGTAATTTTAGATACTGGAGTTTTAAAACGCAGAGGAAAAACAATAGATCTATCTAGACAAGTTGAAGAGTTTTCAAAAAAATATATTATCGAAGTTTTTCAATATTTAGATAAAAATTATGGAGAGGTACTTGATGCTCTAGATGATGGTATTATTGTTTTGGGAGGATTAAGTTATTTTATGAAAAAATATCTTCATGATCCTGAAGTAGAAAAAGAAGTAGATAAAATATTTAGTGTATCTGAAATAGTATATCCAGAGGAAGACTCGGAATACTATAATTGCATATCATACTTAAGATTAGCTGAAAAAGTAGCTAGTGATAATATGAAATGATAAAAATGCACTTAGAGAAAGGTTAAAACCTAATATATGAAAAAGAACATTAGAAAAATTATAAAAGAAATATTTATAGATCGATCTAGTGTTCTTTTATTGTTTCATAAAAGTTATAGGGGAGATAAGTTTAATAAAGGTTGCAAACTTTATCATTCTAAATCTCTCCTTTTTATTAATAACTTTTATGATATAAATATAATTAAATAATTTTAATTAAACAAACTTTTTATGAAACATCACACAACAGAAAATCAAGATGAAGTGAATAATAGTAGCTTATACCTTGATGAAACAGATTCAAACGGAATACCTCTTCTGAAACGAATAGAGAAATATCCAGACCTTCCAGAGAATGAATTTATCCCAATAGAGTATACTCATTCTAATGGACATACTGTAAAAAATATCTACTATATTAATAAATTAGGACAAATTAAAAACATAGAAACAGGAAAATTATTAAAATCTTCTAAAATTAGAAATTATTATTCAATACATCTCTTTAGTAATAGTGATGATAAGAAAAGATTAGGTATAAGATTACATAGATTAGTAGCTTCTACATTTTTAATTAATCCCAATCCAATTATTTATAGTGTAGTAAATCACATAGACTATAATTCAGAAAATAATAACTTATTTAATCTTGAATGGACAACACAAGCAATAAATAATAGTATAGTAAAAGGAAAGCGTAGATATATTTCTAAAGATAAATTAATGGAATATACTGCTTTAGATGATAATAGAAAAGAATTATTTACTGTTAATAGAGTAGATAATAAAGGATATAATGTAGATCTTATTGTTACAGCTATTTATAGAAAATATAAATATGAAGGATACTACTGGAAGAAGTCCAAATTATCCAAAAAGAAGAAACTCTTAAATTAATAGGATTTTCCGGTAATTTAGATGATTATGAATGGCATGAACATTGGAAATATCCTGGATTATTTGTATGTAAGGAAGGATTTGTTAAGAAAATTATTCGAGGAAATCATAGGATTTTATGTACAATGAGTCAAGAGGGATATATTAATATTATCATCGGAAAAGATCATGGAAAAGAATATAAAGCTCATAGAATAATAATGGAATATATTCTAGGAAGAGATCTTATGGATGATGAAATAGTAGATCATATAAATTGTATTAGATATGATAATAGTTTTTCTAATCTTAGAGTAACCGATGCAAAAGGAAATATGAATAATCCTTTAACTATAGAGAAAAGAATTAAAAGAGTAGTAGCAGCTGATTTATTTGGCAACTTTATATGTTATGAATCTGGAAAATATATTTCAAAAAATATACTATCTTTATCATCAACAATATACAGTTCAAGTGCTTTAGTAAAATTGAAAACTCCAGGAGAAAAGATAATTGTTATAAAACCTGGAGATAAAGAAGGGTTATTAAATAAGATGAAAACAGTAACATATGTTTTTAATAATGAAATGAAAGCTATTGGTGCATTTATTAATATTAAACTATATAAACAGAAAGTAGAAACTAAAGTAAGTTGGGCTATTATTAATAAATATCTTAATTCAGAAAAGTTAGCACCTGATGGAAATTATTATTTCAGAGGAGATAAAGCAGTTGAATTAATATTATCTCAAGGTCATGGAAGAGCTTGGGAATTTGAACCTGAAAATAAATAAATAAAAAATTGATAAACAATGAGTAAATCAAAGATAATTAAAGGACAAGCATTTATTATTGAAAATGCTTTGGTTCAAGAACAAATTTTACTAACTCCAGGACAAGAAAGTACTACTAATGTTGTGGAGCTTATTAAAAATATATGGGATGACCTTAAGACAGAAGGTACATATAAAAGTAATAAAAAGAAAAACTACTTTTATTGGGAATATGAAATGACTGATACTGAAAATGAAGATTCAGTTATTAAAGTAAAAATGGAATGCCCCCAGCCAAAAGAAGGATTATTTGAAGAACCATATGATCCTGAAACAGTAGAAGGCGACTATGCTAAATATTGGGTAAAAAAACTTAAAGAATCTACTGAAAATTATGAATACAAGGCAGCAATTCAGAAAAAAGAAATAGTTTTCCCTGGCACTAGATACGTAAATCAAGAAGGTGAAGTAGTAGAAGTAGAAGGAACAAAAATCAGTAATACAGATATAGGAGATATTACTAATTTACTTGGATTGTTTTAATAGAAAATAAATTATGGAAGAGGAAATAATAGAATCAATCGACGAAGAAAAATTACCAACTATCATTAGTAATGATGAAGATGTCATAGAAGAGGTGATCCCTGAAGAAATCCCTGGAACTAGTGGCATAATCGGAGGCAATCCCTTCGGAAACATAAGAATACAGATCAATGGTCAAGATATTTTTATGTAAAAAAAATAAGAGAGGAAACTTGACTTTTATTAGTCAAAAAACCTCTCTTTTATTTCTTCCCTCAACTATCTATTCCAAGAATTATGATTCCCTGCTCATAAATATTTATAGTATGAAGTACTAAATCTCTAAGACTATGACCCCAGATTCTAGATATTCCAGTTCCTATTTTCTGTCCTGAATCTTTATCTAGTCTATAAATCTCATGATAAGCTTCTACAATCTCTTTTATAAGTTGATCCCTAGTTTGTATTCCTTCTACACTTACTACAGCTAAAACACCCAGCGGATAAGTAATCAAGATTTTTCCCACAAGGCTAGGAATAAATACCTTAGAACCTTGAGATGGATACTTGATATTTTCCGCTGAAGAATCTAACTGTATATAATCAAACTTTAATTCTTCTTGTTTCTTCTTATCTTTCAAAAATATCTCTATTAATTCTTGAGATGATCTTCCTAACTGTTTTGGATCAATAATCGTCTGTATTTTCATAATTTTTTGCATTTAAATTTTACATTATTAAGGCTTGAAACTTATAAAACGCGTAAAATTTAGGTCTTTAATCTTATATATGATGAAAAAGATGTTTAATTTTTATTGTGTAAAAAATTATGCTATATTTAATGTATAGGTATTCAGATTCCAAAGGAGGACCTATAAATATATGTTGGAAACCTGGATTCTCTGATAACTTTGATTCTAGATATTCAAGTTATAAAGGGTATGACTCTCCAGGAATACATACTAAAGTTATAAAGGTAAGATCTGGTGATAGAAAGGATGAAGGAAAATTATTAGTATTCTTGAGTCAGTTCTTAAATTTAGCTAAAGGAGATGAGTGGTTTGAAGATAATACTGACTATAATGTACCAGAGTTATTTTCACAGCCATGGGAAATAATAGATAAATTTTTACTTAATAATCTTGATAATCCTAATCTACTAGAGATTATTAAATATACTAATATAAAGAAACAAATTATTATGGAATTAGAAAAACTACCAAAAGAAGAATCTACAACAATTGATACTGAAGTAGATGTAACTCCCAATGTATGTTATTTAGATACTATTAAAAGATCTGGATATACAGTATTAACAGCACTAGAGGATATTATTGATAATTCTCTGGAAAAAACAGTAGGAGCTCGAAATGTGAGTATAAAATTTACACCTAGTTTAGCTGATCCTAGGGTAATGTCTTATTTTCAGATTATTGATGATGGTATAGGAATGGATAGTGATACGTTAATTGAAGCTTTTAAATTAGGATCTAGAACAGGAAAAAATAGAAATTCTGATTTTGGATACTATGGAACAGGACTAAAATAGCTGGTCTGTTTTTAGGAAATAAGATAACAATATATACAAAAACTTCTACGGGAAATTTTTATATCGCTACATTTGATAAAGATTATATGATAAAAACTAATAAATTCTCTATATCTATACGCGAAGGTAATATTTCTGAGTTTTTATCATTCAAAAAAGAAGTAAAATCAGATCATGGAACAATAGTATTGATTGAAAATGTAGATTCAAATAATTTAATTGACAATATTTCTAAATTTCAACAACAACTGAAAAAGAAACTTGGTATAACTTATTTTAAATTATTTACAACGAGTAAAGTAACTATTAAAATAAATAATGATCTCGTTACTCCAATTGATCCATTATGTAGAGATATAGAAGGAGTAGAGATATTATCTAAACCTGGATCTCGTATAAAATATAAAGATAAAATTATAAATTATACTTGTGTATATATTAAAAAGGAATTAACATCATTAGAAATTAATAGAAATAGAAAAAATAGTGGATTTTGGATTTTTAGAAATGGTAGACTTGTCGGAAGTGGACTAAAGCTTGGAATTATAAACGATAGTAATAATGAATTAAGCGGATTCAGAATTGAAATTTCAACCGATGGAGATGTAACTGATACTTGTTTTAATTCTACTTATCTAAAAACTATTAAAGAATCCGAAAGGGATGATATTAATCCAGAACTCATTGAAATTTTAAAAGAAGACCTTGGGAAATATGTACATGAAGCTGGGAAAAGATCTAAGCAAGAAAAAACTAATAAAGATCTAGATGAACGAGCTAGTAAAGATATTAAGATGATCGAAAATCAAATTAATTCTAACCCCCTTTTTAGTAAGAAAAAAGATAAATTGGTGGAATTAAATACTTTTTCAGGTGGGAAATGTGGATCTATATTTGAATCATCCCTAAATAAGGGAGAATATAAAATTAGTTTAAATACTGATCATAATTTTTGGATAGATTTTCTTAGCTCATCACAAATTGAAACAAAACAAATAATAATTCAACTATTTACTTCTATGTGTATGGGAATTGATAAAGTTGATTATGAATGTCCAGAAGAGAAGTATAATATGTTTGAAGAATTTATTATAGAATTATCAAATATAATGAGAAAATTTATAAAATAATACATGGTATAGGGAGGAGGGATGATTTTACTTCCTTCCTATAATTTTTTACGTCTAAGAAACTTCGAAATTCTTATATATGGTAGAAAATGATTGAAAGATATTATTTATAGAATCTGGAAATCAATTTTATGGAGGAAGAAATTCTGAAATAAAATAAAAAATCTATCAAGACACAATAACAACTAAAAATGCCAGGATGATGAAATAGGTAGACATGAGGGACTTAAAATCCCTTGGGTATTGCACCTGTACGGGTTCGACTCCCGTTCCTGGTACTAGACATAATTATAACAGGGCCCATATCTCAGTTGGTTAGAGAAGCTGACTCATAATCAGAAGGTCGTCAGTTCAAGCCTGGCTGGGCCCACACTATTTAAAAGAATATTCATTAATCTGGATATTCTTTTTTTTTATTTTCCTTAAAATCCTTATTAATGTAATAAAAACTAAAAGAAAGAAAAATTATGGAAAAAGATTACGAGAAATTATTTGCAGTAAAATATGTTTTATAAAAAGAAGGCTTAGAAAAATTTAGAAGGAACCGTAAACATATTACTGAATTTGAAAATGTATTTTTTGAAGTTGTAAGTAAAGAACCCAGACCTATAAGAAAATATAAAATTTCAAGTAATATACAAAACTATATTCGATTTTATTCACTTAATAAAGAACGGCTATTTTCTAGCAAATTAAGAGATATAGTCAGTAAAAAGAACTTAGAAGACTTATTTAGAAATTCAGAAAAGAAAGCTAAATTTGGATTGATATATAATTCTAGTACGAAAGATAAACAGGAAACAGACTATAATGCCCACTCTATTTTTTGTATAACAAGTGAATATATTATACTATATGCATTTATTGGAAAGTGTATTATGGGCAATGATAAAAAAACATTTAATTCATTAGGAAGTGTAGTAATAAAAAAGAGTGATTTATTAAATTTTTCTGAATTAAACTTAGAAGGTTGTTTATATAGCATGGATGAATTTGTTAACTCATACAAACTTTGTAAACAGTTTAATTGTTTGGATAAATTTTTTAAAAGTATTCCTTCAAAAATGATGAATGAGTTTACTTCATTAGGATGGTCAGATACATTAGAAGATTACTATAAAGAGGTAATAGATAGTCAAGAAGATTTATTATCAAATAATAAAACTATAGATGATCTTATTAAATATTTTAAAAATAATTATAATCAAACTTTATATTCGGTTGAAGCTAAGGAATCATTTAGCATAAAATACAGATTTATCTATGAATCATTTAAAAGTTTTATATTTTTGATGACTTCTGAAATAAAAACTGAAACATTTGAATCTGTGTTATCTGGAAAAGTAAAAAATCCACCTACACAATTTGAAGATCCTAATACTGGCCGAAGAAATCAAGGAGTAATTATAGTAGATAAACTATACGATACTGAAATAAATATAGATTGTCCCTTTGGTGTAAGAGGTCATTGGAGAAATCAATACTACGGAAAAGATATGACTGGAAAATCAATACATAAGAAAATTTTTATTGAAGCATTTGAGAAGAAAGGTTATCATAGAAAGGCAACAAAAGAATTAGTGGAAAGCAAATAAAAAAAATAAGAGAGGAACATTTGAGTCCTCTCTTTTAATTTTTGTTCTAGGAAATAAATCCTTCAAACTTGTAATAAACTATATATTCTTCTTGATTCTCTCCTTTTATATAACGAGAAATTCTAAATACAATACTTACTGAAGGTTGTTTATATACTATAGAAACATATTTAGTTAAGTGTCGTATCTTTTCTCCCTTTACTTTCTTTTCAAGTTCACTCAAAATCTCAAATTTTCCCATATTTCCTATTGAATGTTGAGTTCGATTAAAAAATTCATAAAGATTATCTAACTCAACTCCAATAACAATCCCTTTCTTTGGTAATTTAATTTCTGATGATTCCATAATATTAATATTTTGTTTATTTATTACATTTATAAGGATTTGATTCGTTCTATTTCTGCCAACAATTCTTTCTCTGATGTGTAAATATACCAGGGATATCCATATTTTTCTACTAATAGTTTATCATAGCTAAAGTATAACAAAGTAATTCCTTGCTCTCTACACCATCTATTTTTCTTTATATCAGATTTTCTTGTTTTTAAAAATGAATTAAAACTACCTCTACAATGTTTACTGTAATGATTTGGACCTTGTACTTCAATAGCTATATTAAGATTTGGCAAAAATATATCTATTTTAGAATAAGATGAATATGAATCTAATTGAGTATTTACTATTAATTTATCCTGTAAAAAACTTACTAAAGATTTTTCCCAAGATGATATTTTCATATTTACTGATTTCTTTATAAACTTTAAATATTTTATCCATCCATTATTATAACATTTAGTACATAATCCTGGAAATTTATCATGCAATTCGCTTTTTGTAATTAAATTATCATAAATAAATTTCTGCATAAGTTCAATAGAGTTAATTGATTTCCATGAAATTTTTTCACGTTTAGTATAGTTTATATAATTAAGATCTTTTATCCATCCATTCGTAGTACACAAATTAGTTAATCCAGGATATTTATTTCTAAAATCTTTGGGAGACTCTATATTATTTTTGAAAATAAATTCTTGTGCATCTTGAATTGTTTTAATATGCTCCCAATTATTTTGTTTTTTAGGAAATTTTAGATACTTAATCCACCCTTTCTCACAACATCTATTATGTAATCCCCTAAAATTATTATATAGATACATTGGATTAGGTATATTCTCTTTATCAATAAAATTTTGAACATCTTCTATGGTTTTATAGTTTTCTGACCAATTAGTTTGTTCTTTTTGAAATTTTAAATCTTTTAGAAATCCTTTTAATCTAGCTCTTTTATATAAACCTCTATGAGGAGAACTTTGAAATTCTCTTCTGGTTTTTATATCATTGTCTATTATGTATTTTTGTGTTTTATTAAAATCAAATTCTTTCCAATTCATAAAATAATAAATTAAAATAAGGAGGGAATTGATTCCCTCCCTAAATGATTTATTTAGAATTAGATTATTAGTATAGTATATTAATGAGAATCATATATTTTTTAATCTAATTCTGAATTTTCTTTTCTCATATTTTCTGTATGAAAGAAGTAATCAATAGCATTAAATGTAGTTAGGTTATATCTCAATCTATCTACGGGCGTATTACTAGGTCCATAGGAAATAACAAGATCTTCAAATGATACAAAACTTTCATTTAGTATTAAACTAATTTTAGGATCCTCAAGATATTTCTTTGCTGTTCCTGGTTGAAGTTCAGCAAGAGATATATGAGGTGTATAAGAATACTCAGAAACAACTTCATACTTCGTTCTTAATCCTTTATTGATTAATCCAAGTGTTTTATACAATTCACTAGTTTGTTTCATTTTCAACACTATATAATCACTATCATTCTCAAAAGATCCGATCTCAAAATTATTTAAAATTCTTTCAGTATTTTCAGATCTTATATATTCAATAAAATCATCAAATTCCGGTTCTCCTAAAATAGTTTCAATATCCCCTAAAATATTCATCCTGGGAATTTCTTTTCCTTGAGCATATAATAATGTTATATGTGATTCATTTTCAATTCCAGTATCTTTAAGATCTTCTCTACTAAATATAGCAGATAAAGATACTGGAAGATAGAGCGAGCAATTTAGCATTAAACAGCTATTATTTTCCATATCAATTACCTCCCATATTTAATAGATTATTTTTACGACGGAATTTAATCTTTAAATCATTTAATTCTTTTTTTAGACTTGCTTACTAATTATTATCTCTAATAAATTTTAGTACTAGACTATATCTTTTACAAATTAGATTTCAATTTATAATTGTTCACATAGTCGTTGAATCTAGTTTTATAAATCTAGACTGCTAATTAAACTTTCTCATTAAGTCTTTCTAGCAATTCTAACAATTCTTAAGTTATATCTCAAACTTTGGACCATTTTATTTTTAATCCACCTTGGTTAAATCCCTTATCATCTACTACGGTTAATCCTAGACCTAATAAGTTATTAAGGAACATTTGATTATCTTCCTTCGCAGTGTCTTTTCTAGCACCACCAATAAATTGATCCGCATTTCTAGAAAGTAATACGGCCAATTCCATCTCACCAATTATCTGTCCTGTCTGTCTATAGCGTCCCTTTCCAAGTATAGGTTCATCTCGTTTAGCATTAATATCTACGCCATATAGACTTGATGTAACCTTATTACTATATGATGGTATATGGTATAACTCTTCAAGGGTCATGAATCCCGCCTGCAAAGGTTTATCTACTTCTCTAAACTTACCAGACATTCCAGAAACTAATTTATCATATTCTTCTGGTTCTAGATTTTCTTTTAATTCATCGAGATCTGTTAATTCAGTCTCAGGCATAAGAATTTTACTCTGACTTTCTACACCTAAATCTTCAGCCCATTGATTTACAAGTTCTGGAGTAAATTTAGTAGAGAAGCAGCCAACATTGAAATAATACATATCCTCGATTTTACTAGTATTATGACGTTCTATAATTTCTTCTACATCCATACTAGTAAAACGTCCTGGGTAGTATGTTTCAAGAAGAGGTTTTATCTTCTTCTGCCCTGTTTTTGTTTTCTTATAATTATCTACAAGATCGTGTAATTTGTGAGCGATATTTCCGAGTTGTAATTCCATAAGGACACTCGGAATTTTACGATTTATTGTGCTGTAGGGGTTCCAAAGTTAACATATACTAACACTATATGATTTAGACTATATCATCTTCGGTTTTCACATCCAAAGTTATACATTTAGTCGTTGAACATCTCGCTTTCGCTCAATGATGCTGATTGATTTACTTCTCTTTCCAGCATTTTAGTATAATTTTCCTAAATAATATTTTATTAATTTAGGTGACTTTTTATTAAATCACAACCTCTACTCGTCTTTGTTTCCCATCCTTATCTACCATTATTGGCATCATATCGTCGGGTTTCACAGCACTTACAACCATTACTATTACTAGATTATCCTAGTAAATTAGAATATAAATTTAGGTATTATTTCAACCTAGTAAGTCTTTATTCGTTATACTAATAAATTATTATATTTTATTAGCTTGGTATTAGAATTTTACTTCCTTCACCAAATTTACTTACTGATTATTTAAGATATTACTACCTTAAACGGCCTTGTAATTTGACCTTTGCCTCCATCGATAATACTTTACTTAATTAAGTAAAGTCTAGACTATATCTTAAGGAAATACTCCTTCTTTGTACATAGTCGTTGAATATATTTTATTTAATTATTTTTATATCAATGAGCGATTGATTTTTTAAATGTATTTAAATCCTTTTTCTGGATGATTAGTAATCCAATCAATAATTACAGATCTAACTGTATTCAATTGTCTAGCACATTCAGATATACTATTGTAAATAATTCCATCAGGCCCCTGAACTTTCTTTTGAATCATTTCATTTGTTTCATTGATAAATTCAAATCCATTAATATTTAATGTACAAGAACGCTTTATAAAATGAAAGCTTTTATTCATAATACTTAACTCTTTAAGTTCACTAACAGCTTTTGTAATTGAATCAAATTCGTAAATTTCACCAGTATTAATATCAGTATATCTTACAGCGAACCCAAACTTTTTCCTTAAAGAATTTCTTATATCTTCTGATATATGTTCAGAGACAGAATTCGTCTTCTTTAAAGATTCTGAAATTTTTCTTTTACTTTCATCTGTATGTACCCACCCTCCATGGAGTATCCGAGTTTGTTTTGCTTTTTCTACTTGTTCCTTAGTTGGAGAGATTCCTAATCTTTTTCCTTTTAGTGATTTTGAAATTTTTTCTTTTTTGTTCTGAAGATAATTTCTTTCCTCTACGTGACTCTGATATCTTTCTTTTGGATTCTTCTGTATGATGTCTTCCCAGATTAACCTTTCTTAATTTTTCTCTGGTTTCTTTTGAAACGATTTTTCCAGTATGTACTTCTGAAGCTCTTCTTCTATGTTCCTCAGATGGACTCCAACCTTTATGCGATTCTGACATCTTTTTTCTAGATTCCTCAGAAAGAGGCTTTTTATGAGTTTTCAAGAAAAGCTTATATTCTTCTGCCTCTTTAGAATTAGAAAATGTTTTTACCTTCTTCCCATTTTCTATTTTAATATGTAGCATTAAATATATAGAAGAATGTAAGTAGTAATTATCTGGGTATAATTTACACAATAATTTATGACAAACTATGTGTTCTCTATAAGTTAATGCAACTAAGTTATCATTTTCATCAGTTCCTCCTAGGCATTTAGGTAGTATATGATGAATTTCTACATAAAAATCAATTTTATTTTTATCCAAACCTCTTAATCTAGCGCGATCAATTATTTGGAAATATACTTTGCGATACCAATTTTGATTATGTATTAATATTTCTTCTTCGCTCATTGTTCAATTTATTATTAAAAATTAATATCGCTCATATTTTACTCATAATTAAACATAAATATACTGCTGATTTATCTATCCATCTATTTTATTTAGATTTTTCCAGCAATTCACAAAATTTAGTTAACTTTTATTGAAAATTAACTAGACTTATATTAAATCTGGAAGTAATTTTAGAGCCTATCATTCCGATGGTTCTTTTAATAAGTCTTACACGAACTGTATATACAACTTTATAAGCATCTGGATCCATATTAATAGGATCTAGTGTATCAGCTGCAATATACTCTGGATATTTTTCGTAGATAATTTTTCTAGATTTTGTTTTTTCATATTCATCTATAACATCCTGAGAGGTATGTGTAAATGAATAGTCAGGTGATTTTACTGATTTAGGAATTTTAGGTTTCTTCATTTCCTGTATCATTACATCAGAAACTATTGCCTCGTCTATATTATTAGGCACTATTAAATGATCCTCGATAGTATATTCGGAGAGATCATGTCCTTCTCCGAAAAGTCCTCCGAGTTTTTCTTGTAGTGCCTGATTGATTGCATCGAGGCGAACAGCTTTATATAATGTTACTACTGCATCTTTTGATTTTACCTTAGTTCCTATAGGCGCAATCCACTTTATAGCACTAGTACTCTTAACATTTATCATTAAATCAATAATACTATAAGATGCTATACGATTTGCAAATGATTCTGATATTACTAATGCATCCTCATTTACTAAACCATGATAGGCGTGGAAAAGTACCAGAGCATTAACACCGGCCTTATATGTTTCAGGAGTATGTCCAACTGCCCCAGTTATAATATCTCCCTGTTTTACTACTTGGCCGACTTTTACTTTAGGCTCTGTAAATACCGCCACGTCATTGATACTTTGAATTGCAGTCCTTCGTAAAATGTTTGTTTCAGATCCATCAGGCAATTCAATAATAACTTCATCATTAGTTATTTCTTTTACTTTACCCTCTGGATAACTGAACTTTTCATTTAATATATTATCTTTCAACTCTTCATTCCTTCCAGTGTCAACAAGCGCACGCTCCGCATTAATTAGAGGTATACTCTGTTTAAGCATTGATGTCAAATCTTCTATAATATACTTTTAATTATAGTTTAGAATATAAATTTAACCTTTATTTTGGTTAGTAAGTCTTTATTCGTTACACTAAAGAAATCTATTATCTTTAGCTCGGTATTAAAGCTCAGTCACTCTTTCACCGAATTTACTTACTGGTTACTTAAAATATTACTACTTTAAGCGGCACATAAATTAGTACCCATGCTTATTCTGACACTATCTGTATAATTCACAAATGGGATTCTTCGAGTTGTGCTAGACAATCTGTAATCAGGATGTAAATCGATCAATTCCACTTCTTCGACTGGAACCATCTTTCTTTTCATCCTATACTTAACCTCCACTTGACCATCTTTATCTGGCTTTAAAGTGTTAGTTTCATAATCTACGAACTCTGAGCTACATACTTTTTTGTTAAGATAGTCTATGTATGGTATAGTTACCTTAACAAAGTTTGGGTCATATACATCAAATAATACATCATCATCTGTAATATGACATGAAACCGTGAGTGAGTTCTGTAAATTCGTATTATTATTACTTTTATAACTTAATTTTATTTTATTAAGTAATAGACTATATTATCTTTGAAACTTTACTTCAAGCTCTTTCTATAGTCGTTGAACATCTCTTTATTTGCTTGAGATGATGCTGATTCTTTTCTAAGTTCCAGCAATTTTAGAGTTTTCATTCTAATGTTTTATATCAGAATGCTACTAATAAATTAATAGGTGTCGTTATTAAATAATATTTCTATTATTACTAGACTATATCTTAAAACATTAATCGTTTTCTTGTACATAGTCGTTGAATATAGCAAAGTTAGTTTAAATCATCATAAATAGAAAGGAGCATATTTTATGATTCTATATATTTATATCCCTTTTCTGGAAAATTTTTTATCCAAGATCTTATCGTTCGTTTAGAGTGTTTTGTTAATTTTGAACATTCATTTATACTTGAATATACTGTTCCATCAGGTCCTTGTATAGGTTTAGGTTTGAGATAGTTTTCATTATTAATTATTCTAAACCCTTTTTCTGGACAATTTTCTATCCAATATCTTAACATTTGTGAACTTACATTATATGAATTAGCACAGCTCTTAATAGAGTTATATTCAATTCCTTCAGAATCAATGACTCTTTTTCTACCATATACTTTACTTCCGTTCTTCAATGTATTAGATATCTTTTTTCTATTAGAGACATCACTCATTCTTAATGAGGTAATATCCGAATAATAGTTTCTTCTATCATCTGACATTTCAGGCAAATTATCACTTATTCTCTTTCTGATATCCAAAGATACTTCTTTTCCTTTCTCAGATAAGGAAATTTTATTTTTTGTGCTATCAGAGACAATTCTTCCTTTTCTAGACTTAGACATTTTCTTTTTCGTTTCTTCTGAAAGTATTTTTCCTTTTTGAAAATTTGAATACTCTATCTTTAATCTAGCAGAAGTAGAGATTGATACTCTTATTCCCTCTCTAGTAGTTGTCATAAGAATTGCTGCACGTAGTAGTCCAATATCACTTGGATAAATACAAGATAGTAATAGGTGAGCCGTTATATGATACTTGACTGGCATTTTTATTAAGTTTTTCCTACTATCAGTTCCACCCATACACTTTGGAAGTATATGATGAACTTCTGTATACATGTCTTCAGGATAACCTTCAGATTCCATCTGTATACACTTATCTATTAACTGATTATATGTTTTATAATACCATAATTGATTGTGGTATTTAATTTCTTCTTGTGTCATAAATGATCTCCTTTCTTTATAACACTCATTTCTAATTATAATTCTAAAACTAATTTACTATACTGCTGATAAATCCTCTTTCACAAGAAGATATTTCCAGCAATTCACAAAGTTCTATCAGAATATTATTTTCTGAACGGACTAACTATTAATCCGCTATATCTACAAGATCCGTAAATGTCGTATTAAAACTTACTGAACTTGGAATAACAATTTTTTGGGAGATTGCCTCTAAGTTAACACTATTGACTCCAGGGGGGACCTGTAAACTAGAATCTCCTTTGTTATCGCTGCTTCCTTTAAAATAACGAAATGCTAATGTACTAATTGCAGTAACTTGATCTTGAATTTTACCATACTTTGTAAAATATGATGTAATTCTTCGTCTTGCTGCAAAATAGTTTTGTCCATTATTATTTCTAAATATATATTGCATAAAACTATTAGGAACTGATTCTAATGTTTTATCAATGATTAGATCTTTTAGTCTATCATCTCCAAAGGCTAAACATTCCTGAATAAGTTTCTGTGTAATATATTCTGGTTTATAATTGAGATCAAGTTTGATCATTAATTTCTTGGTTTGTCTTTCAGTTAACTTCAAGATCTCCTTTTTATCAGTTTCCAAGTATTTATCAATGTCTTCAAACTTTATATCAATTGGTTTATCTGCAATTCCAAGTTCCGGATTAATTCTTTTTATCTTCAGAATCTGTTTTTGAATATCGTAAACTCTATCATAGTCGAAATTAACTTTATAATCTCCTGTACCAGACATTTTAATACGACAGTCATAATCAGATCCCATTCGATTAGTTGAAATACGATAAGCGCCTTCTATAATAAATGCACCATCAATTTCTTTAGGAACTTCGAACTCTGCATACTTCATTTCAGGATCTTCTTTCCCATCCGTTATAGTTGTATATTCAATTCTTACTTTATGTGTAGCAGTTAATCCATTTTCAATATAGTAAGAAGCTGGTTGAGGGGGTTCTTCTATAAATGAATATCCAATTTTTCCAACTTTTACTTTAGGATTATATGCATCAACTTTATTAAAAAATCGATCTACTATAATTTTTGCTCCAGTGTTTCTGAAATATTGATTAAAATTACTCATTATACTAATGGTTTTATATTTAATTGCTTATATTCGCAATCTACTGAATTAAAAAATGTTTCTAATTCTGATTTAATACTATCTTTTAAGCTACGAGCCTCTACATATTCTCCCATAGGTTTACCATCAAGAGATCTAAAAAAAGCTTCATAAGTAACAAGATAATTGAAGTTATCTTTAAGTTGATGTAATGTAAGCTTTACCGAAAATCTTTCATACTTCGGAAAAATATCATCTCTAAGTTTTTCATATAATATTTCTCTCGCCTGTATAATATTCGGATCTTGACTGTCTAAAATGTTATATGGAATTTCATATGATAGTATAATTTTATAATAATTATCGTTCATAACAAAAAATTCTCTTCTCTGGTTTTAATCATCATATATCCAAGTTCATCAAATTTCCTCCCCTTCGAGATGTAGTTGATGCTTTCTTGGGTTTTTCTTCTTTTTGTTTATCTCCATCCACAGAGATACATTTTTCTTGCTCGGGTTTACTTCCAAGGCTCGATAAAAGATTAGTATTATTAGATTTATCCACAGAGGAAGATGAGGTAGTAGTAGTATAAACCACCTCACCGTCTCTATGAATAGTTACATTAATACTCAACTCTTTTTCAAATTCTGGAAGATCTATTTCAAATTTAATAGTTCCCATAATTTGTTTTTACTTTTGTTTTTCGTCAAGTTTATTATTTAAAAGTAATCCTAATATAGTTTCTGTCATTACGTCTCCAGATAAATTTAATTCACCCTTGAGAGCTTTAGACACGACTCTAGAGCTATAACCATAAGACAGTACTGTATAGAATGATTTCTTATTTAAAACACCACTTTGAGTTCCTAGATACTGAATGTCTTCTATCTTCTCAGTCTCCGGATCTACAGTTACATCAGTCAAACCAGTAAACAAAAGCTCAATAAGTTCTTCCTGTGTAGCGTGAAGATCTGTTAAACCCGTAGATACAAAACCTCCATCTGTTAAAGTGTAAAATTGCTTTCTGAAGATTAAGTAAATATCATTAATATTAGAACCCAACTCTGCAATAACATGATTCATATTGCAAACTCCGCTGGAAATTCTTTGAAATTTCTTAATCTCTGTACCATCAGGAAAATAATACATACACTCTGGATTATAGTCATACTGAGTATCACTAATCCAAACTTCAGTATCACCTTCCTTGGTCTCTTTGTAATGAATAACCCCATCATTCAAAGCATAACAATCAGATACAATAACATTATCCTTCTCAAAATATCTTGTGCCATCACTCAATTTATCTATAATTTTCTTATTATAGTTTAGAATATAAATTCAACTTATAAAAAAGTTGGTAAGTCTTTATTCGTTATACCTTAAGATTCTAATTATTAATCCAAGGCTTGGTATTACTAGTTACTAGCTTCACCAAATTTACTTACTTATAATCTAGAGAATTACTTCCTTAGACGGCAATTTTATATTCACCTTTGGCACGCATTAGCTTAATGAGAGCGTTCAACTTGTAAATGGGCGAGGTAGTATTATAAGCTGACCCTATTAAGTCACCTTTCTCAAATTTTGTCTTACCTACTCCTACCCAATTATTAGGTCTCGGATATTTTAATTCTCCTCCTCTAACTTTTAGGTAAATCCATCTACCTTCCTCTCTAAACTCACATTGTTTTGGTGCTTTAAGATTTCCTTCTGTATTAAGCACACGTTCATGACCCAGTAACTCAATCTTATCAAGATTGAGTCCTTAATAGTTTTTATATTAAGCTTAGACTATATCTTTTATATAATAGTACTTAGTCGTTGAACAAGTAAATTTTAGTTTAAAACATCTATTAATTTTTAGGAGAATTATTAATAGAGTTAATTATGTTTTTTATATAATTTAGTATTTCTGATTTTTTATTTATAGAGAATCCCTCATTTCCAAAACAAATAGAATCTCTAAAAGCCATTTTTATATTATACTCTAGATCTGCTATTATTTCTCTAGTTGATTCAAAAAGTATTGATAAATTTTTATATTTTAAACCATGATACCCTCTCTTTACTCTAGAATCTATATTTGAAGTAACTCCTAATTTAAATATATTGCTATCTTCGAAATCTACTATATAGTAATAACAAATATCATTAGATTCTCCTTTATTCAAGAACATTCTTTTATCTACTAATATTAATTCTTCTATAGAAGCATTATCTCTATCTATTCCAAGTTCATTAAAGATATCATTATATCCACTAATTTTAATAGATGATATTGGTTTCTGTATATCTTTCCTTCTTACATTGTCTGGTGAAAATATACTATCACCATCTCTCATCTGTTTTAATGCATGTTCTCTTAACCTATCTCTCCAAACTTTGGATTTTCTATCTGCTTTTTGTAATCCAGTAATACCCTTCTTATAGGCTTCTCTCTGTTTTATTTGAGCAGCTGCATTTGCAATATGATTTTCACAACCATCATGAAAGATTTCTCCTCTTGTTGGAATTAATGATCTAAATTTTTTGAACTCATTACAATTTTCTTTTGTTTTTTGGATTTACATAAGAGCATTTAGGTAATTTAGACTCATCACCTTTAAGAACTACGATTATATAGTAATCAAGTTCAGATAGGTTATATTTATCTTTTAAGTATTTTATTCTTTTATTTCCTACTTTAGATAAATTATTTAATTGATCTAATATATGCTTCTTATCTTCACCGTCATATATTAATTCTCCAGGACTAGTTACTGAATAGCTAATCCCTTTATATAGTATTAATTCTATTGCCATATTAATTTCTCCTAAAAATATGACTCTATACTAACTTTCCTAAATTAACTGTTTTAAACTAATTTACTAGATGCTGATTTTTCATGTATTCCAGCAATTTCTATTTTTATACATAGCTTTTAAAACCATGTTTCAGACCTAGTGCTGATTGAGTAGTACCCTCAGTCAATGACGTAGCAAAAGATAATCCTATTGCTGCTCCATCAGTAAAACTGAATTTAGTACCAATCAAATCGGGGGTAATTGTGCTAAGATCCCCTTTCCTCTTAGTAACGATTGATCTAACTAATACTAGATCATCTTCTGAACCATTTACAAGAGGCTTGTCAGGTATCTTTTTTCCATTTAACATTGTTCTTCCCAACGCTTTATATCTTGGTATGAGTAATCCTGTGTTTTCTGGATCTTCTCCTTCATGATATATAAAACTATTTAAAAGGAATGAAATTTGTCGTGTTAAATATCCTGAACTAGGCCATTCAAAGAGATTAGATATTATAATTTTTAAAAGACGTCTTCTAATCTCTTATCCTGCTTACGCTTATTCACGTAAGATTAGACTATATCATGATTAAAGAGTTTCCTTAATCTAACAATACATAGTCGTTGATCTTATCTTTGTTTTCTTCTACTATTATACCTTTTTGGTCTTGGTAGATATTTTACATTATTTTTCTTATTCTCTCGATAAGCTTTTGTTTCTTGAATTTTTCTATATTCTTCAATTCCAGAGAGTATAGTTCTTGCTATACTTCCAACAAGCCTTAGAGTTTCTAAGAATTTTTCAAATCTACACATTAAGTTTTAAAAAGTACTAATAATTCATCTTTTTCTCGTTGATAAGTTGCTGATTTTAAAAAACTTTGACTTCGTCTGTCTATTATTATTTCCAGCATTTCTTTGTTATTTATAGTGGGCTACCATAAAGTTCAGGTTTTATTTCTAACTCCACTAACTTTGATACTTTGCAGTGACCTATTCTCACTTTTATAATTAAATTTAACGAATTTAATAGTAGACTGTATCATTTTACCTCTAGTTACAGTCGTTGAACTTCGGAATTTAACCGAAGATGCTGATTCAATTTTTATTATTCCAGCATTTTTTAGAGTTTTAATGCGACCAAGATCAGGTCAAATCAAGAGATCGCATGAAGCTGATAATCTTTTTCTGTATATCCCGAGAGTAAAGTTCCTCGAGTTATAACAGGACGTTCATCTACCCCTGACGTAATAAATTGGGGCATACTCATAGCTACAATTGAGGCTAGTTTTACACGATTTGCGCGTGCTAGTTCATTCTTTAAGTCTGAACTAAAACTTTCAGAAACTTCTTTCTCATATTTTTTAAATTCCTCTGTCATTATAAGAAGTTTCTGTTTATCAGTAAGATCTTTTGAATCCGCAACATTACAAATTCTCTTATAAGTTTCAGTGTCACAATCTGCATATAACGTTTTATAATCAAAAGTTACGACACCTGCTAACGTAACGACTCTAAGCGCAAATTTTGTAAGAGCCTTTCTTTTCTCAACTCCGTCAGGGAATTGATTTAGGTACAGGCTTAATTTTGTTGCGCTCTTTGCTCCGATACGTTCAAACTCGTTAGAGAATATTCCAATCTTATCTATATCTGCATCAATAATTTTCGAAATTCTGAGGCGACCATAAGAAGTAACTTTTGATTGATACTCCACATTGCCTATTTTTCCAGTAAATACAATTGGTGTACCTACTTTTATTTTCTTATCTATCTCTGCATCTTTAAGTAATTGGACATAATCTGTATAAAAATATCTTGGACTCTTTAACTCTTCCTGATCATCAAATACATATTCCGTCGCTACCGCAAGGCCGTTAAGCGTCTCGTGATTAAATTTATAAATAGGTTCATTATTTTTTTTATAAACCGTAACATATCGAGGACTCATTCTCTCGTATGTTTCTTGGCTAGCTTCGGGTGGTACCAACTGACATCTTAAAAAATATTTTTTAAGATAGACTATATCATCTAAGCCGTATTTCACACTTAGTTCTATATTTAGTCGTTGAAAAGATAATTTTACTATCTTCTGCTGATCCATACTTTATATTTTCCAGCATTTTAATAGAATTTTCTTAAAGTATTTTAGCTTTAAGCTACTCTATTATGAATAGAAACAGTATCACCATCAAACAATATTAATAATTATTTCTAATTGATTTAATATTAGACTATATCTTCTAATAGTATTACTCCACCATTAGTTGTTCACATAGTCGTTGAATCTAGATATTATATTCTAGACTGCTAGTTATATTTTTACATAATTTCTAGCAATTCTAACAATTCTTAAGTTATATCTCAAACTTCAGACTTTATTAAAAATCTGCATTTAAAGGTTCACAAACTTGTCGTTAATCTATATAGTATTAATATATAGACAGACTATATCATCTAAGACATTCTCTTAGTCTCATATTTAGTCGTTGAACTTGGTTTAATTCCAAGATGCTGATTTCTATTTTTAGATTTCCAGCATTTTGTGAGATTTTATTCCCACAAAGTTTGTTTATGGGAAAGTGTCACTTTTATATAAAATATTTCATTTACTAAGTAGACTATATCATTGGTTTTAATCCATATCATTTATAGTCGTTGAAGGGATTTTATATTTCCCCTGCTAATTAGATTTATTATCTCTTTCTAGCAATTATTGATATTTTCCTAATATCTCTTTTATTAGGCCACACTATTACATATGGTATAGTCATCATGGATTTTCAATTTCATGGCAAAAATCGAATATTCATGGAGACTCGGTTGGCGATTAACTCTGTGATAATCAATACTTTAGCCAACTTATATTGATTACCCAAGATATAATTCTATCTTGCAAAGACTATATTTTCCATGGTTAAAACTAGGTTATCACAACACTAGCCTGGTTTTGTCCATAGTCGTTGGGTTGAATAGTTTATATTTACAATGAGTTTTGTATTAAAAATTCTAGGTCTTTATTTTCAGAAACTCTATGTTTTAGGAAGTCGTATACTTGTTTTTTGACTTTTAGATCTAGAAATTCAGTATATTTTGTTCCGGTTTCATTAAGTTTCGTATAATCTTGAAATTTAATAAGTGTATCAAATTCTAGGTCAGCTAATTCGGTTGTAGGTCCAGAGATGATTGCTATAACCTGTCCACCCAAGATATGATTCATGTGTGGAAATTGATAGTTTATGCGCCTATCCCAGTCCTTAGAGAATCCGATTTTAACTGACTTAGGAAATTTAACGAAGTACATATATCCTTGTTCTCCTTGAAATTTATTAAAAAGGAGGTTTCGGTTATTTACTCTCATTGCATATTCAGATCCATACCCTTTAGCATTTTTATCTAGGGCATTTTTAGTCATAATCTGAGCCATTCTTAATCTTTTCTCTTCGCTAGAATTCCACAGCCCAATTTTAGAAGTTCCGGTATATCGTCCTTGTGCGTGAAGCGCTTTCATATGTTCGGAACGATTCCAGGGGCTGTTAGAAGATAGCGAAGATGAATATAATTTTCTTTTTATCTTCATAAGCTCTTCTTTTTTTAGGGTTTTGTTTTCTTGTAAATATAACTTTCAACTGCTGATTAGAAATAAGATTCTTCCCAGCAATACACAAAATTTGATACTACAGTTTTCAGGTACTGTAATATTCTAGGATTCACACCTAACGTACCAATTAGGAAACCATTAGTACGATTTGTTTTTCCGCATACTCTTTAAACATTTTCAGAGTTTCCGGATTATTATATTCTTCTTTTGTTGCTTTGAGTGCTTCGTTTTTGGTAAAATTCAGCTCTTTCATTAAGTAATCTAAGAAACCTTCCCGACACATTTCATAAGCGATATGTATTGGAACAGAGATTTCATCGATAGCTAATGTAGTACTAGGTATAATTGGGCATCTAGCAGAATTTTTAGTACGGACAGAATACAAGTTACGTGCTAGATTTTCTTTAGATGTATTAAGTAGTGCTGTAGCTTCTTTTTTCCCAGCATTTAGGAGAGCACGTAAAAGGGCTGTATATCTAACTCTTTCTCCAGGGGTATTAAATTTAGATGTAACTTCCTCATAGTTCAAGTCATTAGATTTTTTATCTTCTACGCAACAAAGTCTGATAATAATAGAGTACCAAATACTAAGTTTATGAGATCCCATTACTTTTTTCCCGTTTTTAATTCCGAGAGTAAAAGGTCTCATCATAGCAGGTTGTACTAGGTAATACCGATTAATTAATTTTTTAAATTCTGTAAGACGAGCGGGAAAATGTTCTTCAATAATTTTAATTAATCCTTCGTAAGAACATAGAGCTTCATCAGTAATAAATTCTGATATTTTTAGTTCTTTTGTTGTTGGATTATATTCGAACTGGCAGGTATCAAAAACTTTAATACCTAATTTCTTCGCTCCTCTTGCACTATAACCATTTCTTCGAAGATCGTCTCCAAAGAAATCTAACACAATTTTACTATCTTTAAAAATATCTTTGAAAAGTTCTTTAAAGATATCAAAACGTAAATCATTCAAGTAATAGAAAGGAAGTTCAATTCTAGCAAATCTTCTCAATCCCTCTTCTCTTGTAAATACTCTCGCCCCGCAATGAGGACAAGGTTCAGCAGAGGGTTGTCGAATTTTTCCACAAATACATCTATCTTCCATGGGTGAGCCAAAAATATCGACATCATAGACTCCACCGGCGATAGGTTGTATTCCATTGTACTTCAGGTCCAAGTCTCTATGATTAAATAGAACTTGATCTTTTCCATCACTTTTAGTATAATCGATGATAGCTTCATCGGTTAGTAACTCAAGAGATACTGACATAAAATTTTAATATTTTTTACTGTTTAACCATTCCTTCGACATCTTTCCAAATTATCTTAGTAGCTAGTTCAGAATCGTCAGGATTATTTTTTGACCAATCTTTATATACTTGTTTTACATCTGATATTGCATCTGATCTGGTCTTGTCTTTTAATCTTTCATAAACTCCTGCTTCTTTATCTATAACTACCTCAATCATATCTGAAATAATATCTTGAGTAATAGCTCTTGATGTATTAGTAAATCTGGATCTATATTCACGATAAACCAATACGTCGTCATAAGTAAGTTCGAGATCAGAGTATTCGGCTGATGATCTAATTTCGGCTGGTTCTTTATTAAACCATGATAACTGTAACTTTCTAACTCGATCTGCCACAGCCTGTCTACCCATTTCTTCGTACTTCTTTGCTAATTCTTCGACGATATCATACTTAGCTTTTAGGATTTTTCTCATTGCTTCTTTTATCTGAGTTGCATATTCTTCGGGCATAGTAGGACATTCAACTATTAAGTCATACATACCAGAAGAGAATAAGAAAATAATAAAAGCTGGAATTTGTCTTTGTTTTCTTCGCTTTGATATAATAGAGTCTTTGCTAATATCACGAGTAGCCAAAAATTCTATGAATCTTGCTATTTGGTTTCTCGCTTCTTCAGCATATCTCTTATTAAATCCAGAGTCATCCTCATCTTTAAAGTCTATATCAACATCTTCTCCGCGTAAAGGAGTATCAGGTGTATAGAGGCTATTAACCATACGAGAGTGACCTTGCTTATGAAACAAATCTTTAATAATATTTCCGACTGTATTAACTGAAGTATGTTTAGGATTAGCCCAAACTATAGTAGTAACAGCATCTTCAATTGCATTATCTTTATCCAATTTTCCTGCTGCTATTATGTCATCGTATGCTGTAGATAACCAAAGTTCGTCCTTAGTCATCTTACCTTCATACTGAGACTCATCTACTTTAATTTTCTTCTCATCCTCGTCATCTCCAATAATACTCTCATCAGAACCTTCAGAGTTATCGTCGTCAGAATCATCTCCTGTTTCGTCTGGACCTAGATATCCTTGATTTTCTAGGTCTTCTTCTTCTTCATCTAACAAATAATCGTCTTCCATTCTTTATTAGCATTATTATTTTTAATTAATTAGTATAAACCTTGAGAGGACCTGAAATTTCCTCTCAATTATTAGGGATTGACCCTTGTTTTAGCGCGTTTTGAAGGTAAAAAAGGAAGAGAAATAACTCTCTTCCTTAATAAAATTACTCTATAAGAAAATCTTTTGCTGTTCCATGACCTAAAGATAAAACTAATTCAACTGCTTTAGGTCCACGCATATAGTAATTTCCATATTTATCTAACTTATTCTTATTTAAATAGTTATCTCTTATTGCGTCTTTTTGTAAAACTTTTAAATTATCATTGGATTTTACTGACTCCACTGAAGTAAAAGCCCCTAAAACTTCTGTCTTATCTTTATTAAAAACATATACAATAGTTTCCATCTTCTTATATAAATTGAAACTATCCCCTACCTCAATACATATAAATCGTTTACTTACTGTATTAGAATATAAAAATCCTGTTCTATTAAATTTATTACTTTCTTTTGACTTATTTAATACTTTTTTGCTAAGTTCTTCTGAAGAAATATAATCTAAAAAATCTCCATATAAATTACAAAGTACTATATTCTTAAATAATTTTTCTCTGGTCGTTTGATTATTCATATTTCCTTTCTGATTAGTTACTCTAAGATTAGAAAATCGATTATCATATGGAATTGTATTAATGTGATCTACTACTTCACCATCAGTTAAATTTCTTTTTAAGATAAATTCCATAATAATTCTATGAACTCTTAGCGAATCCTTATTAAATGTAATTCTAACATATTGGTCTTTATCAAGACTATATAATAACCTTTCTCTATATTTTAAAAATCCTTCCTTACATACATATAATCCAGGATATTTCCAATGTTCATACCATTCATAATCATTTAAATTCCCGGAAAATCCATGAATAATACGATCTTTTTTGTTCTCTACTTTCCAATAATATCCTTTATATTTTCTATTATGTTTTATAGCAATTCGTATTGATTCTAAAACATAATTCCCATTATTTTTTCTATTAAATCTAAACACTTCTTCTCCACTATCATTCAATGCAATAAATTGAATTAACTTATTAATATCGATTGAAGTACTTTTACCACTAACTTTATTATTATTTTCAGCTGAAGTAACCCATTCAAGATTAGAAAGATTATTATTCTTAGGATCATGATCTATATGGTTAACTACCGAATAAATATTTAAATCTGGATTTTTTAAAAACGTAGATGCAACCAATCTATGAAGAAATATATTATATCTTTTATCTGAAAATTTTAAAAATACTCTACAATAATTCTTATTAACAGTGATTTTTAAAATTTTTCCTGTTTTTATATTTTTTACTTCACCGATTTTATTAATTACATAAATATCGCCTGGAATAGTTACTCCACTTGGATGAATATATTCGATAGGTATAAATTCTTCTTGTGAAATATTAGGATATTTTTCTTCCCTAGGAAGATAATTATTACTTAACATACTATATTTATAATTCTTTAATTAAACGCTGTAACTTTATTTATTTTCTTTTTAATAATTCATAACCTTTAATCTGTTTTCTAGATCCATTTTCTTTTCTCTCGTACATAACTATGGGCTTAACTTCAAAATAATTTTCTAGATCTTTCGCCTTAGGTGTAGCATCATAATTGATATTAGAATATAAATAACCTAACCTATCCTTTATACTAGATAATGTTAACTTATCTCCTACCTTAAACTCTGAATAAATGCTAGATTCTAACAGTTCATAGGAAAATGTTACTATTCCAAGTTCTTTCTCTATATCGTATCTATTATATCCTAATGCTTTTAATCTTTCTGGGCCTAATGATATATAATAAGACTTAATATTATCATGCTCCCCAATTTGATCTAATACTACTCCTATTACTTGATCATTAAAACCATATTCACAAAGTAGTTTAAGTTTAGATTTAAATGTACCTAATTTTTGATACTCTCCCAAAAATTCAGATACCTTCTGATTTATTATATCATCCGAAGATAAAGTATTATGAATAGTACTAAATACAGTAAATCTATCCTTATAATCTATTTGTTGTATTCTGAAAGCTCTAATCTCGTTAACTAATACTAAATTGTTAAGTACTGGTATTAAAGTTCCACCCTGATGTTCATTTACTGCTATATAATTATTTTTATAATTATAAGATTGAGTATTTTCTTGATAAGTTTTGGCTAAAGTCAATTTAGCATTATCTGGTGTAGAATTAAAAGCAAGTAGTAAATCACTAGTAGCCTTCTTTTTTCTTTCTAGCTCTTTATCAAACTCTTCTTGACTAACCTTTCTATAGTCACATATTGATCTATAATAAAAAGTAGCTTCATTTTTCCATGGATTTTCAAATAATCTTTGCCTTCCCAGAATTTGAGGTAAATCTTCACTAATATCAACCGCTAAGGAGTCTATATTAGAATCCGAAAAAATGAAAGATCTAGCACATGTAGAATAAAAATCAGCCCCTAGGTAAACGGTTCTAGTACAGAATGTAAACATCTTAGGTTTTTCTTTTTCTAATGGTACTTTTCCTATAATAAACTTCTTTCCTAATTTCTTTTGTATTCTCTTAAGATTTTCAGGAGTATTACTACAGAGAATATTTACTTCTTCCGGTTGAAGGTTACATTTTTTGATTATGGATGTAATATGATTAACAGAGTTTACATAAAATACAGCTTCATCACTAATTATTTTAGTAGGATATCCATTAACCATTCGAATTGCAGACTCAAAGTTACCTTCTTTATAGGATTGAATAATTTCTGGTAACTTAGTCCCCACACTCATCATACTAAGTACTTTTAAAGCAGGTTTAAGAATCCTACTGGGATCTTCAGAACCCCAATCCATATTAATATAAGGTAAACCATCAAATTCATCTAACATATTTAAATATTCCTCTAACATGGGTGTAGCAGATACAAATAATGCGCTATGAGATTGATGTAAATGGTATAGAAAGTCTAGTTCTGTATTACTTTTGAACTTAGAATCATGTAGGATAGTTTGAAATTCATCTATTACAGTGTAGAATGATTGGAATATACCAAGACTCTCTAGGATATCCTTTACTATTCTATAAGAATCGTAGGTAACTAGAATTTTACAAGGTTTATCTCCTAGATACTTTCTTTCATTTAGGTAATCTTTTATTTCATTCATTAATCTATTATAAACTGTATCTTTTCCATGTACTACTTCTTTAAGAGTATCTATAAATACTTGAGATTTATCTACTTTGCTTAAATCTTTGTCAACGGTTAATTCCTTTTCTAATTCATTTATTACAAGATAAACATCTCTACCATGTTGATCTTTCTTATTCTCTAATAACATCTTTCTAGGACTACATAAAATAACATTTTCAGGACCTCTTAAGCAATATTCGGTGAAACCACATCCAGGTAATTGTTTATTAATAATACACTTTACGGGTAGTTTATAAAATCTAAAGTTTGTTCCTAATTCTGATATAAATCTTATCCCTCTAGGAACAATGTAATCATTTAATTTTTTTATCATATTAATTATATTTTAAGTTTATTATCATATTAATATTGAATTCTAATACAGAATCCAGTTACATAAAATTGAAGACATAGGAGTCTCCCTTCTTCATTAATTAGAGTTTGAAGTTCCTATAAGCGCATTTTGATTACTTAAATTCCATAAAATTATAAAATAGTAATATATATTAATATAGAAAAAAAAGTAATCAATTTCAATATTTAGATTAGATTCGCCTCTTTGAGGAGGCGAAAATCAATAATATAAAATCTTTATAACATCTTCATTTTCTGGGTTTATTTTCTATATATCTATTCAAAGTTTCTTCCTTAGACACCCCTAGCGGTAGCGATAAGGGGTGTAATATAAGGGAAGCTCCTGTGTCCTCATAAATAAGTTACATTTTGCTCTTTAGGATCCTTTAGATTCTAATATATGAAGATTAAGAAAAATAAACCCCAAGATATTTTCTATCTCAGGATTTTAGTTAGTGGGTTTAGAGTCAGTCGTCAAACATTCGTCTAAACCTCCGTCTTTCTCTGTCTACATTCATTTGTGCCAGAGAATCATTGAATATATCTATGGGGGTATCTTTTAATTCAGAATCCTCTAGAAATACTATCACTGCGATTATAATTATAGCAATGATAGCATATTGAATAATTTCATTTTTATTCATAATACTGGTCTAGTTTATTTTGGGTTATTTTTCTAATGCCAGTATTTTTCTATGAATTTTTCTTAATCTTAAAAATTAATGCTAGTTCCTTTTGTATATTTCGCACATATACTTTAGGAGCTAGCTCATTTATTTTTTTTACATATATAAGGCTTTTAAGGAATAAAAAAAGAAAGGGAAAATTAATCCCTTTCTTATATTGAACTTACTTCGACGTCATGCCATTTCCCCTTACTTTCTCCGACGGGTTTTAAGATATCTATACAAAATTTATATCTTTCATTCATGGTATCTCTAACTTCATATATTCCATCGATACTTGGATCTGATTTACATCTAATTCTTACTTTTGATCCATATTTAAATTGTTTTCTAAGATCTCTAGATACAGCAATCCATTTAAGTTTTCCTTGATTTAGTTTTTCAAGGTCAATTTTTGAATTATCTGCTGTTACTAGAGGATCAGAATCACATTGACTTTCGACTGGATTATAGACAGTTGCAGTTACCTTTATTGTCTTTTCGTCTTTCAGTTCTTCTTCCTCTTTCATTATTGAGTCGAGGAATTGTTCATATTCATACTCCTCGTCTGATTGCCAAATTATTTCTTTCGGCTTTGGTGCAGGTGATATTACTATTGAAATTACTAATATAATTCCTACGATAACTAATACAGTACCTAAACACCGATCAATTTTTTCTATTAATTTTTCTAGTTTCATATTATAAAAATTTAAAACTCCCTAAGCTTTTTATTATTGCTTAAGGAGAGTGTATTATCATTTATTTATTTTTCTCATATATAAGGCCTTCAAGTTATATCATCCGGCCAAAATTAAAAAGCCCTTTATTCATCACGAACCAAGAGCTTATAAGTCAAAGTACAATTTAATATTTATTTCATCATATATAAGGTTTTTAGGCTTCTTTATCTACTGGCCGGAAATAAAAAAAAGAAGGGAGTTTTGTATTTACTCCCTTTTAAAAATATTTAATTATATCTTCTCTTCTAAGTTCCGGATCTTGAAATAATTTTACCATTTTGTCATAGTATCCATTCTCTACATATTTTCCTTGATCTGATTTTCTAACTTGACTATTATTTATAAATGTAATAAATCTAACAATTCCAGTAGGTTCAACTCTTCCAAATACTACTCCATCTTTCATTCTACTTATTGTTCTGATATCTATTAACCTACTCGGATCTTTCTTATCAAAAATGGGAAAATACTCTAAGTTGAAGTATATCCGATTTCTTTTCAGAAAGGTTGAAACTAAGTCTTCAAATGTCACTTTTTCTGGTTGCACTGATTCTAAGTATCTTTCACGATATCTTTTTATAAGATGTGGCTCCAGTAACATTACCAGTGTTTTTGATTCGTATCTCGCACATGACTCTATAAAGAACATTGCTACTTTATTTCCAGACCAAATATCATTAGTTATTATAAATGGATGATATTGTATTAATGATTTCTTTATTTCTTGAGAACTTATATCATTTACTGCAATATTATAATTTGTACCTCTAATTTTCAATTTTCGATCTATTATAGGTACAGGCTTTTTTGTTCTATCATAAATTTTCTTGATCTTATATTTGTTATTATTTAAGATCTCCATTAATTTTTCATCAATTATTTCTTCGTCTTTTTTGTGCTCTTTTATCATATCTGCACAGCTCATTCCAAGTACTATCATAATTTATTTTTTTTTATTATTTAACATTAATAAGGTTCTCAAGGATAAAAAAGAAGTAGGGATTTTATACCCTACTTTTAAGTTTACGAGATTTATAATAGAAAGTATCGATTTCTTGTTCTAGTTTTTTATTTAAGAAGAGACTACTATATGAACTCTTCACTAGTTTAGCACATAAAGAATCGTACTCTTTATTAACCTCATCTTTTTCTTTTTCTGTAAGCTTTCTCGAATCACCTTCATAATTTCTCATAGCGTTTTCGAGTCTTCTTTCTAGTTCATCTTTTTTAGTTCTTAATATCACATCATCTAACATTATTTTTGTTAGAAATAGTGTTCCTGCTGTAACTAAAGCAGTAATTAATGTTTCACTCTTCATTATTGTTTATATTTTTATTGTTTACATTAATAAGGCTTTTAGGTGAGTATTTTATTAATGCACATCCTTTTATACAATTCTTTCTTAGGGTACATCTTTCTGCACAGTATTTTATAAATAATTCTTCATCAATAGGGATGGGCCGAAGACTAGAAGTATTAATAGTCTTCTCCGAAAATCCTGAATCTTGAGCAGAATGAACAATTGAATAAATCGGCCCTAGAATATCGATGACGTAATATTCTTCAGGGTCTCTTTTTCCAAAATCTCTAATGATCTCTAGAAATTCAGCCCAATCTATAAATCCATTATTCTGTGGATTAATTTTTACAATATCACCTTCTTTCATTTTCTAACCAATTTAATATATCTTTCCATTCAGTCCATTCAAATCCAGCTTTATCATCTAAAAGAATATCATAGTAAGGTTTAGTTTCAAAACAAGAAATTCTTCCTGATCTTACTTCTGGATTTTGATTGAGGTATTTAAAATTTATTCCATCTTCCCTGAATTTCTCTTGGTACATTTCTAATTTTTCAGGATAACTGGATGACCATATTATTAATACAGTATCTTCTCTAGCTGATAATTCCTGAAGTGCTTCTTTTGAGGATCCTAAGTATGTAAAGTTCTCAGTTTTATTCCATGAAGGTTCAAGAATGGTACCGTGAATATCTACTGCAATATAGATTTTTTCATATCCAAGTTCATGATTTTCTTTATATGTTTTCTTTAAGTATTCTAGCATAATTATTTATTTTTATTTATACACTTATAAGGAAATAAAGAAAGAAGGAATGAACTTTCTCACTCCTTCCTAATGGGTTTTATTCATCGAAAAATAACCATCCTAAAATTGCTCCTCCGATTAAAACAGATAGACCTGCCTGAAATCCACCCTTGCGGTATTCATTAATAGCCAGTAATCCTATTCCTGCTTTAAATATATTCTTAGGAGATACTTTAATTAAAACTTTTTCATTCTTTTTCATGATTATAATTCTTTTTTAATATGAATAAATCCGATAAATTGCTTTTCACTATTAAATACTCTTACGAATAGGTTATTTGTCATTTCGTAAGTATCTTTTATAGTTATTACTCTACTCATCAATTTATTCTTAATGAGTTTTTGTAATTTTATTTTTATTCTCTTTCCTAGACATACTTTATTTACTATGTCTTGAATTTTAACACTACTCCTGCCATTAAAAGCAAGACTGTATTCTCCTTCTCCCGGGAATTTAAATTTTACTGTCCCTAAGATATTTCCTTCTTCTGGAAATATTTGTTTTTCATAATTCTTTTCCATTTTTCTTTTCTTTTAAGTTTTAATTACATTAATAAGGCTTTTAAAGGATGAGAAGAAAAAAGAAAGGAGATCAAACTCCTTTCTTCATCATTTCCTCGTCTTTTATGGCATCATGTTCTCTTTTCGGTGTAAGGATAAATTCTTGATATTGTTTCATTAAGTCTCCTGTAGGTTCTAAGTTTTTAACTAACCTGTGAAGACCACTAAGTTTATTCAATAATTTCCCTCTTACTGAAATTGATACCTTTAATTTCTTTTCGAGTTTTTTGTTTTCTTCTACAAGATCCTTAATAGTTTTAGTTTGGATCTCGTAAGTTTGTTTTAATTCTTCATTTTTTGCTGTGAGATCTCTGATAATCTCAGTTTGATCTTTATTAGCTTGTTTTAATCTATTAAGCTCCTCTTCTTTGATTTCTAAAGAGTGGAAAAGCTTAGTAGATGTTTCTTTGTAATAATTCATTTTTTCCTTACAGATTTTATTACCTATAAGTTTTCCTACTATACCAGATACTATTGCCGTTCCGGTTGTAATTGCTATAAATTGTTTTGAATTCATAATACTTTTGTTTATTGTTTTTCATTAATATTTTATTATCTCATTAATAAGGCTTTTAAGGAATAAAAAAGAGGAAGTTGTCTCCTCCCTCTTTAATTATCTTATTTGAATAGATATATTAAAAATATATTTCCTATAAATAGACATATTAATTCTATCCAATCAAATTTTTCATATACTTCTTCATCTTTTCTTCCTGTTAAGAGAGCAAAGATAGAGTATAATACAGCTGCTCCAATTATAAATACAGAACTATCTTCTACTACTTTTCCTATTCCAAACTTCTCTACTATATAAAAATTCCAGTAAAGTTGCCCGGTTATTGCAATCATAACAGTTGCAAATATACCCTTAAAGAAGCAATTAATTAGTTTTTTCATAACGTCTTAATATATTTTGTGCGGTTCCAGAAGTCCATCTACCTTTCCGAATAAATGCGATATCTTCTGTTGATATAGTTGTCATTGCTGAATCTCTTTGAACATCGTCTTGATAACCTCCGGCCGTTTTAAATAACATAGAAGCTAAGTATCTAGGTTTTTCAAGCATATGATAAACTGTAACTCTTGAATGATTCTTAAGATTATCTCTTAACCAATCTTGAGCTAATCTATCAACTCCGATACATTCAGCTACTACGAATTCTGAATCTTCGGCCGCTGCTTCTACAAGACGAGGAACATACCATTCTTTAAATTCTTCTTCAGTAATATCTCTATGTCCTGAAATAAAATAAATTTTCTTTTTCATTATTATTCTTTATTAAAATTTTATTACATAAATAAAGCTTTAAGTCCCTTATAAATGTAAAATAAAATAAAAAAATATGAAAAATTTGAATATTCCGTATGAAATAGCATTAGTTTATTTTGACCATGGAACAGATTTGTTTCCAGAAGTTGTAAATAAAAAGGACTTAACAAAACCATTGCGTAAGAAAGTATATAATAGTGTTAAGTCAGCTAATTTCAATTTGAATGGTAACAAAACAGTGGAAGAGAAAGATATTTCTGAGGTTATTGTACTTAACTCCGGATTTCATATATCTTTAGCAGAGAATTCACTCTTTTCTTCATATGGAAGATATAATGTTAAGTATGGAGAGGGTGGACCTAGAGTAGCTGTAAGGATTCAAAATGATGAATTAGATTCAAAACTCCCAGGGCGAAACGTTTATATTTATGTAGCTATTGAAGGATTTTTTAAGATTCTTCAAGATACTAGATATGTTTCTGATGGAAATCTACACGGAACTTTCTCTTTAGGTATTGGATGTTTTCCTAGTTTAAAATTAGTAAAGGAAGATTCAACAAATAAATCATTTATATATTCTACGGAGATTGGGAAATTGATTGCAACAAAACCTAAAACGACAAAATGGAAACCTGGATATGTATATGCATTATCTCCGATGGAATTAGTTCTTTATCTAGGAAGTTATATTGAACCTTTTTCGCTCAAACAGTTCAGTTATAGTGGAGGACGTGAAAAGGTATCAAGTATATTTTTAAATTTCTTTGATTCATATTGGTTAGATATTGAATCAGATCGAGAAATACATTTATGTATTCCGATAAATAAGAGAAATAATATTTTAGAAAAATTATCAGGAAAAAATAATAATATAAAGGATTTTATTCAAGGATATTTCTCCGAAAATCTTGAAAATGTAGATAATATAAGGGATGGTATAACTGGAGGAGTTTTAGATATTAAGAAAACTGCTATGAAAGGAACAGAGATTGAGCAACTTTTGGTAGGTGTAGATGATACTTATAACCCAAGAGATGTAATTGTGGATGTTATTGAATCTCTTTCTCATGTAGATTCTATAGATTTCTCTGCATTATCTAGTAAACCATTAGTTGATTTAAACGTAACAGATGGGTATTATCTTAGTATTCTTGAGATTGATCTTAAATTTTTCTTAGGAAATTATCCGAAATTAAAAGAATTCTATATAGAGAAATTACTTGAAAAGGATAATGTTGAATATAAACGAATCTTACAATATAAAAGTATTTATAGTGATACCTCTCTAGATAGTATTCTTAATCTTACTCAGCATTATAAAGGAGTATTTATTCTTAAAAATCTTAGTAATTATTTTGGTTTAACTGAAGATGATATAAAACAATTAGTAATAGATAAAGTAATGAAAAATTAACTCTATGGAAACTATTAAAGAAGCTGTTACAGAATTAGGTGATATTAGAAAATCAATAAATAACTATAAGAATATCAAAAACAGTATTAAGAAGACAATTACTGAAGGTTTGGATGAGATGATTAGATTTCTCATGGTTGGTCCAGGAGTAGTTAGTCCAGAGGCAACAAGAACTAGATGTAATAAAGTTATGGATTTGATTAAGATTTGGTATAAAAAGCCTGAAGATAGGGATTGCATTGAAAAAATTTTAGATATTAAGCGGAAGTTTATAACTCCCTCACTTACGGCTGGAGACTCTGAAGAAAAATCTATATCACAAAGGGAAGAAGAGATAGTAACTAGATCAAAGGAGTTAGAAGAGAAAATTCCAGCCGATCTTAGGGAGAAATATCTTCCGATGTATATAGAAAGACTTAGACCTGAAACTATTGAAAGAGGTGATGTAGCATTTCTTCCTATTGGACCTATACTTCACTATTGTATTGTTTTTAAAGTAGTTGGAGAGATATCATTTGTCTTATCAATTACTACATCAGGAGAGGCTAAAGGGTTCGTAGGATATCAACTTGAAAGATCTAGATTCTTTAAAGGAACTGCTCTGTATACTCTTCACCAGGTTCCGACTGCTTTAGTGAATAGGAAATTTGTTATGCCTTATGATAATAAAGCAGAATTAGGAAGAATTTTTACAGGTTGTGAGGAATATCTTAAAACAAATGTATTAAAAAGAACATATAATAAAAGAAAAAAGAAATGAGCACTAAGATTGGAGTAATTGTTGGTAGATTTCAGGTAGATAATCTAACAAGAGGACATAACTATTTATTAGATAAAGTTAGAGGAGATTTTGGAAATAATAATGTAGTTATTTTTATAGGAGAAACAAAAAACTCAGAAAGAACTGCACATGATCCTCTCCCTTTTGAAGCAAGGAAAGAAATGGTACTTGAGTCCTATCCAAAGATGAAAATATTTAAAATTAGTGATCTAGGTAATTATCCTAAATGGGTTGAAACGCTAGATCATAGAATTAATTATTTAAAAAGTCTTGAGGAAATACCACAGGATTCTGAAATTTATATCTGTGGTTCTAGAGATTCTGTAGCTGAGAGATATAAAGAAAATGGAGGATTCTATAATATAAAAATTTATCCTGATCAAAAAGATGATGTGCATGTAACTTATTCTGGAACAGAAATAAGAAGGAGAATTGTTAATTGTTTTACACCTAATTGGAAAGATGAGAAGTTAAGAAAATTTTTAATTTGGTGGTATGGAAGATCATGTGAATAGACTAAGAAGAATATGTAAAGAAACATATAAAGAATATCTGAGTTTATGTAGAGATATAGATACGTATTTTCACAGAAAACTTCTTCAGGAGGATAAATCTTTTGTAAATCTCATGGAACCTTTCAAAGTTTGCTTAGATCTCAGTGATAGCTCTAACTATTTAGTAGAATATTATACTGGTAATGGAAATTTTCTGAAGATAGATGAGCTTTCATTCTATTTCTTAGGAAAACTTTTTCGAGATTACTTAGAACCTTTGGATAAAATAATGAAATTTACTAGTAGAACGCAATGTAGATTTATGAGGTTTTTAGAAGATCTTATTAAAATTAATCCAGAAAGTAACTACATAAATTCAATTCTAGATAAATGTGAAATAAATTTCCGGTTTATTCGGAATAGAGTGATAAATAATATTGGATATCTTGAGTATACTGAACAGATTTTAATATCAACATCAACATATGATGACGGAAACTCTATAACTGAAACTGTAAATTTAATAGGAGAATTTATAAAAATAGGAAGATTATATGAAGAAGAATAGAGGAAAAGAGTTAGCATATATTCTAAGACATAATCCGGCCGAAGTAGAAGGAGCGCTTGATTCAGAAGGTTGGTTAGAAACAAAGAAGTTAATTGATCATGGCTGGACTATGTCTGAACTAAAAGAAATAGTAGATACTGATAATAAAAAGCGCTATGAATTATCGGCCGACTTAAGAAAGATTCGTGCACTTCAAGGTCACAGTGTTAAAGGGATTAATGCTGATTTTAAGAAGTACACAGGGTGCAATATTGTCTACCACGGAACACAAAGAAAGTTTCTGGAAAGTATATTTAAAGATGGATTAATTCCAGGGAGTAGAGAGTATGTACATCTAAGTTCAGATCCTTTGACAGCAAGAAATGTAGCTCTTCGAAGAGGTCCTGAGATAGCAATACTTAGAGTAGACTTAGAAGGATTAGAAGATGAAGTGTTTATATCTGGAAATGGAGTTATTCTAGTGAAAAAAGTTAGTCCAGAACATATAATCAGAGTAGACTATGATTTTGGAGAAGAATAACAATTATACATTTATTGTGGAAGTAGATTGTGATGAAGGTGAGGAAAATATATCAATTACTGAGATATCTTTAGATGAATTAAATCAAGTAAATCCTCTTCTTTTAGACATAAGAGAAAATCAAGGATATTATCCAACCGGAGATTTCTTGGTGTATCCTGATCCAAGTCCTGAAGAATTTTATGGAACTAGATTTAGGGAAAGTTTTGATATTCTAGAATCAAGACTTCCATGTCCGAAGAGTGGATTTAAAAGAATACTAGAAATTAAGGTATTTTCAGAATCCCCAATTTCCTTATATATGTAAAATAAAATTAAACAAAAATGAAAAACTTAAAAGACATGGAAAAGAATGAAAACTACTTTGTTAGAGAAGACATTGTAAGTGAACAACACGTATACCATAAAGATGAATATCGTGAAAAGGAGAGAGATAAAGTCATCTTTACGAGTACGATTTTGGAAGAAACTACACCACAGCCTAAAAGAAAAGAGGATTATGAAAAATCTGAATACTTTCTTGGGTAGTTTAATATAAAGAAAATGGTTTTGTTGGGAGAACTTAGGAGAAGATCTTAAGTTCTCTTTTTTGTTCCCCACAAACTCTTATTAATGTATTATCATTAACATTAAACAATAAAACCATGAATTCTTTAAAATTTTACATTGACAAACTAAAAGATTGTGATGCACATGAAGTTATTAATTCTTTAAGGGTAAATCAGACACTAAGCGTGGAAGAGAAAAATTTAATTTATTTATACCTTTTCCCCAGACCACTCTTAGATCGACAACTTCCAGAGAGAATTATAGCTTATAGAAAAAATAAAAATCCACAAGGATCTCTTCAACCAGATCTTGGAGAGATTGGATTACTTGTGGAGGCTTATCGTACAGAACAGTATAGAAGATTTATGAGACATTTATTTCATTCTTTTACTGATCCTGAACAACTTTTTCCTATTGCTGGTTTAGGACAGTGTGAGTGTGCAATTTGTGGAAAAAATATGTATGAAGAAGGAGCATGGTCTGATTTATGCTCTAGATTTGAATATAATCAGCTAGAAAAAGAGAAAAAAGAATATCTTGCCTTTGGAAGCAAAAATTCTGGTATAAATTTATGTCTAGATTGTATTATTCAATTAAAAGAAACTTCAACACTTTTAGAAGAGATTGAGCCTGGTTATCTTCTAGACTGGAGAAGTAGATGTAAACCAGCATTATTTGTGTAGAAATAAAAATCCCAAGCCTTATTTTATATAATAGGGCCTGGGTTTATTTTTTTTTATAATTTTTGGAGATCTAAGATTTTAAGATCTCCTATTTTTTCTTTTCCATAAGAGAATTCATAAGACTCTGCTTTAGAATCAATCAAGAATGTATATGTTTTATCTTTATCTTCGTTAGTTAAAGTAATCGCATAATTATCTTGTTTATTGTGTTTTAATTTTAGTTTATCAATTCTAAAGTATAGAATTTCTGGAGTCTCTTCATCAGTTTTAATTACTGCTGCAATATTATAATTACGTCCTAGAAGTTCTGGTTGTTCTTTAGAGTTTGATAGATTTTCAAGAGCTTCAATGGATAGTGTTTTAGCATTATCAAACTTCGCTAAAAGTCTATCATAAAAAGCTTTCTCTTCCTGAACTTTAAAATGCATTGATAACGGAAGAAATCTTAATGATTTACCCGTTTCTTCTGGACTTTCAAAACTAAAACCTTCCGGAATAATTCTAGCTTCTTTGACTTCCTCTTCTCCAATTATTTTATATTTAATAATCGAAGTTGTAGTCATAGGATCATAATCAGTTATATCCTCAACTTTTACTTCTTTAAGAGAATAGTCCCATCTTCCAGTTTCATCTCTAGAATAATCAATTAATGCTAAAGAAGATCCAATATGTTTTGTTAGATCTCCCCCTCTAGGGACATAATTTAGATTTCCCTCATAGAAACCATATAACTTTTTGTACTTGTCTAATGTTGTTAATTCTTTTTCTGGTTTAAATTCTAACATAATTTTATTGTTTTAATTAATAAAAATATTTTCTTTCACATATAAGATTCTCATCCTATTAAAGGAGCAAAATAAATAACTACACCAATCCATAATAGACTAGTGTAGTTAATATTATTAACTGTTACAAATTTTTATTTCTATGTCATTTAAACGTTCAAAGTAGCCAATCCATGGAGTACTATAAGTAAAGAAAGTTCCATCATTTTTCTTTAACTTCAGAGAATATCTACTGTATTGTCCTTCTACATACCACCAATTCTTAGCAGCTTCTTTTTTAAGTTTTTCTCTTGATTCAGAAGTACATATATATTCTAAATCCATTGCAAATTTATAATGCTGTCGAATTGCTTCTTCATTTTCTTTTGCGATAGATATATTATTCCAAGGATAATCAATAATATCTACATCATTATGCGTTTCAAAAGAACTTCCTGTTTGGTAATAAATGATCAAATGTATGATGTCTTTTTCTTGAATATCATTGATTATTTCTCTAAGTAGATTCTTGGCAGCTTCTTCATCTTTTACTCCAAGCGCTTTTAATTTTTCCAAGTATTTTTCCATATAATCTTTGTATAAATTCTATAGTCCAAATTCCAATTACAAATAGGATTGCTAACCCACAGAGTAATATTCTAATCATAAAATGGTACTATTTTCCAACTTGCTTGTCCTATCTTCCAATTCACTTCTATATAAAAAACATTACCTTCATTTGTAATATATTTCACATAAGATCTCCAATCGCGAGTTATAGTTAACCATGGTTTTTTATTATAATTTACAGCATCGATTGAATCTAATTGTCTGTATATATCATGTTCATTTAAATATGTACAAATTTTTTTGGCAGTATCATAATCAAAAAATTTAGCATCAAATCCTACATCAAACTTTATGAAACCAAGATCTTCATTAGTATTTGAATCTATTGTTTTAATTTTATAGTATGTAGGAAATATTGCTTTAATTGGTTCTGGTTCTCTTTTTTCTAGAATAACTTTTGTTAATCCGTCTATAAACATTTCAGCCTCTATTCTGGACATTCCTTTAGAAATTAGCGTTCTTATGTACTTCTCCATAACGTTTTTGTTTTACTTCAATTAATTCTATTTTTACTACACTAGGAATAGTATCACAAACTATAATAGTTGAATCCTCAGCAAATCGTATAGATAACTCAGAGGCTTTAACGTACTCTATGACTTTTTCGGTATTATCTTTGAGAGTAATCTTAAGTGTATAATACTGAAATACTCTATTATTTACCCATTCAGTATAAATAGTAGATACAATACACGCTGTGATAAGAATTAGTCCAATTCCTAGCCATTTTCTTATTCTTCTAGTCTCAATTAAGAGAAAATAAACTCCTATTAGACATATTATTATTGAGAATATAATTACTATAATCGTCATTTATCTTTAGAATTAAATTTTTCTAATAACTCCGCTGAATGTTTCTTTAAAGCTTCTTCTGGGGTTAATGAATAGTATTTATCTATTTCAAAATCCCAAGATGTATCTCTATTTCCAGATGAATTATTAACTCTGAGTTGATATGTTATAAGCGGTTCATCTCGATTTAATGATAATTTTATATCTACACATTCAACATCATAATACTTAAGCTCTCCATAAGTAACTCGATATAATCTTGTTCCAGGTTTATATTTATAATTTATTTCTATAGTTTCCATAATTAATCTTCATCACTGTTTACTATAAAATCCCAAATTAATTTAATAACTCCTCCTATTATAAAAAATGTAGTAAGCATTTCTGTAAATTCTGATTTCTCAGGAATTATTGAAAGAATAACTCCAATAATTATCAGAATTAGGTCTTGTATAAAATTTCTCCATTTCATGATGTAAATAAAAATTTAATAGTATTATAGATCACGAAAGCCATAAAAATTATTCCAATGATATATGCTGTAAGAATAAATACTCCTACTGATAGCGCGAATACAATCTTAGTTATAAATCCTAGGAATAAACATCCTAAGAACATTATTACCAAGAACATAAAACATCCTAGACAACTTTTTCCCAACATTCTATTATCCTTTCTTTTAAGTAATTAAAGTATTCATTAATAGATTTTCTTTTCATTTCCGACCATTTTTCATCTACTGTTACAGAATATTGATTTCTTATCATGTAAATTAAGAGATCTTGTACTGTTGTTCCAGAAGGCATTGGAAGTTTGTAATCGCCTAGAATTTCTTCAGAATCTATCATCTCAAGGATATATAATTCTAGTGCTCTAACAATACTACAACACATAGCTTTTCCTCTAGTAGGATATTCTCCATTATCTCCATATAATCCAGTTCCATCCATAAGATCTGGATCATCAAAAGTTTCTGGATTATAAAATGAAATTTGCCAATTCCAATTTATACCTTGACTATAAAATTCTGGTTGGATATGTATTATTACGTTATGTTCGTCTAACCATCCTAAAAGAAAAGACCAATTAAATTTTTTGGCTCATAATCTTCTCCAAGTTTCTTAGCAATATATCTATATAGATCATTTGCATAAACTAATAATAAATCTAATCTTTCTTTTTCCATCTTTTTCTTGTTCTAAATAATATGTATGGAGTTAGAATAAATATTATGAATGGAGTTTGTGATGCTACTACCCAATCCATATCTTTGGTAGTTAGGTATATAATAGGATCAAATATAAATTTCCAAAAAAGACATATTAAAATGAGTTCACAACCTCCACCTTTCTCATCTAACCATTCCTCAAATTTAAACTTTTTCATATTACTACTCCTTTCCACATTCTTTTTTCTAAAGTATTTGTTACTTCTTCCGGAAAATCAGCGACGTTCCAGTGTGCATCAAATAATTTATGTTTACAGATTTTACATAACCACCATGGAAATTTTTCATATAACCATGCAAAGCTATTAAAAGCCCAATCACGACTTGATGCCCATTCCGTCGCTAAAAATCCGGAAGTATAGATTGGAATACACCCTTCTTCTTTAAATAACTTCCTTCGTGAGACTCTAGGGTCAATCCATGATAATACTTTAAGAAAATTATATAATATTTTTACACTCCATCTATATCTTAATTTTTCTTGAACTGGATAAGTAACTTCATGAAACCACCAATCTCTAAAATACTCAAAACAAGGCATATCATGATCACTTTTATATTCCCAAAAGGTTTTATAGTACTCTTGAATAGGATTTTTATAAATTTTTTCTAATCCCTGAATTACATGATATAGTTCTACAGGTTTATCATCTAATATAACTCTATATTCTATATCTGAACTACTAGGTCTAAATTTATCATACATCCATTTGTGAATTAAAAAAACTGATATATAATTATCAGAATTATCACAATCGTAAGTTTCAGACCATTCTCCACATCCCCAAATTCCGAGATACCAATATTTAAGTCCTCCATTAGAAAATCTGAAAGACATCGTCATACTATTTCCCCACTCTTCATTAGGGGAAGTATCATCTTCGGATAGAATAGGATTTATTCCTATTTCTTTCAATTCATTCAAAATTAATTCCGTAATCTTTTTAAATTTTTTAATTTTTTCTTCATTAATATTTTTCATAATTCTTATTGTTTATCAATCTTAAGGCTTTAAATCCTTATAAATGGAAAAGAGAAAATCCTTATTTTGCATATTTAGTAAGCCCCGGGGTTTATTTTCCTTATATGTGTTATGAAGAAAATAAAAATAGAAAGTATTGAATTTTATAGATTACGATATAACAAAAATATTATAGTTGGTTATATCAGATTTAATCAGTTATTTAATAGAGAAGAATTTATAAAATTTATTTATGATAAAAATATATCTATTCTTCGAAATAAACTTTTGAGTTATCATATTCTAAAGAACTATGAAGAATTAAATGCAGCTAGATCTCCAATAGGGAACTGGATTAGTCCTTCTGAAGTTAGAGATTTAGTAATGGTATTACCTGTTTATTTACATTCTGAGGATAATTATAAAAAATTAACAAAACGAAGTTTATTTAGAAAGCTTAAGAATAATCTTATAATCTCAGAAACAGTTTATAATAATCTTTACAAAGATATTATAATGAATATTTGTCCTTCTGATATAGAATTACGAGGTTTTATTGAGTATTCTCTTAGACTTCCAGATAAACCCGATAAAAGTTATCGTAATTTTATAATGAATATCTTGGATTTTTTAGAAGCTCTTGAAACTCTTACTAATGAATAATAAATAACAATAAACATAAGAATTATGGAAAAAGAAATTAAAATTAATGGTTCAAGATTAAAATTAGTAAAGTACTGTGATTATGAGTATGGGAAAAGTACTGAGATTATCCTGAGAAATAAGAAAAATCTAAAGTATCAATATGTACTTTTAGCAGATAAACTTAGTTCTTCTGGTAATCCTTGGTTAATAATGGATTCTTATGGAAAAAATAAAATAAGAGTTAGTCCTAGTGTTCATAATTACGCATCTGCATGGGGAATAGTAAGAGAAAAAAGAGTTGAAAGATACTCTGGGGAAACTTATTCAACCCAGGATCTTAGAATTATATTATCTTTTTTAGGAAGTACAATTAAACTTGAATACCTAGATACTGCTGAACTTTTAGCGCAAGCAACAAAAGATGAAATAGTTATCAAAGGTTTTTACGAGATGTACGGTCGTGTAGGGATGACTAATTATATTGAAGATCTTAATGATATTATTAAATGTTCCGAATATACACCCAAACCTATTGAAAGAAAAACTAAGTATCCAAAAATTTATTCAGATTATAATAAATATTCAATTAGTAGGTTAATAACTGATTTAATTGAGGATAATGCAAGTATTCTTATTAATCCAGAGTTGATCGGAGAATATAAAAGACTTTCTCCTAAAAAAGTGGATAGTAATACTGCTGTTACTTACCAAAAAGATAAATGGGCGAAAGTGACAGGAACGATTGGAAATAAAAGACGAGCTAACTTAGGAATCTGCTTTGATACTAATGTGGTAGTTAATATCCCAGAAAATACAGTCGGAATAGAACCCGGCGAAAAAACATATAAAACAAGACAATCTATATGTTTAGTAAAGGATGGTCTTCTTAATCAGTCTTTAATAGGAGTTATGATTTCCAATAAACTCGCCGGGAAATTTAAACGACTGGGGATAATAAAATCAGAATTAGTGTTTTCTGGAGAGTATCTAATAGATATCTCATCTCTTCCAGTAGTAACTAAGTGTGCAATTAGAGATATTAGTAGTTATTACCTTTCTCGATTAGAAGTTAAGTATAAACTTGCAGCAATAGCTAATGAATATATTCAAGAGTACTATCCTGAGAAGGTAACTTTAGATCCAAAAATAGAGTTTCTTAAATCTCTTGGAATAGTTGGAGATTATTACTTCCCTAAGAAGGAAACTGATAAAGAAGCTACAAGAAAATCAGAAATGATAATGGAATTGGTTAGTTTTATTTCTGGTATCCCTGGAGAAAAACAAAAAAGACAACTTATGTATAAAGAATATCAAAGAGGAGCATTACCAAAAAGTAGTGTAATCAAAGTATTCTTAGACTCTATTGGTTTTGGAAAAAGGCCAATCGAAGAGATTCGAAAAGAATGGAAAACTAATCTCACTAAATACAATGAAGAGCTTAGAAGAAGAAAGTTTCAGATCATTATGTCAAAAACAACGAGATTTAATGATAAACATTTTCCATTGATTGAGAGTACTAGTAAGACGGTTGATATCTTTTCTTCAGATCATACAGCAACAGTTTCTTGGAAATTTTTACTAAATACTATAAAATCATGAGAGTAATAAATAATTTAGAGACAGTAAAAAGTCTTCTAAAATTTAAGATATCTTCTAAAGGTAAACCGGAGATATATTATTTTGTGCAAGTTATACAAAGAAGAAAAGAGAATCCTGATTTACCTCTTCAAGAAATACAGAGATATGCTTGGTGGGTGACAGATTTAGGAGTTCTTGAAAAATCCTGGAATCGATTAACGGAGATGTGTGAACATTATAAAGCAAGAGCTTACATATCTATTACACCAAGATCTTTGGAAAAATTTGGAAAGCAATGTATGTTTGAATATTCTAAGAGAGTAGCAAACAATGATTATACAAATATACATAATCTTCCAAAGAAAGTAGCCTTAAGTAATGAAACGGTTCAATCAAAAGGAGTTGTAGATAAACCTAGGTGGATTTTAGATATTGATTCTGAAGATAAATCCTATCAACATGATATAGAAAAATTTATCTCAGGATATACTAATATTCTAGGAAAAATTAATACTCCAAATGGTTGTCATCTTGTGATAGAGTCATTTAATTATGGACTTATTAAAGATTATCTAGTTTCTAAAAAACGAGAGGACTATAAAATAATAAGTGATAATGAGGTTGAAAGACTATTTACTCTTAGAAGAGAAGGGAACACAATTCTTTATGCAGTAACTAACTAAACTAGAACATTTAAGAAGAAGGAAGTATTTCATTCCTTCTTTTTTATTTTCTTCTCCCCTGAAATTCTTATATATGAAGCGGAAATAAATGCGTAAAGAATTAAATAACATTAATGAATTAAATTATGAAAAAGTTAAAAACAGTAAAAGTTCCCACATCTAACGGAGAAAAAGTGGTAGTCTTTAGACCCATTGAGGAAATTCCAATATCACATTTAATTTGTGATAAAGAATGTCCTTATGGAAAATGTTGTTCTTTTATCCCTGATCCTAGAGATCCCGGAAATGAAGAACTATCATTTATCGATTTTTGTAATGATCTTGGAGCTAATGAAGGAGAAGATTCAGATTTAACCTTAATGGTTCCAAAAGAAGGCACTCTTGAGGAAATTTTCAAAGATCAGCCTGATATATTACAAAAAATCGCCGGAAATAAAAAATTGGTTTATCTCGACGAAGTAATCGATAAATGTTGCCCTGATATCTGTGAATATTATAATAAGGAACATTCAGAGTGTACCTTAGAAAATAAGATGTGTATTCTTCGCGGATTGTTTGTAGGTCCAGTTAAAGAAGACAAACCTTCTAAAGAAGAAACGCAGGGACAGGAAGCTGTTGAAGAAAAGAAAAAATAAGTTTTAGGGGAGTATGAGAAAATACTCCCTTTATTTTATAAGATAATTTTATGGAAATAACAGGAAAATACAGTAAAGCAATAGTTTTTACAGAGAACATAGAAGAAGCTGCAATTTCTCAGGTATATGATCTTTTGAATACTAAGATGACTGAGAATGAGACAGTTAGGATCATGGAGGATTGTCATGCAGGAAAGGGTTGTGTAGTAGGATATACTCAAACTTACTCTGGCGGTCCACTTGATCCTGATGTTGTCGGTTGTGATATTGGATGTGGTTTGCTAAGTGTGAATTATAAGATGCCCTCCGAAAATCCTGATCTAGTTCTTTGGGATACTAGAATACGTAGAGATATTCCGATGGGTATGGAAGTAAATGAGAAACCAGTTATCCAAGAAAAAGAATTCAAGAAATTTTTCAAAACAAAATTAGAAAGAGCAAGAAGTTTATGGCCTGAGTTTGTATGTTATGAAGGGCTTGGAGAAACAGAAAAATTCATATCAAAAACTCTAAAAAGAATTGGTATGGATGAAGGAATTTTCTATAAATCTCTTGGTACTCTCGGCGGCGGGAATCACTTCTTAGAGCTGGGACAAACAGAAGGAGATAAAGATTCGGTGTGGGTAACAATTCATACTGGTTCTAGAAATCTTGGAATAAAAATCTTAGCTTACTGGAAGAAACAAATTGGAAAAACTAGAATTCTTAAGGCGGATATGAAAGCGGCCGAGAAGGGAATTAAAGAAAAATATAAGGGTCAAGGAAGAAAAATTAAAGAAGAGATAGAAAAACTTCATACTTCCGGCCGTCATACTATACCGCCTAGTAGATTCTTAGTAACACATGAAGATATATCTGGTTACCTTGGAGATATGTTTTTTGCTCAAGCCTATGCAGAATATAATCGAATAGTAATATCAGAGAGAATTAAAAAAGCTCTTGGACTTGGAAAAGAGCTTGAGAGAATTGAGTCTATTCATAATTACATAGATCCAAGAGATAGAATAATTAGAAAAGGATCTATTCAAGCTTACGCCGGACAGAAAGTAATTATCCCTATGAACATGGCTTTTGGAACCTTAATTTGTGAAGGTCTTGGTAATCCTGATAGAAATTATAGTGCTCCTCATGGTGCTGGGCGCTTAATGTCTAGGCGAGAAGCAAGAGAACGATTAAGTCTCCAAGAATTTAAAGAAAGTATGGGCAATGTATATTCTAGTTCTGTATGTCTCGCCTGTATTGATGAAGCGCCCGAGGTATATAAAGATCCTTCTGAAATAATAACTGGAATACAAGATACAGTGAAAATTTTGGAAATTATTAAACCTATTTTATCTATTAAAGCAGGAACTGGAGATGGTGAAGATTAGTTTTTACAGAAGACTTCAAAAAGAATTATCAACTGATATTGGAATTGTTAGTGGAAATATTCTTGGAGAGAACTTTATTTTAGAATATAATTTAGATGGGTTAGCGACTAAGAGAATAACTCCTAAACAAATTTATGTAAAAACTTGTCTTGGAAAATTTTGTATATTTCGATTTTGTGATGATACTTCTTTATTAGAACATCTTCGATATAGAAATATGATCGATTGCTTAATCATTCAGGAAGTTAGTGTTGACCTAGAAGAACTCAAAAAATCATTTATCCAAGGATCTAAAAATTGTCCTTATGCGAATGATTTGAAACATTTAGTAAAAAACTTAGATAATATAAAATTTACATGACAGGGATAATAGTTGATACAAACGATATGATTGAATTAAGAGAAGTAATAATTCGAACTATGAAAAATTTAGATATTTACATATGTATTGATGATCAACACTATAATTATCTTAAAAGACCTAGACGAAAAGATATATATGAATCTATTGGTTTTGGTAAGTTTTATTTTGAGTTACCGGAAAAAATGTCAAATAGATCAATTGTTAAAGTTTTAGGGACAGTAGAAGGAATAGATTATAAAAAGATAATTCAGGGTATGAAGAAAGCTTTTAATGATAAATTTTGGGGTGGTGATGACACTCAATTGACTATATTAAAAGATATGATAAATAATTCAAAAGAATATTTCCTATGATAGCAGATATTGTTATATCGAATTATTATCTTAAATTACATTCTACTAGAGAAACATTTTTAATTATTCAAACAAGTATAGATCTTTCTATTAATATAACTGTTCCTGTTATATTAAAACGACCATCTTATAAAATTATCTACGCTTTTATTAGAGAAGGGTGTTTTAATATAGAACCGAAATGTACAAATGATAGTAGATACGTTATTATCGGAAGTGTAGAATTAGATGCTCAAAAAGTTATAGAATGTTTTAGGGAAGCTCGTAAAACAGAATTATGGAGACTTTATATGGAGAAGTCTCATTTAGCCAAACTTGACAAACTTTTATTAAATCCGGAAATCCTTATATGTGATAAACATAAACTATAAAAAACTTATGGAAGAAGATAATAAATTTAAAGAATATCTAAAGCCTGACTACTCTTCAGAAGAACCTCCATATGATTCAGGAGATGATGACGATGATGATATCAATGAAATCGATGAAGCAGAGGAGGATGAGAGAATAGAAAAAGTAGTTAAAGGTCAAAAAGAATTGAATGAAAAAATTATGCAACAGACACCATTTGGACAAAGTGTAGGTGGAAGTAATTGGGGTCAACCATCAACTCCATCTTGGAATAATAACGGAGGATCTTCGTGGGGAGGAAGTAATAATCAACAGTATCCATGGCAAACAAAACCAGCTGGAGGAAATTCTTGGGGAAACTCAGGAGGATCTTGGAGTGGATCTCCTGGCTGGGGTAGTGGTGGTAATACTGGAGGATCCTGGGGAAGTAGTAATACAAATAATGGAAGAAAAGAGATTGATCGACAAAAACAAGTAATATTTTGTGATGTCTTAGATTGTTTAGTAGAAACTTTCCAAAGTAACGGAAAACCAGGTCTTCTTCCACGTGGAATTTATGATATTAGACTCCGTTTTGAAGTTTGGGATAAGATTTTATGTTTTAACCCAAATAAAGTTTATGCTATGGTTCCAAGAAATCTAATCTTAAGTAGTAATGGTTCAGATTCTTGGAAAATAATGTTAGAATATATTGTTTGTGCTTTATCAGAATATCTAAGAGTTCCGTATGATCATTGTCAAATCTTAGTACAGAATGATTTTGGACAATCTAAAGATAGAATGATGGATGCTGTAATTTCTAAGACTCGTGGATTTGATAAGAATTCAGCCATACAAATTGGACTTGAATCTGGTTTATATGGTCAAAGTAATAGAGATATATTAGCAGCAGAAAAAGTAGGAATTGATTATATAGATCTTGGACAACTTCTTAACATATATTTCTAATGATTAACCTAGAACAGAAAGGAGAATGGGGCGTATATTTCTTTGATATCGACCATGTTCTTATATATTCTGCTACAATAGAATTAACTCCGAAGAAATATACTAGGAATCCAAGTATAATTCCTGGAAAGAAAAATAAATTGGTTATAGAATTAGGAGTTGAGCCTGAATATTATTTTAAGAAAACAGGGTTAAAATGTCTTATGAAGCGTATGGAAAGTTTAGGAATTATTAACCTCGAAGATAAACATCGAGGGAATACTTCTTATGATCCTATTATTTGTGATAAAAATTGGAAAAAGATTAATTCATTAGAAATATCTTTAAAAACGATAGTCGATATAATTAAAAAGAAAGATACATATTTAATTGTAGGAGATTCAAAAACTGTAATAAATATTCTAAATTCTTCTGAAAGCTTGAAATTCTTATAAATGTATAAAATATAACAAATAGAAAAATGAAAAATTTAGTAGCACAAAAATGGATTGATGAATGTGGAACTTTATTTCCGATTGATGGAAATACAGTACTTTATCCAACTCCAGGTTCAGGAATTTTTGAATTATATCAAGGAAAAGGTCAAGATAAGAGAATCGGTTTAAAAAAACTCTCAGAAAAGTTTGAATTTAATTACAAAATATATGATGTAGGTTGTGATAATTTATTTGATATAATTCAAAAAACTTGGGAATCAGATAAATTTGTTGAAGGGAATAAGAATCTTGGTGTTATTTTCACAGGATATAAAGGAACAGGAAAAAGTGTTGGTGCTAAACTATTATGTAATAGATTAGACATTCCTGTCATAATCATTCCTGATAATGAAATAGAGGGAATGGTAAGTTTTATTCAACAACTCGACTTTGAATGTATTGTTTTGATTGATGAAGCAGAGAAAACATTTAAGCGAGGAGAGAGTGATGAAGTATTACTAAAATTAATTGATGGGGTATATAATAGATCAAGAAAATTATATATTCTAACAACAAATACACTTAACGTAAATGAGAATTTACTTGGACGTCCTGGAAGAATTAGATATATCAAACAATTCGGAAATTTGTCAGAAAAAGCAATAAACGAATATTTGGACGATAGTTTAAAAATTCCAGAAGAGAGAGAGAATATTCTTCAAAAAATCGATCTTCTTGAGATATCTACTATTGATATTCTTGGTTCGATTGTTGATGAAGTAAATATTCATGGAAAACTTTCTGAAGATACTTGCCTTAATATTCCTTTGGCTAAATATGTTTTCGATATCATGAAATTCCCTGTTGAAACAGAGGAAGATGTAACAAGGATTAAGGAAATTCTTCGTCCAGGAAGAGCTAATTTCCCAGAATGGCTTGGAAAAGATTGTGAGATGGAAGATAAAGATTCAGATACTAAGACAAATGAGGATTATTGTAGTAATATCCTAGATGGTTGGAAAACTAGAATGACATCTCAATTCTCAAGTCTCTGGAAAAATCAAGAACTTAGTATTGGAACCATTCTTGAAGATCCTGATGAAGACGGATTTATTCTAGTTAAGGATATATATGGGGATGGCGAAACATTAGTTAAGATAATTAGACAGAAAGGTAATCCAAGTTTATATCGAGGTGGATTAATGTTCTGATAATAAAGATATAGAGTATTTGAAGACAGAGGGTGGCAAGTCGTGAGATTATGGCTGCCCTCATTTTCTTATTTATGTAAATTATGGGAAAAAAGAAAAGAATAATAACTAGTTTTTCAGATGTTATTACAAATTCAAGCACTGAAGTATTTTTAATTCAAGGACCAGATGCATTAAGACAGATGATTGGTACTGGAATATATAAAAAATATCAAAAAGATTTCCTTGTTCTAAAAACTGAGGAAGATGTTGAATATTTCTTTAGATTTCAAGGAAAGAAAGGATTTAATCATAATTATTCAATATGGGATTTAAAACCTCTACTAGGAAATCTATTTAACTTATACCTTGATATGAACAATGAATTCCCTGATAAAGAAGATGATATTTGGGAAATGTTTAAACCAAAGATTATGGAGAGATTAAAGGGAACTATTGTATATATTGATATTAAACATAATCAAAAAATTATGAATAGACTTTATGAACTGTATCCTGATGATAAAGACTATTCTTATGAGTTAGATAACTTAGAAACAAAAGGATTTAGATATGGATGGAGTCTTGACTGATACTTCGGGAATAACAACAAATAAATTCTATGTATATACAGATGAAAGAAACCCTCGATATTCTATTTGTTGTTTTAGACTTGGGAGTCAGGTAAAACTATCTCTCCCTAATGAACTTTTGAACCTATTTGGAGGTAACCCTGAAGAAAATATTTATGCTGTAGATCATATTATTTGTTTAAGATTCGAAATAAAACAACCTATCCTAAAACAACTAACATTATCTAAGGTATGCAAAAGTATAATTGATATAGTTGCACTTACTCCAGAAGAATTTAAGAGTAATGCTGGAACTATATCACGGCGCCTGAGATTACTAACGTTCAATCAGATAATTACAACGAAGGAATATATTAATAAAGCAACTTTCATTCGTAACTTAGGGACAAAAGTAACATTATCAGAAGAATTACTATATATTATAAAAAATTATGAGCAAAAGACGTTTAATCACTAGTTATTCAGATGTAATAACTAATTCAAGTACTCAAGTTTTCTTCTTAGATATTGAAGAAAAATTAATAAATCTTCTAAATGAAAATAATATAACTGATAAAGTGATTATTATAAATTCTAAAGAAGATGTAATTCGTGCTGTTGAATTTTATCAGAAAGAAGAGGATAGTGGGGGATACGGAAATAGTGAGATATTCAATCTTATTAATTTCGTTTATGAGTGGTATAATATGTATACTGAATATGGTAAAGGAGATAAATGGAAAGAACTTAACGATGCAGGTAAAACCGATAGAGAGATTATTGATTTTATTTGGCCATTAATAGACGGGGTTATTGGAAAAGTATATTATTCATTTGCAGATGATTGTGGTATACCTAAAGAAGCTGATATTCTTTGGGAAAATGGATATAATAGTTACAGAGAATAATAAATAGAGTTATTATATAAAACTATACTTAAAATAATAGGTATAGTTTTTATTTTTCTTCCCTTAAAACTCTTAATGATGTAGTAGATAGTTGTGTTCTGCTACCGTAAAATAAAATATATGAATTATGGATAGAAAAGAAGAATTAATTAATCTCTTAGGTATTTTTCTAGGAGATTCAAAGAAACAATCAGAAGAAGTTAAACCTAAGATTGTTGAGATATGTAAGGAAAGATTTGATAAGATCTATGAAGTTTATAGAAAATATGGATTAACTAATTCATGGTATGATGAATATGATCCTACTCGAGGAAGTCTTTGGTTAGATGATGATTACAATGAGGATGCTATTAATGATAAAAGTATTTGTTTAGAGTATACAGATCATTGGGGTTATGGTGGTAGTTGTCATTGCTATATGGAATTAAAATTTTCTCAATTTGAAGATTCTTTTATAGAGGCGCTAGATAAATCCCTTAAGAGTACAAGAATCGCTTCATTAAAAAGAGAAATAGAGTTACTTGAAGCTCAATTAGAATCTAAGAAAACTTGTTTAAAAGAACTGAAAAATGGCAATGAAAACGAGTAATACAAATATTGAATTAAGTAATGATATCAAAATTTCTGATTCTGTAGTAAAAGCTGTAGTTGAAAAAATTCTATCCTCTGCACAATCGGATGAGATTTTAGATATAGTTATTAATTATCTTCGAGGTTATCTAGAGAAAATAATGGATAATCCTGAGATAATAGTAAATAATGAAGAGAGATTAGTATCTACTATAGATAAAAGAATCTTTGGAGATTTTAATTTAATGCAAAGATTACATAATATAGAAACAGCTATAACTAATATTAATAGTGTTATTACAGGAAATAATATTTATTGGAATAGTAATCAAGAATTTTTCTGTAATTCTCCACTACGTGATATAGCAAGTGAAATAGCTGATATCAAATGTAGAATTGATATGTTAAAAAATGAATTTTATATGCTACAAAATCAAATTCCTTAGCATTCTGAAGAAAAAAAATAAAAAGAGGATCAACTTGACTAATTAAAGTCAAGACCTCTTTTTTTTCTTTGTAAATTTCCTTTTGTTTAGTTATAGTCTCTTGATATATAAAATCAAAAGGAAATCTTTAGTTTCCATTTCTGTTTCGATCTTGAGTTTAACCTCGTGATCTCATCAGGTTAGGAATTCACCTAACTACAAAAATGAAAATGGAGGGAAATTTTGTTATCCCTCCGGTTAGTCATCAATGAATTCTTCTTCATTGCTGTTAAATAGTTCCGGAATCATATATCTAAACCAATAATAAATTCCGGTAGTTCCCATAATTATTGCTGATATTGAATAAATTATATCAAATCCTAATATCCAAGCAATTCCTGCTAATATCATTGTCATAAAAATAATGACTTCTGTTATCTTTTTCATAATATATTAATTTTGTTAATTATTGTCTCTAAACCCAAGTTAATCCATAACTCGGGCTGGTTGTTTTAGCTTATTCAGCTTTTACTTCTTCAGCAGGTTTTTCTTTTTCTGCATCCGGTTTTAGGTTGACGGTTTCTTCTACCAATTTTTCCAAATCCTCATCTCTAAGACCTTTCGGTTTGAGTTTTTTATAGGCTTTTTGACATCCTAAGGTAGTTGCTACTCCTAATGCCATTCCTGCTCCAGCTGCTACTGCTACAACTTTTGTTGCACCAAATTTCGTTACTGCTGAGTTAATTAGTTTCATAATTTTTCCTCCTATTATTTAAGTTATTAATTTTGTTAATTATTGTCTCTAAACCCAAGTTAATCCATAACTCGGGCTGTTGTTTTAGCTTATTCAGCTTTTTTGTTTTTCCGGTTATTTAAACATTTTTTAGTTTTCTTATAACCATAATCAAATACTACTTTTGCTGCTATTCCTGCTACAAAAATTCCAACGTTTTTTACAACTGCTTTCATAATTCTATAATTTTTTGTTGTTAATATTCTTTTGTCTCTATTTTCTAAGTAAATTACTTAGAAATGGTTGTTTTTACTCTAAGCTTCTCTCTTAAAGATTTCTAACTTAGAATTATATATAATCTTTATAATTTCCTCATCGGTATTTATCATAGGTTATATATAATAATTTAACTGTATATTAAATCCCTCTAAATTCACATCCTATTACTAATAACTCTAGACTATACAGGTCCTTTGTTATTTTCATAGTTCACCATATATATTTGGCTACATGTCTTTGATATATTCCTCTTGATAATCCTTTATCAGGTTTATCTCAATATATCGTGGCCTTATAATATTATCTACTATAAGGAATTTATTTAATTTTTTATTTATTTTGTTAAACTCGGCTAAATGCACGTTATAAAATTTGTTAGTGCTTGCCAAGTTATGTGTCCAACCTTTATCAATTATTAAGTTATATTAAGTATTTTCTCTATTTTGATAAATAGTATAATTCAATATAGTAACTTAATATACTTATTTAATTACGCTCAGAACTTATCCTTGTAAAAGATATTTTAATACTATTTAAATATCTACTCAAGTGGTATAACAACTTCCACCTGTCCTTATATTATATTTCATAATTATAAGTTAGATCAAGGTGATGAATTTTATAAAGTCGTTCTGACGACTTCTAGGTTAGCAACTCCTAGTCTCTCCCTATAATACTCCGTCATCACACCTTTCGTATGTATTATGAGTTCTAGTTATATCTATGTATAACGCTAAAGTATAAAAGACATAATATATCCTTTAAATTAGATATACTATGTCTTTAGGTAATATCAGATATTTCTATCTTTTATTACATATATAAGGCTAATAGGGTTTCCTAGACGGTATTATTTTTAACCTTCTAGGAACTCTGTTTTCCTTTCATATATAAGGTTTTTAGTCTTTTTTAGACGGTGGAAAATAAAGGGTGGAATTACCCACCCTTTTCTTACTTAACTGCAAGTAAAAACGTTTTATAATCAACAACAGACTTTCGATATATACTATCTATGTCAGCGCAAATCAAGTAGAGGGATTGTTTATAATCTCTCAATGTTTCTGGCTCATTGATATAATATTCGACTAATCTGTTTACTATTGTTTTTATTAATCGCAGTTTTCTTATCACATAATCTCTATTAATCGAAGGAACATCAAAATTTTTTCCTTCAATCGCGTATTTATTTAAGATAGCTGTATAATTGTCATAGCTATCTTTTAGTTTATCGACCATTCCGTTGGATAAACTATTTTCACCTGAGACATCTATGTAATTCTTTACTCCGTCTCTTAATAATCCTAATGCACTTAATATCGTCATTAGTGTGTTAAGTTTTTCTATCATATTCCTTTTCTTTTAAGTTTGTTTTTTTATTCTCACTTATAAGGCTTTTAAGGAATATCAGACTAGCAAAAAACTTCAGCGTCGTAATAGCCTTTTTCTAGTGCATTTAAGAAAAATTCAACATCTTCTGCAGACATAGGAGTAAAATCATGAGCATCAACACCCACATCCAATCCAAATCTCTTGATCATTTGTCTTCCATGAATATGTCCAAAAAGATTATACTTTTTTGTAGAATTCATAGGTTCATGTACAAGTGCTACCTCTTTTCCTAGAAGTTTTGTTTCTGCTTCAGTTAGGAATACTTTTGAGAATCCAGAATCTATAAGTTCTCCTATAAAATCAGGTATATCTAAGTTTCTTTCAGATTTTTCTTTAATCTCATAATTTCCACAAACTAATCGAATATCTCCATTTAAATATTTCAAGTAACTTCTATCACCAAAATCTCCAAGATGCCATACAATAGCTTTAGGAGGAATTTTAGTATTCCATCTTTCTACCATAGTCCAATCCATATCTTCAACATTCAAGAAGGGACGTTTAGATAATTCCAAAGTTCTTTTTGCGCCGAAATGTGTATCGGAAGTAAAAAACTCTTTTGAACCGGACTCTCTATTAGATATTTCTCTCTTTAATTCAGATATACATTCATCTAGAGAACTATATACATTTTTTATTCCATATGTTTTAGCTTTTTCGATTAAATACCTTCTTCCGTGTATTTTCGGCGCAATTCCTAAGATTATATTTTTCTTTCTAACTAAATTTTCGGTAAGTTCAATTTTAGTAGTTTGTGCATAATCTCTTCCAGGTATGTCTTCAATAGCTTCAGGAATCCAAAATAATATAAAATCTGATACTCTAAGTCCAATTGTTTCCCAGTCTACTTGTTCTTTATATTCAGCATCAGATAAACCTCCAGAAATTTTTTCTTTTCTTCTAGGGTTTATCCAAGTTACTCCCTGAATATCTGGAACTGTTTCTTGCCACTCTGGAGCTCCTTGAATAGGTCCTCCCAAAAATACCCAAGTATCTTTTTTCTTGGGAAATTGTTCTATTGCATAAATCATTTTCATTTGAAATTTATTTTTGATTCTGTATCTGCTAATTTTATAAGGTATGGTATTCTAAAATTTCCATACATACTTTTAATAACTTCAGAATAATCTTTATCTTGATTAATTGAATCTACATATAAAGGATTTTTACTATTTCCTCGAAAACATGAAAAAGTATGTATATTATTATCACAGTAATAACTTTTTGCAATTCCAATAATATTAAGATTCTTTCTTCCAAGTTTTTCATATAGATATGCTCCTAGTCCTGGTTTAGGTTTTTCAAAAGATTCTTCATCATTCCACAACCAAACATGAGAATCTAATATGATTGTATCGAATTTATCAAGATCTATATTTTCTAATAATTTTACAATCCCAGGAAGTTCTCTTTTATAAAATTCTCCAGGAATATAAGAATCAAAATTGTTAATAATAATTGAAATCTTATCTATAGGTTCACTATCTTCCCAGTTTTTAAAAATAATACCTGAAATTTTTCCTAAGTGTTCCTTTTCTTTATAATATCCATCAATTATTATCTTATTCATTTTTTTTAATAATCTTTTTATTTAAATATTTCTTTTTCTTCTCATAATCAAATTCTAATCGATCTAGTTGATTTTGAATAATAGAATTCCAACTTTCAACGGCTTCCTCTTCTGATTCATATAATTTATAATTATCTAGATTATATCTATTAGGAATTAATTGAAAGTAACCAACTATCATATTAGTAGTTTTATTTCTTAAAGGATACCAAGTAGTGTTTCCTCTATATCCAGATCCTTCCTCTTTCCCTAAAATTACTTCTTGTGGGGAGTTTATATTTTCAAGTTTATAACTGTATGGACCAATATAAAATCCAAAAGTCCAGAATATTTGTCCTATAAGTTTATCAAGTTCTTCATATGTTTCTGGCTGTTTCATAATTTTTCTATTTTAGAATTTAAATATCTCAATCTTTCTTCATAATCATGTTGAAGTTTATCTTTTTGATCCTGAACAACTGCATTATAAGCTTCTACACACTCTTCTCTCGTTTCAAAAAGATATGGTAGAAAAAATCTTATGTGATAATTTTTGAAAACTAGATTTTTATTTTTACTTTTTAAAATAAGAGAATAATCACTTTTTTCATCCCAATTAGTTACTAAGACTTCGATGGGTTTTACTAACCTTGTACATTTATAAGATTTACTAGAAAATTCTAACATAAAATACCAAAGTGACTTGGAATTTTCCTTATATTCTAACAATAATTCTTTTGTTATCATATTAATTTAGATTTTATATATTTAAGCTTTTCTTCATAAAAATGTTGAAGTCGATCTACAGTATTATGAATCTGAGCATTATAATATTCTTTACATTCTTCTTCAGTATCGAATATTCTCACATAAAATTTACATTCTGGATTCGTGATTTCTCTACAATCTCGAAGACATTCAATTAGATCGCCATCAGAAACTCTTCGAAGGTATAATTTTGTTTTATAATAATCATTATTACTTGTCTCTATTCTCAAAATGATTTTTACTGGCTTTAAAATACTGGAACATTTAAAAGTTTTCTCCCTAAAACCAATATAACCATACCAAAATATTTTATTTTTAGGAAGATTCATTATTTCTTCTGCTGTTAATTGTGTTATCATTTTATTATCCGTTTTTTAAGATTTCTTTCGGTGGCTTTCCATTGATCTTCAAAGAATTTCAATTTACCCTCGATATACTTATTTCTATGTTCAATACACTCACTTGGAGTATTAAAAAGATGATAATGAAGTTGATAATTTTTTAATACTTTTCCAGTATCTAATATCTTTACTATTCTAGGAGCACCACCGAATTCATCAACAACTTCAGCTTCAGATGGTGGAATATCTCTATAAACTCTTCCAGTATCTGATATTTGTAATGAATAAATCCAAACTGTTTTCATAATTCTTTACATTTAGTTAGAGTCCACTCTTTATAATTCATTCCTCCTGTTTTAGTATCGAAATGCTTGATAATTTCCTCGAATGGTATTAAGAAGGTTCCAAGAGATTTTGCTAACTCAGAATTAAAACCTACATCAACTTTAAGATCATAAATACTATTAATATATTCAGTAAGGTGACCATGAACGTGACCAAATAAGTGAATAGATCCATGAGGTTTATGATTCCAAGATACAAAAGGATAATGACACATAGTTACCATATAATCTTTTCCAGAATGCTCTATATGAACATCAAGAATATCAGAGATTATTTTGAAATACCCCTTAAGTGGTGCCTGATCAAAATAAAGTCCATAGTTATCATGATTCCCGACAATTTTATAAATATTTTTACAAGGAATCTGATCTAAGACATCTTTTATATCGTCAACAGGCATTTTCCAAAACATATCACCTAAATCGAATATAATATCTTCTTCTTTAGTTTTTTTAAGTTCCTCTAAGATATAATTATTCATTTCAGTTACATCTTTAAAAGGTCGAGAATCATATTTTATTACATTTTCATGACCATAATGAAGATCTGAAATAAAATAGATTTTCCCAGATCCAGCAGTTGTAAAGGGTTTTTTAATCTTCATAATCTTTTGCTATTTTTATTAATTTATTCTCTTTATAATATCCGATAATATTATTAAATACAATAATCTCTAAATCTGTAGTATCTAAATCCTCTATATCCAAATTATGTTTAGAGTACTCTCCATAATCCATATCAACTTTAATATAATTAAATGTTTTGTTTACATAATATAATTTTTGAATATTTCCTGATATAGATTTAGATTCTAAACTCTTATAATCAAACACAAGATCTTCAAGTGTATCTAATCCAGTAAATTCAAGGACTTTAGTTATTACTGAATCTACTAAACGTTTCCTATAAAGTTTATTTAACTCTATTAATTCTTTCCTATTATTCATAATCTTCGAGTTTCCACTTACGTGAATAATCTTTTTTACTTTTATGAGTGATACTAGGTCTTAAGGATACTAACTTTCCTGTTTCTTTAATTTCATTATCTCTCCTAACTTTTTCGGCTAGGGAGATTAATTTCTTTTTCTTCTTTTTCATATGATTATTTTATTACATTTATAAGGAAATCCAAGTTCCTTATATGTGAAAATAAATAAAAGAATTATGATTAGATGTTATGAAGCTAAGTTATCAAAAAATTTAAACCCTAGAGTTAGAAGTTTTATCATGAAAGAATGGATGGAGAAGAGAAATACTTATGGAATTGAATTGAAGAAATATATTATAGATTCTTCATCAGTAGATCAACATCCAGTATTAGGACTTTATATAAAAGATCAAAAAGTGTTTGGAGATAATATACTAGTAGATAATAATTTTTCAGAAAGATTATTAGGAAGACATGTTATTTACTTTCTTAACTCAATAAAAGAAAAACAATTAGGGTTTTATAAGAGAAGGATTCTTAATTTTTATCCTGTGAATTATGAAGAATCCATTTTCTCTGAAAATAAAATGCGTTCTAAACTTGTTAAAGTGATTGGAATGTTTGGTGAAAATAACTATAATGTACTAGGAATTATTTATGGAGATGTATATCAAGTTAGAGAAAATTATAGAGAATTATTTTATAATATATGGAATTCTAAAGTAAATGGAAATTATGAAAAACCTATTAATCTAGGGAAAATAGAAATATAAAAAAAAGAGGACTGTAAAAAGTCCTCTAATTATTTTTCTTTATTTTGTAATCTCTAATAATGTCTTGGAGATTAGATTTATAGCACCTTCCACATCTCGATAATCACATACTTCAACTTGAGTATGCATATTTCGTTGAGGAATAGATACTAACATAGTTTCACAATCAAAAGCACCTTCTTGAATTGCTGAAGTATTTGTTCCTCCTGCATATGAAGCTGCAAGTTGATATGGAATTTCATTAATCTCAGCAACTCCGATCATTTTACAGCGAAGATTCCAAGATTTATCAGGTCCATTCATGATAACAGGTCCTTTCCCAAGTTCTATATCTCCATAGGACTCAGGTTTTATTCCTCTACCTTCATCCGTGGCGAAAGTAACATCTATATCAATCGAAATATCAGGATTTACTCTTTTACTTGTTACCATTGCACCTCTTAGACCTACTTCCTCCTGAGTATTCGCCACGCCATAAAAAGTATATTCATCAAAAAGTTCCTTAAAGGCTTCATAATTCACCACGTTCCTTAAGACTTCAGCAACAATAAATACTCCAATCTTATCATCTAGTCCTTTAGATGCAAATCGATTCTTCCCAAGATGTTCTATAAAATTTGCTTCAAAAACAACTCTACTACCTATCTCTACTAACTTCATAGCTTCTTCTTTAGATTCAGCGCCGATATCAACAAGAAGATCTTCAATAGGAATTAATTCATTTTTGCTATTATCATCATACTCTACATGAATTGGCTTTTTCCCAATAATACCTGTTACATATTCTCCTGGGTGACCAATTTTAGAAATTTTAACTATACTTCCTGGGAGAACTTTTTTATCTATTCCCCCAAGATTAATAATATTTAGCATTCCTTGGTCTGTAACATTTTGTATCATCATTCCAAGTTCATCAATATGTGCAGAAATCATTACTTTCTTACTCCCTGAACCTACCTTAAATGCTACATTTCCCATTTTATCAGTAAACTCTTCTATCGCAAACTTAGAACAATAATCTTTAAATACCCTAGTTGCTTCCTGTTCAAAACCGCTAGGACTATACGATCCCAACAGTTCTTTTAAAAATTCTACAGCTTTTAATTCTAACATCTTTCTTTAATTAAAAATAAATATCGTTTCATGTAAATTTCTTTCAGTTCTCACATTCCAATTATACTTAAGAGAGTTTGGAATTTCATCATCTAAGATCATTAATCTAGTATGAATAAATAAATCATAATAAATATCTAAGTAAAAACCAGAGCTAATTCTTGATAATTCTACTCTATCTATATGTTCTACATCTTCATAAGTAACTATAATTTTATTATCTATCTGAAATGCTGAGAAATATTTTAAGATTTCTATAGTTAAATTATAATAGTATACTTGATCTGCCGCTGATTTACATCCAATTATTCCACCAGAACCACTTCGAATTATACCTAACTCCTTAACCATTATAATCTAGGTGTAATAACTTGATAAAATCTAACTTCATCAATCCCACAATCAATTCTTCCTGCACAGTTCCAAGTTACATGAGGATTTGCTGTTTCCCAACATGATTTATGAATAATTGTGTAGCTTCCATGATTAGAGGTACATATTCCACAATCTGAAAAATCCTTCCAATCTTTAATATCACGTGCTCCATCAATTATTTTACTATCATAATAACCAACATCTTCTAGAAGTTCAATTATATCCTTACTAACTTTTCCGATATAAGCTGAATTAAGAAATTGAATACCTTCTCTAGGAAATTTATCTTGAAGTTCATTTATGGTTGCTTTATGATAACCTTTCTTTTGATTATCTTTTATCCAATCTTCTCCATTAGTAAACCATTGTCCGAAATCTGTATCTCCTCTAAGAGCAGCTATCCCAAGAGCTAGTTCTTTAGTTACTCCACATTGAATTCTTTTTACAAGAGATACTTTTCCAGATGAAGAAAATTTAATAGCTTCTCGAGTTATAGCTGCATATTCTCCAGTCTCTGCACAAGTAATAATACAATTTCCTTTATCTGGATTAAAGGCTAAACCAGTTCCAACCATCTCAGAATATCCTAGATCTTCAAACTCTTTCCTAAGTTCTGGTGTATTTTGATCTAAGATAATACTATATAAATAATCTTTCCTCTTCATTTAATATCTAGGTTGTTTAATTATATATTCTAAGTTATTGTCTTTATAGTAACCGTTTAATTCCTTTGAGCTACATAAAGGAGTAAATCCATTCTCCCCAAATGTATACTCACCTCGGAAAGAATCAAATACAATAAAATCATCATCTCCTCCATTAGCTGGATTAGGAATAAATTTAGCCCATGTTTTAATTAGACGCTCCCTTTCCTTTGGCCATATGAAAAATCTCTGCTCTGAAACTTCTTCCTCTATGGCTAGTTCGATATCAACCAAAGCATCTTCAACTACATCAGCAAGATAAACCTCATCTTTTGTTCCATCTGCTTTTCCGAGATCTATTTCTAGTTTTTGCATAAACAACTCTTCAAGAAGTTGATCTTTTTTATCTTTTTCCATTTTCTTATACGGTTTATAATTTGGTGTATATAATCTAGAAACCCATCCAGAAACAGATTCTTTATTTCTGGTGAGAGCTCCTATAATAACTATTATTTTAAAAATTACTGCAATTACTAATAATAATGCTATTAAAACTAGTAAAAAATTCATTTATTTTTCTCTATCTTTTTAATTGAAAATAATACTTTATCTCCTATTTTATATGTTGGATTATTACTACTAGGAATTCTTTCACTTAATCTAATATCTCCATTAGAACCAATTTCGTCCCCAGCGATGTAATAAACAGTACTAACGCCGTAAGAATTTAATCCTCTATCAATAGATTTTATAACTAATTCCTTACTATATTCTACTTTATATTGTGGTAAATCTTTTCCTTTACTATCACAACTCACTAATCCTATAACAAGACTGACGATTATTAATAACTTTTTCATAATTACTTTCTTAATAATTCATTACATACGCTCTTTATTCCTTCTAACCTAGCTTGTTCATAAGAAGGATAGTTTAGATTATTACTACTCAATGAATCATTCTCCATTGGGATAGCAAATATAAATCTTTTCTCTCCTTCCTTATTAGTAAATGGATATACGAGAATGATAATATCCTTATGTAATCTTATCCATTCTACTATTTCTACCTCAATTCTCTTTTCTTTTATTGGCTGTTTATATCCAAGTTTTACTAATTTTTCCAGGACTTCATCATCTACCATTATACTTCAGTTTTTATATAGATTTTCTCCTCTTCAAGTTGTTTTTCTATATCAACAATCCTCCATCCATATTCATCAATTAACACCCTCTTTAAAGTATCAATATAACTATCTGGAATTAGATTAGGATTTATATAGACCCAAAATTGAAGAAAAGGATCTTTATAAGTTTCTGAACTAGATTTATAAGATTCATAAGCTTTACTCATCCCTTCAGCTGCTAAATCAAAAAACTCTTCTGGTGTAATTCGAAGGTAACTAGCATAAATAAATTCTCTCATTTTTCTTTTAATTTAAAAAAATCATAATCGTAATCAGTTTCAGTTCCGTCTTCTAGAACATAATGTTTCCTGTATGTTATTATCTGAACAACATTATTTCCAGGAATATCATTTACTATAGTATCTTCTATAATTTCAGTATCTGATCCTAACCAGTTCTCTTTTAGATGATTTTCTGTAGTATAATAAACATTTTCTTGTATTCCTTGAGTTATTGTTTTTATTTTAGTTGGGTAAATTTCATTAGAGCTAAATTTATGTTTAACATAAATTTCATCACCCTCTTTCAATCCAACCCTTCCTGTCGAGTCAGAATAAATTTTAATAACTCTTTTACATGGAACTACTTTTTTATCTATCAAATCCCATAAAGCTTTTACAATATCAGTTTCTGCTATAAAATCACCAATATTCCTATCTTCTGGAACAATAAAACTATTTTCTAGATCATCCTTATCAAGATACTCACTATCTAATTTCCAATCTATTTTCCATAAAGGTATTAATTCACCTTTCTTATTTTTAATACAATCACAATTAATAAATCTGTTCATAATTCTATATTTATTTATATTTATATTTATCACATATAAGGAAAATAAACCCGAAGAATTATCTCCTCGGGTTTGATTACTAACTAGGATTTTTTCTGATTATTAATCTTTATTAAACATAAGAAGAGCTTATCCCTAGTTTCTTTACTCTTCACAATATTTAGGTTTTCGACCTGTTTCTAAGTATTCTAAAATCTCTTTAAGTACCTGATCATGATTAAACGCCCAATTATAACTATCAATATCTTCTGCTGGGATAAACTTAATATCATCTACTTCATTAGGTTCTCCACCTCTTGATACGGTATCACAGTTAATTTCCTTATCAGCTAATTTTTTCCGAGTAGCTATGTAATCTACATGAATAAGATATCTAGAAACTATGTTTTCTCTAACATCTCGAGACGGATCATCTATAGTACAAAAATGATCAATTGCTTCATTGGGATAAATTTCAAGATTAAGTCCAAGTTCTTCATAAAGTTCTCGTTTTACCGCTTCTTTTCTTGTTTCACCCCAATCAAGATAACCACAAGTAACTGACCATTTTCCAACATGATCTGGACATCCTGAACCTCGTTTAGATACTAAAAACATTACTCGACCATTGCTATCTCTAGTATATACAATTCCTACTACTGCATTTGCTCTAGAGATCCAATACTCTTTTCCATTTTCTTTTGATGTTACTTTAAAATTTTTCATAAATAAAAATTATTAACAATTGTCAATGTTTGTTTATCAATTATAAGGTTATTACCGATTGTCTTTTTCACCTTCTTTAGAATTTGTATGATGTTCTTTTTACATAAAACACTATCATCTTTAATTGATGACCAATCTTTTATAGTAGAAAAGTTAAATTCATATCTTTTTACAGTAGGTATAAGAGTATATGCTTTCTCATCTAATTCCTTCTTAGCTCCAAAAACTAGTTCTATGAAGGGTAGCAGAAAACATTTTTTATTATAAAATACTACTTTATAACTACTATTATGTCCATTTCCAGGAGGTGTATCATTAATTTCTAAGATACTTCCATCTTCTATAGGATTAAGAATATCATTTATTACTATTTTACCAGTACTATCACTTATTTTTCCTGGAATACTATAACTCTTCTTATAAAATGGCCATAAGTTTATATTCTTAGTTTTTGGAGAAGTATATGAGAAATCTAGCATATTGTAATGAAAAGAATATGATACAACTACTAATCCACCAATCATTTCTTGATTAACTATATCAAAATTAAAAATATCCACTTCTTAATTAAACAAGATATAATTTGATATAAGTATTTAAATCTTCTACAGCTGGTAATCCATACTTTGCTGTAAATTTTCTAGTAGGTTTCTTTATATATCTCACATAGAAATCATCTACTAGTGGTTTTATAGTTTCCATAGAATTCTCTCCACTAAGTTTTTCTGTCCCATGAATATCTTTGATTATAAAGAATATAAGAGAAGCTACAAATGGAGTAAAAGACATTTCTTCTTCAATTATCTTTTTCACTATATGTTCATTTTCTTTAAGAACTCTAGTAACTTCCTTGTAACTCTTATTACCTTCCGTTTGTCCGGCGGTTTCTACTATTAATGTGAATAGTTTAATATATTCTCTAAATAATTCTTCAGTTGTTAACATAGCCTTTAAGTATTTCTATTATTTTTATTTTTTCAGTTTCTTTGAGAAGACTCCACTCACCTCTTTCTAATTTTTCTATAATTTTTGAAATATAATTAACAAGTATTTCTGAAATCTCTAAAGTTCCTGGTATCAAAGTATACCCTAGATGTTCAAGAATAGACTCAATCTTCTCAAGTTCTTTAACAGTTGCTACTCTTCGACCATAATAATTATCAACTCTTGGATAATTAATAACAATCCTTGAATTTATTACATACCATCTCCAAAGATTATTTGGAAAATTAAATACTCCTCTTTCACATCCACTAAATAAACCGAACCAACCATCAGGTCCATCTTTATAATCTACATAAATCTTTCCTACTTCCATAATTCATCCAAAATATAAAAATGGATTATCTTCTGAATCTTCTTCAATTATCTCAAAATCAGATCCAGAACAATCTTTTAAATTTATCATATACTTTAAAAGTAAGTCTACACCATAATTATAAAAATAAGGTTTATCTTTATCATATGATGCAATAGATTCTCCTTTACCATTTACTACTTTTACATAATTCTCATTTTTAGAATCCAATGATGCTTTTATTCCCTCATCTGTAAAATTCTTTTTCGCATGTTCTTCTGCAAATCTTACAAGTGGATTTATTGTTTCTCCGGATATACGAATTTCTTTGTTAATGAGATTTTTAGAATAAAGAACAATCTTATCTATTACTGAGAAAGTATACCAATTATCAGAACCTATCAACTTAAACCAAGGACTACCAGAATCATCAAAATAAACTCCTGTAACTCTAGTATAATTTCCATCACTTGTTTTTATAATAGGTTTATATCTTAATCTTCTACAAATTTCTTTTAATAAATTAGATCTTTTCTCCAAACACATCTGCGAAAGGTTTTAAATTTCCATTCGGGTTATGATCTCTCCCTGAATTTCCATCATCAAGAATAGCAAAACATATTTCTTCAAATGCTCCAATAAATTCTGGTTCTTCCAAAACTTCCTTAAATAATCTTGCTACATGAGAAGGTGGATTTTTAAATGCTCCACATCCAAGTGCCCCTAGAACAAGTTTAGTATGATTATTATCTAAAGCTATTCTAAGGATTGTTCTTATTTTTCCTTTTACAACAGGAACATATTTTTTCATCATTTCTCCAGTATTCTTATCAATATCAGGTCTTACTACTCCTGCCACTGAAATTACATTACATTTAAAATAATTACCTACAGTTTCATAAGTTCCTGGTTTTCTATAAACGCATACCCCTGGACTATATATTCCTCCATAAACTGGAATAGGGTAGGAGAAGTCATTAAGAACTTTTCCTGAATAATAATCTCCAAAGTATTCATCCCATTTTTCAGGAGAGTATAAATATAGGGATAATAGCAAATTACTTCTTCTACATAATTCTTCTTCCTGAGCTCTAGAACCTGTTTCAACTCCTCCACCTGGTCTTTTAGATGAAGCCATATTAAGAACTGCACACTCTGAACCCAATTCCTTTGCTTTTTCAAAGGTATCTATATTCTGTACATATATTTTAAGAGGAGTTTGAAATTTAGGTTTATTATTTCCTTTTTGAATAGACTTATACATTTTTGATTCATATATTAGTCTATCTGTTTCTGGAAATTCTATATAATTATCCTTATATTCATACTCTCTAGAAATAATATCTTCTATTACTTCTTCAAAAACTTTAATTAATTGTTCTTTTGTTTTCATATCATTAATGATTTTGAATTATCTAATAAATTATATTTCACAATCCCACACTCATTACAATTATCCTTTGAGAGAATACATTGACTACAGTAATTTAATTTACCTGAATCTATTGTATATCCTCTTCTTTGAAATAATCTAAGGTTTTTCGAAAAATGACTTATTTCCTTTGATGAATATTCCATAAAAACTCCATATTCAAGATTTTCAAGAGTTACAAGTTCTTTTATTCTATTTTTTATGAAATCCAAAGTAACAATACTTTTTTCATTTAATTCCTCTACAAAGTCTATAAGAACACTTTCATTTATTCTCACACGTTTAACTATTCCTTTACGATTATTTACTGGATAGGAAATAAGTAGAGTGCTATTTATTTTATCTCCAGGGAAAAAGAATTTATTAGGTCTGATAGAAGGTTTGAAATTACATAAATCACATTCTCCAGAAAATTTACATACTTCTTTACATACTATATCAGAAATCCCTGGGAAAGATCGAAAAATCAACCTACTATTTACTATATCAGTATTAGATACCAATATATTTGTTCTTTCTCCATAATATCTATGTTCTGAAGAACGTCCTAATTCTAAATCTACAGTTTCATATCTAAAATTTCCAAAAAAACCTACTACACCAGTTACTAATCTAATAAGATTGATCTCATTGATATAGATATCATTATTGAACCAAGTAATTATATCTCCTGGAAGATATTTTTGATAGTATAGTCTCCTTTTAGTATTCTTTGTCATAACGTGCTAAATTATTATATGCATCTGTACTATAAAAATTAGTTAGATCGAAAAAAATCGAAAACTCTCCTTTGGGATTTAAAGGTGATTCCGGACGATATCTATCTAAGATAATATTAAATCTAAATTCATTACCCCAATCTTGTCTTATTTCTGTAATTATTAAAGGGTATTTTGGTCCAAATTCTGCATGCTCACCACTACCCCATAAATATCCAGGAGACTGAAAATAAACAATATCACCTACTTTATAATAATCTGGATCTAACCTTCTTGCTACTGCTTGAGGAATTCTGGCTAATCTTTCTTCCTTAAGATATTCCATTATTTGAGGGATAATTGATGTATAATCATGTTCTATAATTTCACATTTTTTATCAAAATCATCTATACTCATTCTTTCTGGAAGTATAGATGATCCCCAACATACTTTATAATAATGTCCCTTTGAATCAAAACCACTACTGTAAATAACTCCTATATCTCCAGTATTTTTATTTTTGACTCTAGTCTGTGTCCAACTATCTATTCCCATTGATTATTTCATTTTTTGCCTTAGTCCAACCATCTTTAAATGATTTTCTTTCACTTCCTCCTGTATAAATAAGAAACCCGATAATCATAATAATTATTCCTAAAGGCTTATACCACTCAGTTATTTTAATTCTAAACGGTGAAAATGATATTTCTGTTTGTCCTAAATATAGGATAAATGCAACTAATAATACTAAATAAATTATAACCTTCATCATATCTCTATTTTATAAGTTTTATCTTTCATTACTACTAATTTTCCTGGAACTGCCATTAGACGATCTTTAACATTATCTAAGAAAGCATCTAAGAGTAGAACTTCACCAAAACTTGAAATACTAATATAACATGTATTGAGATTATCAGTCCACCCAAAAAATACTTCTTCAGGATCTGCATTATCCCATGGAGTAAGCACTAAACGAGACAATTCATCTTCTAGTCTTATTACAGTAACAACTTGTAAATCTTCTTCTAGATCATACAAGAATACATATCCAGTTACTTTTACATATTCCTCCGTTTCCATATAAGTTCTTTTAAGATTGGTAAAGATTTCTCCATATATTCAACTAAAATATCTTCAAGGTAAAAATATTCTCGATTCATTACTCCAAAAGAGTTTCTAGCTATATGATATAATTCATGAGACCAAGTATTTAAAAGTTCAGATTTTGTCATTCTTTTTCTTTTTGGAATCATCATTATAAATTTTCTTTCTCCAGCAGTTGAATAAACCATACCATCTACTGGAGGAGGAGCTATCTTAATAATATTTTTATTTATTTTATCATAATAAGTTCTAAAAGTTGACATTACATAACTTAAATCACCCTTAGATAGTTTTCCAGAAATTTCTTTTTTCTTCTCTATCCCTAAAAGAAGATCTTCTATGTGTATAAAATCTAAAAGTTGTTGAGAAACTAAATATCCAAAGATATAAGCTTCTGTTTCATCATCAACTATTCCTCGTGAGGAAGTGATTCTATTAACAAATCTACTAGTTTTTCTAAATATCCACTTTACCTTTTCTTTTGTAGTTAAACTTGACAAGATAGTGATTAAATAACTTCCACGATTATTAACAGCTAATTCATATCCCTCTGGCTTTGGTATAATCCCATATAAACCTCTAAAAGCCTCAAGAGAACAATGAATAGTAGTTAGTCTCGTACTAAATATAGGAATATCATAATATACACATTTAGAACCAACTTCCTTTCTTAAGTTTTCATAATAATTCTTTTTATTAAAAAATTCTGCTTCTTCTAATCGATTTAATAAATCTTTTAACATTTTCTTTTTTATTTTATTACATTATTAAGGATTTAAACTCTTATAATTGTTATGAATAAGAAAAGTATAAAAATTGAATATTATTATTGCACTGTTAAGACTAATAATAAATACACTTTTGTAATAATAGATAATAGAATTAGTCTCTTATTTCAAAATCGATTAAAGAGAATCTCATTTAATTATTTATTACACCATATAAAATATAAGGAGATTTGTTTTATTTATTATGGAAGATATGATACTGTAAAAATAAAAGAAGAAACTATATCTGGAATCAACTCAGAAGATATTCGAAAAGTTTTAATTAAAATAATAAAAACTACTACTGGACTTCTTAGTGTTAAAAAAGATATAGATAACCTCAATGAACTATATTATAATTATAAAAATTATCATGATAACTTTCACACCAAACTTTAGAGCTTATATAATAGAAACTCCTCTTAAACTAGTAGATATACATAATGCTCAAAATTATCTAACTTCTGAGGAATATAAAACAATATCAAATAGTTTTAGTGTATTTTCATTTATAGGAAATAGAAATAGAAATCGTCTTCTAGAAATCTCAAAGATTGTAAGTTTTTTAAAGGATAATAATCGCTTAGGTAAAAGTAAATACTATATTTCAATTACCTTAAGTAATTTTGAAAAACCATTTCGAAAAATCTGGACAGCAAAAAATATGACAAGATACATATATAGACTGGATTTAATAACAAAAGAAAGTTTTAGGTATTTTAAAAAACTTAATTCGGATATTATTACTATTGAAAAACCAAGTATTCCTGAAGAAGAATTTATTAGAATCATCCTATATAATTCTTTAGCAATAATAGAGAATTATGAAAAGGGATTAATAAACATAGATGATAATGCTGCTTATTATATGAGCAATTACAATTATTCTATTCTTAAACTATCTAGAGAAAAAGGTTTATTTTAGAAGAGAAAGAAAACTAACCAAGGATTTTATTTCCAAGGTTAGTTCTTTTTTTTATTCGCTTTTTGCAGCGTCATGTTTACATATTTTGATCAAGTAAATATATTTATTAACAGTTTCGAAAAAGTCATCTGTTCTGTTAATAATACCTGACCACATTAAATCATCTCCAGCTTCTCTTTTTATTCCAGTTAGTAATCCTCTAATATCTACTAAGAGATTTTCAAATTCTAATGCTTCTGGAAGAATAGGGCTTAATGTTCCTGGTTGAATAAATCCCCAGAGAGCTTGAGCATTTTCCATAAGAGCATCATCAAAATCTTGAAATTCACCATCAAAATCATCAATTAATTTATGGATGCTCATAGTGGGTGCTGAGAAATGCAGTTCTTTCAATCTCGTGTGTATTCCATGAAATTGATTCTCCAAATTTAAAATAAACTTATTATTCATAACTTTTTTAATTTATAAATGTTTTATTTTCATAAACTCTGATAATGTTGTTTGACTAACTCCTAACCTTCTAGCTACTTCTGCTTTACTCAATCCTCTTTCAAGTAATTTCGTAATCTCACTATCTTTTCCATCTAATTTACGCTTCCTAGGGATTCCAACAGGCCTACCTAATCTAACGCCATTAGATTTCATCATAGCTAATGCACATTTTGTTCTTCGACTTATTAATTCTCTTTCTTTTTGAGCACTAATTATATCAAAGAAAGTTTCATATACGGACAGGGAATCTTCTTTTATTATTTCCCCTTTCCAGATAGGTAAGATAGCAGCTCCAGTTAACATACAATGATTTATAATTGACATCACCATATATACATTTCTTCCAAGTCTAGAAATTTCAGTAACTAATATTAAATCCCCTTTCTTTATTCGATCTAATATTAATTTTCCAAGAAGTCTAGCACTAGGTTTTATAGCCCCTGAGATGCTCTCTTCTATCCATGCATCTACTTCAATTCCATTTTCCCTACAATACCTGTTTATTTCGTACCTCTGTACTTCTACTGTTTGTTTTTCTGTAGATACTCGTATATAACCATAAATCATTAGATAGTTTATTTTTTAGTTATTAATCAACTCTTCAAACAGAGTTTCTTATCAATAATTAGGCTTTCACTTAAAAAATAAAGCAAAAAGAGCATAAACCTTGAAATTCTTATATATGGACGAAAAATAAGCGCTAAAGTTTCTGTCTATAAAACAAATAGAAAAATTAACAATTTAGTGATTAAAAAAACAAGTAAAATTGATGCTAAAAATTTAGTATGAATTCGGGTGAGTGTAAACGAGAAGCCACGAGTAAAGCTACTGAGAGGTAGTATAACATTTTAATAAAAAAATTAGTAGCTTTATGAATTACGGTAAAATCTTAAGCGTTGGCTTCAAAGTATTAGTTGCAGCAGTTGCAGGCGTAGCTGTATTTATTGGTGTAGATAAAATCAATACTAATAATGGCAATCAAAATGGTGGTTTTAGACAAAAAAGTATTCCTGACGATCCAAGTTTCTCTTCAGGATCAGAGTTTCAATCAAATAACAATACTCAGATCCAACAAGTAAAGAGAGATAGGAATGATAGTAATATTGTCGAGAAAATGAAAAATGTTCAGGATACTTGTGGAAGATTATTTACTTTCGTTCAATCATTGACAATGGTAGTAGATAATTTTAGCAGAATATTTAGAAATGATGGAAATAGTTATCTAAGTCAACCTTACTATGGTGACCCTTGGGGATATCGACAGCCTATTGATATGGGAAATGGCGTTTATTGGAATAGAATATCTCCATACATCATTGAAGCTTCGTCAACACCAGATCCAAGATATTATGGTCGATTATAAAATCTTAAGGAAAGGAAGGACTAAAGATTAATTAATTGCTACACCACCCAATAAAGAAGAAATATATATGTACGTTGTATAAAAATGCCTTCCGAAAATAATAAATTTATTATACAACGTACTTATGAAAGAACTTGTTATGCCATAGGAAATTATCCTATGGTTTTTATTTTTCGCTTCAAAACCTTATTAGTGTACAAAATAAAAGAGAAGTATGGAAAAAGAATTTGTTGTATATGGGAAAAAGAAATTTAACCCAGAGAAATTCAGAAAAATTAAAAACAGAAAAGGATGGTGTAAACCTAAAGCTGGATTATGGGCTTCTCCGATAGACTCTAAATGGGGATGGAGAGATTTTATAATATCTGTAATGGAATCCTGGAAGAAAGATCTACAAACATATTTTAAATTCAAACTTTCTTCTACAGCTAAAATTTATATCATTGATACATTAGAAGATTTATATCAAGTACCGTTTAAAAGAATATTAAAACTTCAACCTGCTCTTTCAGATTATTTAATTGATTTTGAAAAGATGGTATCCGAAGGTTATGATGGAATATTACTTACAGAGAATGGTCAAAATGAAACTAGAATGCCTGAGTTTAGTGGATTATACTATAACGGAAAAAGTTTTAATCTTTATGGTTGGGATGTAGAATGCTTATTAGTACTTAATCCTAGGTGTATAGTTCCAGTAAATTCACTAAAAAGAATCAACTTAAAGAATGGAAGGAATGCATGGAAGAAGAATGTAGTGATAGCAAGAACACAAAAATCTATATCTCAAGATGATCCTGAAATTTTAGAATGGAAAGGAGAAACAGAAGATACAATGATACTAGAAAGAGGATCAACATACGGTTCTAAAAAAGCATTTATCAGATCTCTCAGAAAGTTACAATATAAGATCGGAGATGATCCAACTTCAAAATTTATCTTGAAGTAAAAAAAGAATAGAGAAGAAACTTTAATTGTTCTTCTCTTTTTCTTTCTTCTATCTATTATATAGTCTGATTATCATATTCTTCTTTAGTTAATAAACTTCCTGAAAGATAATCATAAGCACTGATTAATTTAACAGATTGTTTAAAAGAATGAATCTCTTGTATTCGAAGTTCTCGTCTTTCTATGTCAAATACCTCTAGGAATTTAACTTCAAACCATGCAAGTTCTATCACATCAAGATCTTTCCAGTATATAATATCTCCTGGTTGTAAAGAATCTATAAACTTCTGTACTTTCTTTTCTTCGGCTAGAATTTTTAATAAACTTTCTACTTCTACTATATTTTTTGACTTGATCCTATTCCTATAATTGGATTAAATCTTCTTTTAATTCCAATAGATAATAATCCTATATCACCTCTTTTCATTATAATCTTTAATTAAATCGTTATACTTTTCTGGTATTTTCCCAAAATCTATATCTTTATATACTTGACCTATTCCATCTTCCATATATCTCAAAGAAAACATTAATTTCATAATCTCAATGTAACTATCTTTTGTATATCTAGGATCAGAACTGAGAATATATTCAAATTTTAAATTATCCTTAAAATAATTCTCGATTAAATATTTTTCAAATTCTTCAGGAGATAAACTACATAAATCCTTAGACTTATCACCGAATAATTTACTCGGCGCATTACATTCAAGAGTTCCAGTTATAGGATTAGTTGTAAATATAAAATCTATATCAAAATCAGATCTAGTATTTACATGCCTATAATCAAATCTAGGCGCCGAGGAATGTCTTTCGGTGATATCCCAAAATGAATCATAACACTCATAAAAATCATACTTCATAAGAATTGGTTTAAAATTTTTCATAAAGTATTCTAAGTTTCTATAATGTGCTCTAATAGTTCCTAATTCATGTTCGGTTGGGTTCTCTGATATCCATAATACTTTCTCAAAATTATCTTCGAACTCTTTACCTTCTACTATTATTCCAGTTCCTTCATCACAAAAAGAATTAGTCTTTTCTGGATAAGTAATCAAAGTCTTAAACCATGCTCCTGTGACTTCTACTCTCGAAAAATCAATCTCAAATTCAGTCCCTTCAGGAAGAGATTCTAGTTCTTTGGTATATTCTTCTGTATATCTTGTAAATAATGTAACATGCCCTAAAGTATCTTTCTTTTCTAAATCGGTATACTCTAAGTAACCACATATAAATTGATTTCCTGCAGAACTATATCCTCGCTGTACTAAGAAATCTATATAATCTTTAGCAGTCTTCATCTTTAAAAAAGTCAGTTAAATAAATAAATAAATGTAAAACTAATCCAATTATCTATATCACTAATAGTACTATATCCAGATATAATAACAGGATACCTGATTGGTAGGGAATAAGGATTTGTATATCTCTTGATACAATCATTTTCTAGACTGTAGTATTCAAGATGAAAATTGTATAGTTCATTTAGTTTTTTATAAAACTCAAGCCATTCTTTAGGAGACTCTATTAGTTTTTTCATGCTCAAATCCATTATTTAACATTCTCAACCATTCTTCTGTTTTTTGTACATCTCTCTTCATCTCAAGGACATTCATCCAAGAAAAATAGAGAACAATACAATCTGGATAATCCTCCCTAGTTCTAAATACTGAAAATTCTATCTTATCACCTATCGACATCTCTCCATAAAATAAAATTTTTCCAGAATCAGAAAACTTAGAATATGTAAATGAACAATCTGAATTATTAATCATGAAATTTCCATGTTCTGTCGGAAATAGCTCACATAGACCATATTTTATTTCATTATATACTTCACGCTTTTTTGTCATACATTAATAAGTTTTATAATTCTTTCACGTATAGATATAGGAATTCTATCAATCTCAACAATACAAGGATCAGATAATAATTTTTCTGCCTCTACATAACCTTGACAAACAGATATTATTCCGGCCGTGTCTTCTATAATTGTTAAAAAAGCATAATACCTCGAATATGTATAAGTTATATTTTGAACTTTTATATATGTATTTCTTTCAATAATATCACCGGCCGTATTTTGATCCTCCACAGTTCGATAATAAACAGATCCTATTGTAACGCCTCCTAAACTCGACTTCATCAATTCAAAATAAGTCCTAGTATAACCTAGAGAAGGAAGAATGGAATCTAAAGGCGTTTTCCATGTTTCTTCTAATTCTTCTTGTGTTGTATAAATTTTTGCATCCCTAAGATTAATTTTTGCTGGATCTAATATTATTAACATAAGTCATTGATATAAAAAGAGCCCAAGGAAATTATCCCCAGGCTCATTATTTTTACTCTATTCCTAACGTATCTTTGCATAACTGAATTTCGGCCGGATCACCAGTATGTTTTCCTAAGTCGTCTGAAATTTTAATACATTTAGACCACTCACGTTTAGAGTTAATTCTACACCTTGACAATTTCATTACTATATTTGCTGGCTTAACTCCAGGAATATCACACATTAAATTTGTACCTATCCCAAAAGAACATCCAACTCTACCCTTACAATATTCTTGTAATTCTAAAGCCTTCGGAAAATCTAAAGCATTACTAAAGATTATATCCTTGTGAAGTGGATTTACGCCAAGTTCTTTAAAACGTGCTATTGCCATTCCAACATACTTAAATTCATCTCCTGAATCACATCTTACACCGGAAATTAATTGCGCAGTATCTTTTGGTAAATTCTCAAAAAAGATTTTACTTCCGAATGTATCTGTTAAAGCAATTCCAAGATAACCATGATATACTTTATTCCAATTTTTCATAGTTAAGAAATTGGCTTCCTTATATCCAAATAAAGCTCCATGAAAGGAGTATTGTTCATGGGCAATAGTCCCTAGAGGAGTCATACCATATTTCATTGCAAGATATACATTACTAGTTCCAGTCGTATAAATTGCTTTCTCCTTCACACGCTTAATAACGGCATCCTGTATATTAAAAGAATATCTACGTCTAGTTCCCATATCACCAAACTTCATGGAATTTTGATTAGATATTTCAATTTTTTTATCTAATCTTTCTATAATTTCTTCCATGTTAATTGTATTATTCTCTCGTTTATGTAATAATTCAGACACTATTGCCAAAATCATTACTTCGTAGAGAGTCGCACGATACATCTTATCTGTAACAGTGATATGAAGATGTTTTTCAGAATCTAACCAGACTTTTATTTTATCTGGATCAAATCTCCAGGACTTAAGAAATTCAAAATAAAATTCACTTATATATGGTATTTTCTTACAACACCATTTAAACTCTTCTTCAGTTAACGCTAAAGATTTAGTTGCGTAAAATTCTTGTTTAAGTTGATCCACGAAATCCTCATCAAATTCAAGGTTATTTCTATCTATAAAAGTAAATTCACCCTCTGCCTCTGGAAATAACGTGGCATAAACATAAGACATTGATAATTTGTATAAATCAGTGTCTAAAATTGATTTTACAATTCCCATAATTTTTTCAATTAATTTTATTTATATAAGTTTTCATATCATATATAAGAATTTGAGGACCTGAGAAAAATAAAGAGGGAAATTAATCCCTCTTCTAAACAACTACTTTCTTAAATCCATTAATAAATGATTTACCGAATTTTACTAGTTCTCGATCTCTAGCTACTAAGGCTAATCCTAAAATAAATGGAACTTGTAAATTTTTTATTATCTCTTTATACCAAGGATCGATAATATCACTCTTAATGCAATATTTTCTCATTGACCCATAAAGTTCCTTAATCGCCTTGCTTTGATATTTTAGGTACTTAGTTTTTTCTAATAATTTTTTAAACCTCGCTTTTAATGCAAAGACCACTCTTGATTTCTCAATAAATTCGTCTTCAGTAATTGTTCCTTTTTCAAATTCAAGTTTTACCTGTTTGAAATTAATCTTTTCAAACTTAACTTTTAACTCTTGAAATTCTCTTCTGATTTTTTCTCTATTTGTCTTTTTCATACTATAAAAATTTAAAACTCCCTAAGCTTTTTATTATTGCTTAAGGAGTATGTTTTTTCTCATATATAAGGCTTTGAAGGAAAATAAAAAGGAGAGGAATAAAAATTCCTCTCCATACATAATAATTTTAGATTTCAAACAAGTCGAGAATATCCTTCCAACATTTTATAGTTGTTATGTCAAATGATTTTGTAAACTTTTCTCTATACTCATCTATAGTCAGTTCTGTTCCAACGGTTTCGCCTCTATAGGTTTCCAACCAAGCGGTAAATTCGTTATTTCCCTGATCTTGAGAATGTTTTAACATAAAGAGTGTCCTACATACTCTTTTTGGTTTAATTTCTGTTTGCTCATCTAAACTTTTAATTACAATAATCGATCTTACGCGATTATTACAATCTTTCGGCATGAATAGTTCTCTTAAATTCTCGCCGAATTGATTTTCGATATCATCTTCTGATACATAAAATTTTGATCTACCATGAACTCCAATTTGAACTAGAGTTGCATAATAATTGTTCTTTTGCTCTTCTTGGCCTTCTAATACTGCTGACCAAAGTTCTTTTAAATTTTTCATAATTATTATTTTTATTTGCCTTCTATTTGCTTCAGGCATTGCGTTATTATTGTCTCAAAAAGTAAAAAAGACATAATATATCTTTTAAATTAGATATACTATGTCTTTAGATAATATCAGATATTTCTATCTTTTATTACATATATAAGGCTAATAGGGTTTCTTAGAAGGTATTATTTTTTCTTTCTGCACAGTGATATAGAATTCGATTAAAAACTAGTTCCGCCTAAAAATGTTTCAAAGCCTTATATATGAAGAGAAAATAAATGAGCTAGCTCCTAAAGTATATATTGCAGATATACAAAAGAAGCTAGCATTAATTTTTTAAAGTTAAAGAAAAATTCATAGAATAAATTTAATCCGTAGAAAAAGGTGTAATTAAAATGATTATTTCTATGAATAATAAAGAAATTATTCAACATATCATCATTGCAATTATCATGACACTAATGATGATATTTCTAGAGGATGATAACATTCTCATAGATATATTCAATCACGCTATTGCTTTGGCAAGAACAAAAATAAAGTGTGATAAATTAAAAAATAAAAGAGTAGATTAATTCTTTTACCCTAGGACTTAAACGGTTCTAGGGATTTTATTTTTTCTTTAACTTCATTATTAAGGAACTCAACCATCTGTAAGAGCAAAATCAACCTCTCTTAGGATAGTGGGTTATTTTGGCTCATTTTACAGGTTAAGATGGTTAAAAACATCAAAAATAACCCACATTTCGCTACCTTTTTCTAATGTATACCTTATATATGTATAAAGTTATTTAATCTTTAATTTTATTGTGTTATGAAATATAGAATTAGTGAATATTGTAAAGTTCAAAAAATTTCAAGAGGTACAGTATATAGTTGGAAGGAGAAAGGTATAATCTCAATGGAAACAGACAAACAAGGTAGAGTCTGGGTTATTGAAGAAGATCCTAAAAAACCTAATCCGACTGTAGCTATATATATACGCTCTGAAGAAAAAGAAGAATTAGAAAAACAAAAAGAGAGATTATTACTATATTGTTCAGCTAAAGGATATATAGTAAGTCAAGTAGTCGAAGAGAATATTGGACTAGATTCAGAAGATACACCTGAATTAGAAAAATTACTATTATCTTCGGCCATTGATATTATAGTAACTGAAGGAAAGGACCGAATAAGCCTGAGTTCTTTCGGTCTAATATCTAAGTTACTTGAATCTGCCGGCCGAAAAATAGAAGTAACTAATCTCTCTTCAGGACTTACAGCAAAAGAAAAAACAGAATTAATTAAAAAACTTAAACTACAATGAGTAAGTATGATGATATATTCTTATCTACAGAAACTATTCAAGATTTTATAGATAAGAATAATATAAAAAATAAAAAAGATCTACAAAATAGATTTGGAAGTATATATAATATTTTTAGGAAAGATCCGAGAAAAGATAATATAATATTTCCAAACCCTCAAGTGAATTATTCAACGGTAACTTTAGATCAAGTACAAAATTTAATTGACTCTGAAGGAATAAAATCTTCATACGAATTTCATAAAAAATATAGAAGATTATTTCGAAAATGTAAAAATGAATTACATATTTTAGATAAATTAGTATTTAAAAGAAAACCAAAAAATATATTTAATCATTGGAAAGATATTGATACTATTGAAGAATTTCAACAATTTATAAACGATAATAATATAATTGGGAAAGGTGATTTTAATAAACGATTTAGAGGATTACGGCAAAAATGCAGAAATAAAGGATTTTTAAATAAATTATCATTTCCCAGATCAATATATGGATCTTCTTGGGAAATGTATGTATGCGAATCAATAAAATTAAATCTGAAAATACAAAACTTAGAAATTCAGAAACAATTTACTGAGTGCATTGATAAAAGACCATTACCTTTTGATTTATATTTTATATATAATAACAGAAAAATACTAATAGAAGTACAAGGACCTAGACATTTTATGCAAATAGATTATCATAAAGATGGATTTAATGAAGATGAAGTATATAAAAAATTTCTAATATGTAGAAAACATGATATAATAAAAAATAGATTTGCAAAAAATAACTCTATTGAAATCTATTATATTTCATTAAATACCAATTTATCAAATTATGATTACCCATACTATATTTATCACAATATAGATAAATTAATTTATGATATTAAAAACAACCAACCATTAGACATGTAAACCTTATAGATGGGAAGGTATTATTGTGTTATCTTCCCAATATTTATAAATGAAAACATATTTAATTAATATTAAATTTTTTAATAAACTAAATTTTATTTATGGAAGAAAATAAGAAAAAAGGACCTGGAGATATTAGATTATTACAATGGCCGGAAAATGTATTAACTAATCCGGATTACATGTTAGGATCTCTTGCTCCAGATCCATCAGGAAAACCTTGTGAAGGTGCATGTAATGCTTTTCGAGAAATTATAGATAATGCAATAGATGTACTTTACGATAATCCTGATGCAACAACAATCATAGTAGATACAGAAAACTATAATGGATTTAATCTAGTAGCAGATAATAGCTGGGGTATCTCACTAAGAATGAGTGAGATACCTGGGAAAACCATGGCACATTTATCTATAAGTACATTAAATTCCGGAAGTAAATTTAATGGGAAGGGAGATGATACAGGCGCTCACATTGGCCGTCACGGTGTAGGAAGTGCTTGTACCTGTGCCCTTTCTGAACAATATATTTTATTATCAAAGATTACACAAGATAATTATGATAAATCTATTCCAGAAGTAAAACAACTTTGGGAATCACAAGGACCTAGAAGTAAAAAAGATCTATTCTATATAGTTGTATATGAGAATTACGGTAATCTTACTTTTGAAGGTGCTATGAAACTTTCTGATGTAAATAAAAAACTTGGTGTGAATTTACCAACAGGAATGAGTACTATGGTTTTATTCAAACTAGGTACTACATATGTTCCTGATCCTAGAGTTGTTATTCCATATGATAACTTAAACTACTTTCTTCTTATAATGAAGGAATTTTATAAAAGAAAAGTAACTGTTATTGCAAACGGAAAAAATATGACAGCTGCAGATCTTGATATTTATAAATACAAAATTATTAAAACTATTATTCCTGAAGATACAAGTAAAAATTCAGAAGTAAAAGTTTTAATATATTTTGATGTAGATCCTGAGATGTCTAATAAAAGTAGTTATGGTAGTGTGAACGGTCTCGTAGTAAATACGGGACAACATTTAAATTATGTAGAAGCATGTTTTGACCAAGCGATTAGAGCTGAGTATAAAATTACTCATAAATACACTATGAATGGTTTTAAATCATGTGTTGTGCTCTTGGCAGAGGTAATATCGTTCGACAGTCAAACTAAAGTACGATTAAAATCTATTGGAAAAGTAAAACAATCAGATTTCACAGGAGCATTAGTAAAAGAATTCATAAAAATATTTAGATCTAATCCTGACTATTGGCAAGAACATGTAGATAGATTAAATACTATTTATAATTCAATGAGATCATTCTCAGCAGCTGAAAAAGCGCAAAAAATGATTGATGACGCTCAAGGAAGAAATATGTTTAAGTCAAGGGTTGAATTAATAGAGGGTTTTAGTGATGCAACTGGAAAAAACAGATGGGATTGTGAATTATTCCTCTGTGAAGGTCTAAGTCCAGCAGGATCACTAAAAAGTGGAAGACATAACACTCAGTTCCACGCAGTACTCCCGTTAAGAGGTAAGATACTTTCGGTGCTAGATAAGACTGTAGATCAGGCACTAGATAATAAAGAAATTCATACTATATTCAAAGTAATTGGACTTGGTATGGATGTAAATAACGTAACAAAGGATGCAAAATCTTTTGAAGAAGCTTATGAATTGATAAAAAAATACAGCCGTTATGGTAAAATTGTTATCGCAGTTGATGCGGACCCTGATGGCGAACAGATAAAAAAATTAATTCTATATTTATTTGGAAAATTCGGAAGATTTTTGATAGATTTTGGAATGGTTTATCAAATAATGTCACCAATATTTGAACAAGGTGATAAAAAGTTCTATCCTGGAGATCCATTACAAGATAATGGAATATTTCCGATAGGATTAGATCCGAGTAAACCATTTTTTCGCAGAAAAGGTCTAGGAGCTTTTAATTCTGAAGATATTTATGATATCTTTTATAATCCGGCAACTAGAAAATTAATTCAAGTAACTCCGGATGGTTTCGACTATAGTATGAAACTGACAGAAGATATTGAAGAAAGAAAAAAACTATTATTTGATGCCGGAATTATAACTAATCCATATGGATTCACAGACTTATAAATATCCAAATATTCCAGAAGTTAAGATAGTAATATTACTTGGTGAACCACAAAATATATGTTGTGATAGAGCTAAGAAAATATTAACTAATAAAAATTCTGGAATTTATAGGTTAATGAGTAAAGAGAAAAAAGAATTCATAAATTTGTATCTGAATGAAGAAGATTTAGTAATGATTTCATATTCATTATTACTTCAAGGATATGTCACAGTTACTAATTTAGAGAATAAAAAGAGTATGAAATTTAGCACTCTGGAATTAAATATCTTATATTATTATTTCGGGAAATTTAAAATAATTGATAATGGATTTACAGATTTATAAAATTAATGGTATTGAAAATAGTAGGAATGTATTACCAACAATGAAATATTTAATTAAAATAATTTCTAAGATGGATAAAAATACCTACTATGTAAGTAATAAGAAAAGAGAAATATTTTTAGATGGAATTAACCTAGGAGATATGATTCTTCTAGAAATTCCTCCTATTCTTGAAAGAAATTCACAGTCAGGAATGAAATCTATAAGAACTAAGATAACAAATCTTAGAAGTAATAAATCAATAATAGTTCCTGGAAGTGCAATTGATGAATTTTGGGATGCTATGAGAGAAATACAAGTGATAGATCATGGAAACATTTAAAATGGGAGATTTCAATATACAAAAATTACCTACAGTAAAATATACAGTTCAGGTAATTTCAATGAACAAATATATTGAAATGAGCTACAATACAAGTAAAACTTTTGAAAAATTTATAAGAGATATTAAACAAGGAGACCTAATCCTTCTAGAATATCCACCAATAGTTATGTCTAAAAGTGGAATTGGAGGAGGAATTATGTCTTTCTCAATAAAAATAACAAATCTTAATTCAGAAAAATCGATTTCAATAAAAGCAGGAGTATCTGAAGATTTTTGGTATAATTTAGACGAATTTAGAATAATTGAATAATATGGCTAGAAAAAAGAAAGAAATAGAATTACCACAAATTACACAAGAAGAATTAATTCAACAGAAAGCTATTGGAGAAATAGCAAGGGATGCTTTTTTAGATTTTGGTAACTATATTAATAATCAAAGACATACAGCATTTATACAAGATGGTTGTAAACCTAGTTATAGAAGATTAATATATTCAGCTCTTCAATTTCCAAAAGGGAAGATGATACCTAGTACTACAGTAATTTCAAGTGTAGCAAATTATCATCCTCATAGTCTTTTTGAGAATTCAGGAAGCATAGAATAACATCTATGAAAATTCTATTAAAATGCTGGAAAGAATTTTATTCTAATCAGCAAAAAGGGTTATCTTAGATCAATCTAAGTAATATAAACCCTTTCTCAACGACTAAATATAGAACTAAGTTTGAAATATAATTTAGATGATATAGTCTATGGAATTAATAAAATAATTTCATGCTGGTATTGAAGAACTTAATGCTAATCTCGTACATACTGGAGTTTTTGAAGGTCACGGTTCATGGGGATATACAGAAATAAATGGTGTATACAATCAGTATGCCGCTCCTCGATATACAAAACAAATGGTTTCAGATGTATATAATAGAGTTCTTGGAGAGCTATGGAAAGAAGTTCCTATGGTAGAATCACCAGTAGGTCCTATGGAAATATCTTATCTTCCACTTCCTATACCTCTTTGTCTTTACATGAAAACATCGGTAACTGGTCTGTGCATAGGTGTTAAGAATGATTATCCGAATTTTAGTCCGAAATCATTATACCAAGCCTATATAAATAATAACCCGTTACTCCTAGAACCGAATGCAAACTTAATAATTGACAAAGAAAATTCAGAACTTGATAGATTATGGAAAACAGGTAAAGGTAGAGTAATATATTCATACAAATTAACAAGAGTAACTGATGATTTTGGTAATCCAGGAATATTATTTGAAGGAGATACTTTCTTATTTACACCTAATTTTAAAAAATTTAAGAAACTTGCAGAAGAAGGAAAAGTATATATGGAAGATCTTACTGATATTAATGGTCCTAAAATGGTAATATCTAAAGTTCCAGGAACAAGAGGAATATCTATTGAAGAAATTGAAGATCTAGCAAGAAAATGCTGCTATAGTGCTACAAACTATACGACAAATGTAACTACTGGATCCACAATGTTTCGAATTGGTTTATATGATTGGTTAGATTATACTTATAAAAATTATATAGATCTAATTGTAAAAGTAAATCAGAAGAAGATAGAAAAAACTACTTTTGATATTGCGGTCTTAGAGGCTATTCCATTAATTTCGGATTATATATTAAACAAAAATCCAAAAGCAACTGACGAAGAGATTATGAAAGTATTTGGAATGCCTCAGGAAATAGTTAGTTCTGTTATGTTAAAGCCTATCAGTTACCTTAGAAAAAATAAAGATACTTCGGATCGTATAAAAGAGCTCAAGACAAGATTAAAAGAGCTCAAGAAATTCGATCCGGTAGCATATACTGAACAAATTATTAATCAACTTTAAAAATATAAAATATGAAACAAGAAAGATACCTAGTGTCAGAGATGTTTGATGATGAAGCTATGGCAATTGATTGGAAATATGTACCTGAATCATTTCTCCCTAAAATATCAAAAAACCTATATAATGTATCAGCAGTAAGAGAAGATGGGACAATAGTAGAAAGGACTGTTATATTCATTAAGCCAGTTGATGTATTTGTTAGGGATGTAGATCTTACTGAATTTGCTGGGATATTACTAGGGAAGGAGATAAAAAAATGAATTCCGTATATTATGGGAATGGATTAGATGCTTTTATCGAGGCTATTTACTTACAAGAAGAGATAGATCCTTCGGTAGGTAGTCTAATTCACGTTAACCCAAAGAATCCAACATATATAACCGGAAAGATAGTGATAATTAATACGGCCGACTACTCAATGGACAAAATAATGACTCTGGTAAGAAATAAATGTAAAGTTATTTCTAGAACATCAGAACCAGGAGAGTGTCAGGGAGTCGAAGTTTGTCCATATATTCTTCGGCCGTGTTTTGATGTGATATGGAATGGGAGAACAAAAAAAATAAATACTCACCCTGAACTAGATAAATTTTTAGAAGGAAATGAAGATGAATGGAGTATGATTTTCCCGGACTACAAATTATATTTCCCTAAACTAACAATATGGGATAAAAAGATTGTAGTAGATGAATATGGAAACTTGACCGGACTTGGATGGATTTTACAACAAACAGGAGTAAATCTTATCGAAGGTACTCCATTTAATGACTTAGATCTAGTAAAAACGAAAAAGCTAGATTTTATGTCCTAAGAAGAAAAATAAAAGAAGGAGAACTGTAAAAAGTCTCCTTCAATTTTTTTTATTTTCTGGTTCTTAGGTTTTCTATTCTATCTACAGAAATGAATTTATTATCTCCTATAATTTTTTCCAGATAATACAGTTCTGAGTTTTTCTCTCAATACATCTATATTATCATTCTCAAGAGATCGAAATGTTTTAGAGAATTCAATTAATACATTCTCATCAAAGTACATTAAATGCAAAATTCCATATTCAATAGTATAGACAGATTCAATAAAACCACCAAACCTTTCTTCATAACATCTTTTAATTATATGAATAGTTTTCGGAAATCTTAGTAATTTAATCCCCCTCCTTTTCTGTCTATTTAAAAATCTTTCACTAACATTTACATCATTACCAGGAGTTATCTCATTAGATAATGATGAATTACGTACCTTTCCTCCACTTCTTTCACCTATAAATCTTTGGTATAGATCTACTAGGTCTTTTCTTACGAATCCTCTATAAGATTCATCGATTAATTCTTGTTCAATTTTCATTTCTTTTAAGTTTGTTTTTCATGTAATAAACTACACATATAAGGCTCTTAAGGTCTAAACCTTATAAATAGAAATAAAATTAATATAACTTATGAATACAGACCTAATTAAGATATTTGCTATGGGATGCAAATATTATGCAGAAGAGATTGAACAAGGATATATCATTCCAACGTATCTTTTAAAAGAAGATAACACTCACATCTCTATTATTAAAAATAGAAGAGATGCTCTTATCGCTAATGAAAGTAGTTTTTCAAAAAAGTTTGAAGAAGATATAGAAAAAATAAAAAATGAATTAACGCAAGAAAAAGATTTTACAAAGTATATAAAAGAATTTCCCGTTCCAATAATGGATAGAGAGCTCTGGAAAGAAATATTAACTAAAGAGAAAGTTCCAAAAACTCGAACAGAACTTTGGGAGAAACATTATATACTTTCTGATTATTTCTTTTATAAAGCGAAATTCATTGTAGAAATTGATTCTAGTTTTCATGATGAAAAAGCTATTGATGATAGAGTTAGAGATACTTATATGTACTTCAAATATGGTCTTCCTACATATCGTTTTTATGAATATGGAAAAAGTACTATAGTAAGAGGTAAATTCTATAAATCTATCAAGAAAAATATTAAAAATAGTTATAGTAGTTTATCTGGATTAAATGTATATAATAACTATATGTTTGATTTTTCTGATATAATTGTTAATAACTTTATCATTAGTAATAAAGGAGCCTTAGAATTCATAGATAAACTTTATAGATATATCGGAGGTTATAATAATTTTAAGTTTAGAAAAGGAATAATACTAACTTTGAGAGATATTTATAATATAGATTCGAGAAATTTTGGAGTATTTACTAATAAAGATCAATTAAATATGTTCCTAGATAATATAATAGGAATAATGAGATCTGTTTTTAAAGTATCATTACATATTCACCAATCTATGTTATATACAATAGAAGAAGTATTATGGGCACTTTCTGAAAAAACAAACACATCTAGATGGGATAATATAAGAGGAACTAAAATCCCCTATTGGATAACTCGAATATTTGGTAATCCAGAACAAAATGATAGAGTTAATTGGAACAACATGGAAAAAGAAAAGATAGATGATAATATACAAGAATTAATAAATAATCTACAAAAATTTGGGTATTTCTAAACCCCTGAAATTCTTATATATGGTAGAAGATAGAAATTTTATATACCTCTAAGGTCACTGTAAAATTCTATAAAGGTATTTGTAATTATTATCTTTGGGAAATACTCATGATAGTTAAGAAATTAACTATTAGAACTTCAAAAAGATATACCCTTGTAGCGATAAAGGTTAGCTAAGATAAATTGAACTTAAAGTAAGTACGACTTTTTGGAATATTTATCAGGTCAGGTAGTGGATTGCGAAATAAGTTTGGTCCATTACCATTTTTTTTCAGAAGAAATTTCTAAACCCCTGAAATTCTTATATATGAAAGAATTAGGTGTTCGGTCCGGGCGGAAGTCACGGGTAGCCTAACCTAAATTAACTATATGCTTATGATAGTTAACATTTTCTTATAAGCTACCTTGTTGTATATGGTTAACAGTGTAGGAGGATTAAGTAGTTAATTTCATGCTAAAGTCCTACAAGTAGATGGAAGAATAATAGATAAGTAATTTTACAAGAGTACATAATCAAGTAAAATGAAAAGGTCTTGAAATTCTTCTATTGTTTTTTTCAAAAAGAAAAATAAAGGCAAGAGAATTAAACTCTTGTCTTTTTTAATTTAAAAAGTTTTCCAGCAAATATCCAAGCTATCTCGGATATAAATTCCTCTTTTGATGAATATTCAGAGAGATTTTCAGAAACTCTTGATATCTCAGGGCTCATCTTCCTCCACTTTGAATATTTTTTCGGAAATGTTGATATAAGATGACCTATAATATTATCAACTTTTTGAAGTGAGTTCTTAGAAAATTTATGAGACTCATCAAAAAATATATAGGAGTTTATTAATTGTAGCCCTATCCCAATTAACATTCCTCGTTCGACTGGTTTTGTATCTTCTCCCCAAGAAAAGTATCGATTTAAACGTCCTGCTGAATTTACTTCTGGATCATCTAATATCTTAAGAAATTCTAAAAACGGTATAAGACTTCTTTTCATTTATTTTCTTAATTGTAAAAATCTTCCCAATAAAAAATTTAACTACTTCCTTTAAGATAACTTCATCACTTCCATAAAGTAGATTAAATGAGTCTAAGTCTATATATCCCCACTTACTATATTTTTCTGGATATAATTTTATTAATTCATCTATAATCCTATTAATGCTAGGAATACTTAATCTAATAAAACTTCCTCCAGCTCCTTGAATTTTTAAACAACTAAGAATATAAAGATGAATATCTGCCAAACGAAATATTAAATTTTGAATCAACATAATTTCTGTTTTATTTCTATATTGAAGTGAACCCCTAGAATCAGAGTATTTATTTTTATACTCTTCTAGATTTTCTAAGAATTCAGGATACGAAATCATTATTCTTTCCATTTTTCTTAAGTGTTAATATTCTTCCTAAAAATCTATCTAAAATCCAATCTTGAGCTTCCTGTTGAGAATTAAATGTTTTTGATATAAGAAATGTTTTTGGAGATTTTAGATTCTTATATTTTTCTGGATTTATTTCTTCAAGTGCTTTAATTATAAAAATCATAACTACACCCAATATATAAAGAAATCCTTGATTATTATAAGATTTAATAAAGCAAGATATACTTGACAGTAAATAATATACTAGTTCATCTTCTGTCATTCTTTCCTTAAAAGACTTTATATAATTATTATAATTTTTATAATCTAATCTTTTCTCATATAAAAGATCCAGATGTTTATAAAATTCAGGATACGAAATCATTATTCTTTCCATATTTCTTAAGTGTTATTATTTTTCCCACTAAATTATCTTTAAGCCATATTGCTAAATCTTCCTTAGTTTTTATACTTCCTATACTATTAAGATCGATTTCACTAGACCACCCAATCAACTCTGTATGATATACTATAAGAGTGTGATAAACTGGATCTAAACTATTCGCATATTTACACAAAGAATGAATTAAGATAAACTTATGGTAATAGTCATCAGCATATTTAATTGTATGAAATCTTACTTCTAAATACTTTGCAATTTCTTCTCCATTATTTAAAACATCTATTATTGATATCATCTCTCAATCCTCCAAACTCTTATATATGCATAAAAAATAAAAAATAATTATATAAATCATTCTGATAAGATCTGGCTTGTGAAAGTCGGATCTTAATTTTCTTCTCTTGATAACAATAAATCAATAACTCTAACCTCGTTTTTTCCATGTCTTTTTATTGTTATCAATTTTCCAACTAAATTACATCTTAACCATTCTTTCAAATCCCCTATTGTTTTAATCTTCGCATAACTTCTAGTATTAACTTTCCCTCTCCATAAATCTATACCCTCTAAAGCAGTGGCAAACGTTAATTTCTTTAAAGTTATTATTGCTCCATTAGATATTGATTCAGCAAGAAGAATTAAAGAAATTATAGCTTTTAATTCTGGATCTTTAGTACGATTAAATTTACTTAGCAGATTAAAAACTCTACTCGATTTTCTAGTATATACTCAAAATCTGCAAAACTTATCATTATTTTCATATCATAAGTAAGGATTTTGCTCTTCTCTGCACTAGTGAATCTTATATATGATAATAAAATAAAAGAATATGACTACAGAAGAAATTATACAAACAACAAGAAACTTAATATCTGAACATTTTTCCGATATAACATTTATAGAAGAAGGACATAAGTATTTTATAGGAACTGAAGAATATACACCAGTTTCTAATATAATCGAAAACTTTGTTAGACCCTTCGATAAACATACAATCTCAGAACGATATGCAAAAAAGAATGGAAGAACTCAAGAAGATGTCCTCAGAGAATGGAAATATAAAAATGTAAAATCAGTAACACAAGGAACGAAGTATCATGAATTTGGAGAAGCAATGACATGGATAAAATGTGGTTACCCTGAATTAATTCCGACCAATATCCGAAGGCAATATATTCCAGAGGAGGGTTGGTTAATTCCCTTCGCACCTAAAGAAGAAAGTATCCTCAAATTTTATTCTGAGTTACCGCCTTCGATAATTCCGGTCGGTGCAGAATTCAGGATGTCATCAAAGTATATCCCAGAAATTAATACTAAATTTTGTGGAACTACCGACCTTCTATTCTACTATGATTCCCCTGATAACCCTGGATTTATTATAGGAGACTGGAAAACAAATGAAGAACTTACGAAAGATTATCAGAGGTCGAAGGGAATCACAATGTATCCTCCTTTTGATAATTTAATAGATGAACCCCTAGGACATTATACCCTACAATTTAGCATGTATCAATTAATGTTAGAATCAATTGGCTTAAAGATCCTGGGGAGAAGATTAATTTGGCTTAAAGGAGATGGAACATACGAAACTATAAAGATCGATAATGTCTCAGATAAACTTCTTAAAATACTATAATTCTAATCAAACTACACTGGTCCGAGATGGATAAGTGTAGTTTCTTTTTGTTGTACCTGAAAGAAAAAAGAGAGAAACCTTAAAAGTCTCTCCCTATATTTCCTAAAGTGATACAAATCCATCAAACCTATAATAAGCTATATAAACCGTCTCGCCGTTGTGTTCATGACGTTCTTTAAACTTAGACAACCTAAAAACCACATTCCTTTTTAACTCTGGATTATATTCCGTCATGAGAAATTTGGCGAGGTGTCTAATCTTTTCGTACTTTACTTTTTTCTCGATCTCTGCTAGGACCTCAAACTTTCCATGAACCTGTACTAAATGCTCCGTACAATTCAAGTAATCCTCTAAGTTCTCAAGTTCAAAGCCAACTACTATTCCTTTCTCTGGTAAATCGATCTTTTCTTCCATAGTCTTATATTTTTTAATTATTACTACACTTATAAGGAAATCAAAGGAAGAATAGTATTAAAACTACCCTTCCTTCTAGAAATGCTTCAAAGCCTTATATATGAAGATAGATCATGAGGTCATAAAATCCTAAAGTATTGAAAGAAATTGGATATAATGACGATCTATCTTTTATATTTTTAATTTAAAAAACTCAATTAAAATGCAAACACCTGAGTTTTATTCATCAGTCATGCTCATTACAGTGTTCATGACTCTTGGGAGAATAATCTTAGTGATATCTCTCATAGCTTCAACTTTAATAAAAATATTATTAAAGACTTTGAAAGCAATTTCAATTTGGTTATGTAAATAATCAAATACGCCCTGGACAATTAAGTCTGGGGCTCTTTTTTCCACATATAAGGAAATTAGAAGTTTAAAGTAGCAAAACTTCATTTTTCTCTCTTTACTGTGAAAATCCTATTCTTCCCTGTAAAATTGAGTACTTCCCAATCTATAATCTGTTGTTTAGTTACAGATGTATTATTTAAGAATTGTAGGTCAACTTTCTTTACCCAACCATACTTAATCGGATCTATTTCTAAGAGAATAGAAAACCAATTATTAAAACAATAAGACGCTCTTTGGTTAAAATTGGAAGGAGTTAGAAGAAAAGCTAGATTACTTATCATATAATCAATAATCATATCTTCATTATTCTCATGTTTATGATATTTGTGTATCTCTGAAAAATAATCTATATTAGAGATAAACTTGTAAAATTTTATTGGTAACTTCATAACACTTATAAGATTTTTATTCTATTGTAATTTATTTTTGAGGACTAAGGAACCCTTTATCATACCTTCCGTTCACCACTAAAGGGTTCACTCCAGGGCCCTACGGGCTCTAGATTGAATAAACTATATAGGGGATAAATGGAGTATAAGAATTCGATCTCCTCCCAAAGGGAGATCGAATATATTAATTGATGATATTTTTTAATAAGAAAATATATACTTTATCTATTACCAAATACACCGATTTTAAATCATCAAAATGCGTCTCTACTAACTTTAAATCCTTACAATTGAATGAAGATTATAAAGGGTATCCCTAGTCTTCAATTTTATGTAACTGGATTCTGTATTAAAAAGAATCTATAATAAATTAAATTAATTAAAAACTTTATAAAACATGAACAGAGAAAAAATTATTGTACCTAGAGGAATTAGGTATATAGGAGAATGGAAAGATTTCTGTTTTTCTAATTTCCCAGTAAAGTGTATTATTAATAAACAGTTACCTGGCTGTGGATTTACTGAATACTGTTTAAGAGGACCAGAAAATGTTATTCTATGTTCTCCAAGGAAAATGTTACTTAAGAATAAAAAGGATCAACATAAAGATAGTGTTTATTTGGTTGTGAATGAAATGGAAATAGAAGCAGAAGTCGATAAAGATATTTCCAAGCCTATAAAGAATCCAAAAGAAGATGAACCAGAAAAGAAAGATAATTCTGAAATTTATGAAAGACTATATAGAGAGATCGATACTTATACCTATCAAAGATATCTAAATAATCAACCTGCTAAAATTCTTGTAACATATGATTCTTACAGGATTGTTAAAGATATTCTTGAGAAAATTAGAATATTTGATAGATTTGTGACAGTAGTGGATGAATTTCAAAGTATTCTACATGATGCTAGATTTAAGAGTAATACTGAACTTAGTTTTTTGACATATTTAGCACAATCTCCAACTGCATACTTCGTTAGTGCAACTCCAATGATGGATGAGTACTTAGAGATGTTAGATGAATTTAAAGATTTACCTTACTATGAATTAGATTGGTATAGTTCAGATTCATCTAGAATTATAAAACCTTCTCTTAAAATTCTTACGATGAAATCAGTAGGAACTAAAGCAGAAGAAGTAATTCAAAAATATCTCAATAACGATTTTGAAGAAATTACTGTTATGAAGAATGGTGTACCTACTAGAATAGTATCAGATGAGGCAGTATTCTATGTAAATAGTGTTAATCATATTATCAGTATGATTAAAAAGAATAATCTTACTCCTGAACAATGCAATATACTTTGTAGCAATACAGAAGATAATGCCAAAAGAATAAAAAGGAAATTAGGAAAATCTTTTACTATAGGAGAAGTACCATTAAAAGGAGTTAAACCTAAAATGTTTACTTTCTGTACCAGAACTGTATACTTAGGTGCTGATTTTTATAGTTTATGCGCTAGATCTTTCATTTTCAGTGATTCTAATTCAGACTGTTTAGCTGTTGATATAGCGGAGGATTTACCTCAGATTCTTGGACGTCAGCGTTTATTTGATAACCCTTGGAAAAACAGTGCTACTTTCTATTATCGAACTACAGCAGATTATAGAGAAATGAAGAAAGAAGATTTCCAAAATATAATAGATAGCAAAAATAAATCTACTGAAAGTTTATTATCTGCATATAACACTGTTTTAGATAAAGATAAATATGATTTAGCAAAAACTTATCAATATGTAGCCAAGTCAGCAAATTATAGAGATAATTATATAGCTGTAAATAAAGTTATTAATTCTCAGACTGGAGATGTTATTCTTAAACCGGTTATTAATCAATTAGTTCTTGTTAATGAGATTAGAGCTTTTCAGATACAGCAGGTGGATTATAAGGATAGATTTAGTGTATTTAGTTCAGTTCATTCCAAACTTACTCCTGATGATATAGTAAATAGAGATGTAACAAGATTTTTCTGTATCTATGATACATTAACTACTATGCATGATAAACTTAAAATGTTATGTGAATACAATTTTATATCTGATATTGAATTAAATATAGTTCTTGGACAAATAGCTGATTCTGATGAAGTTAAATCTTACTATCTCGCTCTAGGGCCTAAGAAACTTAAAGCTTTAACTTATAGTAAGACTTATATTAAAAAAGAACTTGGAATAGTAACGTTTAGTAAAGAGTTATTAATTAATACTATTACTTTAAATTTTAATCCTGGAGAGAAGTATAGTTTATCAGATCTCAAGGTAAAACTTGGAAATCTTTATAATTCTATTAATTATGATGCTACACCGAAAGCTAGTGATATTGAAAACTATTTTGACGTTAAATCAGTAGTTATGTATGAAAAGAAAGAGGATGGAACTAGAAAGCAGATTAGAGGTTATGAATTATTAAAAAGAAAATAACATTAAAAGCCTTATAGATGAATAAAAATAGAAAAAATTATGAGAAAAAAGAAACGAATGACATTTGGCGATCTTGAGAAATATGAAACAAAAGATTATTATAAAGATCGAAGGATACTAATTGAAATAGTAGAAAGAGAAATTTCTGAATTAGATAAATCTCCAACATTCTATATTAACATTATTTTCTTAAAAATTAAAAGAAAGACGGATGACATGTATGCTTATAGTGTTCGTGTATTAGATAGTGCTATTTTGGATTGTTCCGAGGATATTAATGTAATTCTTAAGTTATTATTAATATCTAAGAATAAAAGAGCTAAGAGATGGTTATTGAAGACATTATCAGATTATCCTTTTGGAGATACAGGGCATAAGGTGGGAGAATACATAAATCGGAAAACAGGATTTTTAGATATAGAAAAAGCTGAGAAAGATCAAGAAGAAATTTGGAGAAAGAGAGAGAGTAATTAAGTTTACTCTCTTCAATTTATTATTTTTTAATTTTATATATGTTAATAAAAAGAAAATTAATTCAAAAAGAATTTGCAGAAACTAGAGCAGATTCATTACATTATGTATCTAAGTACAATGATGAAATAGGATATGAGATAATCAAAATGATTGAATTCTATGATGATAAAAACAGTGACCTAGAACATTGGATGACACAAATAGATGGGTTCTTTGACAAGATTAAAACTCAAGGAAAACTAGCTGTTCCACCTGGCTCACCTCAATATGGATTTATAAAAATTGAGGATAGGAATATAATAGAAAATAAATTAGGGTCAGATTTTGTAGAAAAATATGTTGAAGATTCTGCAATAGATTATATAAATAGTCTAAAGAATGATATACTTAAAATGAAAAAGTCCGGAGAATTAAAATATGTAAATGCTATAAGATCAAATGGAGGATTTACTTATGATTCAGAGACTTATAGATCATTTTTTAAGTATATTGCTCTTTGTTTAACAGGACAATTAAATTACTTATCTATTAATTTCTGGGATGGTTTATATCTTATATCTAGAACCACAATAGACTTTTCGAAGAGGATAATAAATATGAACACTGATTATTTATTTAAAATAATCTCAAATTGTTTATATCAACTTAAAGGTTATTCAGATCCAGCAGGTAAGTTAGTTAAATATTTGGCTTAAAATAGTAAATCCTTGAAATTCTTATAAATGTAATTAAAAATAAAACAATAATGGAAACAATTGAAAGAGAAATTACATTAACAAAACAAAGATCAGTAAGTTTAAAGAAAGGTCTGAGTAAATTAAAAGTAGAAATTGTTTGGAAACCTAATTCTAGAGCTCTTAGAAGTAGTAATTATGATTTCGACGTAGATTTAATTACTGTTGAGCTCAATAAAATGGGTAAATGTCCTAGTCCAGATCATTTAGTATTTTATTCTAGTATCTTACAAACTTCGGAAGGAATGTTAACAGATCCATTCGAAGCTGTACAGTATGGAGGAGATAATACAGGATCTGAAGATGAATCTGGAGATGATGGTTATTGTAATGAGGAAGTTCTAATTTACCCAAAGAAAGTTGATCCAAATATAACTGATATTCTATTTTTGGTTAATATCTATGATTCTGGAACTAGAGAACAGACTTTTAAAATGATTGATGGTGCAGAAGTTAGAGCTTACGAAGATGGAAAAGATATTGCTAAACTTGTGTATAAATTAGATGATGACTATAAGAATGATACTACTCTAGTCTTCGGGAAACTTTCTAGGGTTGAAGGAAACAGATGGGAATTCCAAGCACTCGGAGAAGGATCTAACCAAACTTTATTTAAGAGTTTGGTAAAATATGGCCTTAAGTTCAAAGAGTCAGATATTTAATGAGGGCGATTCATTATACATGCTTTTTAGGGAATATTAGAGGTATATATCAATATCTAATCTTTCCGGAATTTAAGGTTGAGTGGAGTATGGATTATAATACTGATCACTCGGGAATTAAAGACCGTCGAGATTTGTTTGAAGCTAGATATAATGATTTTTTGAAAGATATCAACCTAGATAAGATTTCTTTACAATTTCCGATAGAATCTTTAAAACATCCTGGAATATATAGTGATAGTGTTGTGAATGTTTATAAAGCAGCAGGTCCATTACGCTGTAATAATGATTATTCAAGAATGCTCATGTTTGAATTTCACTCACACAAAGCTTTAGGAAATAATCTAGTTGTTTTATCTAGAAATTCTTATGCAAGATATATAACATCTGATTTTCTTAGGGATGATTTCTTTAAAGGTCTTATTTCAAAAGATGAAGTAGATTTTTTAAAAGAAACTCCGGAAACACTTCTAGAAATCTTAATAAACCCAGAAACAACTCCTAATTTCGGGATATACTTAGAAATGAAATTATTAAAACAGTTTAATTTAATATAAACAATTATGGAAGAAAGAGTAATTAGCTTAAGAAAAAATGGTACAAGAACAATTAGCCTAAGAAAAAATCAAGAAACAGAAGGTGAAAACTTTGATTATGTTTATGTAGGGCTTAGATGGGCTCCGGCAGTAATCAAAGGTGGAGTAACTGGAAGAAAGACTCATGTTGAAAGAAAGACAGTTAAGACAGGTAGTTTCTTTCAAAAACTATTCGGTACAGGTCCATCAGAGATAATCGAAACTGAAGTAGTAGATAATCCTGGAACATTCCGACCTGATAAACAACTTGATATTGATCTTGATGCTAGCGTTGTAATGTTTGATAAGTCTAAGAAACAGTATGATATTGTTTATTACGGACATCAAACTTCTAAAGATGGTTCAGTTGCTAGTTTACTTGGCGATGACTTAACTGGAAAGAATAACTCAAAAGGTGATAATGAGTTAATTCGAATGGAGCTTGGAAAAGTTGCGCCGGAAGTAAAATATATGACTGTGATTTTGAATATTTATCAGCACATGGGAAGAGATTCTAGAGCGCTTGTATTCGATCATATTCCTTCGGCGACTATGAAGATCTATAGTTCGGATATGAAAGTAACAGATAGTAATAAGATTAATCAACTTAAGACTTTCGCCGACTTCCAGATCGACAATAATCCAGACTTTATTGGTAAGAAAGCATTAGTTCTTGGTACTTTTGTTAGAACTGGAGAAGGAAACTCTTGGAAATTCTCATTATCAGGAGCAATGACAACTGAAGAAGGAATTCAAGAGATGATTAAAGGTTCAATAAAAGCTGCTCTTAAGGAACTGTAATATAGAATAAAATTAAGAAGAAGATAAATCAAAATATCTTCTTCTTTTTTGTTTGTTCGGGGAGGAGAAAAAAAGAAGATAGGATTTTTGAATGTCCTATCTTCTATATTTTATTAGAGTCCTCTTACTTCAAAGCTTGTTTTAACGAACTCTGCTCCACATAATAATCTGGCAAGTGATACTACTTTTGTTGTTAGATTCACTTTCGTAGTTTTTCCAGATTCTACATTAATTACATCACCTCCTTCAATTGTTGCATCTCCAAGAGGTTTTACATCTTTTATATAACCCAAAGAAAAACAATCTCCGTTTGTATTCTCTAGGTTTGAAAGATTTAATGTTCCGACTCCTGTATCCATTGTAAGAGGAGCCAGTTTATATTTTCCTGATTGTCTGTAATAGTAATCTAGCGGTTTCCCTTCATTGATCAACTTCGTCTTTCCTTTCGAAGTCTTTAACCTATACACAATTCCTCCGATCACCAATACTGCAATTCCGCCAAAGATCAGTAATTTAACTGTTTTCTTACTTAATCCTTTCTTCTTTTTTTCGTCTTGTTCTTCTTTCATAATCTTTTAATTTTTATTTAATTATTTATACATTAATAAGGCTTTGAGGGGAGAATAAAAAGGAGGGAAATTTTAACCCTCCTCTTCTACTTTAATAATATAACCTCCAAATAAATCTTTATAAGTTTCTTCAAAATCCTTCATTGCTTCTTCGAATTTTCCTTCTCTAAATTTATCTCTCAGTTTTGATTTCTTTGTGATTAACCATCTAGATTGTGTTATGCCATATCTTGCTAACATAACCCATTCTCCATAATTAAATTTGAGTAAACTTTTTCCAGCCGTACATTTAAAAGTAACAGCTATAAATCCAGTATTAAGTGCTACAGCTTCTAAGTGAGTATAAAATAACATTCTTCCGAGTTTTGATCCTTCTATAGTATTTAAATTTACCATAGGGATTACTTTCTTTATTGTTAATTTACCTTCAGATTCATTTATTAGCTTTATTGCCCAACATACTCTTACTAGGATATCTGTTATTAATGCAGCTGGATATGTTGAAAGGTGATATCTAAAATCATATCCTTCCAGGTACATTTTCTCAACTATTCCAAAAATTAATTGTCCATAGTCGCCGAAATTTTCCAGGTATCCAATCACGAAAGTAAACGGCGCTGGTAATCCTCTGGTTCCATTTATATCCGAGAGTTGATGTTTTACTACTAGATTAAATGCTTCTACTAATTTTTTAGCAACTCTTTTATTTCCATCTTTAAAAAATCCTTCCATGTCTATTGTTCGAATTTCTCCAGAGTCCATAAAAGTCGCCGTATTTTTCATCACGTCTTTTACACCTGTTATTATACCGGCGGGACTAGGATCATGACCTACTCCAGTAATATGATGAAGATTAGGTGATAGTCCTTTGATCTTATGTCCGGCTCTCTCCACAAATTTCTGAGAATTAACTGATTGATCAAATGTTACTTTAGCCTGTTTTTCAAGTTCTTTCACTGTCTCCTCTGAAAGTTTATTATCGAAGAAACCCTGAATCATCCCTGAAATTCCTGAAACTTTCTCTGGACCACCTCTAAATACCATATCTATCGCAAAACCTACCATTGCTGAACCTATACAAATTAAGTGTTCAGTCTGGTTTAAGTCTATTGTATCCTTGAATCTCTGATCTAATGTTTTATAAGATTCTGCCCAAGGATATATACCACTAAAATTTGGTTCTGGGTTTATTTCTTGTTGCGCTGCTAATACTAGGTGTTCAAACTTAGGGAGAATTAGTAATTTTTCCTCTCGAACCATCATCTTATTGTTTAATTCTTCGAGAGCAAATTTTTCTCTTATCTCCATAACGTCTTCATGATAACCTTTAGAAATCAAAACATTTTCTAGAAATGCTACTCTTTGTTCTGCAGATTTCCTTAGATTTATTAGTTGTTGATTATTAAAGGACTGATCTCTTGTAAGTTTATTTATAACCTTACCAGAATTTTCTAAAAATTCTTTCATACCACTTTCCTCCTTTCTTTTCTTGTTCATTAATTTTTTCAATTATTTTCTCGGTTAACGCGTCTCCTTGTTTAACCAATTCTGAAATCTCCCAAATATCTTGTCGATTATCTGATATTGCCATTGATAATCTTATGATATTATCTTCGATTTTTTCACACTGTCTTTTTAGTTCGGCAGTTTCTTCTTTCTTTTTATTTCTTCCAAATAAATCCATAATATTTTAATTTTTTAAGTTATTGTTTCTAGGGTTGTAAAAAGAAAATCTATAAAACTCTACTATATATCAAGTTCTATAGATTATTCCATACATTAATAAGGCTTTGAAGGGACAAAAAATAAAAACCTACTCATCTTCACAGACTTTCGGTTTTCATCAATTATTAGTGGGATTATAATGTTTCTAATTTACATCCTAATTCCTCTTTCAGCATAAATTCATTAAGCAGATTTATTCTTGTCTTGATTCTCTTAACTAAATCTTGATCAAATATATAACTGCTTAAGTTTTCTGCTCCGATGGATATTGTCGCTAATTGGATCCACTTCGTTAATTCAGTGAGCGATCCATTATAATATACTCTATAAAATCCATCTCTTTCGGTTATCATAGACAATGTTTCAGTTTCTGGAAAGATATTTTTTATTTCTTCCAGAGTTAGTGATAGTCTACAATCTACCCATTTTATGTTATTCTTGGGATTGAATTTTTCTTTGATTTCATCCCAAGTTTTCCATCCTCCTTCATTTAATCCTACTGCTGCTCCATATCTTACTACAGAAAATTCAGCTCTTTTTCTTAGGATTCCTTGAAGTTCAGTTTTTGATACATCATATCCTAATTTTCTCAAATTAGTACACAATGAATCAATATCTACCGCTTTATAGCTATGTTCAACAATTATTCCTGCAGCGTAATAATATAAATCTTCATAGGAATCTTCTTTAATCATTTTCTTATCAATGACTGATTCCTTCATTACTATTGCAGAACTAGTCTTACTTACTAATACTTTCGGTTTTTCTTTACCACTTAAGAGTTTTAAATATTCTCTTTTTGGTTCTTTTCCTGTAATCTTTCTGTATAATTCACAACAGATAGATAAGTCTTTTTCCGCTTCTCTGAATACCAACTTATCATTTCTTCCGTCATAATATACATTTAGCGTTACTGAATGTTTTGATAAACCATTTACCCAAGTTTTTATTTGGATTTGATTTATTCTTTTCACACCTAATACCTTGGCAACATTATTTCCAGTTACTCCGTCACCTCTGTTATATGTAATAGAATAACTTAGCGCTTCCATGATATTGTCTAAGGTGTTTATTCTAATTCTTTCTTCTTTATTCCTTTTCTTCGAGGGAGTAGTTATTTCTTCCGGTTCTTCTTTTATTTCCGGCTCTTTTCTTACTCTTCCCGATTCTTTTACTAATACCTTTTCAAGTATTTTTTCAGTGAAGATTTCAAACTCCTCGTCATTCATAGCTTCTTCATTTTTCAGCTTAATAACAAGTGGAGTTCTTTTTCCTTTCATTTCTTTCTTCACTATATTTAATTCACTGTTCATCCATGTGAATAACAACTCATCAGCTTTTCTCTTGATTAAAGCTTTATCCAAGCTTCTTCCAATTTCACTATGAACTTCGCTAATTAAGTTTTTTACATGTACGTCTGAGATAGTTTTATTTTCTCTAAGTGAATTTAACAGACCTCTTACCAATTTTTCCTGGTAAGCATTTTTTTCTAGTCTTTCCATTTTTTTTTATTTTTATTGTTTTACTTTAATTAACGGCATATTTCACAAACATATACTTCTATGATCGTATAGTCAGGAAATTCCGTTTGATCTTCTTTAACAGTTGTGTTACCAATAATAGTGTAAAGTACATCCTTACGACTAGGAGATAACACTACATCATCTGTTATTGTTTTGTACTTAACTCCAACTTTATCTAATGCGTTCTTATAAGGGACTCCATTCCCTAAAAATCTCATGTTAATTGGAGTATTTTCACTAATTTCTTTTAGTTCTTCAAGAGAGATAGTATAAAATATTACTTTCCCTCCTACTTTAAATACTTCTTCGAACATAGAACTGTGAAAAGTTCTATTAACCGCCCAATACTGACGTTGTTCTTTTTTAACACTTTCTTCCATATTCTTATTTTTAAGTTCTTTTTTGTGTCAATTTCCCATTCTGATAGGCTAAATTTTGAATTTGTCTCAGAAGGGATTTATTTGTTGTTTGGAGATTTTGATTTTCTCCACGGACAATGTCTAACTTTTTTTGGGTTCTATGTGAATTAATTATACTGACAACCGCACATGTTAGACCTATTCCTATAAATGCTAATTTCCAATAATTTTTCTCTTTCTTTTTGTTTTCTTTTTCCATATTCTTTTAAATTCTTTTTACATATATAAGGCTTTCAAGGAATGAAACAAAAACCCCGATCTTCACAGACCAGGGAATTTTTTGATTTAAACAAAACTATCATTAATAAGGCTTTGAGGAGAATAAAAAAGGAAGCTTATAAAAGCTCCCTAAGTTTTTCCATTTTCATTTCACTATCAATTTGATCAAGGCTGATTTCTTCTGCTACTTTTCTAAGTAATTCACAGGTTTTTAAGAAATTTTCAACATCCTTTATAACATTTTCATCAGGACATTTAAATCTTGCAGTGTGTAACAGATCTTTAATTTTCCAAATAAGCATCTCGTGATTTCTTTGAAAATTTATGCAATCTTCACTGTACTTTTTTCTTACTTCCTCTATCCTATCAAAATACCCCTTTTTGAAGTCATTCCTCGTTTTCTCTAATGAATTGAAAGTTCCATTTTTGTACTCTTTGTATTTCTCGAAGAAATATTCTCTTTTAATTTTCCCCGATTTTTCTTCATAATCTCCTTGCTTAGCTAAAAACAAGTTGTGATTTATTGTCTCTACCCTCATTAATTCCAGAGACGTAAACAAATTTCTTCTTTTTCCATATCTGTTTTCTTTTAAGTTTATAATACACTTATAAGGCTTTTAAGTTATATAAGACATAGTGAAGAGAATACTTAAATAAAACAGAATCATAATATTTATTCATATATTTGTAATCTTCCAAGAAAGTCTTTCGATCCATCTTATATGGTGAAATTTGTTTAGGATTAGGAATTAGGTACTTGATATACTTACCTTTCTTAATCTTTTTCTCATGAAGTCTAAGTTCCTCAAGTTTTAATATATATGGTCGAAAAGATATCCAGTACCTAAATTGTTTAATTCCAAATCTCTTATATTGTCCTCCTCGATTACTAACTTTTAAGACCATATCGAAGAGTATTCCCTTTTTAATTCTGTTATCTAGAATATTAAGTACTTTTTCTGGATCCTCCCAATGAGATCCTATAGTATCCATCATATGTTTTTTAGATCTGAATGGAAATTTTATGGGAATTATTATTTCTTGTTCGTTCCAAATCGAATATGGCGAGTTTATATAAATTTCTTTCATAACATATATAAGGAAAATAAAGGGAAGAACTTATAATCGTTCTTCCCCATTATATTATCTTTCGAAAAATCCTGGAGCGCTAACTTGTTGATTAAAGTTTCCAGATTCACCCAATCTCTGAGTTTTCTTTTCAAGCATCTGTAATCTTTCTTCGTAGTCAGTTCCATTATTTTCAAGAGTTGTAATCTTACCATTAATCTGTGTGATACTAGTATTAATCTTACCTATTTCAGTAGTTAGGTTAGTATTTACCTCTTCTATTTTTGTAGTTAGATTAGTTCCTAGTTCAGTTATTTTATCAGTAAGTGTTTTCTCTAATGTCTCTATCGTCTCCTTGAGTTTTTCATTTTCTGCTTCAAGTGCTGAAATATTATTCTCTAAGTCTTGAATGATAGTAGTTAGAGTTTTATTACTAGAATCAATTACTGCATTAGTTGTTGTCTGCAGAAATATATCTTCTCCGTTTTTTATTAATTTTGAAATCATACTTTTCTAAGTTTTGCAATTTCAGCCTCAAGTTCTTTCACCTTAGACTCAAGTTCATTAAGTTTTTCTTCTTCTGGATCAGGGGTTGCTACTTTAAATACTGCTGCTTTTCCATTAGCTTGGAAGAAACCATTAGGAGCATTAACTTTACTAAATATAACAGCATCAGTAGTATCAATCTTAAGATGTCCACGATTAGTTTCGTGAGGATTATCTCTTCTAGCAATGTGAGCGTTCATAGCTGCCTCTACTTCATCAATTCTCTTATTTAATTCAGCATCAGCGGCTTCACGTTCTTCTCTTTCATTTTCAAGCTCTTCCTGCCAATCGTATGTTCCATCACTTGGGCCTACTCTAAGTGATGGGTTACTACTGCTGGAAATTCTTACACGAGGAGTTAATAGTTGTGCCGAAGATGTTTTTTCGCTAACGGCACTAATAACTTCTTCCTCGTGAGTTTCTTCATCAGCAGAAATATCACTCATCATTATTCCTTCCAAGGCCATTTTTCCTGCAGATCCAACAGACATAAAGAATCCATTAGCTGTAACTTTAGAGAATGTAACTTCATCACTTTCTCCAACACCAAGCTGTTCACGAGTTACATTATGAGGATTATTTTTGTCTTGGATATGAGCATTAAGTTTATCCCAAAGATCGTCAATTCTCTTATTTATTGCTTCATCTGCTTCTTTTCTTTTATTTCTTTCTTCGGATATATCTTCACCCCAAGCAACTATTTTATCGATTTCAAGAAGAATTTGATAAGCTACTTTTGCAGATATTCCCCAGTTATCCCATTCAGTAGGTACTTCTAAGATTGTAGCTGGTCTCATTAATTCTTCTATAGTTCGAATCAAATCACGTCCAATACTTTTCTCTACAATAATACCATCATTCTTAACAATAAATGCAGTTCTTCTAAATTCATCTACATAAATAATATCATTCCAAATTGGATCTGATGCTGTCCAAGAAAAATCATTAGGATCACTAGAAGTTACAACAGCTACTTTGTTTCGATAAGCATTGTATACTGTATTATTTTCTTTATATTTATAATATTCAGATATATAATACTTTTGATCCTTTTCAGTTACCTGTGGATGATCCCTTTTTAAAGCTTCAGATTGAAATGAATTTGGAGTGTCAGCAGTTACTGGTTTACCTTCACTATCGATTTTACTAGGTTTTCCATTTAAATATACAAAGTATGCTGCTGGGTCTAAAGGATCTTCACAGAAGTCATCAGGAAACATGGCTACAAGAGATTCTACATATTTTCCAGGATATTCTAGAAGATCATTTGGTATTTTTCCAGTATCATCTACAGTAACTAAACCATGGATTGGAATACTATTATCATTTCCATCTACTACGCCATCTTCATTAGTATCTACTTTAACTGTAGTAGATGAGTTCTTATTTAAAAATGCTAATGCTAATTCTTGATAGATACCTCTAGCTCTACCTACTAGAATTTTTTCAATAGCATTTTTATCATCTGCATTATTCGGATCTAAGTATGTGTAATCTCCATTTTCTTCAGTATCATGAACTTCTGCAATAAAAGCCATATCATTTTCGAGATCACTTAACTTTGTAGGAAGATATCCAGGAGCCCATTTTCTAAACTTATAGGGATAAACTTCTCTTTCAATTGGATCAGTAATAGAACTAGGTATCGAAGCCCCATCTTTTATACTACTATCATAATAAAATTCAACTGCAGATCCTGAAGAACTACTTGATTCTACAACTCTTACTATACAGCCATCTTCAAGTCTTCCTTTTGGAATAGCTTTGAGATCTTCTATTGTTCTAACACTTTTCCAACCACCTTTTCCATAAATTGCTTCATGGGTAGGGTATGTATCTTGATCAGTATAAGGAACTATAGGAGCTGAAACATTTATACCTTTTTTATTTTTTTCCATATTATTTAAATTCTATATTTAAAACTCCTGTTTGAGGATAATCAAATACTATTACAGAATAATCTTCTTTACCAAATTCACAAGAGAAAGCATTATTTTCCATATTTCCAGTAAGAAGTCTTATAGGATTTTCATTTTCATTAACCTCTCCATATATTTCAGTAGGAATCATATAATATACATATAATCCTGAAGTATAGTCATTACCCTCATCATCTACACTACAGTCTACATCATCTAAAACAATTGAACGTTCTTTAGATAAACTTCTATTTCCATAAGTTTTTCCATTAATTACTATTTTACTAATATCATTTGTCTTAGATTTACCCCAAATTCTAGAATTAATAAATTCATAAGTAATATCTTTAGAGATACTAACAGATCCAATAGAATCTGATGAACTATCATTACCATACAGGACAGATAAAGTAATTACAGTATCTCTTGAAATATTTTGATTATAAATCCATACCCAAGTGTATTCATCTTCACTAGGATTATTCATTCCTCTGGAAAAAAGACTTCCATTTATATATATGCTTACGCTAACGTCTTCTCTTTTTAATTTCATCCCATTATACCAAACTTCCCAAGCAAAAGAAGGTTGTATTCTAGTTCCATTTTCATAAAGACCACCACTTATTGTTGGGTTACCTGAAATTGTATAATCTGGAAGTAATCGTATCTCTAGAACTGTTCCAAGGCTATGTATAATATCTTGAATTCTTTCATTTAATCCGTTTAATGCATTTGTTACAGCATTTTGAGACATAACATCATCCTCAGATGAACCTGTGGTTTGAAGTACATTAATACCACCTCGAATTCTGAAAAAGCCCGTAATTGAATCTTTTTCTACATCTTTGTAATAGGTATACCATTTTCCATCTACAAATACTTCAAATCCATCAGGAATAGGGTATTTATCATAATCCCATGTTCCTAATTCTCCTATTCCACTAACTATACCTTGTCTTTTATCTAGGAATACTTTAGCGGGTAATAAAAAATTTGAACCTATTTTATTTGCCATAATTTATTTTATTTATTAATATTTTCCACCGCTTATATTCTTAGCAGCTATAGACATATTAGAATCAGTTACAATACTAGAATTATCAACATTGACTCTAATTTCTGTACTACCATCTTCAAGCTGTACTAAATTAATTCCAGGACCACCAACAAAGCCTTCACGTATTGACAATCCTTTAATAATTTGTTCAAGTTTTCCAAGAGTATTGTAATTTATACTAGCTCCGCCTAAAATCTCTTGTCTTAAATTTTCTAGGTCAGTTACGGTTACACTAGAATCTTCTGTAGATGTTCCTTCGAAGAATGTTGGTAATGAGAATGAGAAAACTTGTTGAAAATTATTATAATTCAATGCAACATCTTTTATATAAACATTATAATCAATATCATTTACTTTACAAGATTCTATCGAATAATCAGTTATATGATTCATCCCAGAAGTTGTATCGTAAATACTCATAAGATTTCCATATAGTTTTGGATATGCAAATGCTATTTTTTGTGAATTAAGATCTCCTTGGAAAGTAACAATTGATTTCTCATTTCCAACTACAGTATTTTCAAGAGAATTTAAAGCAGCTTCTGTTATATTCCATCCACTTTCAGGAATTTGTCCATAGTAGAAATTATAACCAAACTTAACTGTGTAGTATGAAGTTGCAGTTCTTATGATTCCTGTATCTGGATCTGTATACTTAACAGACAATCTATATTCTGTTGTATCTGTAAGACCTAAAACTGTATACCTATTACTTTCAGGGAGAGTTACTTGTGTGCCATTTAGCTCTAAGATACAATCATTAGTAACTTCGTATGTATTTGTTTCTCCAGTTTTTGTATCTATATCAGGAATAGTTACTCTGATTAAGAAGTTAACAGCGGTTCTAATTCCTGTTTGATAAAGAGGAGTAGTACCATCATCTTGTCTGTTAGAGTCGTAAAAACTAACTCTTAATGGAAATGTAGCTGAATGGTTTTTATAAGTTAACTTCTTAATTTCTTCTAGACTTTTAAGAGCATCTTGAATATTAACATCCCAACCAGAGATCATTTCATTAATTTCTGACTTAGTATAGAAATCGTCTTCCCGTTTTAATACTCCATCACGATAAAACCATCTGTATTTATCTTCTATATTACTAAAAATGAAAGGACCACCAGTTATAGGTTCTATTTGTCTAACCCCACCAGTTTCGTATACATAATTCCAAACCCCATCTTCATCCTTGTAAAGATATAATTCTCCATGTACAAGAAGAGATATGTCTGGGAGCTCAGTTACTACATCTCGAACTAAATCTAATCCGCCAAGTGTAACAACCTGATAACAGTCTTCTCCTATTCCATTTTTAATACCTAGAGCGAATATAGTATCTGTTTCTGTTTGTTCGGAATTAGAATAATATCTAACCATAACAGGCTCTCCGACTAAGAATTCATGTTGATTTAATCTTAATCTTGCTATACTTCTATCTCGTTCTATGTATTTGCTTCTGGAAATTTGTATTTGAAAAGAATTTAAACTACTCATAATTATTTATTTATAATTGAATAAAATAATAAAAGAATAGACTTAGTTTTATAATTTTTCTAAGTCTATTCTCATAATTTAGGTTTTGAAGCTTTCAGAAGAGAATTTCTGTTATTTAATTTTGATAATTCGGAAAGATTCAACTAATTCTGCAGTAGACCAAATAATAGAAACTTTATGATCTTTATCCATATAAAATTCAATAGGATTATTAAGAATACCTAGATCATAGAATTTACCATCAATACTTACTAAAGCATCTGGATATTGTGATTTAAGTTCTTCACTAGGAGTAATAGTAACTTTAACCACTTCTTTATCACCAGTCAAACCATATTTATTGACTTCGTAATTAGGATATACAGGTTCTAAAACTGCAGCACTCTTATTTTCACTATCGAATTCATACCAAGTACTTTCATCATCTCCTAACCAAGGACCTTCAATTTTATAGACCTGATAAAATCTACTAGGAATAATATCTTTTCCATACTTACCCCAAGTAGCATCTTCATAAATTTTAACTTCTTCGTTCATAAATTTTTGTTTTTTATTGTTATTTATTTTATTCATAATTATAACCACTTGTTTCTATCGGGCGACTTTGATAGAATTAAGGCATTTATTCGTGGTATATAATTATAAGTAGCAGTTTTCTTAATTTCTTCTACATTCAACTCTATATTAGATTCATTTATCCACTCCAGGATGATTAATCCAATAGGTTGATTTATTCCAGGAATACTAATAAATATTTGTCTTTTAGAACCATCTCTACTATTTACTAATTCGTATATCCCAGGGTATTTTTCCATAAATACGCTATCCCTTGGACCATCACAGTATACAATTTCTCCAAACTTAATATCTTCATAGATACTAGTAATCAATCCAGTATTTATACTTTTATACTGTTCTGGATCTATGGAAGGTACAGCAAAACCATTATCTTGTTGGAGAAGTTCTACGTATTTGAAGGGAATAGATAATAGATTTTCTTTAGAATTATGATATTCGAAGTATAGTATTCTATCAGCTCTAGAATTACTTCTGAACTCTGTAAGGAGAGGTTTTAATTCTGCTAATAACTGATCTCTAAGTTCCATTTTCTCAGAATGTATCTTATCAGAAATCTCAGAATATATTTCTATAGTATCCTTTATTATAGTTTTATAATTAAATATAGCTAAGACCAAACAGAAAATAAAAATATATTTCACGAACTTTGAAAATCCTATAGTTTTATCTATCTCTGTTATAGCCTCAACAAATTCTTTTAAAGATAGTTTCATGATTTATTATATTGCAAATTGAGTTAACCTAATCTCTCCTGATTCTATAATACTTGTCTTTTTTGTTATTGGATCTAGATTAGTAATTTTTAAGACTATTACTGAACTTAACTCTTTTCCAGTAGTATTAGCAGAATATATTAATCTTTTATTTAGTTGATCTACTCTAAATTCTAGTCCATTACTTTCTTTTACCAAAATTTCAATTACAGGCAGAGATGTTATATCTATTTTAACTTTTTCTTTTATTTTTGAAATATTATAATCATTTATCAATCTATACATATCACATTCTAATGTTCCTAATAGATTTATATACCCTCCAGATTTCTTAAGACTACTAGTATCTTCTAATGCTGAAAACGATAGAATAGATGTAATTTGCCTAATCACAGAATTATTGTATATCTTCTCACCGGATATATTATTATATAAGAATGAGCTGCTATGTCCACTCGTTTTCTTATTTCTTACATATTTATAGTAAGATTTTTTTGTTACTATTTTTTCTTCAGGAGAGGTAAAAATATTAACTCCATAATCAATACCTATACCTTCCAAGAATACAGTATCACTATCAGCTATTGTTTCAATGTTTGCTTCTGTATATTCTGGAAAAGATAATTCAAAAAGATTAGACGATATATTTAAATCTAATTTATTGAACTTAATTATTTTTCTTTCAGCAGCCTCTAGTTCTGTTATTATAAATGCTATTCTTTCTGTTCGATCTGGATATATACCATAGCAATAAATAAAACAATATTCTGAACTAGGTTCAACTAAAGCTGCTTTTTCTTCTTCTGGGATATCAATGTTAATTTTTAAGAGTTTTTTATTGCTATCCCAGATTGAATTTAGAGGATATTCTGAGGTTTTTCTAACATCATTATACAGATAGGATCCTGAAAATAATTTCTCCATGAATTCTTCTCCAACTGTATATGAATTATAAATTGTTCCTATTACATATTTGGTTATCTTTAATGTGTTATCTATCCTTCTTATACTCTCTAAGAATTCCTTTTCAAAAATAACTCTCATAATTTTATATATAATTTAAGTATCCATCTTCATCAATGTAATATAGTAGTCCAGAGATAGATGCTATAATTTTTGGTACTTCTGTTTTGAGAGATGCTTTAAAATAGCTTCTTCTAAATCCTGTAAGAATAGTTCCAAATATACCTGTTGGGTTATTTCGATGAATTACTAATATTTTTCCCTCATTATAATATCCCTTATATTTTTCAAACTCTTCATCCTTACTAACTAATATTCCAAGTTCCTCTGAGTACTCTAATTCTGAATTTCTTGATATTGCTCTAGCTCTTTCTGTATAATAACTAATTCCTGGTTCATAGTAGATAGTATAATAATCTAACCCCAGATCTTCATCTACTGTATGAATCATTAAAAGACTATTATTAATTAGTATCGGACTTTCATCTGTATTTACTGTATATACTAATCTATCAATACAACTATAGGTATGAAAATCTTTTTGTGAGGATTGTTTATTTTTAAAAACATACCAATCTCCAACTTTCTTGATAATATTGATATTTGTGTATTTAGTATAATCAGTTAAATTTAAAAAAGTGCTATTAATGCTAGGAATGTAGTTAGTAATACTTTTATTAGAAATATTTCCAGGAATAGATATAATTCTACTTCTAGGATCAAGAGTATCTAAAAAGAAATTTTGATAATCTGTTGAGATCCATTGACTTTTCTCTGTATCATATAATTCAAGAATACTAGGATAATTAGTTCCAATAGTAATTATAAATCTCCCAGAAAAATAGAATATTTCTTGATTACTTTTCATATCCTCGAAAATAGAATAGTCTGCTCCTGATGAAGTCGTATATACTTCAGGATTACCAAATCTTGTCTTTTTTACCAAAGATTTAATAGAATATTTATTACCTGTCCAAGAATATAATACAATATCTTTTCCATAAAATCCAATTTGATGATTTTTATAATTATGTGAGTAAGGATCTATATTAACATCATGATTCAGATTGATTTTATGAAAACCAGTACTATTTCCAATACCATAATCCAAGAGAAGATTCATTTGTTCATTATCTTGAATATGGTATACATGAGAAGTATATCTAGGGTAATTATCAGTTCCTAGGTCCTGCTTTATAGTTTTCGCTCCAGGGTAGTTATATAAATTTATATCATCTAAGAAGTTTTTCCCAGTTGTTGAATTATTCTTTAGTTGATCCAAAGAATTACTAAGATTTATCTGGATTTGACTAGATATACTAGAATCTAAAGATACATAAATATTTATATTATTACCCTTTCCTTGAGGATTTAAAAATTCTGTATAACCAATAGGAGTATTATCTATTACACTCATATAAATTATTACAGTAAATCCAGAAGGAAGATTATTTTTGTATTTAAACGGTTCTTTAGAAGTAGTTCGACTTAATCTAATATAATTACCACCAGAGGAAGTAAGCAGGCTAGAGTAAACTTGTTTAATATTATAGAGAGATATTTTTGGTAACTTAGGATCCCAATCATCATTTTTATTATATAGTATTACTTCTAAGCTATTGGATATATTACTAGAATTTCCAATAACATAAGTACTATATCCTGTGTTATAATTTTCCATAAGTTATTGTACAATTACTAATAATACATTCATCTATGTCAGTTGATTTAGATACAACTCTAATAATATTATTAATACATTCAATTACAATATCAGATCCAATTTCTTCTATATAGTCTTTAGAAACTAATTCTCCTTGTTTATTATATCTAGGTCCTGAAAATGTTGTTTCTTTGGAATATAACTTTTCGTTACCTACTAAAATTAATTTTTCTTTATCTTCAGGATCCTCAACATACTTAGTTTCATACTTAGAATATTGAATTCCAAGATCAATTTTGGTAGAAACTTCAGGACTAACGGAATAATTCATTAGTTCTGTTAAATCTACTGTATTGGTATAAATATCAGAATTGAATGGTATAACATCGATAGTAATAGAATTGTTTAGAATATCAACCACATTTTTTGAAGTACTATACAAATAAATTTCGTTATTATTCATACTATTATATAAGTTATATATTTCTTTTAAGTAATTATTTTTATTATTCTTGAGGTAATCTAGATATGAATTAAATTGAGTTTTTTCTTCTTCAGTTAATTCATATTTATCAATTTCAATACTTCTTGTATCTTCATCAACCTCATTTATTATTCCAGAACCTTTAGAATAATCATCAATACATACTCGTAGATTCCCTTCTGAGCCATCTTTACCTGGGATAACAAACCTCCGATTAGTTACATTCCAATCTCTGAGTTTTAATTTATTACTTAACTCAGATATTCTGGTCATTCTATAATTTGAATCATTACATACTAATGCTCGATTATTTCCGGTTAAGTAAAATTCCTTCTCATTTTCTTGTCCTGTTACTTGTGATATAGAAATATTATCGGAAGTAGTGGTTATTAATTCTATCTTTTTCATTTCTTGTACTTATCTCTATAAAATATATTCACTATGTTTCCACTAGTCACATAAAGTCTGACAATTTCTCCTTTATTTCCTTCTGTTTTTCCAGGAACTATAACAAGAGCGCTACTATCTGTTAAGTAATAACTAGAAATTGCATCATGACTCATATAGGCGTCAAGAAGATCTACAGAAATTGTTGTATTTGTATTATTTTCCTGTGTAATTACTGTAAGAATAAATGACTCCTTATCAAATCCAGATACAGGAAGGTAGTTATCTTTTGTATTATCAGTACATTGAAATTCTATTACATTAGCTGTTTCTGGAATTGGATATTCTTTAAAACGGAAATTATTTACTAATGATTTTTCTAAGTTATTTAATTCTTCGATTTTATCTAGGTAAAGTTTTTCAAGTTTTTTTATATTTTCCATCCAATCTTTATCAATACTACTAGGTAACCAAGAAGTAACGCTATCAAAAGTATTCTGATCTCCATTATTATAACCTTTTCCGTATCTATATCTAACAACTGAACCCATAGGATCTATTAATTCTTGAAGTCTATAAATAGAATCTGAGTTAGGTTCATTAGTATAAGTGTATTGTCGTAGAATTACATAATTAGCGTCTTCTGGATAAATATCAGAAGCATCATTAAATATAACCTCACTTATTTCTGGAAGATTTCTTGATATCTTAAATACAGCATTATTAATTTCTGGAGAGATTAAGATCATTGATAAGATATTTTTAGAGTCAATTCCAGTTCCGTTCAGAAAATCAGATAACTCGGAAGAAATAGATAATGAATCATCTCCAGAATTAAGATAAACATATTCAGAAATTATACCTTTTTCATCAAATCCTATCATGTATGTGGATAAAATTTGAGATAGAAGGTGTGCAGTAATTAATTTATCTTCTTTGCCTTGTTCTTCTTCTGAATGATTTATATAATTAAAATACTCTTCTATGTTATTTAATTTATCTCCTAAGTATGGTGAATAATTATCAGAACTCTCTTCAGGAATAACACCAGAAACAGTATTATTTGTTTTATTAGTTGGATTTTTAGCTGTACAGATATAGATAGTATTTCCATAAACAACAAAATCCCCTTTCTCATATTCAGTTTCTTCTGAATACAAAAACAGTCCTTGAACGTGTGTATTATTTAGTATCATATTATCTCTTTATAAGTTTTATGGTTGTATTATAATATATATTCATTAACTTCAAGGTATATTCTCCTTCTTCTGGAGTATTTATATTTGCAGACTTGAGTGATACCTGAGATGGACCAAAACTTTGAATACTTCCATTTGCTGTAAATTTATTAATAGTTAATGAATTTTCTTGAGAGTCTTCTATAATAACTTTTTCCAAGTTACTATTTGGATAATCTTCAGAAATAAACTTAAATACAGCATTACCTCCAGAATTTATCTTTAATGAATTATTAGATACTTCAAACCCAGAGAACTCTATAATACTAATAGTTACTCGTTTACTACTAAGTTCTAATGTAAGAGTAGCAGCCGAGAAATTAACTTCAGGAATCACAATACTATTAACGGTATTGATTTGTTCCGGATAATATATTTCTGGTGCATCTGGATCTCCATTTTCATATTTTGCTAAGACTCTTGAAATAATATACCCTGAAAGTTCTGGTATTCTAATTTCTGCTCTCTGATTAATTAGGACATCTACTTTACCATCTTCTTGTATATAAGGATCGTATTTAGTTTCATCACCTATAATTAATTCAGATACTATAAAGTTATTTTCTCCAAATTTTCTTTTCCATTCACCATAATCATATACATCACTTTCTCCAGATATCATAGCTTTCAAGATTATATAAGATCCTGTATATTTTAGGTTGAAGATTAGATGATTCGTTTTTAGAACCTCTTCCCAATTAGTTACTGTTATTAGGTTATTTGGAATATTATAATTAAAGTTATTACTTGGCGGAAATGGAATTAAATCTTTCACATCAAGTAGACATGGTATATCTTCATTCAAAACATATCCAGGATTAGGATATATTTTAAAATCAATAGGAGTTTTGACAGAAGGGATAGATATTATTCCAATAGGGTTGCAAGTTCCTCCGATTTCTGGGGTTACTGATACAACTATTCTAATTGGTTTATTTATATTTAGAAACTCTGAAAGAATCCACTTAGATGAAAGCGCCGGATTATTATTAAAGTTATTATCTGATACTGATTCCCAAACTTTTCCACCTAGAATTACTTTATCTCCAATTTTATATGTAGTAAAAGGAAAGTACTTAGGATAATCTCCAGCTCCTTTATACATCTCAATTAATCCTCGTTTATTTCCTAGAATTAATAATCTATTGTCTTCTATCTTCTCATTTCCTAAGAGAGTACTAGAATTTGCATCAATTAGAACCTCTGGAACATCTTCAACAGTCTCTATTATCCCAACTGAATCTATTGTAGACCAGTATTCATCATTTCTAAGAAGATACTTATTCATATTTCTGTTAGGATTTGTACTATCTACCCATGATTTATAAGATAGATTTACACTCTCCACCTCAGAGTTATTAGAAATTAGCATCCAAATCATCTTCTCTCCAGTAACTTCATCAAGGAGTTCCTTTTCGCTTACTAAATCCTCGCCGCTTGTAGTCTCGTCTGGTTGTCCTAAAATTAATATAAAGTTAGGAGTAGAAGTAGGTTTAATTCCAGCGGCGGCCATTGAATCAGTATCTATAAAGTCACTACCTCTAGAGTTGTTATTATTTTTATCGATTATTCCCTCATATAACTCCAGACGTTTAATTCCAGCGGCGGCCTTAAAAAGAGCGAATACCTGATTGGATATTATAGTAGTTCCGAAATATCTATCATTTTCTTCTGTTAAATTTTCTCTAGAGGATGTTGGGAATATTATTGATTCTATTTTTTCTAGGGAATTTGATGTTTCTCCGATTTCTTTCAGGGTTTTTTCTCCTAGATAATTTACTAAAAATTTATCATTAAACTTATCTTTAGTGATATCATACGAAAAGTCATACTCACTAAAGTCTCTATTGTAAAGTAAAGAACTGTTAGATCTGTACTGAACTTTACTGTATTCACGGTTATCTAGGTCATCTTGACTGTAAAACACTACTGTTCCGATATCCGTAAAATTGTTATTATTGATAATCAATTTCATAGGGCATTACTGTCATTTTGTTATAGCTTCTTAAGTTTGCTCCAATATAATTCTGGAACTTACTTTGAATAGTTAGATCTATACTTCCAGAACCTATATTAGTATTAAGTCTGGTATAATATATAAGTGCATCTAAAAATTTCTTAAGAAGTTCGTAAAATAAGCTTTCATTTTCTACACTTAAGTTCTCAAAGTTTACTGTTATTTCTCCTGAGTCATATATAATCTCTCCATCAAAATCTAAAGGAAGATACTGTATCATATAATTAAATACTTGAATAGTTCCTTTTACACTATAAAATAATTTACTAAGATAGTTTATAATCTCTTCGTAATCTTGATTATCTGGGAGACTTGATTTTGGAATACATAATCTCAAGAAATTTTTCACCGGATCACTTCCAGAATAAATATAATAATCATCAAATGAACCTTGTTGAGTTGAAACTACTGAAGAGTATTGTTCCTCGTAATCTTCAATCATTCTATAAAGCTGATCTATGATTTCTATATTTCTTAAGTGTTTAGGTATATATATTTTCATGATTCTATAACTGAATTAATAATGTAGTTAATTGAGAAATATACAACATTCCCTTCTCCATATACAATCTCAGGAGAAACTACAGAACCATCTTCATTAGTATAAGTTATTTCCATGTCAATTATTCTCTTTACGTTAGATATTTTACTTATAAGAGATTTTATTTCTTCTGTTAACTCTGGAAATTTAATATTGAACTTATTACTATAATTATCCAAGATATCACCAACTTCTGAATCTATACTACTATTTTGATATATCTCTACATCTAAGTTAAAGATAGCTGTATATTGAGATCCTCTTTCTATAGTAATTTTATCAGTTATATAGTAAGCTCCTTTAGTCTCAATGAAATTAGTTTTTTCATCTTCTGTTAGAATTGTAGAATTAGAGTATGGAACATAGTAGATAGTGATAGAATTACTTTGTGCTGAACTACTAAATCTATAAGTTGTTCCACCTGAAATAATTTTATTTGGATAAGTTTCTTCAAGTACAGTACCGATATCAGAATTACTACGTAGGATTGAATTTACATATCTATCACGATTAGCTTTGTAATGAATAGTAATTAAGTTATCTCTATCAACTTCAGACATACTAGCAAGACCAGTTCCTAAGATTTCATAATTTCGTCCACTCAACCAAAAAGGATCAAATTCTACCATCTCAGCTCCACGAATATTAAGCTTTTTTAATTCTGAAGTATTATACCCCGAGAGTGTTGAAAATTTATAATAAAGAGCTTCTATTATTGTATTTGCTGGAGTCTGTGTTTCTTCTCTTTCCATTACTGTTCTAAAAATATCTGCTACATAAAGTCTAGAACCAAATCCAGGAAGAGTAAGATCAAAGATACTACCATTTAATATATGTCCTGAAAATAATCTAGTTGTTGAGAAGAAATTATCATTAACTTTAACCCAAAAATCATCAGAGAGATCATTTTCTAGACAATTAACATAATAAGTATTGTTTTGATTTAAGACCCACTTTCTAGAAACAGTTTCTTTTGCAATTAGACATATAATAGTATAAGTATCAGTATCATTCACGGCCGGAGACATTGTAATTGGAGAATATACAAAACCTTCGTCTCCAGCTATATCTTTATCATTTCCATAACCTCCCGGCCGTGTATAATTTTTATCATAATACCCTAAGTAATAAGCCTTAAAACTATTAGAACTTATAATTTCATCATAGATATTAAAACTTAAATACTTAGTGGGTTTTATATTAAGAATTACGCGAGGACAACTACCACGAAACACCGAATACATATCATCTACACAATGTTGAATCTTTGAATTGATAAGTGTAGATTTCTCAAGAGATGCTTCTTGTGCATAGGCTATGTTTTCTACTTCACTAATAAAAGATGCATTAGCTAACATCTGAGATAAAATCTCTACAGAATCTCCGGTAATATTAAGTTTATTAGCTATTCCTCTATAAATATCTATATAATCTTGTAATGATTTCATAATAATTATCCTGTTGTTTCATTTATATCAACTAGTATATCATCAGACTCTACCTGATTAACACTTATTACTAGTTTTACTTTTGTTTCATCTATTAAGTCGAGTGAAACAATTTTTATATCAAGTGTTTTTGTAAATTTCTCTTTTATTTTTGTTATTAACTGTTCTACCCTACCAGTAATTTCAGATGCTAAATCTTTTTTCTTGGTATTAGTAAAAATAAAGTTAAATCCAATTTTAGATGCTCCTGGAATATCCTTTGGCCAGATATTTAAGTAGAGTTTGAAAAGATCTATAATATAATACTCCACTTGATTTGTTATTTGACCTGTTGAAAGTAGGTAATTCATAATCTTGATTTATAATTTTTACAATTATTACATTTAACTGTAGGATCATCATCATTGAGAGCTACAAATTTACTACAGTTAGATGCTGATATATTCGTAAGATCTAAATCTTTTGGAGAAAAAGCAGAACAATTTGCTGCACTTAAGTCAGGAATAGGTATTGGTATTTCTATTTCAGGAATAGGAAGATCATCAATGATATCACCAACATTAGCTCCAACTAGTGCAATTAATGGTTTAGCAACTGCCTGTGTAGTTTCTACAATACTCATTACAGATCCAACAACCGGTATAGTTCCCATAAGAGATTTTAATCCTAGTTTACTTACCTTAGCATCAACTCTATCATAAACTGCACTAAGATTATCTCCTTCAGCTTTAAGTTGTTGAAGTAATGGAGGAGCTAATTGAGCAGAAACGCCAGGACCCATAGGAGTTACGGAAATCAATGCTGGAGGAACCATTGCAATTCTCGCAGCAAATTGAGCTGTTCCTACTGAAAGATGACCTAAATCTTGTCCAAGCTCATTGAAATCTTCTATCATCTGATTATACATCTGACCAAGTTTTTCATTAGCTTTATCCAACATTTCCTCCCCTCTCTTCTTCATATCCTCCTTAGCATTATCTAGAGTTTCTTTATATTTCTTTTTTGCTTCAGGATCTTTTATTTCATTAGATTCATCCTTAAACTCAGGAAGAGAATCTTGATATTTCTTTAATGATATTGATTGAGCTGCTTTAGCAGACAATGCACTTAATAAATTTTTCATAATATATCAACTCTCTAATAATATAGTATCTGATGTAGGTATAGGAGATCCTGGAGTTAAGAAAGTAGGAGATAATACAAAAGGTCCGAGAGCTGTATGTCCTCCCGCTACTACTTTACCCTTTACTGTTAATGTTCCAGGACCTTTAAGTGTAATATCAGATCCTTTAACTACTGCAGATCCAACTAATTCTACATTTGTTTTTCCATTTATAGTAACATCACAATTTTTTCCTATATTGATAGTTACATTAGATCTCATATTAATATCCATGTTTCCATCTTTATCTATAGTCACCCAATCGGTTGGTTCAGGTCTAGGATTATTATTTGGATCATTATACTCAGTTCCTGGATCAAAAATAGCAACCCTTATATAATCAGGTGTAATATCTACCATTTTTCCATTACTTCTAAAACCTATATAATCATTTTCTTTTATTTTTTGATATAAGTAATAACTCTGAAATACTGGATCAAGACACTTAAGAAATACGAAATCACCTACTCTTGGCTCATCTACTTCTCCTCTAAATGGAAATGCCTTAACTCCCGATTTTATTCCTGGGATATCCACCTTTATTTCATACAATACTTTATCTAAAACTTCTACAATTGTTCCAGTATAGTATAAATCTGCTTCTTTCATATTTTTCTATTTAATTTGTTGGATCTACAATTGGTAATATTTCTTCTTTTTCCTCTACACCTGATAACAATGAAGTCCAAGAAAAACTCTCTCCATCAGGGCCTACAGAACTGGAATCTTCAATAGCCATAAATAATTCATTAGATCGAACTAAGAATAATTTAAATGGTAATTCTGTTTTTTGCTCACCACGTTTATACTTCAAGATATCACCAAGTTTATATTTAGGCATATCAAAATCTTTTATTCTAAATGCAGTAAAGAAATCAGAATTCATATATCCTAAGTTTCTCCAGTAATTATGCATAAGTTGTTCAAAATCTTTTCCAACTATTGTATAATCTTCATAAAACTGAAGAGTTCTAGAATTTTTAGGTTGAAGATCTGTATAATCATCTGTACTGTTATTTGCTTGCTCTCCATTATTCTCATCTCCTTTAACTGGTTCCCATGGATTAGTTGGAGTATAATAAATTAAAGGATTATAGTTTAGATTATAAGAATCTAATTGTAAGAATTCAGAAGAACCCTCTATGCTATAATATGGTTCTTGATTTCCTCCATGATCAATACCTATAATCTCTTTCATTAAATACCCTTCCCATCCATAAGCAAATATAGATTTTTTCTTAAATCCATATGATAACTTAGAGCATAATGATTGATTTGTTTCCGAGTTTTGGAAAATTGTAAGTTTATTATTAATATCACATTTACATCTTATATCCTTTTTCCCTGGATATAAAGATTCAATAGCTGAAGTAATATCATCCCACTCAGCTTGTATAAGTTCTGTATAAAATTTCTTATCTTTTATACAGATAAAGTTTAGAGTTAAAAAGTTTTTAAAATATTTTTTATTAATTATGAAAACATCAATAGTATAAATATTTCCACCTTCCTTCTCCAAAGTTATCTGTCCAGTATATTGATCTGTAATTAATTTAAGAGCTTCCCCAGAACCATCATGTGACATACTAATTTCCCCACTAGCTATCTTTCCACCAAGTTCTTCGTACATATGGATATTATCAAATTTATATCCGGAGTCAAACCATGGAGTGAAATTAATAGAAACCTTATAAGAATTAATATATTTCATAAACTTCCTAATATGTTATCTAATACTCTTTTTGGAATTAATTTTAAAATTGCGCCTCTTTTATAAGTTTCAAGCCCTCTAGCAGCCTGTAACATTAGGAGGCCAGCATATGAAGTAGAACCATAATAATCCTCTGCAATAAGATCTGGTCTATATTCATATGCTGTTATTTCATAAGATTCTCTTTCTATAATTGGATTATTTAAGTATACTAATATACTAGAGTTATATACATCTATTCCATCTATATAGTTTGAAAGATTTTCCTTATTGCTAATTATCTCATCTTTTTTAGTATACATTTTATCCTCCTAATAATTTTTTATTTTCTTCTATTTTTTTATTTATATTATCTTGTAATATTAACTCCATCGCTTGTCTTTCTTTTTGTGTAGCATCTCCTCCTATTAATCTCTTAAGTCTAACATCAGTAAATTTAGATGCTGGTTTGAAAGTCATTGTAATATTACAAGATAAAGGACATAGATCATTTTCTTTAGATCCAGTATCCCATCTCTTCATCATTTGTTTAGACATTTGGAAAGTAGCACTCTCACAAACAAGATTATCAATAGCATAAAGTGAGCCGAATTTAAGTTTAAGAGTTCCAAATTGTATTTTATCTATATTATCCAACTCAGCTTTAAATCCACCAGGAGGGATCTGCCAACCAAAATATCTATCAACTAATTCTTTTATCAACGCTACTTCAGTATCATCTTTACTTGCTGGCTCTCCACTATCATTTAAAAACTTAACTAATTTTCCAAAACAATATGGATATAATTCCATAATCTGATCATATACAGATTTGAATTTCCCATCTACATAATCAGAAAATATAGTAAATTTTATCGTTAGATTACCAAATCCAACTCCAGTACCAGAATAGTAAGAAAATCTTCCAGTCTTAGTTACTAAAGCTCTATTTAAATAATCAGTTCCTGCTTTTGCTAATTTTTCTAGAACATCAGTTGTTTTATCAAATATTTGTCCAATAGTACTAAATATAGCCATCCTATCCTCTTCTGATCCAGTCTTCATTTCCTCTTCTGCACTATTCATTTTTTCAAGTTCTTTAGAGAAAAATGATAGATATGGTGCATAAGGTTTAAATTGATTAAATACATCATTAATCTTTTCATCTCCAAATTCAGACCAAGAATTAGAAATAGCAGCTTGATAATCTTCAGACATAATAGCTCTACATAATGGTTCATAAGAATACCCATCATCGTCTTTAGCACCGTGATATTCACCCCAAGATCCATCATCATAAAGAACAGAGTTATAATGAAGAGAAACTGACATTAAATCATTACCACGATTAGTATCATAGTAAAATCCACTAACCTTAGTTCCACTACTCATTCCTTCTCCATAATGTTTTTGTTGTGGAACTTCAATTCTTGGGGCAGAAGGAGATGATTTAACCATACTTCCTAATGATGGAGGATTAGGAGTTTTTATTTTTCCCGGTTTTTCTGCTGTATTTAATGGCATATTATTATTTTAATAAGTTATCTATTTTATCTTTTTCTCTTTTCAGACCATCTCTCATATTATTTTTCGCAGCAGTAATAAAATCTTTTGTAGACTGTCCACTAATAAATTTCTGAAGTGATATATCAGAGTATTTAGTAGATGGTTGGAAATTAAGAATAACATCACAGTATAATGGACTTAAAGTATTCATTTTCTTTGATGCATCCCAATATTTTACTACTTGCTTTGAAAAACTAAATTGAGCATTAGTACATACAAGAGAATTTAGTGCATAAAAAGCCCCAAATTTTAGCTTGAGTGTACCAGTTAAGATAGTATCCATATTTAAAAGATCCGGCTCATATCCAGCAGGAGGCATTTGCCAACTAAAAAATGTATTAAGCAATTTTCCATCTTCTCCAGTAATTCCAGTATTAACGCCTTCTTTATTAGATTCAATTTTTGATCCTAGTACTGTTCCATTTTCATCAACAACTCCTTGAGTATATTTACCCATTATATATGGATATAACTCTTGAAGCTGTTCTGAAACCGTTTTAAATACTCCACCAGAATAATCAGGAAGTACTGTAAATTTCATAGCTAAATTTCCAAAACTAGTACTAGTTCCAGAATAGTAAGAAAATCTACACCCCTGAGTTACAAGAGATCTATTAAGAAGTTTAGATGCTGTACCAGTTGCAGTAGCTATACCAGATAATACTTTTTTTGCTAGTTTTTCAACAGTACTGTCTCCAGTTGTATCTCTCAACATTGATTCAGCTGTTTTCGTAAGTTCTTTCGCATATGGAGCATAAGGTTTTAGATTATTCCACATACCACCTATAGGATCATCTCCAAAATCAGTCCAGGAATTACCAGCTTGAACAATAAAATCTTCATTTAGAATTCCTTTATAAAGAGGTACTGTATTATAACCTTCTTCATCTAAAGAATAGGATGAACCCATTTTTTGCCATTCCCCTTTTCCATCTAAATAAGAATTAGCATGAAGAGTTATATGAGTAAGAACTTTATCTATTTGTCTATCATAATAAAATGCATGATGTCTAGAAACAACTGCCCCACTATTATCATCCTTAGGGTTAAATCCACATCTTGCTAGTTCCCTATCTAGTTCTTCATCAGTAATACCAGCCATAATTATGATTGTTTAAATAATTTATCCTCTATAAGGGGGAGTAGTAATACTCTGTACTTTAGTTCTTCCATCTCCACCACCCATATTTATATTTCCTCCAAACTTAAGAGATGCTATGGCTGTAGAAACATTATTAATTGCTTCTGCTTGTGCTATAGATGTTTTTGAAAGAAGTTTTATATTTTCATTAATATCAGAAACTTTTTTATAAAGATCTTCCGTCTTATCTTTTTCTGCATCAGCTATTAATTCTCGTCCAGCAGATTCTGAAGTATTACCTGGAATAGATTTTTCTGAAGCTGGTGTATTCGGAGTAACTTTTTCTGGAGCTAAAATACTACTCTGAGCCATTATCAATCCAGAATCACTTCCAAAAGAATTAACACCTGCAGTACTCCAATCATAAGTAGATATACTAGATCCTTTATCTGTTCTCTGTTCTACATAATTATCTGGAGTTGTAGATGAAGCATCAGCCATATAAATAGACTCTTCAGAATTTGTGGAATTAGTATTGGTATTTTCTAGAGTATCACCTTTAAAAGAGTTGTAAGTTAATAAAGCATCTCCTGCAAAATTTTCTCCTTTTTTCAAGGATCCCCAACCATCTTGCCCTTTATCTTCCATATGTTGAGCTGATTTTTCTGGACCTGCTGAAAATTCATAATATCCAAAAACATTTCGAGCTGCTTCAAGATGATCTTTTGAAGCTTTTATTTTCTTCAAACCTTCTCTATAAGCCGGAATATTTTCCATTTCCCACTTAACAAATTGAAGTTGTTCTTCAAAGGATGCATCTCCCAAAGATTTACCTGAACCTGGTCCATCATAATGTTTCCATCCAGCTTTTTTTTCTTTCTCACTAAGTTTACCATGTTCAAAAGCTCTTCTTCTAACTCCTAACCACTGAGCTATTCCAGTTGCTGGAGAGTCTGGATTCTTAGCAGTAGTAACTAATTGAGACTCTCTTAAAAAATTACCAACTAACCCGGCAGCTTGTTCTTTAGTCATCCCAAGTTCCTTCATAGCAAAATCCATGGCTTTTAGTATTCTAGCCTTTCTCACCTCATCAGTTATCTTTTCAGGTGGTCTATTTCCTGTAATATACCCTTTCACACCATCTACTGCATCACCTATATATTCGCCACTTTTTTTCATAGGAGAACTTTCATATTTTTTTTCAAATTCTTTATCTCTTCTTTCTGATTCACTAATAGCGTTATGATAACCTTCAAACTGCTTATTAATATCTATATCACTATGAATATTTTTAATAACTGGATCAAAAGAAATATGATTTGCTTCAAAATATTTTCTGTTATCCTCTAATTGTTTCTTTTTTAACTGAGTCATAAGACCTTCCATCTGTTTCAAAGATGCTTCATCAGATGTATTGAAACTAAAATTCTCATTATTTAATTTCTCTCCTAATCTAGCTCTTACTTTCTCAAAGAAACTAGGAGTAGCTTCATAAAATTCAAAAACAGATTTATTAACTTTCTTCGTCTTTCTAGCTCCAGTATGAGAATTTACATTATATTCAGGACCATCATACTCTTCTACTTCTAATACTTCCCCTCGTCTAGGATCATCTAAGGGAACCATATCTAAAGTATACTTATCAGCCCAAGCCTTATTCCATAATCCTTTAACTCCTTCAGATACAGCTTTCCATGCAGGATCTTGAATAATATCTCCAGTAGCAATTGCATCACCTATATCAGTTAAGTATCCATCTGCACCAACAACATTTCTCCCAGCATTTATAGCAGATCTCTTTGCAAATCCTTCAACACCTCGTTTCTTCCAATCAGCTCCTTCTCTATAGTAGTCATCATCGGTTTTTTCTCTTTTAACAAACTTAAATCTCTTAATGCTTAAATCTTCGTTGTTAAATAATCCTTTAGTATCTATTAAATTTCGAAGTCCTGATATAAAATCTTCACTAATTAATACTCCTCCTTTAGTATCTGCAGTATTTTTTAACCTCTCCATTCCTGACATTACACTAGCAACATTTACAGTATTACTAGTTTTGTCATTAAGCATTCTAGAAATAGTTCCTGCTTGTCTTACCTCTCCGGCAGTATTCGTTATCTTATTATCACTAGATATATCCCAAGAATTTAAATATCCATTTGATCCAGGTTTAGAAACAGTGGTAGCATCTCCCCATGAAGTATTTTTAACATTAACTCCTTTAGCAGATTTAAAAGCTCTTCCTTCCATAGCTTCACTAGCCATAGAACTTTCTTTTCCAACTTGTTTAATATTAGAACTAACTATATCTTTTATAGCATCAGCACCTCCAAAACCAGCCTTAAGAATATTTCCTAGATATTCTATTAGTTTTGTTACAGTATCTGGAAGATTACCTAAATCTAACTCAGGAACTTTAATTGCTTTTATTGCATCACCTCGTTCTTTAAAGAAATTACTAATCTTATCCCCTAAAAGTTGAAGAATACCATTTTTTTCTTTATTCCAAAAAAGTTTGCTTAAAGAATCAACAATTCCATCTTTTCCTTCAGGATCTCCTCCAAATAAACTAATTAACATTTTAGAAAATCCAGATCTGCCTCTTGGAGCTTTGGGATCATTTGGATTAACCTCTCCAAAAAGAAATGATTCTACATTAGCAGCAAATTTAATAATTCTTTTCCAATTTTTTGCTAAGAACATAGTACCAAAGAGGAAGAGAATAGTTTTAAATTGTCCACCTACCGAAGATGCTAATTTCCTAGGGTCTAATCTCTCTGAAACACTCTTTCCTAAGTCAGATAAGTGTTTCATTAATTTATTAGTACTTCTTGTCAAGGACCACTCACGACGTTGATATTCTTTTTCTCTGGCCGCTGCTTGTTGATTCTGTTTAGCAAAGGCATTAGATATCCAAGTTTTAAATCGAGCCTGTCCTTCATCTGGATTTTGTTTTACTGCTAATGTTCTCCCTTGGACAGGACCACCAATATTAGCAGCGGGAACAGCAACGTTATTAGTCGTTGTGTTCGTAGTGTTATTATTTATTGTTATCTTCTGTGGAGTTACTTGTACACTCCTTGAAGATGTTCGCTGTACTTTAGGTTGTCCAAGTCCATATTTTCCTAAGACAGCCTGAGTTTGTGGATTCATTGCCTGTACTTGTTGTTGTACTGCTGCTCCACCTAATCCTCCAAGTGCAGCCATCTCTACAGCTTGACTCATAGTTTCATTATTAGCCGCATCAGCATTATTTTCGAGTCTAGCTGTTTGTAAGTTCCTCTGACGTTCTGCATTTATCTGAACAATCTGGTTTTGTGCTTCTTGGAGTTGTTGTAAGTCTTTCCCATCCTCTGGTTTCTGGGAAGACATTTTTCTTACTTTATTTTCTATATCTTCTACAGCCATTGTTTATTTATTAATCATTATAAAAGAACATACTATGATAAGTTGATAAATCCAATAATCTATATTTATTATTATGAAAATAGTACTTCTCATATTTCAAAGGTATAAGTTTATTCATCTCATTTTGTTCAACATCATCTATATACTCATACCCAAACATACACATAAGATAATATACCTGAAAATAATATCCTGTATTGTGAAGTAATTTAAAATCTATAACACTATCGGAATCTAACTTATCTATCAGAATATCTCTTACTCTATTATCTTGCTCTAGTTCTTCCCTAATATTGGTTACTATACTTATATCCGGATAGAAGTTACTAGTATCTACCAAACAAAAACTAATCCTAATATTAAATTCTTCCTTTAATTTATCAATTTCACTAGATAAATTGATTAAATCTTTTAAATATCTACTAAGATTATTTCTTTCTATACTATAGGATCTTTTTATTCCAAGAAAAAATTCAATAGATTTTATATGAATCCAAGTCTTTATGTAATCTACTATCATATTATTTCTTTTTAAATACGGACTTTATTGATCTTTTCAAGTTTTCTATTTTATTTTCTCGATTAATCTTTAATCTTTCTTTTTCTGATGGAGTTAGATCATCTAATCCTCTATTTAAAGCCTCTAATACTTTCTTAGATCTAGATAATTTATAAGTTTTTAAAGATTCATTTAATTCTTTTTCTGCTCTTTTTAATTCTTTACCCTTAACTCCAACATCTTTTAAAAGTTTTATAGCATTATTACTAGCACTTCTCTCTTTTTCGACTGTCTTAGAAGCATTTTTATATTCTTTAATAGCTCCAGAGATTCCTTTTGGTTTTACTCTACTAATAAATTCTTTCGATACTCCTTTACTACTATCATCTATAACATGACCTATTTCATGTGCTAAAGAAGCTTGACTTCCTTTATGATTAATGACAAATTTATTGTTAATAGCTGCCTTTCCTAATTTTCTTTGTTGTGGCTTATTACTATTAATTAACCTATTTCTCTCAATAGATTTTATATTTTTAGCATCTATTTCCCAATTGTTTTCGCGGGATAATCTAATTTTTGCTTTCTTTCCTGTTTTCTCTCTTTCTTTAATTAATCTTTTTGAACTTTCTATAGAATCTGATCCTAAGTTATCTTTTTTCTTACCCTTTAGTACTTTTACACCTAATTCTTTTGCTTTTCTTCCAAGAGATTGCATTATTTCAGGTCTTTTATCAGAAACATAATCCTCTTTTATAGATTTGTTTAATTTATCCATAGATTTCTGTTTGTTACTTATCATACTATTCAAGATAGGTCTAACAGTTTTTCTGAGTATCTTTTTTACTAGTCCATATTCTCGTTGTTCTAGTTCCCAACCCTCAGAATATAATCTTTCTACTAGATCTCTGCCAGTGAAAGTTTTAGTATTTAATTTTCTTACTATAATCATAATTTATTTTGTTTATAATTCCCTCTTAATCTTCATACAATTTTAAAGCCTTATATATGAATAGAAATATATAAGATTATGAAGAAAGATATAATAAAAGCTTATAAATTTATTAACTACAGCGATCATGATAATTGCGCTTGTGATTTAGCATTATCACCTGTAGAATGTTATCTTTTCTTAGAGAAAGAAAAGTATGAACAGTTTTATAAAGGTAATATTCAAAAACTTAATGAAGAATTAAATGATATTACTTGTGGATTATTACAAATTAATATATTACAAGATTACAAATTAGATGACTTTGAACTAATTGATAAAAATTACATACCGAATAATAAAGATTACATATTAATATTTTTACCTACAGTATGCGAATTTAATATAGTAAATAGTCAGTTAAATCTATCAGATGAAGCAATAAAATATATTAATTCCATTCAAAAAGAGGATTAATTTCCTCTTTTATTTTTCTTCCACATTCTCTTTCTTACTTTTTCAAACCGTAATTATTGGAGTTTTTAATTTTTCAACAAACTTATCTATCTCTTTATTTCCAAAACCTAATATAACTCCTAAATCATCATTATACCAAAATTTTCCGGGAACTTTGAGAATACTATATAAACTCTCATCACAAACCATAAAAGTTATTAGGTGATGTTCATATATATCACTTACTGTTATTACCTCAGTATCATTAGAAATAGTATATTTATCTAACTTATCAGTTCTTATCATAATAACTGGAATACATCTCTTAAGATTAAAAGATTTATCATATTCATTATTATCGATTAGGACTCCTCTTACTAACCTAGGAGAGTCTTTCTTTTTCTCATCACTGGCTTTTACGATAGACTGTTCATCATTTTTCTCTTCTAGGGTTTTCGTAATAAAATCTATGACCCCAAAAATTAACAGTAAAGCTCCAAGAATTATTAACCCAGGAATGAATAATACAGCTACAATAATACCTGGAACTAATAACGATAAAGTCCAAGATAGCCATTCACCGTCATCAAACATCCAATCTATTAAATTAGTTCTCTTCATCTTTCTTCCTCCAATTATTTTCTATATATTCTTTCGTATCCTCTATAAATCTAAGTAACTCGGCAGAAACCAGATCATAATTACTTAATAATTCGAGAGCATAGTAATTATCGACAGTATTAATATTCCCTTTATAAAATACTCCTCTATAACGACCTGAAAGTACTAATCTCTTGAAATCATTAGTCTGTATAAATAAAGTATCTTCTGGAATATTATCAAATTTATTTTCTTTGAGTAAAATAAACACATCTATTCTATCAGATCTAATTCCAATAATAGAAACTATATCACTCTCTTTTGGAAATTTTCGAACTCTCCCAGGGTTATAACCAGAATATTCGCTAAATCTTAATATATTTTCTATGTTTATATAATTCTCATCTATCCAATATGCCATAATTTTATTTTTAATTTAGTTCCTGGGCAGTTATTATCCCAAACTCTCCCAGGATTGTATGTTTTTAAGAGTAGAACTCCTTATAATCATCTAAACGCTTTATTCTTTCTGGCTCCTCAATATCACTCCATACATTTACATAATCACCTGTTTTTGTATCATAAAACATATAAGAACTTTCATAAGCATCCTGAACTCCAAGAGGAATATAACGTTTAGGATCAAATTCACCCCATATATTCTTTATTTGATTATAATCTGGAATAGAATTATCTGTGAATCTATAATTTTCATTAAATTTAACTCTATTCATATCAGATTTTACTTTCGGATATTTCTTGTAGAATTGATCATATGTCATAGGGCGTTGATTTTCCCAATTAATTCTTCTGTTATCTATTAAAGAATTACGTCTTATATTATCACTATCAATTCTCTTCTGTAATTTATTTATTTGCTTTTTTCTGAAGTAGTTAGATGTTACATAAGCACCTGTAGCAGCCAATCTTTTTCCTAGTGTTGGCTTTATACTCTTTAATCTCTCTAACTCTTCTCGATCCGAAATATTAAATAATTTTCTCTTAATGATCATAATTTTATAATAAAGATCTAGGGGAATTTTTACTAATATAACCCCCCCCCACTAGATCAACTTTTAATAGAGGGGAGTTATATTTTATAGGTCTAGGAGGTTTACATTTATTATTCCTCCCTCACCCATCATTTCTTTTCTCTCAGCTTCAGATTCATAGTAGGCTTGACGTTGTGCTGCTGATATACCCTTAAGCCTCTGCCCCTTCTTTCCACCAAAATTAAGAAGTGGGAAATCTGGATCAGTTCCTTCAGTAGTATCAAGGAAATTCTCATAACACTCTCGAAGCGCCTTAAGAGAACTCAGAGTATAACCTTCTATCCCATCTGCCTTGAGAAACTTATTTAAATAAAATTTTAGATCCATCAATTGGGGAATTGTTACAGATGTCTCGAAAGAAGTCGACAGTAAGAGATTCTACACTTACTGCCACACTCCTCCTTTCTTTCGCTTTCTTTCCTTTATTACATTCAGGACAATATAGTTGAATAGGTTCAAGTCTATCGTAATATAAGTCACGAAGAGCAAGCAAGAGAGTAACATCACCATGAGTAGCCCCTAAGACATCTTTCTCGATCTGTGTTCCCTGATAATCAAAATCTTTAATCAAGGCTATAGTTTTAATCATCTTCAAGTCAGTTACAGTTCGATATCTAAGGTAAGTCTGAAATACCTTCATAAACTCTCTAACTGTCGGAACTATAGTCTCGTATCTATGCCCTCCAAGTTCAATAAAAGCACCATTCATAATCTTTTGATCGATCTGTTTAAAGTGAATATCTTTTTCGAAGGATATAGTTTTCTTCATCTTCTTACCACATTCAGGACATGTTACTTCTATTTCATAAGATAATTCCCCTGATACAGTACATAGCTTCTTATAGAATATCAGGAAATCTACATCCATTAAGTAACAATCTAAGATAGTTTCATCTTCCTGAATAAGTAAGTTAATATCATATAAGTATTTTTCTAACGGATCATCAGAGGGTAGATTTTCAAGGTATCTAATTATCTCTAAGAATGTCATAGGACTAACTTTAACACTCGGAAACTTATAACCATATCCTCCTGATGGCAATTGTGCTGTTAATATATTCATAATTTTATCAAATTTTACATTAAACTCTCATTTTATATCACTTATTCTTTTCCCCTACGCTTCAATTCTTCACGAGCCTTTCTTGCTTCAGACTTATGATGTAGATGTCCGGCCGTAGCTATAGCAGCACCAGTAGCAGATCCTATACCAGCTCCTACTAAACCTCTCTTAAGTGATAATTTCTTTGCTAAACCTATCGAAGCTCCAGAGACACCAGTAACAGCTATAAGTCTTTTATTATTTTTCTTAATATTTTCTTTTTCCTTATCAGTTAAGCCACCATCATATCTAGCTCGTTCTTTTAGCCACTTATCTGATTTTCTGGCAAACTTAGAATCATCAAACTCCTCGGATGCCCCAAGATAAGTTTCTTCATCTGGATTACTCTTGGGAAATTTCTTTGCTCTGAGTTTTTCTGCATTCTTCTTCATCTTATGATTAGAAGCTAAACCTACTGCAGTACCTACAACAGCTGCTCCAATAGCTATCTTCTTATTACGTTTAGAGGCTTTCTTTGATATCCGGTCCTTTAATCGTTCTGCTGCTTTCTTTGTCAACTCCTCACTTGCATGTGCCTTGTTTACAGCATTATTCATGTAGATATTCTCAACTCTATTAACCTTTTCGTTGATATCGATTTCATTCGCTAAACCTACTATAGGATTACCAGTTTTTATTCTCTTCTTTGCTAATTCCCGAACTTTATCACCAGTAGATCTAATCTTTTCGAATTCCTTATCAAGTTTCTTTTCACCCTTAAGATTATGGATAATTACTTGCTTATCCACTCCCCTATGTTTCTCATCCTTGATAAAATTAGATGCAAGTATACCATCCGCAGCAATACCAGCACCAGCCAAACCTCCATAGATTGTTGCTACACCTTTTCTAGTTCTGTCAAGGTTATCTGCAGCCATTTTTCTTTTCTCCTTACTTGTCTTGGAGAATAATTTACGTTTTATTATCATCTTCTTTTCTATTTATATTACAGTTCATCATAATATCCTTCCTCTATTAACTCATTTTTCGTGCGTTTTCGGTAATTATCTAGGTATCGTCTCCTCTTCTTCTTTCCATCAACCACTAATACCTTATATCTCCTACTAGCACTCGTTTCACCATCAATAAAGTAAGGAACATGAGAATTATCATTAAATAATTTTCTCTTAATAATCATAAAAAAATATTATTACACGGGAGGAGAAGAACAAGTCTATACACCACCCTCTCCATTAAAGGTATATAGAACTTTACAATTATTATTACTTAAAAGCCTTATATATGAAGAAAATCAAAATATATAAAACTATGAAAAAAGATATTATTAAAATTGTAAAACCTAATAAACAAAATTCAAAAATATCAACTACAGCTAAAGTATTTGAACAAGGAATTTCGTTTATTACATTGATTCAAGTACCTAAGGAAAAGTATAATATTCCTAATGGTATTAAAATATTAAATATCAAAGAGAAAGACTTAGAAACTTTTAAATCATTCTACGATATAATTCTAAAAGATCCTGAGAGATATTATACAATCGGATCTATAGATAATAAGTTTAAAACAAAAGAACTAGCGGAAAAATATGTAGATGATCTAATTTCTAAGATTCGTGAAAAAGAGGCTTAAGGTCTCTTTTTATTTTTCTTCTTTATTCTATTAGGTTTTATTATCCCTTTTAAAATTTTTCCTTTACTAGATTTATAACCATGCATATAAGTTCCAAGATCCGCTCCTAATTCTTTCCTAGCTTCAATCATTTCACTAGGATTTGCATTAGCTGATCTTAAAAGTTTCATTGCAGTCTTGGTAGCATTCTTTTCTTCTTTTATTAAAACCTTTCCTGTTGCAGAAGTTAAAAGATAATTTCCTAATCCATTTTTATTTCTACTTTTATGATAAATCGGCTTTGTCACACCATTTAATTTAGATACAACTCCTGTACCTAACTTACTTTGATTCATAACATGAGCAATTTCATGAGCAAACACGGCCTGACTTCCCTTTTGATTTATTACTGCTCGCTTACCTCGAGATAAAGCTTTTCCAAGTTCCCTGTCTTCTGGAAAATCTGACTTAGTATATCTAATTCTATCTCTTCTATTGGTATATTTTTTAGGTAATGTCCAAGTTTCACTTCTATCAGGAGATAACTTTACTCCCTTTTCTGTTACTGGTTTATACTCTTTCTTCCCTTTAACTACAACTATTCCTCTTTTCTTTGCTTCTTGACCTAAAGCTTTCATTACTTCAGGTCTTTTAGGAAATTTTGTATTTTCAGTGTATGCATCAAGAGCCATCTGAGCTTTATCATTTGCCTTAATCGACTTATCTATATCATCGGAAATCTTAAATCTGAGCTTTCTTATTCCTCTTTTTAAGCCTCGATCTTTAATAGACTTTGCTCCATATTTTATATATTTTTTCCACGGAACTCCAAATTCTCTTTGTTCAGGATTATCAAAAATTAATTTACGTTTTATTATCATCACTTAAGAAATTTATTATCTTTTACCTTATTTTTTATACCAAAGCCTTATATATGTTAAATTAAAACCAAAGAATATGAAGATAGGAATAAAAACAACAAACGTAATAGATGAATTTATTAGACTTACAGGTCCTACAGCTGATCTAAGAATAAAAGATTGTAAAATATATGTAATAATAGATCATAACAAATTCACTAACCTAGAAGAATTGCTCAATATAATAAATCAGCAATCTATCTTTACCTCCGAGCCTGCAGAAATTGTATTACCCTCTGAAGTGGAATCTATACTACTCGATACAGATAATTCAATAACAGATACAACCATAAAACTTCCTGGGACTTGGAGAATGAATACAGAAACTAATAGAATAATTGAGCAAGAAAAGTTAGATAAAATTTTAGAACTATTTACTATACAAGAAGGATGAGGAAACTCGTCCTTTTATTTTCTCTTCTTAGAATTTCCAAAACAAAATTCTCACCCACCTTTTCCTGGCGAATGAGAATTATTATGTCCCAGGCAAGATCGAACACTTACCTCATAAAATATTGTTTATTGTTTTCAGGTTATTATATATTTCTTGATACTCTGGCTTAACTCCTATAATGTCAGTAGCTTTCACTCTCTTCTTAGAACCATCAGAAAGTATTTCATTTACTTTAGCCTCCTTAGTTTCAAAAAAGTTTTCTAAGTCAGTTGCTTTAGGAGTAGCTGTATAATTAATTGAAGAATATAGTCCTCCAAGAATTTCTTTTATTTTTGCTTGGCTTATTCTATCTCCAACAGAAAACTTAGAGAGAATAGTATTTACCAAAAGTTCTTTACTAAATGTTACAATACCTAACTCTTTTTCAATTTTATACCTATCATACCCCAAAGCTTTTAGTTTTTGTGGTTTAAGAATAGTATAATAAGATTTAATATTATCATGTTCCCCAATCTGATCTAATACTATTTGTATAGCTTGATTAGATAATCCATATTCACATAATAATTTAAGCTTTTGTTTGAACAAAGTTAGATTTTCATACTCATTCATAAAATTAGATACTTCTCTATTAACTTCTGGGTTTTTACAATACATACTAGTTTCCCTACATTCTAGAAGATATTTACACCTATCTAAAATATCTCTATCAATACTTAACTCTAGAAATTCATATACTAAATCTATAGAACGAAGTTTTCTATTAAACACCTCTTTATATAGGTACTTAATATTAATACTTTTATCTATACCATTAAGTATTTCTAAAATTACTTTTACTTCTTTCTTTAATTTAGTTAACTCTCTATGCTCCAGAACAGGACACTTGGGGAGAGATTTTATATTTTTCGCTACATTAGGATCACTAAAGAAATCTACTATCTCTTTATTATATTCAAACCACTCCATCCCATATTCTGGATATAAATACTTTCTAAACCTATACTGAACATTCTTTTCATCTTCCTCTGTTAATCCTGGAACCTCATATAGTATCTTACAAGTAGGATTATGCATTCTATATTGAGAAAATCTAGTATTTTTATTAGAATCTTCCGTATAACCTATTTTTAATAAAAAGAAACTTTCTATACTACCATCAGAAAGTTCTTTATATCCTGATGATTTAATTAAGTATATCATTTTCTTTATTTATTATTTTTAAATTATTATATACAGTACTATACTCTGGTTTTATACTAATTAATTCTAAAGCATCAACTCTTTTCTTTGTACCGTCTTCTAATATTTCATTAATCTTAGCTCTTTTTATATTAAAAAATTCTTCTAAATCAGTAGCCTTTGGGATTGCAGTATATCCAACAGAATTATAAAGAGATCTTAGATCTTCTTTTATTTTTGCTTGACCTATTCTATCTCCTACTGAAAATTTAGATAATATTACATTAATTAGAAGATCCTTATTAAATGTAATTATCCCAAGTTCTTTTTTAATATTTGTTTTATTGTAGTAAAGCTTTTTTAATCTTTCAGGACCTAGGGCTATATAGTGAGATGCTATTTCATCCCCTCCTAGTTGATCTAATACTATCTTAATACTCTGTTCTGATAAGCCATATTCACAGAGTAGCTTTATTTTATCATAATATGTTTTTAATTCCTGATATTCATTTAAAAACCCAGACACTTCTTGATTTATCCAATCATTCGTATCAAGAGTAGAATGGACTGAGCTAAATACCGTAAATCTATCTTTATAATCATATTGCTGAATCCGGAAGGCTCTTATTTCATTAACTAATACTAAATTATTAAGAACTGGAATAAGAGTACCTCCTTGATGCTCGTTAACTGCTATATAATCATCTTTATAGTTATATGATTTAGTATTTTTTTGATAAGTCTTAGCTAATGTTAATTTCGCTTCATTAGGTGTTGAATTATATGATAATAATAAATCACTCGTAGCTTTCCTTTTTCTCTCTATTTCTTTATTAAACTCCTCCTGACTAACCTTTCTATAATCACATGTCGGTCTATAATAAAAAGTAGCATTATTCTTCCAAGGATTCTCGAATAATCTTTGACGTCCTAGTATCTGAGGAAGATCTTCAGAGATATCTACTGCCAAACTATCTATATTACTATCACTAAAGATAAAGCTTCTAGCACATTTTGAATAGAAATCTGCTCCAAGGTATACAGTACGTGTACAGAATGTAAACATCTTAGGTTTTACTCCCTTCAATGGAACCTCTCCTATCTTAAACTTCTTTCCAAGCTTCCTCTGAATACGCTTGAGGTTGTCTGGAGTATCAGAGCATAATATATTAACTTCCTCTGGCTTAAGATCACACTTCTTTATGATAGATATAATACGATTTACACTGTTTACATATAATACTGCCTCGTCTGATATAATTTCTCTGGGATATCCATTAATTATCCTAACACAGCGTTCAAAGTCTCCCTCTTTATAGGTTCGAATAATTTCTTCTGCTTTAGATCCAGTAGATTTCATGGATAGAACCTTAAGATTAGGTTTAATTATTCTTGTCGAATCCTCTTTACCCCAATTCATGTTAATATATGGGAGACCATCGAATTCATCTAACATATTCAAGTACTCTTCTAACATCGGAGTTGCACTAACAAATAATGCACTATGAGATTGATGTAAGTGATATAAAAAATCTAATTCAGTATTAGACTTGAATTTTGAATCGTGAAGTATTGTCTGAAACTCATCGATTACTGTATAAAATCCCTCAAAAACTCCTAGTGAGGTTAAGATATCTTTTACAATTCGATATGAATCATAGGTTACGAGAATTTTAGCTGGTTTCCCTAGGTACTTCCTTTCTCCCAGGTAATTCTTGATTTCATTCATTAATCTATTATAGACCGTATCCTTCCCGTGAACCATTTCCTTGAGTGTATCTATAAATGCTTGAGATCTAGATTTATCTACTTTAGAGAGATCTTTATCTACAGCTACTTCTTTTTCTAGTTCATTTACGACCAAGTAGACTTCCCTTCCATGTTGATCCTTTTTATTCTTCAGCAACATCTTTCTTGGACTACATAAGATAACATTCTCCGGTCCACCTATACAATATTCGGTAAACCCACATCCTGGGAGTTGTTTATTTATAATACATTTTACTGGTAGTTTGTAAAATCTAAAATCCGTTCCTAGTTCTAATATAAATCTAATCCCTCTAGGAACTATGATATCATTTAATTTAATTATCGCCATATGCGTATAAAATATTATTTAATTATTTATAATCTAATAAAGAATCCAGTTAAAATCCTATGTCCCTAAGAATTGAAGACATAGGAGGATTCCCTTTTCGATAATAAGGAATTGAAAGGATATTATACGCATTTTGTCGATTTAATTTATAATTCTTGGATCTCTACTATAAAAGAATTTATCTAAAGGAATTGCGACACTATTACTCATATAGATTGAAGAACATAAGATCATGCCTCCGGCATGGAATATTCATGTTCAAGATTTCTTATGAGCATTTATTATATTTTAATGGAGACACCACCCCTGGCCTGAAGGGCCAAAGGGGTGTCAATAATAATTAAAAATATAAAATATGTTAAAAGAGAAAATTGTAGTCTGATATATCTTATTCAGTCTTGTGAGCGTAGCGACCCGTAATGAGCTATGTAAATAGCGAATGGAGGGGAAGGGAAAAACTCCTTTGTCCTCATAAATAAGGGACAAACCTATATAAAACCTCCCTTTTATCAATTTGAAAGCCTAGTATATGTAATATAAACTTTAAATACGTAGAATTATGAAAAGAATAGTCAAAGAAGCGGTAATTGAAAGAAAACTTACTGATGAAGAGAAAGATATAATAAGACCTCATTTAGAATGTAATTATAAAATAGTAATGTTATATCCTATTAATGAAAATACAGAAATACCTACAGATGCATTAGATCCAGAGATATGGAATATTCCAGAGGGTTATTATGCTATTGAGATTGAATGATAGTTTTATATACCTTCAATTCTTCCATATGAAATAAGAATAAAATATATAAAATTATGAAAAGAGATAAATTAATAAAAGAAATTATTGAGAAGGATTCATTTATTTTTGAAGATCCTTGTCCTTTATCCCATCAAGAATTAGAAGAGATAGACTCTACTATAGAGAGTACATCTTCTATGTTAGATAATATGAAAATTGACTCAACAGAGGATGATCCTATGCTAAGATTTGAAAAAATAGTAGAAAATCTTAATAAATCTAATAAAAGTATGAGAGTAAAAAGAAATGAGTTAATCTTTTTAAAGGATTATCATAATACATCAAAAACTCCTTGTTCAGATTGGCTTGATCATAAAAGAGTAGACCTGTATCCTATTAATGAAAATACAGAAATACCTACAGATGCATTAGATCCAGGGGTATGGAATATTCCTGAAGGTTATTATGCTATTGATAGAGATTTGGATTAATTTCCAAATCTCTTTATTTATTTTTATATTTTCCGAGTAATCTTACAGTATCATCAGTCATCATTTTATTAGCTGCATTGGATTCATAAGTTCTAAAGGAATAATCTAGACTTTTATTTCCTGCTTTTTGCATTTCTCTGGGAAGATTATATTTTTTCGCTAATGCAGCGGCATGATATGATGCATTAGCTTCATTCATTAATGTAGATAAATTTCCTACATTGTTCATAATAGAATTATGTAAATTATGTGAAGTATTTACTTTTTTATCCAAACTTCTATAATTACCATAATATTTACCTCCTCTTAATTGTTCTCTATTATCACTTACACGATGTCCAACCTCATGAAGAATTGTATATGGATTTTTTCTATGTATATTATTTATATTAATAGTATCATTTTTATAATTATATTCTGTAGTTAAATTAGAACCTACTGCAGTTTTTATATTATCTTTTTTAAGATCTTTTAAAATTTTTTGAGCAGATTCAGGATCATATCCTAAAGTAGTATTTAATTTCTTAGCTTGATTGTATTTAGTTTCAAGTTCTGAGAATTCATTATCATAATTAGATTCAATATTTTTTCTTTTGAATCTATAATTTTTTCCAGCTCTTTCTTTTTTGATTTTATCTAACTTTTCTAAATCTATTCTATTTTGTTTCGAATTATCTTCTATAATTTCACGTATATCATAAGTTCCCTTTGCTTTTCGTTCTTTATAGAATTTTTTATTATCAAGTGAAAGATTAGTAAAAGGATCAACAACATACTGACCAGATTTTTTTACCTTCTGTCTTGCAACGCGTAACCTATTATTAGAACTAGCAGCTTGAATTCTCTTAAATCGTTCATGAAGTTCTGGATTAGTATATTTTTCCATCATTCTTTTGTAGGCCTTAGCTGTTTCAGGGAGACCTATATTATTAATTGCTTGAGAATTTTTAGCATAATCTACTACCTGACCTTTCCCAGTTAAAGCATCTATTGTCTCATTACTAACATGTCTAGCTTTAACGAATTTCTTAGCTGATAAACCTCTACCAATATTTCCTTTCTTTAGGGCCTGATACATTTCTTTCATGGCCTTAGTTTCTTGTCTGGTATATAATTTTCTTTTAATTATCATATAGCTCTTTATTTTAATTTTTAGTTCCTGGGTAGTTATATCCCAAACTTTCCCAGGATTATTGTTTTTTTTTACATTCTACAAGAGCCTTATATATGTAATAAATAAAATATATAAGATTATGAAAGAATTAGAATTATTTATTAGTTTTCGTAACTTTTTTAAATACTTTCGTCATTTTGGAAAGATATTTTAGTTACGATTTATAAGAAAGATGGTATTAATTATTTATCATCTTTCTTTTTATCTTTCTCCTTTTATAAAATCTTCAGTAGTCCATTTGTGTTTACGTATTGTTAATTTGTTCTTACACTCTGGACATCCGTATTTTGATTTTAAATGATTACTTGGAGCTTGACTAAACCATATTTTACAATTAGTACAGTAAATTTTTACAGGAGTTGTCATGTTTATGAAATTTACTTGAGAATAATCAAATCTTTCTCCGTGAATCTTCTTACTTTCTTTGATAAAATCTTCTTTTGTTTTAATAAAATATTTTTTCATTGTGATTCATTTTTTTTTTGAATTATGTAAAATTTCTCGTGAAAGAGGGTAAGTTGATCAGACCTACCCTCCTTAATTGAATCACAAGAAAGTTTAAATAATTCTATTAAACTTTATTTTTAAATATTATCAAAAGTTCTTTCATACGTTAATCAATGAATTTCACCTCATGACAGACTATATCACCTAAGGAATTTCCTCAGTCTACATACATAGTCGTTGAACCTAGATTTATGTTAATATCTAGGATGCTGATTATTTGTATACAAAGATACAAATTTTCCAGCAATTCTTGTAGAAAACACCATGAAATTTTCCAAAATGTTCAAATTGCTTTAAAGTCATTAATTATTTTTATCAATGAATAGACTATATCATCTAGGTTATATTTCAAACTTAGTTCTATATTTAGTCGTTGAGAAATTAGATCTTTTCTAATTTTTGCTGATTATCTATTTGTATTTGATATTCCAGCATTTTAATAGAATTTTTCATAAAGTAATATAAACTTTATGCTTCTTCATTTGAAAAAGCTGACTTGGATATCTGCTCGCATTTGTTAATATACATTAATATATTATAGACTATATCATCTTAAGAATTAATACTTCTTAAGTTATACATTTAGTCGTTGAGAAACTATTTTTAATAGTTTTTGCTGATTTATACTTGGTATAACCAAGATTTTTCCAGCATTTTAGTATAATTTTCTTAAATTTTATTATTTAAGCGACTAAGCTATTAATCGGTTCCGTCCTCAGTCTGCCCATTTTCATCAATTGGAGCATCCTGAAGAATACAGTTATAGAAATTAAGAGTACGAACTTTGATACGGCTTGAGTTAGTTAAGATTAATCTAAGGTCGCATACTAAGTCATCCTTTCTGAAAGAATATTTAGTATCACGATCTGCAATTTTCTGGCGATAGTCCTTATGGTTTTTGTTTTAAATCATACTAGACTATATCATAAAGAGGAACTATGGCTAACCCTCTTTCTTTGTACTTAGTCGTTGAAAAATAGAATCATATCTATTTCTGCTGATTATTTTTTCGTTATATTAGGTTCATCGCTCTTAATCCTAAATCTTAAGCGATGGAGATAATTATAACGAGATATTTCCAGCAGTTCACAAAGATTCATTAAGGAACTTTTAATCTCTTAATGGACAACTTTTAAATTATCAAACCAGTAAGTAATTGCCTGATCTTCCTTATCTACAAAAGCCAACGACAGGGTTCCAGCTGTGTTTTGACCTGTCTTCTGAATGATAGTATAATTACCACGCATTCTCTTTTCAAAACCTGATACACTATAATCAATACCTACCTGAACGGCATTTAATCTAGCATTGAAAATATCAGTACCAGGGAAATAAACTCAAACATTTGTTCTATGTTTAGACTATATCATAAAAGAAATCTATGGCTATTTCTTTTCTTTGCTAATAGTCGTTGAGAAATAGATTTTTTATCTATTTTTGCTGATTTATCTTTACTTGATCTTCCAGCAGTTTACAAAGTTTTACTAAGACAATTATTTATCTTAGGTACATTAATGAATTGAAGTTCCCACATGTCACCACGAAGGAATTCTTTATTATTATCTTTATATGTACTTTGATAGTCAATAAATTTCATGTATCCGTCACTTCCGCGGACTAAACTTGCTACGCTTGCCATAGTTTTTATTATTTTTTATCGTAATTTAAAGTTATATCGATCGTCATATCATTATCTACTAAGTCGCTCATTCTAGATTCCACTTCAAGTCCTAGTCTGTTATTTGGTAAGTCTAGGTAAAATCCAGTAATAACTAATGAATCTATATATGAGTACCCAGCTGATATTCTATTTAAGATCTGTTCTATTCTAGCTCTTATATCTCCGGCTGATTTAGTACTAAGAATTTTCCATTTATTCTTTTCCAATTCTCTAGCCACTTTTCCTATACAGAATCTCATCCACCCTGAAGTATTGAAGTCTTGTCCATTTTGATATTTTTTATAATAATATATCTGGTTATTAAATACTAGATAATTACTTTTGTATTCTTCAAGTTTTTCTTCTGGTGATTCAAAGGTGTAAGGATCTGTTGTAGGTGTTTGATATAAGATCTGATCGCTAGTTATTGAGTAAATATCTTGTAAGAGCCCTCTAATATGTAAATAATATCCAGGTCTATCTTGTCCGAAAATTGTTTGCCCTCGATAAAAATATAAGAGTCGATTATCAGTGTCAGAGGTATAATTAAAGACGTAGTTATTTCCGGCCGTATTAGTTTCCTCAGGATCAGTTGTTTCTATTAAGTTTCCGTTTTCCACTTTATAGAATTTTACTCCTCCAGTGGGTTGTGATACTATATAAATTGTTCCTGAGGTTATATTTTCGGCCGATGGGAGTTCTTGAGTTTCTACGTAGGTCCATCCATTATCAGAATTTTGGAATAATACTTGAAAACCTAAACTCCTTGCATACCCTAAAAATCTCTCGTATTCTGGATAATAACTAGTCTCTGAGCCTGTCTTCATTCCGGCCGAGTATTTATAGATATCAGGGACTAAGAAATAATCGATAATTCCAGCGTTGTCAGATCCAAAAATAGCCTCTGCCGCTTTCCAATATTCCCCATTTATATCTTCGGCCGTTTCTTTCCAGGCTCGTTTAAGATACCATGTTCCAGAAGGTAATTCAGATTCTTTAGTACCTTTTTTATATTCTACCTCTTCACTTGTTTCTCGATTTATGTAAGATGTTGAGAGAATACATCTAACTAACTTAGACTCTGAAGTAATTATAGTATCAAGTCTTTCCTGTCCAATAGTAAATAAACCACCTTCATAAATTTCTTGATATTTATACCTCTCGATTGTTACTCTATACTTATCATCTCCTTTCAGTTTCTCAATATTTACACTAATATCACTATCTAAGTATTCGGGATCTCCACCTTCAGTACCAGTTGTTTTAGATATAAATCTCACTCTAGTACTTCCGCTCGAGATTTTTGATAGTATATTGTGTGTAGTGTTAAAATCTGGTTCGAATAATAGATCAGTAATATTAGTAAAATAAGTAACCTGAACAGAATATGATGTGTATATTTTGTAACCCTCCGAGATATTTCCTTCGACTGTATAACCTAATTGACTTGGAATTATAACTTCTACTAACCTCTTGAAAATTTCCTTATTACTTTCTTTGGCTTTGATTTCGACCTCGACTGCTTCATCATAATACTGACTTGGAATATTAGGGATACTATTAATTTCCTCTTTAAACCAAATCATTATATTTTCATAAGAGTCATTTTTAAGTTTTTTCAGGATTATATATTTAGAAGTTAATCCCTCGTCTATCGGGTGAAAATCTATCTCAGGGTTATATACTAAAGAATAAGCTAAAGTTTCATACCCTTTTGATACTCTTAGCAAGTCAGGAAGATGAGATAATAATATTTCTTCATTAATTTTTTCAGTATAATCAACATCTCCTTCCTCTATATATTTCGGATAACAATATTCAGGTCCAATAAAACCTGGATAATTTATGTTTAATACATCCCTATTTTCTAGAGAACTCGTATTATTAGTGTCAAGATTTTGTGGTAATTCTAGGATTTTCATATATTCTCCTAGATAATATATATAGAGAGTATACCACAAATTTCCCTCTTTATATTCGCCTTCTCCTGTTACTACCTTATACAAAACTTTATCTTCTCCGATTTCTGGAAGTTCTGTTAAGTTATAGTATAATTTTTGATCTATAGAATACTCTTTTAGGTCAACATAGTCAGGAGCATTAGTATTTTGTTCAACCTTAATTGGTCTATATAAGAATAAAGTAACTCCAGATTCTAAAAGTTCATCATAATAATCTTTCCCTGGAAAATCTGATCCAAACCAAATATCAAGTTCATCAGGAGTTCTCACAAGTATTGGTTTCTCATATGACATCTTAGAATCTACAACTTCAGAAAATACTGTAAAATCATCTTGTTCAGTGGAGTACTTTATATTAGTTGTTCCTAATCTTAAATACATAGCTTTATATTATTTAATTAGTTTCATTACTAAATTTACTCCACTTTCTACTATAGAACCGTAATCTGTTTTTGAAGAATTATCGGGAGCTTTATGTTGTATTACCTTAACTTCTGGAATTTTTCCTTCATTTGGATTCTCTCCTACGATACTAAATGATACCGTAAGATCTCCTGCACCGTCTCCAATATCCCCTGTATACTCTTCAGAGAAATCTTTCATTACTAAAAGCAAATCAAATTTTTGAATTGTACTATATTGTGGTGTCATAACATATATTCTACATCTGAAGCATATATTTTTATACATAGCAATACACACATTATTAGTATCTATTGCTGTAAGTGAATATTCATCCGGGGGCAGTATATAATAATCAGATGTATGTCCTTCGCTATTATAAATTGCAGCTTTAGCACATTCTTCAAAGTATCGTCTCCAAGATTTATATTGATCGTCGGCGATAGTTATTCGAAGTTCATTAGTAAATTCCATTGAAACAGGATAACTAATTTCACCATCATACAAGCTCAGTGTTTTTGATGTCATTTTAGATTTTTGAAGATCAAAACTAGTAAATGGAATCCATTTATTATAAGCTGTATTTACTCCATGCATTACGATATTTCTTATATTTATTTCGTGGATTCCAGGAAGATAATTAAGATCTCCATTTTCAGGCCCTGCATAAGGTTCAAGAGCAATTTCCCAGAAAGCATTAGTATCTAATGTTTGAATATTATAATTTGAATACCCTGTTGAGGTAAATTTATCTGGAGTTGTAATAAATGGGCTAGATTTTAATACATTATATAAACCTTCTACAGTATTAGTATCGTCAGTATCGCTAGATATCCCACATAATTCCTCTAGAGTAATTAATATACCTTTACCTGAAATATAATTATTTTTAAAACTGTATGTTCTTTCTCCTCCAGAAGATCCTAAAGCCATATCTTTTAAAGCACTACCTGCTTTTTTCCAAAAGGATGATGATGAATTTTTCTTTGCTCCTTCATTAGTTATTTTACTTAAGAGTTCGATTTCATCATAAGAAAATACAGATTGACTTTTTATAGGATTAGAAGCATTACTACTAGTTGATCGTGTATTCGCTTCTTCAAATCCATTATATTTAAATTTATTTTCATCTGGTCTATTCAAAGGATTAGATATATCTACTGATTTGCTTCCAACGATACTATTAATAGCATCTCCGAGCTTGTCTCCTAGGTTGTCAAGTGCACCAGAAACTCCTCCAGATACTAAATCACCCAATAAACCGCCATCATTTCCAGGGAGTCTATATCGATTTGATTTAGTTACTTTTTCAAGCTCGTCTCTAGCTACTACCAAACCAGCTAGTGTTTCATTAACAAGAAGTTGTCTTGCCTCTCCATGTACTCCAGTCCAGCCCACGGCTTTTTCAGCAGTCCATCTAAGATAATTACTTAAATTAAGAGATTCTAATCCAAATTTAGGTAATTTCATAGGAGGACCTTCTACTTGTTCAGAAGATAGTTCAGGATTTTCTGAATATTTATAAATTTCTTGTCCATCAGGAGCTTGTGCATCTGGAATTTCTTTTTGTTGGTTATAGAAATAAGTAGGATTTTCTATGATTTTTTCTACTTCTTCTGGAGAAAGATAATTTTCATTATCTGTTTCTGGAATTTCTTTTTGTTGGTTATAGAAATAAGTAGGATTTTCTATGATTTTTTCTACTTCTTCTGGAGAAAGATAATTATATGATCCTTCTGTTTCTACTCTAGGAGCTGAATTTCCTTTAGCTACTTCAGGTAACTTATCTTTATAATTATATTGTTGTTCTGGATTTTCTATGATTTTTTCTACTTCTTCTGGAGAAAGATAATTTTCATTATCTGTTTCTGGAACTTCTAGAATAGAATCGTAAAAATTTCCAAGATCTCCACCAAGACTATCTAACTCTTCTGGGCCAAGAGGAGTATAATCTCCAGATTGTCTAGGAGCATCAGCTATTTCTGGAACTTCAAGGAGAGAATCATAGAAATTATTGATATTTCCACCAAGACTATCTAATTCTTCCGGACCTAATGGAGTATAACCTTCATATCCATCTCCAGAAGTTTCAGGGAGTTCGAGTTTTTCATCTTCTAACTCAAAATCTCTAGTATCTTCAAGTTTATCTATAAAATCTTCAAGACTTTCAGGTTCAGCTTCCTCTGTACCTTTTAAATCTATCCTTTCATCTTCTAAAGAACTTGATTCATATTCTTTAGTACCCTCTAAGTTTATTCTCTCGTCTTCTAAAGATTTAGGTTCGAATTCTTTAGTTCCGGTTAAATCTATTCTAGTGTCCTCTAACTCAGAAGCCTCATAATCCTTCGTATTTTCTAGATCATCAAGATAATCCTCAAGTTCAGACATCTCAGCTTCTTTAGTTCCAGTTAAGTCTATTCTAGTATCTTCAAGAGAATTATTATCTTCTACACTTAAGTTTTCTCTATAATCCTCTAAAGTAGATATCTCAGACTCTTCAGTATTTTCTAGATCAATTCTTTCATTCTCTAGAGCTTTAGGTTCAGACTC